TTTTAGGGTTTATAAATTTAGCATTTGCGGTAATAATTTTAGATCCACTAATAACATTAGGTGTTTGAAATCTAGTACCATAAAAATATGAAGTACTACTACTATCTTTTATTTCACCCCATAATAATGGTTTTGGTTTAGGATCTGTTTTAATGTTATTGATAACACCCATTGTCATATCATCATCAATTTTATATATCCCTCCACCCATTTTAACTACCGCCGCTCTTAACCATTCATAATTCTTATCAGGAGATGAATAGTTTTTATTTTCAATTAATTGTATATATTTTTCACCAGTTGTTTTATTATCACTAAATCCATTATACGGTACACCAAAAATATTAACACCCGACCTGTGTACTAATGTTTCACCATTAAATGATTTACCAGATAAGTCTACTGTCACTGTCCTTCCATCTTGTACTGTTAATGATATTTCACTTTCAGGTCTCTTTATTAATGATTCTTTAACCTTTATTTGTGCTTTATTTACTATGGACTCAAATAAAGGTCTATAGGTTGCCATAGTGGCCTCTTTTGGATCAGGTAAAGACGCGTATGGTATTCTTGTTCCCGTAAAATTTGTTGTTATATTATTATTTCTTATAGAATGTGTAACCTCCGTAATCCAATACGTACCTTTAAACATTGGAATATTTTTAAGATAAAAATACATTGTTGGTTGTATCATGACGTTACCCATAGAACTAACTTGACATGTATATGAAGATTGTCTGTATATGTCATATAACCCAATATCTACTTGATATGCATTTGCACCTGATTCAGATCTACCTAAATTTTCCATTGCAATAAATGATTCGGTAGTATTTTTTAATGATGATTGGTCAAGTTGTACTCCTTTAAAAATGCCTTGATTTTGATCACCAAAACTTACCTCGAATGCAACGACTCTATTTGATTTTGATAATTCAGCATTATCAAATACAGCAGGTGCGGTTATTATTAATGGATTTCTATTTTGATCTTGTATATTAAAACTGTCATCAATAAATTTATAATCTTTATTATATTTGTTAAGATCCAAATGTTTTGATGTTGGTCCAGTATATTGTAAAATTACTTTGGGTGACGATTCTTGATAATCAACTTCTAAAAACGTACCAAACAAATTTTTGGCTAATTTTTTGGAAGGAATCAATTTAACTTTATTACTATAATTTGCACCATAAAAATTTATATATGAGGGAAGTACTCTCATATCAAATCCGGTACCTTGTATTAAAACAGAAATAACACTGTATAAATTTAATTTTTGATTTTTTGTGTCACCTAATGGTATTAATTTTTGTATATTAAAATACGCATCAGAACCAATATCTTTGTTTGCCTTATCTAAAAATAAAAATTCTTCAAATAATAATCTTTGACCGATTGAATTACCTCCAATCCACTTATCATTAAATGACTTGAAAAAATTATATGTTTCTAGTTTTAATATTTCATCACCAAAACCACTAACTGGTGTCATTCTTTGTGCATCTGTTGTTTTTGTTAACTTACTAAACTGTGAAATTAAATTTTGTAAAAATTCGGTATGTCTTTTTGTTAAAGTTGTTGTTGAATCAATTACTAAAACATTTTTTCTAATATAATCTATAAAATCAGGTTTAGTTGGTGATGCGGTGTTTAAATAATGTCCAGCAAATATTTGTGCTAACGATCTAAACTGAATTACATTGTCCTCACTTAACTCAATATCATTTGTTGCAAAAAATTGTAAATATTTATTATCAATATCTTCACCTAAATAAAGATCAATATATTTTGAATTGGGCGATACTTGAGCAATATTAAATGTATTATAACTAAATGTACTTCCAGAATTTATATTTGCAAACCCATTAACAACATATGAATCAATTTCTTTAGGGTTTCCGTTTGTAAATTTTATTAAATTATCTTTACTTAATAATTTTGTATGTATGTTCTGTATCTTGTCTTTTTGTCTATTTTTTATATCAATAATAATTTGATCTGTTCTACCAGTATCTGTTGATATTTTTTCTACACTACACAAATCTTTTAAAATAGATTGAAACTTATCATAAAAAACACTTTCAAATTTTTTATAAGGTAATTCTTCTTTTACTGTCGACGTTGCAAAATTTATGAACATTTCTTCCATTTCGTTCAGAATATCTGGATTAAATGTTGCAATTAAATCGATAACTTTTCTATAGTTTGTGTCCATAGAAAATATATTATCATTAGTTGTGGAACCACTATTATAATTTCTGGTATATTGGTATGGGGAAGCAAATGTTAATCCACTAAAATTTTTAAATAAACCCTCATCCTCCCAAATTATTCTTGTGTATTTTTGTTCTTGTTCAAAAAAATTATTTTGTGGTATATATGAATTACCCCCATCTGATGGTAATACAGTAAATCTGAGATCTTTCGGGTCGTATTTGGAATTATCAACAAATGTTGTCCAATATCTCATTCCGTTTGTCACAACTCGAGCATTACCTATAATCCCACCTGCAACAACATTTACATCAAAAGAAGGACTACCTGAAAATACATCATAATGATTATAACCATTAACTACTTGGTGAAATATAGCATCATAATATGGATGAATACCTACATCAGAATTATTAGAATATGTCACACCACTACCATTTAATGTAAATGTAAATCCAGAATTATTATCAAAAAACTCACTACCATTAAAATTTGTGGTTATATTTGATGTACTTAAAAAACCATCTAATATATCATTATTGTCTAAAATTTTCTTTTTATATCTGTGATATATTGATCCCCATTTTAATAGTAAATGATATGGTATAAAATGTGTTGAACCTATTTCTCTAAATAAAGAAGATACTTTTATGTTATTTGAAAATCTATCTTCCAAATCTTTAAAAGGTAATGAATTAAGTAATAAATATGCAGAACCCACATACTTACCAACTCTTCCTGATTTGAAGAAATCGGAATATAATTGTTTGTGGAAATATGGTGTATTTAAAATATTGACTTTAGTATCTAAACCGAATGTTTGTACCGTACCAGGTACTGGTACTGTAGTGGTACCTAAATACAATTTATTTGAAAATATATTATTCTTAAAATTATCTTTAACCCATAATTCGGGATTCACCTCTGTTGAAATAAATCCTTCCGATGTATTGACTTTTAAAGTGTTACCAAATTTAAACTCATTATCAGTAAAACTATTTTGTTTTAAATAAGACAAATATGTTTTTGAATTAAATGGATATATTTCTGTTCTATATGTATCTGACTGATATCTTAATAAATCATCACTTAATTTAACATATAAAGAATCATTATTAACAGGTTTAGGGTTAGTATTATTATTAGAATTCCTGTTAGGGTCGTAATATTGTTCAAAAATGTGTGGACTATCTATTATGCTAGAAATATAACCTACTGTTGGTAGTCTATCAACGTAATATGGATATCTATCAAATGGTGATAGACTTCTCATTAAGTTTAATAAGTCAGGAAAACTTTTAACACTGTCTCTTAATATATCAATAACATCATTGTCATGTTTTATCGACTCGCTTAAGTTTTCAAATTCAAAATTAGATAATTCTCTTATTGTATTTGAATTAAAAGAATCAAATAATGTTATATAATATGATCTTTCAAATATTTCATATAATATAGAAACTAATGTTTTTTCTGTATAAGGAATTACACCTAAAGATTTACCAAAACCATTTATTAGTGTGTCAAGTGTACTTATCTTTTTTATTTTACCCTCATCTAAATTATCTTCAAAAACGTAATCTATTTTACCAATACCACCTTCCTTTTCTGATAATGGGTCATATTTTTTAGTTGTTACCGCAATATAGTCTTCAACAAAATCAATTTCTGGCCACAATTTCTTATCATTAGTTTTCAATTTTTGTAATAGATCTTTATCACCAGGATATGCCACTACTTTACTTTTACTACCTGAACCTGTACTTTTTTTAACTTCCGGCCAAGGATATACCGCACCACCACCAGGTGTTTCATCGGAAAATCCGACTAATAAATTTTTTCTAGTTTCGGCATCTTGAAATGCCTTATTATGTGTATCTTTTAATAGTCTAATGTAAACTTCTGCATTAGCAAGAACCACAGCAAATATGTTTCTTATTGTTGGTTCAAACCCAATACCCTTTTTAGGGTCTCTTAAAATTGTATTTATTTCTTTTTCAACATCTTTTTGTAGTGCATCTTTTTGTTTTAAAAATTCATTTACCATTTTTTTATAATCCTCACCAAGTAAATCAATATTCAACCCAACTTGTTTGTCTTTATAACCAATATAATCATCGATATTTTTAATATCGTTACTTTTCTTTAATTTAGTAAAATCACTACTTGTCTTGTTTATTACATTATTGGCAAATAAATTAGTTTTAGATAAAAGTTCTTTATACCTATTTAAACCCTTTTCAAGAGTATCGTCTGAATCTCCTTTTATTTTTGATTTATCTGTTTTATCGGATATATTTAATAAATAAAATAATTCATCCCCCCTTGTTCCGCCAGTGAAACTAACAGTAGATAAATTTTTCTTTGTCCATATGTTTATGTATTCACCTAATTTTGATAAACCATCTTCATATTCAACTATACCTGCGAAAACCTTAAAATCTACTTTTTGAAATATTTCGTTTTCCAGTATTTTATCTAAACTTTCTGAAATTGTAATAAGTTCTTTAAGTGTTTTTACGGGAAAATTTGGATCAATTAATTTTTTTTGTTTTAGTTCATTATAAACAGATCTTAAAATTGCATATCCTCTAGATGATTTTGAAATCTTTTTTTCAAAAGTACCACTACCTTCATTAAATGTTGGTCTTGTACTATTTTCAACTCTAAACATATAAGGACAATTTAACATACCATTTAATGGTATATCAGAAATGTGTGCAAATGTTGCACCAACGAATGTTGCCATACTTTCAAAATTACCAGACCCTTCGTTAAATTTTGTTGTAAATTTTACTAAATGTAATCTATATCTAATTGCCTTCCCATAATAACCTTTAACTGTCAAATAAAATATCGGCCAAGGTAAATGAAAAAATGCTTTATATGGTGAGTTTTCGGGAGACTCAAATAATGTTTTACCTCTAACATCTATAAAGTTTATTGTAACTTGTGGAATTGAGTTCAAACCTTTGGTTGTTATTGTTATACTATCAATACCAAAACTTTGTCCGGTTCCATCCGATTGAAAAAATTCACCAGTACCTACATTTATTTTATTACCATTTATGTCGGTACTTTTTTTTGTAATTTCTGTTTTTTCTAAAAATGCATTTGTCCATGACGTATCAAAATCATCACCATTTTGATTTCTTAAAAAATTAAGAGTACCTTTTGCTATAGATATTAAAGTATTTTTATCATTACTAGAAACTAAAATAGATCTGGGAATAATATCCGCCTCCAAATTAACATACATCATCAAATTTTCAGGACGAATAGATCTAGGTTCTATTTCACCATCCACAACAACACTGTTAGGGTCGACATAAATTAAATTATTTACATCTGATTTAACAAGAATGTCCTCACTATTTGAAATATCTTTATTCCCCATAATATAATTTATACAATTCTACGTTTCTTTTGTAATCTTGTAAAGAGGTAACTAGTGGAAATGGTACTCTAACTACAAAATTATCAGGTATTTCGAATTCAATACTACCCGCTAATGGGTTGGCCAATAATATTAACCACCCGAAGACAGGAGTACCATAATATTGATCTGAAATTTTATCTAATCTAGTTTGATTTTTTTTAAAAAAAACATACTTATCTGTCTTTTTTATAGGTATTTCTATGCCAGGTACTATTCTAAACTCACCATCAATAAGAAATTCGTCATATCTATCATAATAACTTCTACTCATTTCTAAAATAATTTAGTTTTTTATCTACAGGTTGTTTTGTAGAATTTATTTTTGTAAGTATATCTTTTTCATTGGTGTCGGTAATATCTGATTGTGTACCTGTTTTAAACTTAATTTTTAATGTGTCTTTTCTTTTTGGGTATTTTTTTAATTTAAATTTAATATCATCAGGTTTTTCTAAAAATTTATCTAACGACTTGGATAATTTTTCTTTTTCAACATTAGGTCTGAAAACAAGTACATCAGTATATTGATTTAATATATTATTTTTATAATCACTTAATAAATTTGAAATCATTTTTATAACTTGTGCGTCTGTTATTGATTGTGGATTATTAAAATTAACTGTGTTAGAAATTTTATTAGTTAATCTTACATGGTTATCACTAATATAATCAACGCACGATGAATATTTGTCCAATAAAATATCATATGTAAATCCAGATAAATCAACCTTTGTGAATTTTTCATTTTCTATTTTTCCATCATGTATATAATAGATTAAATAGTTTAACCCATCTAATGTTTTTATAATTTCATTTCTAGCCAATATTAGATCTTTTTCAATTGCCCCAAATTTTTCTGGAATTTCATCAAATATTTTTTTAATTTCTGAACTTAAATATGGTTTTAAAATTTGATCTGAATTTGGGACTTTAGCATCCGGTATTTTTGCGTCTAATAGGTCTTTTGTTAAACTTGGTATTTTATTTTCAATAACATCAACAAATCTTTCTCTAACGTCTCTCAATATTATTGGTAATTCTTTACTTTTTTTGTATTCACCTACTAAATCTAAAACAACAGTTTGAGCACCATTTGGTTGTGTATAAACATCATATTTTGTTATTGGTCTATATGTTTCAGAAAAGAATAAACTTGTAATATCTTCACCATATTTTAATAAAGATGTGTTATAAGCACTCTTATATTTTTCAAAATAATTCTCAACTTGTTTAAATAATCCGTTGACTAAATCATCGTAACTTATTTCTTCACCTTCAGGTTTACCTATAAATTTACCATTAACAATATTATTTCCATTATTAACATCGTCTTGTCTTTCAGGTGTTTTTGGTGCGTTTTTTTGTATCTTTTCTAAAAAATCTTTTGTAAACTGTTCCGCATCAACACCAGCAATTTTTGTATTTGTTGGTATGGATCTCTCATCGTACATTTCGGTATTAGCATAAAAATTAGATGATAGTGCGTTCTGTAATTTTTCAACTGGTTTTTCTAATCCATGTCCACCAATGAAACTTAATTGTAATGTGACAGACGCAATCATCGGTTGTACACCAATACCTTCAGGATTAAAATCCCAAACAGCATCATCAAAATTTATACTTATATCTTTTATGGCAACTTTTGAATGATAAAAATCCCCAATTCTTATTATACAAATTGGTGGTGGTCCAAATGTTGTGTTTCTGGCATTTAAATCGGCTTCATCTGATAATCCTTTTATTGGTAATGTGTCGCCAGGTCTAATACATTGATGTAAAAATGTTAATCTAGCATTTAAACCTTCCGGTGTCATTGAATGAAATGCGGGATGAAAATATTTTAATTTTTCTTTTAAAGATGAAAATTGTATTGGTGAATCCTCCTCTAATTTTTTGAAATAAAAACACTCCGATAATGTTTTCATTATCAATCTTTTCATAACATCAATAGGTGGTTTCTTTATTTCTTTTTTAATTTCAATTTTACCATCTTCTTCTAATGATGTCTTTGGTAAAACAGGTGGATTTGGTGGTGGTGGAGGTGGTGTTGGTTGTACCTGTTGTTTAATATATCCTATCTTTACTTTTGATTGTCTACAATTAACCGCAACTGGTGCTACAACATCTAATTTTTCACCTGCAGATACATTTAGCGGATATAAAAAATCTTGTGTTGTACACGAAACACTAGATCCATTTTCTTCTACATTACCATATTCACCATAGTTTGTTACTTTTATTTTAAATTTACCATCTATCTCGTATCCAATGTCTCTAAATGTAACAATATCATTAACCCATTGTATTGGGGACTTAGTGTCTTTAATATTATTGGTGGTTGGATCTGTTGGAAATACATATTTTAATCTTGTTGTTCTAAACTTTTCCATATCAAACGAAGGATCATTTGCTATTTTTTCAAAAATGTCCTTTAAGATTGAATATGTTCTTCTAAAAGATAAATTAAGGTTATATTCATTATTTGTTAACGCGGATGTTGATGATCCTATTTCAATTGTAACTTCTTGTACCGTACCTCCAGATATGTCTACTTTTAATTGATCAATTGTTTTTCTATATGTACTATAATTCTCATCTAATTTACTAAAAATATCTGTTAATCTATTTAAAGATATTTGTATTAAACTACTTTTACTTGTACCTCTAACATCTGTCTTACCATATAATAATTTTATATCGTTTAACATGTTTTTATCAGGATTTGTTGTTGCACTATATGCGGTTAACAAAAGATTTAAATTTTTTTGTAAAGCATTTTTCTGTTTGTCATAATCTCCAGTTTGTTGTGTGGGTGACGATCCTTTATAATAAGAATATGCAGTTTCATAACTTTCCGCAGTTATATAATTCTTAGTACTCATTTTTGGATAATCGTTCTCAAATTTTAGATTAACATCTAAATTAATATTTTGTGGTTGAGTACCTCCACCGCTAGGTGATGTGTTTGGTTCATCTTGTTTAATATCTTCAGTTACTACTTTATATTTTTGTATTAATTCAGTTGATACACCCGCATTCAAATATCTTTGAATTAGTTTTATATCATCTTCATTTAATGTTGCGTACTTTTTAACTAAATCATATAAGTCAACATCTTGACATCCAGCAAAAAAGGCATTTATATAATTGTCCGCCTCTTCATCTGACATATCCTTAAAGACTTCTCTAACCAATAAGTTCATTATACTTGGATGGTCGACAATTACTTTAAATGAAATTGTACCTGATCTTGATGTATTTTGATAAGTATAGATTGGTTCAGGTCTACCTAAAAATAAGTTTTCTTCCCATCTTGCATTGTTTGTTTCATTTACTTTTAAATCATATGGTGGAAACCACATAACTCTACCACCGTTTGGTCCTCTTTCGCAATATGGTAAATCTTGAACTGTAAATCCTTCTCTATTAGATGTTTTCCATGCCAAGTTCTCAATTGAAAACATATATTTTTTAGCATAAAATCCACCACCATACGGGTAATTTGGAAATATATTTGACGATCCTTCAAAACTTTTATTACCATCGGACATAGGTGCAATATTCAAATTATAAGGTGTTGTTAAAACACTACCTTCAAATTTTCTAATATTAGTCCCTCTTTTCATGGTATCTGACCTTGTCATGTATGGTCTATCTTTTGTCCACACTCTACAATACTCAACACCACTTTCTTCTCCTGTAAATTTATCTGTATATTTAACTGCAGAACCTCTAGATATTCTAATATCACCTTCACCAAAAACTCTACTTGTTTGGTCAATAACATTTGCCACATGTGAACGGGCTTCACCACCATTTGTTGGTAATGTATTTAATAGTTCTTGTGTTACTCCTAAAATAGAATCTTCTCTAAAATCAAAACCACTCGATAGAGACTGATCGTAATTTGATTTTTGTAAATTAAAAAACTCGTTGTTCGCACCTATTTTATTTTTTGAATTTTTACTTATCCAAGTTAATTTATTTGAAATCTGTCCTCCCTCACCGATATTTTTTGTTCTTTGAAATAGAGTTGCTTGTATCTCATCAAACATTAAAGTTAAATAAAAATTACTTTTAACAGGTCTATCATTAAAATCACTCATCGCGTATTTTACATCATTTCCTCTGTCATCACCGATATATGCGATACCTGCCGGTGCTTCAACACCTAAAACATTTTTAACACCTTGTGCAACATTATCAACAAAATTAAATAATTTAGATGAATTTTGTGATCTTGCTGTTGTGGTATAATTTGGTGCATATTTTGAAAAAGATAAGTTGTCAAATAATCTTTGTTTCTGACCCTGACCCATATACTCAATAAAAAGATCAGAAGGTTTCCTGTCTCTTTGTGGTCTTCTTTGAATACCGATTAAAGAACCTAAAGCACCTGTGACATCCTGAAGTATCGCACCTAATTCAGTTCTTGTATCAGGTCTAACATTTACAGGATTCGCCGGATTACTTAAATAATCACCAGGTATTTCTGTAAATGGGAATTCCACACCGGCAACAGATTGTAAAAAATCAATGGCTTTACCGGGTAATGTTTTTGCAACAGTAATTTGATAGTTTGGATCAACTAACGGTTCTCTACCTGTTATTAGATTTATTGCTGTGGTATTATTACCTCTTATTGCATCTAATAATCTAACCCTACCTTCTGTTACTCTTTTAAGATTTTGTTCTATTCTAGAATACACGGGACCCTTTTGATCTTTATCCCTAATATATGATGCCGCAAATTTAAATAATTCAGATTCATTATCGTAATTTGATGTGGTCATTATACCAACTAAATTATAGTTACCACTTCTAAAATATGGTGTTCCATTATAATATAATAATAAATTTGCTCTTCTTGGAATTGTATCTATCCTATCTTTAACAAAATATTGTAACGGTTTAAATGTGTTAGAATTTTGATGTTGTTGTAAATCATTTGCTCTATTTGTATCTACCGCACCCGGATCTACATTTGAAAAATCACTTAGATTTTGTACTGTATAGTTACTTGCATTAAATGTCTGTGGACCATTTGGTTGTTGTAGTGTTCTAACAATTAACGCATCCCTAAATGTTCTTGTTGTATTAAAATCTAAATATGTTGGCATCTATAATTTATATTATAAATAGGTTTTAATTAAAAAATTATTCATCTACCACTAGATAACTATTTTTTGTTGGTGATACAACTGTAGGTTCAATTTTTATTCTTTTTATTATATTACCAAATTTATCGTAATCAAATACTATATTATTATTTGTTTGTGGTGCATTATTTGATGTTGTTGCGGTTGTTTTTGTGTTTGATGCTTCTTTGTTTTCTTTGTTCATATTTTGAGCCTTAAGTCCATCCCTAATTATCTTTTGACCTTCTTTTAACTGATTATCTACACTATTACCCATTTTATCAACAAAGTCTGTAACCAATTTACCTCCTGCAACCGATTCGGTTTTAGTTGATTGTGCTAATTTAGCTTGTGCTGTTGGTCCAAATCCTAATGTTTCCGCAAGTTGAGTTCCTTTTTTACCCGCCTGATTCATACCCAATAACGCAATGTAATTGACATCTCTTTTTATGTTTTCAATATTTGAAGCCTGTCCCCTCGCAATGTCTTCTGTTGTTTTTTCTTTTAATTGGTCTTGGTATTGTAATAATTCTTTTGCTTGTTGGTCTGTTAACTCATCTAATGCAACTTCTTGTTTACCAAAATATTTTTGTAAATCTGGTGATTTTCCTAAATCGATGGTCATCTTACCATCTTTCATTCTCGCTATGTTTGTTAAAAATTCCGTTTGGTCAGGATCTAAAGTTAAACCTCTAGCCAATAAATCAGAAGCCGCCGATGATTTTTCAGCCGCTGCCAAAGCACCTTGTGCGAGTTCTTTGTATGAAATACCCATTTGAGCGGCCATTTCTTTTGCTCTACGTAAATTAACACCAGTTATTTCAAATCTACCTTGTTCAGAATTATATGTTGCCAAACCTTTTGCAGCACCAATTAATGCGTCCTGTAGTCCCTCAACATTGTTTGTTGACATGTACATTAATTTAAGTGGATCATTAAAATCACCTATTGCACCACCTAATACTTGTAAATTAGCGGATAATTCTAACGCACCTTCAGGATTCATAACTTTATCCGCTATTTGGAAAACTTCATTCATACTCATTCTAAATTCAGTTGCCTTTCTTGCCATAGTTGCCAATCCATCAATACCGTTTTTAAAACCATACGAATTTATTTTGTCCATATTTTGTGCTAAGTCACCAATTACTTTTTTAGATTGTAAACCGAGTTCCATAGAACGTTTACCCGCTCTTTCTATTGCTGAATTTGCTTCTTGTGCACCTATACCTATTTTTTCAAAATCATCATATAAGCTAACCATGTCTTGCATTGAACCTAAATATGCCTTACCAACCTCTCCCGCCTTTTCTAATGTTTGTTGATTGACCAATGCAAATCTACCACTTTCATTTACAATTGAAATTGCAGCATCTGCCACCTCCGCAAAACTAATACCAAGTTGAACTAATCTTGGGTTGGCGTCTGTTATTGTTTCTCTAAAATCTCTAGAAAGATCACCTGTTAAAAGTGCTTTGGAGTTAACTTCTTCTAATAATTTTGTCTGTCGTGCATAATAACTTTCCATTCCCTTGGCCACCATTTCGACAAGTGTTTTACCCATACCTTGTAAAGTAAAAGTTCCTGTCTTAATTTTTTCCATTAGATCATCTATACCCACCAATTGATCTTGTAAATTAGGTAAATAAGTATTTGATTGTGATTCTTGAGTTTTTAATAAACCCATAACAGCGTTCAAAGATGCTGTACCAACATCCTTAATTGCACTACCGGTACTAACAGTACCTGTACCACTTGTGCTAGATGAACTTGATCCAGAGTTAGATTGTTTTTGTACCTTATTCCATTCATCCATTAATCTTCTTTTTTCATCGGAAGTTAATGGATTACCACCATTTTGTCTTAAAGCTTCATTAAATACGTCAGTATAATCATTTGAAAATCTTGCTAACGCTGAATAATTTAAATTTGGCATTATTTTAACCTTTTTCTAATTCTATTATATAATTTATGAAATATCTTCTTATATAAATAGGCATGGACAAAATATCCGAATAGGTAAAACCTTTTTTAACCAAAAATAATATCTCTGAAAGTTGATCCTTTCTATATTCCGTAGAAAGGGCGAAAAAAGTCCACCCCGAAACCTATAACAAATAGGACTTCTTCTCCTGATGGGGCGATTGTTTTTTGTGTTAAATCTAAACCTGGTTTGTTATCGTTTATAAATTTTCTAAAGTCCTGAGCATCTTTAATTGGTAATCTATCAATAAAATTTTTAATATTCATCATATCTTTATTACCTGCAACAGATTTAATCATAAATTCAAGCCTTTTTGTCATAATCGGTGGTACACCTAAACCATTCCAACTTTTTTGAATTTCGTCTATTTCACTTTCTTGTTTTTTTGTTAAAAATTTAAAAGTAACATCTACCTTAGATTTTTCCATAAAATATTTGTATTCACCATTTGAATCTGGTGTTAAAGTGAAATCTTTCATTTTTAATGTACCTAAGTCAACGGTTACATTAAAATCTTTATTTGTTTTCGGATCAGTTAATGTTACTTTATATTCTGAACCAAAAGCAGTGTTTCTAAGAAAAATTAAAATCGCTTGAATATCTTCATCAATTAATTCGTCAATAGTTATGTCTCTGTCTAAAACTTTTCTTTTTAATAATTCATTAACAACACCATTCGTATTAACAATATTAGGTGCGGCTAATATATTTTCATCTGTTGCTGTTAGATATGCGACTCTTACTGATTTTTTATTGTTTGGGTAGTGTATTCCTCTTGATGGTAATTCTACCACATCGTATGCGATTGTTGGGTCTATTCTTAATTCTTCCATAATAAGTTAATTTAATAAATAACTATGTTAAAGTAAAGTTTTTAAAATAAAAAAACCAATAGAAAAATATCTATTGGTTTTAAAAATAAAAAATTTATAGTATTAATAAACAAGAATACAACGATCTGGTCTTAATCCACAATCAATTGATGCAATTTCATCTTGTTTGTAATCAAGTGAACCAAAATTTAAACTTGTTATAAATGTACCTTGAAGAATCCATTTTTCAACAACAACACCTGTTGGGTCCAACATTTCTAATTCAATATCTTTTTTATAACCAGCAGCATAACCCATACGACCTGTAACTGATTCTGCATGTAAACGGAACCACTCCATTAACGCCTGTGCGGCAGAAGGACCAATTGGGTCTTTAAATGTTACTTTCATCTCATCCCATGTAAATCTACCAGCAACATATGTTGAGGTATTTAAAAAAGGAATCTCAGTTGCATTTATTTTTGCTGATGGTCTCTGTGTTGATATTACATACCATTCGTTAATTCCCAAAGACGAAGGGAAACGAAGGATAAACCTGTTCTGTCTTTTCGGTTCGTAAGGAACCGGCATTTTCATTAGTAAATCTGCCATTGTAGATTATTTTGTTTTTTTTATCTTTATTATAAATATGTCGTAAATCAAAAAATATTTTTAGATATTATTGATTTTATCAAATATTTTTCGTAGTTTTTTACTACTAGTATATCTGGTCCCAGTATAAATATTACAATAAATAAAATAAGTTTATAAATAATATAAAACTAGAATACTGGATCTAGTATACTGGGTGAAATATAAAAATATAATCTTTATAAAATAAATGTTTCTCGTGAAACATTTTTTAGAATAAAAAAGGTGGTCAACTAGACCACCTTTATTTTTATCTCCTTTTAGATTATATATTATCAAATGAAGCACCTGTTGGTGTTATAATGAACTCTAAATCAATAAATTCAAGAGAACGAGTAGGTTTAATATAGATTTTACCTCTCAATGTGTTAGCGTCAATATCTTCAGGGGCATTTGATACCGTAACACGGAAATCATAAAGACCTCTTTCTTTCTTGATTGCTTCCATTATTGGATTAACCAATCTTAAGAATTCATTTCTTACCTGATCATCATTTTGTTCAAACAATAATCTAACGGCTACCGCAGATATTAATTTTCTTGCTCTTAATAATAATCTTCTTACGTTAATTCTATCAAGTGCAGATTCTCTAACTTGTAAGGTTTTATTACCCCAAATTATTGTACCTGTATCTGAGAAAGTCGCAATTGGGTTTATTCTACCTTTGTAAAGAATGTCTCTTTCGTCCAATGTTAATTTCTTAACAGCTTTAATTGATTTAACTAAACCTCTTGAATAACCCGCAACCGCGAACCATGGATAAGAAACATTATCAGTTAATGCTACATTTCTTAATACCTCACCTGTTGGTGGTATGTAAAGTTGTGTTGCATTATCACCATCTCTTACCTGTATCCAAGGCCAGTATGTAGCTGAATAGTTACTATCATAACCTAAATCATCTAACATACCAACAACTTCTTCGGCATCATCTACATTTGGTGAATTTATAATATATAATGAATCGGCTCTTTCTTCTTCAACCATATCAATTGCTTGATTAGTTAATGAATTGTGATCATAAAAGTTTAGACCAGGCGTTGCGAATACATTTATATTTACCGCCTCAGGATTTGAGAATGTTTCAATACCTTTTAGAAAAGCATAATAATCTGAGTTACCTTCAGTAGAACTGAAAACACCACCATTACTTTCCCAGTTTGACACATATGTATTTTTTCCAAATATGTATTGATCGGTGTTTGTTTTTACATTTCTGTAAATGTCCCAACCATCAAATCCACCATAAGCCGCGAATGTGAACTTACGGAAAGTTATATTTTCTAACTTATCTTTATTTAAACCTTCTAAATCATATGGGGTTGTTTTATATGTTATACCCGTAATTGACGCGGCGTTAACAGATAAGTGGAATGCATATGTTGTTGTATCTTCTGAACTTAAACCTTTATATTTTAAAAGATCGTTATCATACTTGAACCCTTCTTGAGTTGAAAAACCTAAAGATACTTTTCTTGGTTTATCTCCATTTGTTGTGATTGGAGATCCGTCGGATTCATAACCAACGATATCACCCGCATCGAAGTATTCTGTTTTATACATTAAACTACCCAATATTGAATTTGTTCCGAAACTTGTGTTACTTGAAAAACCTTTGAAACCTGCGGGAATTGCATCTGCCGGTGCGTTTTCTTTCATCTCCAACATAATGAATTTTGATTTTAATTCATATTCACCATCACTCGTACCTAATTTTTTAGCAATATATCCCGGAACTTCAGGGTCCATAGAACATCTTGAATATTTTTCAAGAGCCACTACATTTTCATCGGTATCATTAAAATCACGAACAAGTAAATCAAATTCTTTTGTATCTAAATTAATGTTAGCAATTGTAATTTTTACTTGTTGATTAGACGCTTCACCATCAGATATTGTGATAACATCAAAAAGATCTGCAACTTTACCACCACGAACTTCAGATACTACTGTTGGTGACAATGCAGTACTCCATCTTTCCGCGAAATCGAGTTGGTCTAAATTATAAACATTACTAGTACTTAAACCTCTAATTAAACCTTGTTTATATAAATTTTTAACTAAATTAGGATAAGACTCGTGAAGATATAAAGGGAATTCAACATAAGATTTATCAAATACAGAATTACCAATTACTTTACCAATATATTTTGAAGATGTTAAATCCATACTACATTGATATGATTTAAGACCACCGGTTAATCCATTAACACTTAATTTGAATTCACTTAAAGGATCAGAATCTAATGTAGAAGATGTGATATTAACATTTGAAGAATTTGTCACTTCTAATGTTAAAGATTGACCAACATATCTACCTCTAGATCTTAATGCCGCAACAATAACATTCGAATAATCCGTATTTAAAGAAGCAGGATACTTGAATCTAGTTACGGTAAATGTATTTCCTGTATCGGGATAAACAAATAAATAAGAATAAACACCATCAATTGTTGTATCTACACCTGGAGTTGATTCAGTATAATAAACATTATACCAATTTTTACCATTGTTTGTACCTATTGGTGATGATATTGTTGTACCAGTTAAACCAGATACTGATGAATTAGGAACAGGTCCAACTGTAAACCAGTTACCACCATTAAATGTTGTTCCACTTATATACTCAGGTATTGTAGTACCATCTGTTGTTAACTTATCTGATAGTTCAGTATAAAACGCACTTAATGTAACTGCTGTTGTTGACATTCCACCATTTGTGGTTGTAGGAGTTGCGGTTGTATCTACAGTAACACCACCTAATGTTCTAATACCAAAAGTGTTAAAAGGTCTGTAACCTGTTAAACCTAAAACTCTTGTTACAAATAATTGATTAGATTCTTCTAAATATGATTTTGCAACATATCCTAATTCATATTTTGGATTACCATTACCATCTTTTTCAGGTGATGTTGTTCCGAAATATGTTCTAAACTCATCAAAACTTGTAATTAATACTGGTTCGAAAGCAGGTCCTTTTAATGTCTCCCCAACCAAACCCAATGTAGTTACACCAACACTTTGTGCAACAAATGTTAAATCTAATTCAGATGTGTACACACCTGGTGACACGAATACTCTGTTTGAAGTTGCCATTGATTTTTCTTTTGATTAAAATATTTTTATTACTTTTATTTATAAATATCTTTATTTTTACCAAAGATTTTTTTATCTTCAACATAAAAGATAGTATTCTATCCTTTATTATCTTTATTTATCTTTAGATATGGAAAAGAAAATAAAAAACATAAAAATTAGTGATATTCACCACGAAATGTTAAAAAAACACTGTGATAAAAATGGTTTAAAAATTCATAAGGTCGTGGAAAAAATGATAGAAGAATTATGTAAACCAAAGAAAAAAGATTTATATGGTGAAACTTAATATGTGTAAGTTATACCAATTTTAGACCCAACAATAGGTGTAAAACTTAGTTCTACTGTATTTGTACCGGTAACACTAAAACTTATATCATCACTTTCAATAAGTCCATTTATTGTAAATGTAACAATATCGTTAATTGGGTTAGATGTTGTAAAAATTAATGACGATCCGTCATATGTGAAATTTTCAGTGGTAACTTGTAAAACAAAACCTTGATTGTTAACTAAAATTGCGTTAGATGTTCCTTTATAGTATGTTATTGTTATTACACTACCTGGTGGAGGCGGTGTAACAAAGGTTACTTTAGATGTTCCCGCAATATGGTAATAATCAACACCTAATTGTTGAATCAGACCGTTTATTGCAACATTAAATAATATATCCATAGGTTCACCAACACCAAATATAGTCTGAATACCATTACCATATAATGTTGTGATTATTATGTCTATATTTTTTGGTACCACTTTTTTACTCATTTTTTTCGTATCAACAAATTCGGTTAATAAAATTGTTCTGTTAACCGCTGGCTTAACTTCAAATTCTTCAGCATCAATTAAAAATCCAAGTAAAATAAATTGATAGTTTTGAACATAAAATCTCCTACCATCAATTGTATCCATAGGTGTATTGTCTTCAATTCTTTCAAGAATTAATGGTACGTAATGTCCCTTTATTGTTGTGTAATCTTGTCTTGAACTAAAATTTTGCATAACCATCTTATTAAATCTGTTCAAGTCTCTGAATTTATTACAAACAATTGTAACGTCATAACTAATATCTACAGGTATTGGTTGTGGTATTTTATATACATCAGCACCTAACATACCATTAGCATCTTGTTTTTTAACTGTAGAATAATGAAATCTATGTCTATCGGGAATAGTCCTTAATACGGATGGATTTGTACCTGGCTGAACATCTGGTTTCCTAACTACAGAAATAAAAGGTAAATTTATGTTTCCCTCCTCATCACTATATTCCCACGTATTTTGTAATTCCGCCCATCTTTGTATTGTTAAAATTCTTGGGATCATGGGTATTTTTTTACCATCAGAAACAACAACAAAATTCTTTTCAACATAATCTAACATACCTCTATCCAAATCATCATGTAAAATAGAATCGGGTAAGTATGGATCTGATTTAGTAATAAAATCTAACAACTCCTGTCTTCTCGGTAATAATTCTTTACCGAGATAAACTTGAATATTATTTTTCTTTTTAGGTATACCCATTTTAAACTCCTCTAAATTGACCTTCTTGTACAAATGCACAAGTTATTGTTCTATAATGTGGTTTATAACCGAACATTTTATGTTTACCATCAGATGTCACTCTACCGTCATTTGTCACTTGATAGTATCTCATTTTAGTTTCAGATTCGGGATACCCCACATAATCACCATATTTTATATCTATTTTTAATTCGTCTAAATGTTTGATGTATACAGAAATTGTCATATTCCCGTGTTCACTATAACGAATCAAACCCCCTTTATATGAATTATTTTTTGGTTCTTCTATTTTTACCAAAGCATTTATTTCAACAGGAGGAAAAAATTTTATTTCGTCCATACCAACCTCACCATAAACATTGTCATTATCTGTTTTTTGTCTATCAACACGATATACAACTACTTTCATGTTCACATCACCATGTAAGTATTCCTGACCCAATTCTAAATTGAAATCAAAATCTTCTTGAGAGAAAAACTTGGATAGTCTTGTTATAGGTAATTTATTGTCCATACCTAATAAATAGTTTAAAAATACATTCTATTTACTTATATTAGTTAATATGCAGAAAAATATACCAGAAGTAGAAGCCAGAGAAATATTATCTGTTTATGATGGGTTTAATAACCAACTTTTAGAGTGGAAAGATAAATTTGTAAATGTTAAAAATTTCAAATTAACTAGACCACAATCTGATTATGTATTAAAATATCATACGGTTAAACCTAAAGTTGCTAGAAAATATCTGAATTTAGTACCAAGTTTTGGTGAAAAAATCAGAGAAGATAAATTATTACCAAAAGTACCTGAAAAGATTTGGTGTGAAAAATTATTGTGTGAGACAGATAAAGCATATCACATTTGGGGTAAGATTTTAGACACTGAACAAAACCACGCAATGTGGTTACCAAAAGGGGCAATACTACAAGAAGAGAAAAAATTAGATAGAATCATTGATTACTCAAAATATGAAAAAAGACCACCATTAGAACATCAAAAAGTGGCGATCGAAAAATTATTGGCCAACAATAAATTTATTCTTGCGGATGATATGGGATTAGGTAAAACAACATCTGCTGTCATCGCTTCTTTGGAGTCTGAAGCAAAAAAGATTTTAATTGTTTGTCCGGCTTCACTTAAAATAAATTGGGAGAGAGAAATAAGAAATTATAGTGATAGAAAAATATTAATTGTTGAGGGTAGGAAGTGGGGTTCTACTTTTGATTATTATATTATAAATTACGATATAATCAAAAACTATCACACAACGGATAATAGTGAAGATAGTGAAGATTATAAATTATTGGTTAACGCAGGATTTGACCTTGCAATCGTCGATGAAGCACACTATATTTCAAACAATACAGCACAAAGAACAAGATTGTTAAATGACGTTTTAAGTAAGATACCTAAAGTATGGTTATTAACAGGCACACCAATGACATCAAGACCAATTAACTATTATAATCTTTTAAAGATTGTGGAATCCCCATTAACTTTAAATTGGCAACATTATGTTTACAGATATTGTAAGGGGTATCAATTCAGGGTTGGTAATAGAAAAGTGTGGAATACAAGTGGCGCTAGTAATTTAGACGAATTACGTGAAAGAACTAAGAATATTGTTTTAAGAAGAATGAAAACCGATATTCTTGATCTACCTGAAAAGATAATAACACCCGTTTTCTTGGATTTAAAAAGTACTTTTTATAATGAAGAGTTAGAAGAATTCATGAGAATATCTAAAGAAAATAAAAAAGAAGAAAGTCTGAGTGTCACGATTAATCGTCTAATGAAAGTTAGACAAATTATCGCACAAGAAAAAGTACCATACACTTGTGAGTTAATTGACAAATTTATTGAACAAGATAAGAAAGTAATTGTCTTTACTAATTTCACAAGTACATTAGAACTGTTACAAGAAAAATACAAGAAAAATTCTGTAATATTAGACGGTCGTATGTCTAAACAAAAAAGACAGGAAAGTGTGGATAGATTTCAAAATGAAAGTAAAATAAAAGTTTTTATTTCTAACATTGTTGCCGGTGGTGTTGGGATCACATTAACTGCGGCTGAAGGGGTTATTATGAATGATCTTTCTTTTGTTCCCGCTCACCATTCACAGGCGGAAGATAGGGCGTACAGATACGGACAAAAAAATAGTGTTCTCGTATATTATCCAATATTTGAAAACACTATTGAAATGATAATATATAATATCTTAAATAAAAAGAAGGGTATTATTGATCAGGTAATGGGTGACGGTGAATATTCTGAAAACTTCAGTACTGAATTATTGAATAATATTCTTTAATTCTTCAATTTTTTCATCTAACAATTTTACAAAGTTTTTATCTTCATTATTTGAAAAATTTACAATAATTTCTTTTTTAGGTTCTAAAGTGTGATTTATAAAATTATTCTCACCTTCTCTTTGTAAAATAAAATCAAAATTATTTATTACACATATCCTAAATAGTTCGTCTATTTTTTTATCTATCATATATTTTTTCTTTATATAATAATTTTTTAGGAAAATAAACACCATTGTTTTTTATTTCAATTTTTGATTTATTATTTTCAAAAATAACAATTCTTTTACCGATACATACGAAAACGTAATAGTTACATTTTGATGTCTGACTTACACTAACATCAAGAAAATAATAATCGTCATGTTCCTCAATATTACATATACTTTTTATTTGATGTGTTGTTTTTTTTGATTGATGATTTAACCACAGATCAATACCTTCTTTTCTATCATTATAATCACCTCTACCTTTTGTTGAAACATAATTTACGATATCGTCAAAAAAATCATTAATGTTTTCTTCATAAAATTTTTGTGCTTTATCACCAATACCCATCGTTTTATTAAATAATTCAATCAATTCATGGTACATAGGAGAACCTATAAGAAAAATATCGTTTTTCTTATATTTAACAATTTTTAAAAATTTTTTTATTTTTTCTATAGTTTCACTTTCAGTGTCGTTAATATTAAAAATTATTTGATTTTTATATGAAAAAATCTCATTATCAATTATAATTTCTTCAATACCTTTTACCCTATAAAGATTAACTAAAAATTTATTACACCTATTAGCAATTATTGTATGACAACTGTAATTTGTATCTGCTTGCATTAATGGCGACCATTCATTATTTATTATAACACCAATATCTTTTTTTTCTGATTTCGGGTTCTGTTTCCACATACCCAATGGTTCATAAATTTCTCTTAAAATTTTATTTATCTCCTCTCTTAAAAATAATTTTATTCTATTATTTCTTTGCCAACTTTTAGAAATTTCGTCATTTAATGACATTTTTAAAAGAGGATCGATTTTTAATGTTTTTAATCTTTCTTGTAATGTCATAATACCGAAATATAAGATATTTATAGTAAATAAACAAATTATGGCGGCGACTATTATAACACCGGAAGAAAAAGACAAATTATTTACCCAAGTTTTACACCTTTTAGGTATGCCAGTTAGAGGAGTAGAGTTAACTGAAGAACAAATGGATAGTTTTTTACAGCTGGCGATATCAGAATATGAGCAATATGTAAACGATTGGTTAATCGAATCACAATGGTCTGCATTGGCTAATTTGGACGTTGATAACAACTCATTAACAAGGGCATTTACAAATAGAAGTTTAGATTATGAAACTCAATACACTTACGCATATTCAAAGATAGTGGGGTTACAAGCAAACGGTCCATGGGAACTTAAAAAAGATTATTTTGATTTAGTACAAAATCAACAAACATATGTAATCCCCGCAGGACGTGAAATTAATGAATTATTATGGTTTACAAGGGCCACATTAACCGACTCTATTGTTGACCCATTTTTAGGTGGTTTTGGTGGTCTTGGGGGTGTTGCATTTGGTGGTGTCGGGGGTTTCGCACAAGTAGGTGCGTCAGGTTCTTATTTCTTATTACCCGCGTTTGACCTATTATTAAGAATGGGTGATAGGAATTTAAAAAATAGATTAATTGGTGGTGATTTAACATATAGAATAACTGCAGGTCCAAATGGAACTAAAATAGTACACTTACTTAATGTACCGGGTGGTAAATTTGATTTTGGATCAATAAATAAAAATACAAGAGTTTGGTATTGGTATTATGATGCCGGTGACAATAGAGATGAATGTTTAGAGAAAAACAAAGATATTATCAGATTACCTTCAGATGTTATGACCGATCCATTAACTTGGGATGATCTTAATAAACCTTCACAAAACTGGGTTAGAAAATATTTTATTGGTTATTGTAAAGAAGGTTTGGCAAGAATTTGGGGTAAATTCTCAGGTGACCTTAAAGTTCCTGATAGTGAGGTTAAATTAGATTACTCTTCATTACTTACAGAAGGTAAAGACGAAAGATTAAAACTTGTTGAAGAATTAATGGCACGTTTAGAAAGACTCCGCCCCGAAAAACTTTTAGAAAGAAAGAAAAACGAGGCGGAATTCCTTAATGGTTCATTGAAATTTAGAGCAATGCCAAGTCCGATCAATATTATCTAAACATGATCTGCGTGGTATGCAAAATCATTACCATTCGTTTCAATTATTTCATCTTCATTACTTATAACAGAGTTTTCTTGTAATGAAACAACTTTTCTATTGTGATCAACCCAATATTGATCAACTAAACTTAAACTATCTTCCACATACATAAAATAAGGGTCACGATTAACTCTATTCCAAAATATCACCTCACTATCTGAAAGTGTCATAACTTCATCAAAATTATCTTGACCACCTTCTTTTAATGGATGTCCACTGATTAATTCACATTGTGATTTTGTAAAGTATTGACGATCTTTTGGGTCTTCTATTAATATATCTTCCCTTATCTCAGGTTTAAACACAACTAATAAAGGTTCTATTCTTTTATTAAAATTATTAAGATAACGAGGCACATTATAATCACCGGTCATGTCGGGATTATTTTGAATATCTTTTTCTGATATCATGTAGCAATTAACTTCTATGAAATCGTTCGGCATTTCTACACCATGTTTTTGTAGGTATTCTTCTTGTTGTTTTTTAGTTGGTTTACTTATTTTTTGTACATCACCCGAAGACTTTTTAAGACCATTGTTGATGTAATATATTGTTTCACCCAAACCGGCAGGATAGTTATTTTGAATAACTAATTCCATATGAGCTTGTCTTGACATCAGTGATCCTGCCTTAGTTGTTTTCTTTATGTGTTTTTTATAATCTTCCACATTTTGTTTTACACGTGATTTGTTTGCTATTTTAGATAGTGGAATTTCTTTATTATATATCTTTTCAACGTATGAATAGTATAATTCAACAAATGAATGTCCATCACCATTTAACAAATATTTTAAACCTTCATCTAAAAACTCAACAATATACTGTTGTAATTTTTTTGATTTAATCGTATTACCTGTTAATTTTATTTTTTCCTTACCTTTCTTAATTAATTTAATGATGTAATTCTTTCTTGAAACATTGATACAAGATGGGGCAACATAATCAATATCTAACCCCATCTCATTTCTCATAAAAATATCATTAAACTCGGCAGTATCCGCTTCAATACCTTTATACTCTTTTCCTTCTGTAACTAATTCATTTAATCCTTTACCGACATAAATATGTTTGTCAATATCTTCAGGTGTTTCAAAGTTAACACCATCAGTGTCCATTACAAGTGGTTTATAACCTTTCTTCATAAAGAACATAATCATCATACGAAGACATTGTCTACCCACACATGTAATAGTTTCACCCATATTCATATCACCCCACGGAAATACTTGTGGTGCAGATAATGAACCAAAATATGCATTGATGAAAATTTTAATAGGTAATTGTTTCCTATCATACATTTCCGCCTCAACAGGATTTGTTTTAGAAAGTTCACCGGCAAGTCTTTTATATTTGATACGAATATTACGGAAATATTTCAACATTGATTTCTGTACACCCATAACATCGCAATCGGGAAACACATCATATACAAGTTGAATTGATGGATAAAGAGATGCATAGTCAAATTTAACAATGTTCTTCGCATAACCTACATTTAATAATCTTGATAACCCACCTGTAATTGCCCTCTTTTCATCTTTTTCAGGTATTGCCAAATTATTTTCATAAGACCATGCCAACATTATTATTTTCCATAATGTTGCTGTACCCATTGTTGCAACTCTCTCATAAGTGGTAGGTACTAATTTAGAAAGTAAAAATGTAGACTGACTAAAAGAATCATCAACAATCATCGTTTCATAAAGATCATCATCCAAGTATTGTTCTACAATTCTTTTACCTGACCATATTTCATATTTACCAGGATATTTTTCCAATAGTCCTTCAGTACCTTTCTCACCAATTTTTTTATATTTTCCCGTTTTTGGATTTACGTAGTATAATTCATTATCTAAGTAAATTTTGGAAATAAATGGACCGTCAACATAAACACGATTTTCTTTTTCCTTTTCGAGATATTTTGTTATATATTTTAAACCCCAAGATTTGATTTCTGAGTTTATCGCCTGAGCTCTTCTTACAGAATGTGCAATATCAATAATATTGAAACCCCAAATGATATGTTGGGTATATGGTTCGATTTCATTAGCGAGTTTTAATATACCTTCTTTTTCTTTTATTCCCTGTGAGGTTAAAATACTTGTCAACCCTTCAACATTAACACCAAGTATTTCCGCCCTTTTAAGTATAAACGGAAAGTCAAATGAAGCTGAATTGTATCCACCAATTATTGTTGGTTTTAATTCTTTTATTGTTTTAAAAAACTCTTCGATACATCTTTTCTCACCATCATCACCGAAAGCGTCGATTGTTTTAACTAAACCACGATTATCCTTCATACCAATTAAGATTATCTTATTGGTTTCAGGTTCAAGACCTGTGGTTTCAATATCAAATACAAGTCTATGTACACCACTATAATCATCGATACCCTTAAACAATCTTTTTTTCTTTTGAATAAGATATTGTTCAACAGGTGATAATATTGTGAAATATTTTTTAGTTTCATCACCCCAAGGATTTAACCCACCAAACCTAAAAAAATTAATTAATTCTGTATAACCTTTAATACTCTTAACAAGAAACTTCATTCCGTTTTCTAATCGTTCATTACCGTGAGTTTCTAATTTTTCGATAATAATACCAAATTCACCCATTTTTTTCTTTTGAGTCATTTTACTATTACCGTAAAAATTTAATCCATTTAGATCTGAAACCCACAAAAATGGTGTGAACGTGTCGGGAACAACAACTTTACCCTTTTGGGGGTCTTGTATAATTTTATAAATTTTATTTGTGGGATAATCGTATTCTACACCAACGATAAATTCTTCGGGATCTGCACCGTTTAGGAAGCTCTCGATAACTTCCTGAGAGATAACATCTTTCATTATTATATTTTTAAATGTGACACATTAGCTTACCGAAAATCGGTAGTTTGTCTTAACATTAATAAATATAATAAAAATTTTACCCTAAATCAAAAAATGTTGATAAATAGTTTTTCTTTTAACGGAACAATTAATTTTGTTGTTGGATTCGAATTTGTGTCTAAAAATTGAATGGTAACAATTCCTTCAAATTTACCTTTTACAGATGTACCTTCTTCTGTAAATCTATATGTAATATAATATTCATCGGTTGTTTGGTCGTATTTCTTGGTTCTTGTGGTTATTAAACACTGACCATTTAAAATTTGAGGTTCTTCTGTTTTAAAATCATACATATCAAATGTGATATTTGAATTTTCTAACATATCATTAAAAGATGACTTGTCGTTTTTACCATCATCAATTAATCTTAATTTTAAAATTGGTTCAGTTGCTCCCTGTCTTATATTAAATTCCATATAGGTTTATTTTATAAATATTTTACTTTTGAAAGTATTTCTCAATTCTTTTACTTAATCTAACTCTCGGGTCGTTTATATTTCTACCAAGATCCTCATATTTCAAAATAAATCCGAAACTCAAAAAAACTCTTCTTGAATTAAATTCATTTGTCCAGTGTTTATAAAGAGAAGCTTCAAATCCATATAAATCTGTTTCTTGAATTTTTATTGATTCCCTATCAATAAAAAAATCATAATCCTCAGATAATACACTTATATTACATTTGTAATTAACATAACCATCAATTGACGCATCATAATGTGGATTTATTTTTCCACCTTTATTCATGTCTACAGCCTGTAAAAAAATATTGTCTTTTGGGAAATTAAATTCTTCAGATATTCTATCTATTATTTTATAGATAAAATCAGGTAAAGGTTCTTTTGAAACGTCAGATATTGATTGAAATTTTGTGATGTAATTTGTTAAATAGGTATTTGAAATATCGAATATACAAGATTTACCCTTTAATGTTTTTGAAAGTTCAGTGAGATGGTAATTACTATCATTACCTATATGATTGACAGAATCCAACCAGTTAATTATCTGATTGGATTCGTCCTTTGTGATAAAGTTTTTTTTTATTTTATAACAATCCGTATTTTCCAATTTTTTTAAGATTATGTTTTTCCAAAAATTCTTTTGGATTCATCGCTTCAATTATTGTTAATTCAGCAGAACTAATCATTTCTTGTGCTTTATTTTCGGGTATCGCCATAACACACATTTTATGTGTTGCGGGTGATTCTCCGGTTGGTGATAAATCTATGTTTAAGATGTTATCATTTTTCATTTTTTCTCTAACTTGTGAAAGTTTAGATACTTCACATAATATACAGATTCTCATATTATTTATTTTTTATTTTTTATTTCTTAATTATACACTCTTATTTCTATTGATTCTATCGCATCTTGACCAATATCAATATAGTCTCCAACATTTACAATTCCATCATTAAAGACTAACTGAACTTCGTTATTTGATATTCTAACTCCTCCAGGAAATCCTGTATTTCCATTAAGACCATCATGAGTATAAATTATGAATGTTTTATTCTCAGGAAAAGCGTTACTTAAAGTACCCAAATAATATCCGACATTATTTCTTGTCCAAACTATATCACCAATAGTATTTTCTAAAACAGTAACAACAGGGTCAGTTATTCCAGATTGTCTTAATAAAGCAGTGTACACTTTATATTTAGGTCCATATGCCGTTGATTGTACCGTATCATCAGGGAAGGTTAGACCTGTAGTAGAAAAACTCCAAGCCGTCCCAACTCCATCTGAGAAGTTAATGTTTACGTTTGTCGGATTGGCAACCACTGCACTACCTGGTGCGGATGGTCCACTACTTATTAAGTCGGGAATTGCGGTAGTCTGAATAGATCCGTCGGGAAACTCTAAAGATCCGTCTGCACCGAAGGTCCAGTTACTAGCAGTTATTGCTCCGCCAATATAAGTTGATGAAGTTGTTAAAAAATCACCTCCTGGTAGAAAGTAGTTACCTACTCCTCCATCTCCTTGTGGTGTTAGTACAGTACCAAATTGTAAAGTATAACCGCCAAGTATTCCAGGACCGTATATTGTCATACCATCTGTAATCGTACCGTTAATCATATCGGTAACATGTAGTGTTGCTCCTGGACCATCACCATATCCATTATCAATGTATCCTATAAATTCAACTTCTGCATCGGTTGTTTTTATTTGTACCTTATTTAATGAATCGCTTATTAATAGATTATTATTTTCACCACCAATTATTAAATCAGCGTTACTCTGATCAATAGTACCTCCGGCTCTAATGTGAATGTGATTAGGACCGGTTGGATCTAAAACAACGTAACGATTATCATCGGTACTTGCGTCAGGTTTTAGGATAAGTGTAGTCAATCCTGAACCATCACCCGAACTTTCAGGTATTGATTCTATTTGACTACCTTCAGGAAAATTAAGAGGACTTGTTAAATTTATTTGAGGTATTGTTTGTCCCGATACGTTATTTACAATATATTTTGTTGTTGCCATTTTTATTCGTTTATATCTTTAATTGTTAATATATCACTTGAATCGTAATATGATAATCTTTTATTTCCACCTTGTCTTTCAAAAATATGACAAGTATATGATTCATATACAGATGGATTAGGACTTACGCCGGTTATTGTTATTACAATGTCACCATCACCGTCAGAACCACCAATAGCGGAACCTAATATAGTAATTGTGTCTCCAACATTGAAAGACGTTCCTGATGAAACAAGTGACATACTTGTAACCTCACCACCAACAGGTGTAAACTGAAAGTCAGAACCAACACCGTTTCCACTATTTATAAATTTAGTAGGTTCAAAAAGTTCAATAATCTGTGTTGACCATGGATTATCCGTTCTATTAGTTCCTAAAGCAGTATACGTAAATGATGTTATAATACCATAATTAGTTGTAAAATCAGTCCCACTAACGTCTGTATCAATAACATTCCATTGGAAGTAATCACCAATAGTGTTATTTTGGAAGTAATTACCAACTCTATTATTGTAAAAGTATTCTCCAATAATATTATTTTGGAAAATATCACCAATGTAGTTTTTCTGTGAGTTAAATCCTCCAAATCCGAAACCTTCATCAATTATATTATTTTGGAAGAAACTACCAATTTCATTATGTTGGAAATTTTGTGCAATTGTATTTCCTTGAAAAGCAGAACCTATGTTGTTACCAACAAATCCGTCACCGATAATATTACTTGTAAATCCATCCTTAATTATATTTGCAAAAACATTACCAAAAAAGTCATTACCTAAGAAAAATGAACCGAAAGAATTATCGGCACAAATCCCACTAAATTCATTTCCTGAAACACCCCAACCTGTTTTATTGGTGTAAAACTCTTGATATATTATATTACCTTTAAATTCATTGAATATTTGGTTATCGTAGAAATGACCATATATTGTGTTATTTTCAAATCGTTCTCCAATGATATTGGTATAAAAATCTGAGTTTATTGTGTTATTATAAAAATCATGATCAATTTGGTTTTTATAAATCGATTCGTTAATTGTATTGTTAGAGAATCTAGTACCTATTCTATTTTCATAAAAATCTCTACTAGAAGGATTCAAAATATCACCTAATGTGTTATTCTCAAAATATTCACCGATAACATTATCATAAAACACACAATAAAGGTTATTATTGTTAAATCCGTTACCAATTAAATTTCCATTACCTCCCCAATAAATTTCATTATTATAAAATCCATTACCAATATCGTTTTTATAAAATTGTTGTTTAATTTTATTATTATTGAACTGACTACCTATTTCGTTATTTTGAAAGTCTCCTCCACTTATTTCATTATCTCGGAAATCATTCATAATATTATTTCTATAAAAACTATTTTGGACTATATAGTTGTTATAAAAGTTTTCACCAATTCTATTATATTGGAAATTTGAGGTAATTCTATTATTAAAAAACTCATTTCCGATAACATTAGCATCAAAGTCATCATCAGTAATGTTGTTAAAGAAATAGTTTCCAATGTTATTATCATAACAATCATCAAAAAATGTGTTATTATAACAACTATGACCAAATTTATTACCTATAAATCTATTATGAAAAACATTATTAGCTAAAATAAAGTCATTTTCATTCTCTTGATATAAATTGGCATGATTACCAATATAATTGTTATAATTACCAGTACCGTCAAAAGTATAATACTCTCCAAATAAAGAAGGGTCATCTACATTGTTTTGATAATAACTACCATATTCGTCCCAAAAGGTACCATACATTTTAGTATTTGGACCTAAAGTTACGGTTGTTAATCCTGTAATAGCCATTTCGGTATCACTTACAATATTTGTTACTTCAAAAACCCTAAAATCATTATTAACCGATTCAAAACCAATCTTATCGCCCACTATAAGAGTACTTAAGAAAATAGTATCAGTACCAAAAACTGTCATTTCTGTTGAAGAAATATCCGCAACACTAACAGTTCCTTGATATGGATTGTTTAGTGAAACTTCATAGTATCTATATCTTTTGAATAAAATTGTTCTATGATCGTAATCAGTTCTGTTATTAAACTCATCAATTCTTTCTGTTATTCTACCTTTAGCTGGTGATCCAGTTCTTTCTGTCACATTAAATGTTATATCATACTTAATACTATCTTTTGGATAAGAAGGTTGATATGCGTTTTCAGATAAAGTTGAATTTGATGTTGCAAACACAATTATTGAGTCAATATCCGCAACTTTATAGTTATTTCCGACTATGGAATTTTTATTGTAATCATAATCAGGTTGATCATAACAAGTTTGGAAATCTGTTATTCTATAATAAGAACCGGCAACAAATGTTGCACCTGTATATTTGTCATATAACTCTGAGTAAGTAATATCCTCAAATGTTAGATTATTAGTTATAGATGAAAAATCTATATGATATGTTGACCCACTTAATTCTACCGGAAATAATGTGTCCGAAGTGGGATTTGCTAGATTAGTTAATTGACCGATGGTTTTTCCTGTTAACATGATTTTTTCTTTTTAATATAAATATCTTTTTAAATGAAAAACCCTCTAATTTAGAGGGTTTGTTTTTTATACTGTTTCAGCAACAAATTTAAATTTATATGTTTTACTTGGATATGTTGCAGGTATTATAATACCAAAACCATAATATTCATTACTGTACGGGTTAAACACCGCATCAATTGGACCGGCATATGTTGGACCATTTGGATTAAGACTCAAATCAAGAACTGCACCGAGTGTATTTGAATCACCTATCTGAGTTGGATTATTAACAACAGAAGATCCTGGAGTTACTCTAGTTGTATATGTGTATGGATACCATTCAATACCAACGAGATCACCACCAATATCAACCCCACCACCTTGAAGACCTGAAGAAGATCCGTTAGGAGAAACTTTTAATGCTTTATATATACCAACAAATAATCCATACTTACCATCGGCTTCAGTGTCCAATATATTTGTTGTTACCGTTAATTTACTAATTGATTGTGGTGTTGAAAAACTGTGCCAATATTGACTATCAGGATATAAAATTAAACTTGTATCAACATTTATACCTGAACCAATACCTATTGATGGTGCTTGAAAATAATCGTATACACCGAAAGCCTTTGTTTCTGTTCCACCAGTATGACTAATCTCAAAAATTGGATAATCCGCCACATTTGAACTTAATGGTGTTACAGTTGTTGACCAACCGCCAGGTAATGGATTTTCATAACATACAAAATCATATGATATACCATCGTTAGGTACTCTAAAAAATCCGTCTACTATACCATTAATATCACCACCACCATTTGATGGGAATACTCTAATTGATCTATCGGATTTATTAACAACACTAACTCTCTTACCTTTAATTGGTGTTGTGGGTAATTTTACTGCAAAATTTTCAGTTGTTGCTGTTGTTATTACATTAATACCGTAAACCAACACCGCGGTTGTACCACTATCAACACCTTGTGGTATCAAATCTGAAACCTGTTCAACAAATCCTGAATATATCACATGATATGTTTGACCATCAAGTTGTACTGGTATAAGTGAATCTTGTGTGATTCTGTTTAAATTCGTTAATTGACCAATTGTTTTTCCTGTTAACATTTTATTTTTTTTTATTTTTTTATACTTTTATTCAATAAATTGAAGATAAAATCCCTCACCGATTGAAATATATTCATTATTATCTGTTATTATTGGATCTACTAGAACTTCATCTAATGGTGGACACTGACAATCACCAACATAAGTTATAGTGTAACTTGGGAATAAATCTAAATAAAAAGTTCCACCTGATATACAACTATTATCAAAAGGTGTATATTCTGTAACACCAGAATTTATGAGATCATTTTTTTGTTGTCCTGTACAACAATCAGTCCAAAATACATATGTAGAATCTGTAGTTACATCAAATTGAACTGATGTATAACAACCTGAAATCGGTGACAGACACGTACCTGATGTAACTATTGGTAAAGGATTTTGTCCCGGACCAGTTAATTCCCACGTAGTAACTAAATCAGGTGTTGCAACATTGTCGCTACTAAAATAATAACTAGTTCCTATATTTTTTATAAACCAAAATCCTCCAAATCCTGGCTCCCAAACTATAAAATTATTTTCATTTGAATATGAATTTTTACCATCTACAATTCCCACAAATGTGTATGTACCATTAACAATAGATGATCCCGCATCGGACACACAAATTGGTCCAAATGGATCAATTGTAGGCGTTGGCGTTGGTGTTGGTGTATCTGTTGGTGTTGGTGTAGGTGTATCTGTTGGCGTTGGTGTTGGGGCATTAATTAAAAAGATTTCTGCAATAGAACCAAGAGGTGCCCCCGATAAAATCGGTTGACCAAATAAAACTTCACCGGTCAAATTACTATATTCTTCATTTATTGTGACAATTGTTTGTCCTGTTAAGTTTGAGTGATTTATTGTAACACCAGTAGAAATAGTCACCGAACCACCTGAAAATAAACTTAAAAACATTTCAAAATATAAAGTAACGTTACCACTAACTCTACGATTAGAAATTAAGTTAAATTTACCAATTATTGAACCGGGTAAAATTTCTGTTTCTAAACTTAATTCTAATGGTGTTGGATCGGGTACCAATAAAGAATATGTGTGATCATATTCCCCAAAGTACAAATCATATATACCATATGGGTTTGTGTCATAATAATTAAATGGAACTGTTTTGACACCCAAATTAAACGATCCACCGGAAGTTGGATTAAAAGTAACATTTGTTGTTTTACCACTCAAATTATTACTTAATATTCTTGCACCTATTGCCATTTTTTATTTTATTTATAAATATCTTTAATTTACTATTTATTTTTTCATATTAAATTTATTCCAAAATTTCGTGATTCAGATCACCGGTTGGTATTATCAAATAAGACAATTCTCCGTTAGGTATAATTGTATATATTGTATCGTTATTTGGGATTATTAAGTGTGTTAAGTTATTAGGTATTATTAAATAAGACAAATCCCCGTTAGGTAATATATTATAATTTATATCGTTATTTGGAATTATTAGATATGTTAAATCATTTTTTGGTGCAAATATAAATTCATAATTTATTGTATATTGAGCATTAATTGTATTTGGAACAACATTTAATTGATCATAAGATGCTGTGGCATTTAATAAATTGTAATCATCATTCAAATTAACAATCGTACTTCCACTAGTACCATTTTGCTCTATTGATACTGAATTTGTTATTGTTATTGGTGATCCCGATATCACACCAAGATTATTAACAAAATTTAATGTTATAGATTCAAATAATGGTTTATCTGACGTTAATATATATTTTGATTTAATAGATCCTGGAGTGAAAATTGCCTTAAGATTTAAATTAAAATTCGTACCTGAACCAATTAAATTATCATCACATTTAACACCACAAATTTCAAAATCAAACTCATTCAGTCTGGTCATAAAATTATGATAAACCTGAACAAAATTTAACGGTTCTTCATAATATTTTATTGTTTTTATATTAAATTCAGAAACACCTTCGTGAATACCCATCATTAATGGTGTACCACCTCCCCATGATTGTATGAATGGTTGAACACCTCTATTTGAAGGTATTACCTCTTCAAAATCTTTTATTTTTGCAATAGGTCTACCATTTAAATATATTTTTAAAATACCCAATCTGTTTTTTCTTTCATTCGCCCATTTTCTGTTTAAAACTTCAGGATACGAATAATCGGGAGTGGCCCCCGTCATAACATCAAGAGGATTGTTATTTAATGTTCTACCGGTAATTAAATCATTCCAACCACCATCATTTTCTAAATTACAATCTGTTAATCTTTTATATCGGTCAAATGTTATTGTAATATTAAAATCTTTATTTAGATCTGTAACACATAATGGGTCCGTTTGACCATTTGTAACATAATAAGATTCGGTATACCCACTATTTGTTTGACATATACCCAAATAACGAATTGCAGACCATTTTATTCTACCATCATTTGTAAAACCAAAAGATAGGTTATTGTCTGCATAATTTTTAATGTTGTCATCACCCCTAACACCAATATAATAAAAAATACTACCTTGTGACCAATTTAAACCCTCTCTATTGAATACAAAGTCAAGGGTCCATCCTTTTTCTGGTCTTCTTTTTATTATACCATCACAATTATCGGGACCGGCACCACTATCAATTTTAAACGCCCAAGGTTTTACACCCGTTTTTGGGGCTTGTGAACAACAATTATCAGGATCAGATAATTTTTCCACACAATCAATAATAGAAACCGAAAATCCCGAAATATTTAATATTGACATTACATTTTTTATATAAATATCAATGAAATAAAAGATTTGATAATAAAAAACCCCACATAATACATGTGGGGTTTTATTTTTGATTTTTAATCAAATCTTATACTGCTAATTTTTTAACATATATTGTTGTTGGGGCACCGTTACTATTTGACGGGAATGGTGCATTTATTGATGGATTTATTGAAACTGTATAATATGTTGGTGAAGTAATGTTAACAATTGTATGACCATATATTATTTGATCGTCCGAAGTCTCTGTACTTGAATAATCTGAAATCATATTACCTACAGTCATTGCACCGTTAGATGTTGTTGAACTATTTAATCTAACACTAACGTCGATACTATTGAATAAGTCAAAAATATGTACACTTGAAGTTATTTCATAAAATCCAGGTTCTTTAAAAAATATTCTAGCACCTGTATTACCTGCTTGTGTTGAGTTAACTAATTCAAAAATATCGGTATTACTATTAAGAATGGTAGTGTCCCATCTAGGATAGTTTTCAACACCATTTGTTAAGTTAGCATAGTTTGTTGTCCAAGAAAAAGATGCAACTGCGGAATCTAAAAAAACAGATCTGGTTACTTTAAATGTTTCTGTTTCACCACTATTATTCATCACCACGTATGAACCAGTGGTGTCCCCTGTAAATAAGGGTAATTGACTTATTTTAACGTTAGCCATATTCTTTTTTTATATAAATATCATAGATTTATGTTTTTTCAATTTTTTTTAATACAAACCTACTTGATAAAATGTTTTACCTGATAAAATTAATTTTTCGGTAGAACTTCTACCTAAAACAATATGTGTTTCGGTAATACCTGTATTTGAATAATTAACAGTTTGTCCTGTCCAAGGAGAAATATTTATGGCGTCTACAACATCATCTATTCTATTGGCGTATCCAAAATATGTAACACCACCAATTAGTCCACCAGCAAATACCAACCCAACAATTTTTCTTGTTCCTGAAATATCAGCAACAAGAGCGGATCCCGAATCACCACCATTTATTGGATATGAACATATACTACCATTCGGTGTTGTAGTTGCACTCGCAATAAATTGTATACATCTACCAAATTGAACCACAGTGTCGTTCCCCTGCTTAGTATATGCAATATTAATTGTTACAGGATATGAATTTGTTAAAAGTTTCATTTCACCTTCACCTTTAGATCCGGTCGTTCTACCCGCACTAAATAAATTGTTTTTATTTGTTAATAATCCGTCAATTTCAGAAGAAGTTGCAAATTCGAGTGGTTGCGTCCATCCGGTAACACCTTCCATTAAATAAGAAGTACTTATGTTAATATCTGAAGAATTAATGGTTGTTAATGCAACATCTGCATAGTTTATTGAACCACTTGAAATTGGTTTATATTTTTTTACTTTACCAATTGCATTATTTAAACTTGAATTACCCGATTCATTTGGTTGTGTAACAAAATCATTAAGTATTGATGTTTTTATTCCACCTAAACTTCTATCTGAATTTAAAAATGCATCGTAAACTAAAACATGATTATTTGATACACCCACCAATGAATTTGTCTCGTTGTCAACAGCCAAAAACCCCATCGTCCCAACAAACCCACTTAAATCACTAAAATTTGTTACAGATATACCACATTTTAAAGGTCTTATTTTATTTCTATTGGATGGAGGTGTTGTTTGCCAATTATAAAAATCAGAAGGACATGTTAATGGTTTTATTTCCAATTCTACCACATCTGTTTTAAATGTCTCACCAGAATATGTTATGGTATTTGGGATTAAATCTTTTTCATCCACTTGTTCTATCGGTAATTTTTTCGACACACTGAAAATCAATGATTTTTCTGTTGTTAATAAACCATTTTTTGTTTTATATCCATATCCAACACCAATAACATTATCTGAAGTCTCTTGTTGATATTTTATTGTCAATTCATCCAATAATTTCATGTCTTCCATATGTTATAAATTTGGTATAAAGATAAATAATGTGTTGACTGTTGAATCAATTATTAAAAAATCAGAATTTTCTGTTAATATATTATCCGAACCTTCCGTTGATAAATAATCTTCAGGGACACTTGTCGATGTTGGCGTTGGTGTAGGTGTTGGAGTTGGCGTCTCAGTTGGTGTAGGTGTACTAGTTTCAGTTGGTGTAGGTGTACTAGTTTCTGTTGGTGTAGGTGTACTAGTTTCTGTTGGCGTTTCTGTTGGTGTAGGTGTACTAGTTTCTGTTGGTGTAGGTGTACTAGTTTCTGTTGGCGTTTCTGTTGGTGTAGGTGTACTAGTTTCTGTTGGCGTTTCTGTTGGTGTAGGTGTACTAGTTTCTGTTGGTGTTGGCGTCTCCGTAGGAGTTGGCGTTTCTGTTGGCGTAGGTGTACTAGTTTCAGTTGGTGTTGGCGTACTAGTCTCCGTAGGAGTTGGTGTCTCGGTTGGCGTAGGTGTACTAGTTTCTGTTGGTGTTGGCGTTTCTGTTGGTGTCTCGGTTGGCGTTGGTGTACTAGTTTCAGTTGGTGTTGGTGACGGTGTTGGGTCAGGACACTCATCCTGTTCTAATGAAATATAATCACTATTCTCAGTTAATACATAAAACCCATCTTCTTTTGTTAATAATTTTTCACAAGTTTCTATTGGTGTTGGTGTTGGCGTTTCAGTTGGTGTTGGCGTACTAGTCTCCGTAGGAGTTGGTGTCTCGGTTGGTGTTGGTGTTTCTGTTGCAGTTGGCGTAGGTGTTTCTGTTGCGGTTGGTGTAGGTGTACTAGTTTCTGTTGGTGTTGGCGTTGGTGTACTAGTTTCAGTTGGCGTTGGTGTACTAGTTTCTGTTGGTGTAGGTGTACTAGTTTCTGTTGGTGTTGGCGTTGGTGTACTAGTTTCTGTTGGTGTTGGCGTTGGTGTACTAGTTTCTGTTGGTGTTGGCGTCTCCGTAGGAGTTGGCGTTTCAGTTGGCGTTGGTGTACTAGTTTCTGTTGGTGTTGGCGTCTCCGTAGGAGTTGGCGTTTCAGTTGGTGTTGGCGTACTAGTCTCCGTAGGAGTTGGTGTCTCGGTTGGCGTTGGCGTAATAGTTTCAGTTGGTGTTGGGGACGGTGTTGGGGTCGGTGTTGCTGTAGGTGTAGGAGTAGGTATTGTCACATACACATAGTTAGTTGAAATTGTGAAACCACTTAAAGTTCCTCCTGTTGTATTAACAGTAATATTTTCAAATTGAGATTCTAGTGTTAGTTCATTATAATTACCATTTGTTACGATTTGTGTCGTTCCACTTGTTGTACCACTTGATAATAATAATGTAACATTATTAATTATCGGACTTCCAGTTGTGGTATATAATACCTCATCAAAATTTAAAGAAATGTCAAAATCATATTGTTGAAATATATATGTATTATAATTACTGATTATTGAACCTTCAGTATGTTCAGATTCAATAATTATTGTACCACAATTTCCATCTTCAAATATTATATAATCACCATTTTCAGTTGTTATTAAATTACCATTTTCACCTTCAACTATTATTTCACATAATGGTAATGTAGGTGTTGGTGTTGGAGTTGGTGTTTCTGTTGGAGTTGGAGTCTCAGTTGGTGTAGGCGTTGGCGTACTAGTTTCAGTTGGTGTAGGCGTTGGCGTACTAGTTTCAGTTGGTGTAGGCGTTGGTGTTTCTGTTGCAGTTGGCGTTGGCGTACTAGTTTCAGTTGGTGTAGGCGTTGGTGTTTCTGTTGCAGTTGGCGTTGGGGTTGATGTTGCGGTTGGTGTAGGCGTTGGAATAGGTCCGGGTTCCGCACCAAAAATACCCCATAAAAGATTTGTTCTAAATTCTATACCAGTAAATGTTAATGTTATTTGACTATGTGTACCTGGGAATCTTATAACACCATATCCTTCATTTGATGATATTTTTTTATTTATTGGATCAACTATTAGTCCATTAAAACATGTCGGATAACATGGATCAAAATTAACAAAATCAACATCGGTAAAGAATGTTTGAGTTTGTGTCGGCGAACCTAAAGACCAAACACCTAATAATGCGTCTGTTATTTGAGGATTAAATGTAAAGGTTAATTGATTTGGACCCTCAACTAAATAGGTTATACCAGTACTCGGTTGTGTAACATCAGTACATGTTAAACAATCTGTAAATTGTGCACTTTCTTTACTTACAATTCCCGATCCACTATAACTCACTGAAACATCATGAGATTGTGTTGTTGTTATAATTTGACCTTCAGTAACACCTGTATTTATAAAATATTCCCAAACAATATTTTGAATACTTGGTGTTGGTGGAAGTGTAGGTGTTGGAGGAGTACAATCGTTTATCTCGGTATATATTATACTACCATCTTCTGTTGTTATAATGATATCATTTTCACCTGACACAACACCAATACAAGTACCTATATTAGTGGTTATACCACCTTCATCATCAATAACACTTGATGCACAGAAATAAACCTGACTATTACCCGAAACTTCAATTGTGATAGGTGAAGAAGTTAAACAATCCAAATATGTTACAAAACTTGAACTTGGGAAAGTGTTATTTGCTAAATAACAATAACAATTAAGTATAGTAGGTGTTGGCGTTGGTGTAGGTGTACTAGTTTCTGTTGGTGTAGGTGTACTAGTTTCTGTTGGTGTAGGTGTACTAGTTTCAGTTGGTGTTGGTGTACTAGTTTCTGTTGGTGTAGGTGTACTAGTTTCAGTTGGCGTTGGTGTACTAGTTTCAGTTGGTGTAGGTGTACTAGTTTCTGTTGGTGTTGGTGTACTAGTTTCAGTTGGCGTTGGGGTTGATGTTGCGGTTGGAGTACTAGTTGCAGTTGGAGTACTAGTTGCAGTTGGAGTACTAGTTGCAGTTGGAGTACTAGTTGCAGTTGGAGTACTAGTTGCAGTTGGTGTTGGAGTACTAGTTGCAGTTGGTGTTGGAGTACTAGTTGCTGTTGGAGTACTAGTTGCGGTTGGGGTTGGTGTAATTGTGGGTGTTGGGGTTAATGTCGGGCTAGGTGTTGGTGTCGGAATGGCAATACTTAAATAATGAGTTTCTCCCGATATTCCAACATATGTATATATATGATTACTTAGTATTATATGAGAATAGATATATTCAGGAACATTAAAATGTGTTACAAATTCATTGTAGTTAAATGTTACAGATAAACCGGAATATATATAATTAGGATTATTTATCGTATTATCTATCTCAACAAGTGTTATTGTTAAGGTATTACTACTAAAATTTTCTAAACTATCGTCTATTTTTAATGAATTATAAAAAATTGGACCACTAAAATCAAGTACCTCTTTATTGTAATCATTACCTATTTTTGATAATTCATAATCGTAATATTCTGAGCTATCCAATTTAACATCTAATCTAGACCCAAAAAACTTTAAAATGTTCTGATTATTCATATTTTAATAAATATCTTTCGAAACGTTTGATATTTATATAAAAAACTGTATTGATGAATAATTTTATAAAACAAGTTATTGAAGAGAAATTTCTGTCTAAAAAACAACAAAGATTTTTTTATGCAAAAACTTCCGATAAATCTTTACCAAAGAAAGAAAGAAAGAAATGGTCAAAGTGGGCTAAAGAGTTTTCAGATAAGACAGATTTCAAAAAACTACCTGATGAAGTAAAAGAAAAGGACATCGAAGAAATCGTTGATGGGTTAGGTAATATTGGTAGAAGTAAAAAATCTAATAATTTTAATACCAAAGGTATCACATCAAATTCAATAACAGATAAAGTGGTTAAAATGGGTGCAGGTACAATGGGTACACATGGTGTACATGGTACACACACATCTTTAAGATATTGGGCCGAATCTGATATGAGTAAATCACTTGGATTTGATAAAACCATGGGAGTAGACGCATCATATGAAGACGCTGAAGACCACTTTGAAGATGAATTAGGTTTAGAACCAGAAGAGGCAAAAGATAGATTAGACCAAATGGGTTATGATAAAAAATTAAAAGACGATAAAGTAAGATTGGTTGAAAACCCTAAAAAATTTATTGAGGAGTATATTGATAATATTTTAAGTAAAAAAAACCAATCAAATGATATCCTTTCAAATAAAGAAATTAATCCTATTATTTTAAAACAAATAAAAGCTTTAAAAAATAGTATGAATAGTAATAATTTATCGATGGAAACAATTGTAAAATATCTATCCGATGATGTTGTTAACTTTAAAAAATAATGAATAAAGATCTAAAAGGTAGGATATTTGATATACCACAAAATATTTTAGATAAGATTAATCACACAATTGTTGGTCTTAATGGTAAACATGCACATGGATTAAATAGGGCAAAAAAGTTACTTTCAGATAAAAAAGTAAAATATGGTCAATTAAAAAGAATAATACACGATATTCAAAATACAGATAAAATAAAAGATAGAACTAAATATGATTTATGTGGTGGTGACTTGATGAAAGAATGGAGTAGAAAATTTTTAGATGGTGAAAGAGATTTAGTGGGTAAAAGAAAAGATTCTAAAAAAAGAGCGGACGATATAGGTGGTCTAACTGGAAGTAGAAAAAATAGTCATTTAAAGAAACATACTAAAAGATTTGGGTTCAAAATCCCTGTAAATTTAATAAAAAGTAATTCAAATAAAAGTTCAATTTCACCAATAACATCTTTAAAGTTATTTGAAGAAATTGAAAAAATAAAAAAATTAATGTTATAATATGCCAACACAATTAGAAATTATCGCAAACCAACAAAGAGTTGAACATTTGGCAAGAAATGAATACAACTATTCAGACTTATATTCTTCAGTAAACACGAGAGCTTTATCTGATGGTGATGAAGCGGGTAAAGGTGAAAATAATGGTTCTATTGGTTCTTTGACAGACATCAACACAAGAAACGATTTAAAAGGTAGAAACATATATAATGAAAACAATGGTTATTCATCGGTAAACACAAGAGCATTATCCGATGGTGATGAACCAGGTAAAGGAGAGAATAATGGTAATGTTGGTGGACAAACAGATATATTAACAAGGGTCGATAACACCGGTAGAAATTTATATTCACCTAATAATCAATATTCTTCAGTAAACACGAGGGCTTTATCTGATGGTGACGAAGCGGGTAAAGGTGAAAACAACGGTTCTATCGGGGGTCAAACAGATATTTTCACAAGAGTTGATAATACTGGCAGAAACTTATATTCCCCTAATAATCAATATTCTTCAGTAAACACAAGAGCATTATCTGATGGTGACGAAGCGGGTAAGGGGGAGAATAATGGATCTGTAGGTTCATTAACAGATATAAACATAAGAGTAGATAATACAGGTAGGAACATTTACGGACTAACAAGACAATATCCTGATTTCTAATGAAAATAAAAAAAATATTATTTAATCTTTTAAATGAACAGGTCGTTCTTCAAAGTACAAGAACGAAACCAATTGTTAATGCAATTAAAAATAGGAATCCGATTACATTTTATTATTCTGGACCAAGAAAACCTAAAAAAGATAGTGTAAAACCAGGTAACAGAATAAAAGGTGAGGCAGTCGCAATAGGGTTAAATAAAAAAGGTAATTTAGTTATTAGAATGTGGGTCCAACCCCCATCAGTATCAAAAAGAGGATTTGAGGAACATGGTTGGAGAACATTTATGGTTTCAAGAATGAGTAATATACAAATATTAACAAACGAAAAGTTTGACACAAAAAGACCACAATATAAAGAAGGTGATGACGGTAGTATGAGTGTCACATATGTTACATCCGATTGGACATCAACACCACCAGTATCTAAAAAACCAGAAATAAAACAACCCCAACAACCAACTAATTTACCACAACCTAAACCAGAAGAAAAACCAACTAAAAAACCTGAACAATTACCACAACCTAAACCAGAAGAAAAACCAACTAAAGAACCTGAAATAGTTAGTACAACAAAATATGACGTTGATGTTTATACTACACTAAAACCGAAAATAAAAGATATTAATGGTAAAAAAGTGGTTTCAACACAAGATTATCAAAATTCATTAAATGATCTTTATAAGAAAAAAGAAACAGAATGGATTGATAATCAGAAAAAAATTGGCGGGAACATAAGGCCAGGTGAGGGAACAAGAAATAAATTTAAAAAAGATTCTAAATTCGAATTAGATAAGTTATTGTCTAATGACAAGATAGAAGTTTCGGACGAACAAGAAACACAACTTAATGAAACTATAAAAAGATTTAAATCTTTAATTTTTTATTAAAAAATAATATATTATATAAAATATTTAATATTATGTCAGGGAGAGGAACAGTATCGGAAAACGATTTAATGTATAAATTGGTTAACGCCAAAAAAGTAATGAATAAAGTAGAGACAGGATCTTATCAAAGAGGTAATGTAAATGAAGAAATTTTAAGATCTTCACCAGAAGAAATAATTTCAAATAAACAAATGACGAATCAACCAATATCTAATCAATCTCATTTGAAACCTGTTAACTCAAATTTGAATGTTGATAAAATCAACCAATCCAAATTACCTGATGCAATTAAAAAAGCAATGATTGAAAATCCAATACCTCAAATATCTTTAAACGACACGATAGATATGAATTTTGTTCAAGGAGCAAAAAGATTAATGGAACGTGAAGGTATGATATCAAAAAAACCAAAATCACAACCACAACAAGTGATTAATGAATCATATGTGTCTTCAGATTTAATATCACAATTAACACCAATAATTGAAAATACAATTAGAAAAGTTTTAGACGAAAAATTAAATCAATTACTTACAGCACAACAAACAGCAAGTATTAATGAAAACTTGGTATTAAAAGTAGGTGACTCCATTTTTAAAGGAAAAATAACTGGAGTAAATAAGTCAAAATAATTTGTTTTTTCATTTTTTTTTCGTATAATTTAGACATATAATATTAATATGTCAAAAATTAAAATTTTAGCAATTCCATCCGATTCATTTGGTGTAGGTAAATTCAGGATGTTAGATCCATATAAATTTATTGGTGATAATTATACAGATGAGATACATGTAGACATCGTATATAATGTTCAAAACATTGACGACGCTTTCAAAGATTACAATATTGTTATTTTCCACTCTTTTATTCACCAATTACCACATGAAGTCAATATTGCAAGAATTAATTGGTTAAAACAAAGAGGTGTAAAAGTTATAATGGATATTGATGATTTATGGTATGTTGATCATAGACATCCTTTATATTATCACATAATGAAAGAAAAGATCGGTGATAAAAAAATTCAGATGTTAAAATTGGTTGACTATGTGACAACAACAACACCAATTTTTGCTAAAACAATAAAAGAAAAATTAGGTATTAAAAATGTAGAAATTTTTCCAAACGCAGTTAACCCAGAAGAAAAACAATTTCAACCAAATCCAATATCATCAGATAAAATAAAGTTTGGTTGGCTCGGAGGATCAACACACTTACACGATTTAGATTTATTAAGAAATGGTATATCAAGTTTACATTATTCACATAGAGGAAAAGTACAATTTGTTTTGTGTGGATTTGACTTGAGGGGTACAATGACCGAAGTAAATAAAATGACAGGGGAAGTTGTTAGGAGAGACATCAAACCAATGGAAACGGTTTGGTATGAATATGAAAAAATATTCACAGACAATTATACAATATTAGATGAACAATATAAAAACTTTTTATTAACATTTGTTAAAACAGATCAGTATTTTTCTGAGATGCCTTATATTAGAAGGTGGACAGAAGATGTTAGTGAGTATGGTAAAAATTATAACTATTTTGACGTTTCTTTAGTACCTTTAGTTGAAAATGTTTTTAACACAAACAAATCACAACTTAAAGTTATTGAGGCGGGATTTCACAAAAAAGCAATCATTGCAAATGAAAGTTTACCATATACATTAGATTTAAAATCGGCCTTTAATGATGGTAAGTTTAATGAAACGGGAAATGCTCTTTTTGTGTCTCAAAACAAAAATCACAAACAATGGGCACAACAAATGAAAAGATTGGCCGATAATCCAAATATGATTACAGATTTAGGTGAAAAATTATATGAAACAGTTAAAGACAAATATTCATTACAGAAAGTTTCTAAAGATAGAGTTGAGTTCTTAAAATCAATAATATAAAAATTAAAATTAAAAAAACATGCATTATTTAGTAACTATCGGTTATGAAACCGAACAAATGGACAGAAACGGAAATCCAAGACTTCAAAAATTGAAATACATTGTTGAAGCAGAATCAGTTGAAGAGGCTACTCTCGTTGCTTCAAAGTATAGATCGGGAGATGTTAGATCTAGTGAAAGTATTTCAATTGTAAAAATGCCAATTGAATGTATTATCGACAAGAAAAACACACCTGAATACTATAAATAAAATATAATGGAATTTTATAGTAAAGATATCCAAATTTTGAGACAGTCTCAAAGTAAACTTGCTTTGGAGTATTTTAATTCTATGGGTATAATATTATCTGTTGAAGAGTTACAAAGAGTTACAGATGTATTTGTTGAATGTTGTTTAAGACCGTCAGATAATGATTTAAAAAATAGAATCAAATTACTTGATAAATGGATATTAGATAAACAACAACAAATGAAATTATTATTAGAAGAAAAAAAATAAATTATATGGAAAAACAACAAATTGAAGACTATATTAAAAGATTACAACAATTAGAGTCTGACATGAGTGGTGGTGAAGAAGATATAGATCACGATTTTATACAGGATTTAGATAAATTATTAAAAAATCTAAGTACAGATATCGGATCTTCTTTTGGTCCACAATCATTAAAAATTCCTGTTAGGTTTAAAAAATTACACAATTTGGCAGTCACCCCTAGATATTCTAAAGATGGTGATGCTGGCATGGACCTAACAATTACCGATATTATATCAGAAACAAAAAGTGATGTAACATACGGATTCGGAATTGCAATAGAAATCCCAAAAGGATATGTCGGATTATTATTTCCGAGATCGTCAATTCGTAAATACGATTTAGCATTAACTAATTGTGTTGGTGTTATTGATAGTGGGTATAGGGGTGAAATACAAGCAACTTTTAAAAAAACAAGTTGGTTAAAAGGTGAATCATCAGAAAAATACAATGTGGGTGAAAGAGGTGCTCAAATTATTATATTACCGTATCCACAAATAGAGTTTATTGAAACCGATAATTTATCGGAAACTGAAAGAGGTGGAGGTGGATTTGGTAGTTCAGGATTGTAGTATATTTATAATTAAAATAAATAATTTAAAACTAAAAAATTGACAGTTAAAAAAAACACGAGAGCAAAATCAGAACCTCTTATTGAAAAAAAATTAACAGCAAAAGAAAAAATAAGATCTTTGGTTAAAAAACCAAAAGAAAAGTTTTTAACCAAATCTCAGGAAGAATATTGGAATATTTTAGGTAATAACCAAATAACCTTTTGTTTTGGTCCTGCGGGTGTTGGTAAATCATATATCGCAATGAAAAGAGCAGTTGATTTACTTTGGGAAGAAGACAACAAATATGAAAAAATAATAATTGTTAGACCCGCAGTTGAAGCTGAAGAAAAATTAGGTTCATTACCTGGTGGTATGGAGGAAAAATTAGATCCATATATCTATCCTTCATATTATCTTTTAAATAAAATAATCGGTAAAGAAGCAAGGGAAAAATTAAAAGACGAAGGTATAATTGAAGTTGCTGCTCTTGCTTATATGAGAGGATGGAATGTTGATAACACGATCTTAGTTTTTGAGGAGGCACAAAACGCAACACCGTCTCAAATAAAGTTGTTAATCACTCGTATCGGTTATAATTCCAAATTTTTTATATCTGGAGATCTTGAACAATCCGACAAATATAAAGATAAAACAAAATCAGGATTGTACGATGCTAAAAGAAGATTGGAAGGTGTAAAAGATATTGGACTATATGAATTCGGTAAAGAAGACATTGTTAGAAATCCATTAATTGGTGAAATATTAAAAAGATACGACTAACAATAAAGTCGTTTTTGCACAATAAACCCATACTCTTTATTATAAAAGTATGGGTTTATTATTTACTTAAAAAAATTTTATTATTATATTTTAAGTATGGAAATATTTGTAAGTGTTGATGGTGTATTAAGAAACACAATTCAAAAATTGGATTACCATTATAAAGATTTTTATTTTGATTCTGATGTAGAAAATACCGAAAACACAACAGAATTCAAATACGATGTTATTGAACCAGTTTATAATGATAATTTATTAAATCATTATAAATTTCAATCTAAAGAAGAATTTGAACATTTTCTTTTTATTGAATTTCCAATAGAAATTTTCGGTCACGCATCCACAAGTTATCAAGGTGTTTTTACGGATTTAAATAAAATTATTTATGAAAATAAAGAACATAATATAACAATTGTCGGACTTGATGAATTAGGTAAATCTAAACCCGGAACTTTATTCTTTTTATCTAAAAATGGATTTATGGGTAATAACATAAAATTCATAAGGAGTGAAGACATTAAAGATATGTGGGAAAAATGTGATTATTGGATCACAGACAATGAAAAAATTATTATAGAATGTCCAAAAGAAAAAACCGTAATTAAATTTAACACATCTTACAATCAATACTTTACAAATAAAAAAGAAATAACTAAATTAATACAAATCGAAGAATTATGCTCGAAATTTTTGGAAAAGAATACTACATCGACATTGATAGAATCACAGAAGAATGTAGAATAGAAGTTAAAGAAAATTCAAATCAGAATGATGAAAATTCTGAAGAAGATACACAAACAATAAATATTTTTAAATATGAACTTTTAAAAATATTCATTGAGAGAATATTAGGCGAGAATTTTGAAGATGATGAAACAATTGGATCATTTGGGTCGGAAACCACAACATTATCATTTAAAATAGCTTTTAACACTTTAATAAAAAATCAAATTTTAATCGAAAACGAAGATGAGTAACAAAGAGAACATTGAAAATTTAGAAATCGCCTTGTCAAGGCTAGAGTCAAATAAACAAATTTTTTATTTTTTGACGTATGACACAAAAAATAACCCAAGAGCGTCGGTAAAGTATATCTACGACTTGGCACTAACACTAAATAAACAGGGATATATTTCCAAGATTTTAGTGGAAGATAAGACATATACTGGCGTTGAACATTGGTTAGGTGACAAATACAAAGATTTACCCGTCGTGTCGATAAAAGAAGATAAAATAGAAATTAATATTGACGATGTAATTGTTGTACCCGAATATTATTCAAATGTTTTAGAACAATTGTCTAATATAAAATGTGTAAAAGTAATGTTAGTACAACAAAAAGATTACATGTTTGAAACATTGTCTATTGGTAGTAGATGGAGTAATTTTGGTTTCGATAAGGTAATCACAACAACTAATAATACTAAAAAATATATTTCAGAATATTTTCCTGAAGTTTTAGTACACGTTATTCCACCAATTATCGGTGAAAATTTTAAACCATATGAGAAACCAATTAAACCATATATTGCAATAAGTTGTAGAAATAGATCTAAAAGTAGAAAACTAATATCTGAATTTTATTTAAAATTCCCACAATTAAGGTGGATTACTTTTAGAGACATGGTTCAAATGACTTATGATGAATTTGCATCTTCATTAAAAGAATGTTTTGTTTCAGTATGGGTTGATGAAGAAAGTACTTTTGGTACGTTTCCATTAGAGTCTATGAAATGTGGTGTACCTGTTGTCGGTAAAATACCAAATAATGAACCAGATTGGTTAAGTGAAAATGGTATGTGGACATATGATGAAAGTAAGTTAGTTGAAATATTGGGTACATATGTTTTGGCTTGGTTGGAAGGTGTTGAATTAACAGATGATGTTAAAACAAAAATGAAAGATACACTGTTACCTTATGACTCCACTATTACAGAAAATAACATAATAAGTATTTTTAATTCTTTTAAAGATAGAAGAGAAGAACAAATTAAAAATGCATTACAAAAATTAAAAACAGAAGAAACAGTATGAAAAATATAACAGTAATTTTACCAGTACATAAATTAAACGAAGAGTACATTGTAATGTTAACAAATTCAATAAAATCGGTTGAATTATTTTATGAAGATGTTAAATTATTAATTGTACATCCAACTGAAATTTCAGGTGATTTGAAAAAAATTCTTTCCACATTAAATCAAAAATTAGAGATAAAATGTCTTGAAAATAAAAAGAATAGTGGTTTTACCTCACAAGTAAATTTAGGTATAGAACAATGTGATACCGAATGGTTTTCAATATTGGAGGTTGATGATGAGTATAAACCTATATGGTTAAAATCAATAATGGAATATAAAAACGAATATACCGATGTTGATGTGTTTTTACCAATTATAAAAGATGTAAATGTGGAAGGTAATTTTCTATCTTTTACAAATGAATCTACATGGGCATATGGGTTCTCAGAAAAACAAGGATTCCTCGATAATGAAGTTTTATTAGAATATCAAAACTACCAAACAAGTGGTGGATTATTTAAAACTGAAGTAATAAAAGAAAATGGATTGTTTAAAGAAAATTTTAAATTAACGTTTATTTATGAACTATTACTAAGATTAACACATAATAAAGTAAAAATTATGACTGTACCAAAAATAGGGTACCAACATGTTAATTTTAGAGAAGACTCTTTATTTTGGAATTATAAAAATGACGAATCCTCTAAATTATCAGAAAATGAAGTTAAGTTTTGGTTAGATGCCGCAAAAAAAGAATATTTCTTTAAAAATAATAGAGACCTAAACTATGTTGAGTCTTAATGCCAAAAAAAAGAACCCAAAAAATCTATTTTGGGGATGATCAAGAAAAAGCGGTAATAAGATATTTGGAATCTGAAACCGAAGAAGAAAAGAACAAGATATTCAATGAATATTTAAGAGAACCCCTCATTATAATGGTCGAAAGTATTATCCGCCGTTATAAATTATATAGAAAAGACTTAGAATTTGAAGAAATTCATAATGACACAATGTCTTTTCTAATGACAAAGATTAATAAATTCGATCATACTAAAAATCATAAGGCGTATTCTTACTTTGGTACAATATGTAAGAATTATCTTATGGGGGCAATTCAAAAAGACACTAAAGAATTAAAAAGAAATGTGTCATATGAAGATGTAACAAGTGAACTCGAAAATAGACCAGATTTGGTTTACACTATTGATGCATATGAAATAGATTATTCCGAAGTATTGGTTAAGTTAGTAACTTCTTTAGAAGAGTTTATTGAAAATGAAGAATTAAACGAAAACGAAAAAAAATTAGGTTACGCGTTAATAGAAATATTTACAAATTTTGATAAAATATTTCAAATAGGAGATGGTAATAAATTTAATAAAAACCTAATATTACTCTCACTTAGAGAAATGACATCCTTGTCCACTAAAGAAATTAGGATTTCTCTAAAAAAATTCAAGAAAACATATAACGGGATAATGTTAGGATTTTTAAACTAAAATCTATTTATTGTTATGAAAAACAGAAACAATATAACATTAGACGTAGATTCTGCAATATCGTTAATGCAAGAAATTTACAATGATGTCGTGGAACAAAAAAACACAGCATCGTTGATAATGAAAAAAATGCTTTCCTTTATGAAAGATGCTGAAGATATGAGCGTAATTGGTCCGGTAATAAAAGAACAACAAAAAATACTAAACGAATGTACCGAAAAGAAAATTTCTTTGGTAAAATTACAAGGTGCCCTATTAAAACAAACACAAGGTGGAGGAGGTAAAAACTTACCAATGGGTAAGTTAAGTCTTTCTGATGAAGATAGAGAATTACTTGATAAGTTGGTCAATGAAGAGGGAAATAATAATAATTCTGAAAATTATCAACTATAATGAGTAAAACTAAAAAATTAAAAAAAGAAATAAAATCAAAATTAGAGGTCATCAAAAAAATAAATGATGACCCTAAAAAAGTATCCGACGATTTATATGATGCGTATTTAAAAGATTTACCATCAACAGATAAACTATTTGGTAAAAAATTTGGTGATTTTTTAGATAAAAGAAGAAAAAAAAAGGAAAACAATAAGGACATATTCTCAGATATTTTAGAAATAGCCGAAAGTTTTTTAAATAAAAAAAATCCAAAAGGTGGTACAGATAAATTATTTTCTAAAAATAGGTTAAAAAAACACGGATTAGACTCAACGATTGTTACATTGAGGTCTTCAAAAGAAATAATTTCCAAAAGAGTAAAAGAAGTTTTTTTTGTGTCTGATGGTATATGTGGTGTTGACTCTACTTTAAAAATTGACACAATAACATTAAAACCAAGTGAATTTGATTTTTTAAATCTTTTAACCGTCGATCCAAATAGTGATGTTGGTAAAGTGGCATATGAACCAATAAAACCAGTTCCTGGTAAAGAAAAAGTAAATAGGAAATTATATGAGACATTCGGTGGAACCCCGTATCAATTTGATTCACAAAATAATAATACATTATTCACATTAAATTGGGACGCACCAAATCAACAATATATTGTTAACGGTTTAACACAAGGACTACCTGGTGTAATAAAAGTAGAAGATTTTTTTAATGATTATTATTCAACAGTAGAATTACCTGATATTGAACAAATAATTAAAAACGCCATGTATTTGAGTTTAGGTGGAGGTGGAGGTGACAACCCTTCTTTTCAAAAGGGAGTAGATTTTTTAAATAGACTTATAGCAAAATTATTTGCGGTTTGTGGATCACCAAAAGAAGGACAAAATCTAAAACAAAATGCGGTAGACATGTTTAATGAAAATGACGAAGATATTGAAAGTTATTTTGATTTTACAAACACGGAAGGTATTGATTTAGATGATGAAAATAATAGATTTAGGAGAGTTCTTAAATTTACTGATTGTAATAATTTTGAAATACCTGTTGATGACAAAATATTAGAAGATTTTGTTTATTTAACAAATAGTAAATCGATAAATGATGTAATTAATGACGCATTAAATGATGCTGCCACAGCCGCTTTTGATAGGTCGGATGGAACAATACCACAGATAAATTTTAATTTAAATTTAATGAATGATTTCATTATAAATTTACCAAAAGCTTTAATAATGTCGATATTAACACCTAAAGTATTTTTACCGATTTTAATAATATATAAATTATTTAAATCATTGTTAAATATTAGAATTGATGTTAAAGAAATAATGAAAAAATTAAGTAAATTATTTAATGCTATTATTAAAGATTTATTTTGGCTTTTTATTAGAGAATTTTGGAGATTATTAAAAATAGATTTATTGGAATTCGTTTATCAAATTGCGGCTAAAATATTAAAAAACAAATATAAAAGATACTTAACAATTATTAGATCAATAATCTCAATACTACAACAAATAGTTGTTAATCCACCTGATAATTGTTTTGATATTTTTAATCTAATATTGACAACAATCACCAGTGCACTTAGGGGAGGTATTTCAAATGCAATTCCTGCAATTTTATTATCATTCGCAGATAAATTACCTGGTTATAGTCAGGATAGAGCATATATGAATATTGCCGAAAGATTAGAAGCGGCTGGTATCCCAATGGGACCACTGTATGGTGCATCAAATGATTTACCGGCATTAGTTAAATCAATAATTGATGGCCACACTGAAGAAGAAGATAAAAACGGATTTATTGCCGGAGGAAATCAATTCTTTACTGTACCTATTCCACCTATGGGTGCAGGACCATTAATTGTTCCACCCGGTATGATAAGAGTTTTTGGTAAAAAACAATAATATGGATATAAATAAAATAATTGAAATATCTGAAAATGCCGAAAATAAACCAAACAAAGATTTAATTTCTGCCAGAGATATTTTAATTGAAGAATTTGAAAAAACAAAAGATTTAATAATAAATCTAACAAAACATCTTGAAGGTGTTGAAGAAATGTACGACAAAGTAAATAACGAAATAAAGAAAAGAATTATTAACTAATGAAAATAATTGATATTGCGGTATGTGACGATAATAAAGACCCTAAAGGTTTGGGTAGAATAAGATATAAATTACATAGTTCAGGTGGTGGTGCAAAAGAAAAGGCTGTTGATTATGAAAAATGGGGTGAAACAGATTTGTTTGTTGCTCAACCATTTTTACCATTAAATATAAATTTTATACCAGAGATTGGACAGGCGGTCAAAATAATAAGATATGATGTTAATAAAGAGAGTGTAAATCAGGAATACATTGCAGGACCATTTGGAAATCCCTATGATTTTAATAATACAGTGTTGTCGTCACAATTACAAAACACTACTTATGGTTCAATTGCCAAAAAATCACCAGACATATATAAAAACGGTGAAATAGATGAAAGATATAAGGCGGCATTTACTGAAATAAATCATTATGGAGTTTATGGTAAATATGGTTCGGATTTAATTTTTACTGACAATGGATTACAGTTAAGAGGAGGTAAACTTTTATCAAAAGAAGCTGCAAGTTCAAAAAATAGGGAAACACTTATCAATTTTCCGATAATGTCGAAAAAATCATCTAGAATTTATTTAAAAAAATTTCCTAAAGTAATGGAGTTAAAACCGGTGGAAGAAAAGACGGAAAAAGTACAATTTGCGGTTTTAAAGACAATAATTGAATATAGTTTAGATAGTCTAACAAATCCACAATTTGTAAACATATATATGTATGATGTTGAAAAACCATATGGGAATTTATACAATACAAATTCATTTAACGAACATACTGAATTAGATTTTAATTATTTAAAATTGTATACATTATCAGGTAATACACCAACACTAACATTACCAATACCTCCATCCCCACCATCATTAACACCAACTATTAATGATGCATATCTTTTTCTAAGAGACGGATTTAAAAAGATAATTGAAAATGGTCCCTTTTCTTTAAACCCATTGTATAGAAAAACCACAGATTTATACCCATTATATTTTAGACCAACTAAAGAATTTAGAGAAAGAGTGGGTAATAATACAGAAAAACTAAAATTTTTAGATAATGTTTTTATAAGAAATAAAAAAACATCTGGTTTAATATGGTCATTCACACAAGTCGATCCACAAGTGATCCCAAATGTTGAAATAAAATTAAAACCATTTGTAAATGAAAATTCATCAGAACAAACTTTTGGTTCTATTTTATCTGATAAAATATTTTTATTATCTACAGAATATTCTTTAGGAACACCTGGTGGATCACCAAATATTAATTTTGAGGGATTAAGTAAATATGATTTAACTCAAGAGGATTACATATCAAAAATAGAACCTAGTACCTATGCAACAGTAAGGGGTGAAAAATTATTGGAATTCCTATTTGCATTGAAGGAAGTTTTATATGGTCACGTGCATAATATTAATAAAACATATATTAAGGAATGGGACGAACATGAAAATTTAGATAGATTATATCAATCTTTAGCAAATGACTTATTAAATACCTCAATTAGAATAAACTAATTGATATTTATAAAATAAAAAGATGTCATATTTTCGTTCTTATTTTGAAAAAAATAATACTATACTTAAAAATTCTAGTATTAATACTGCCAAAAATCCGAATACCGAGATAATATACGGCACCACATTCTCAAAATATCTGTTTAAGATAGATTTATCAACTTTACAACAAAAAATCGATTCCGGTGAGTATGTTATTGATGAAAACACAAAACACACTTTACATTTAACAAATACTATTTTTGGTGATGAGGCCCTATTGGGTGATGATAGGGGTAATAGTAATAGAAGAGCAACTTCTTTTGATTTGATATTATTTAGGGTTAATGAATTTTGGGACGAAGGTGTTGGTTTTGATTATGATAAAGTATATGATTTAGCAACTGGAGAACAGTTATTTGACGTTAGACCATCAAATTGGTTTAATAGAACAAGTGTTGATACATGGGGGGAAGAAGGTGTTTATTCAACTTCACCCGATATAATTGAAACAATACATTTTGATAATGGTAATGAAGATATTAATATAGATCTAACAGATTATGTTAACGGTATTTTAGAAAATGGTGACGATAATTATGGTCTTGGTTTGGCGTTTTCTGTTATATATCAGGATGTAACGACGGATGTTGGTCAAAGTGTTTCATTTTTTTCAAAGTATACACAGACGTTTTTCGAACCATATCTTGAGACTTATTTCCATGACGTAATAGAAGATGATAGACAAAATTTTGTACATGGTGTTGAACAAAATCTATATCTGTATGTGACAAAGGGTACAAATTTTTATGATTTAGATTCATTACCATCTGTAGATATATTAGATAGTACAAAAACACCGATAGCGGGATTAGAAAATCTAACACCAGTAAAAGTTAAAAAGGGTGTTTACAAGGTTACATTTGGTATTGAGGGTATTTTATGTGATGGTAAAAAGTTTTTTTATGATAAATGGAAAAATATAGAAATTGATGGAGTATCAATTGATGATATACTACAAAAGTTCGTACCAAAACCATATACTTCACAATATACAATAGGTGAAAATCCAACAGAATTACAGAGATATGCAATACAATATTTTGGTATTAAACTTAATGAAAAAATAAATAGAGGAGAAAAAAGAAAAGTTGTGGTAACTTTCAGATCAATCGATTATCCAAAAACAGTTTTATTTGATGAGGTATATTATAGAATATATATAAGGGAAGGTAGAACACAAGTAAATGTATTTGATTGGACTAAATTAGATAGGACAAATGAGAATTCTTTTGTTTTTGACACATCCTACATGATACCGAGAGAATATTATTTGGAGATAAAAGGTAAAACACATTCTGAAGAAATTTTTTACAAAGAAAATATAAACTTTGAGATTGTGTCAGAAAAGTAAAATATTTATAAATATGAAAAATTTAAATCAAATTATAAGAAAACACCTCAGAGTTATATCTGAAAATGATGGAAAACCTGAACAGGAAAATTATATGTTTTTTGGTAACATAGAACAAATGAAAAGACAATGTGAACTATTAATGGGGGAAGATAAAAACCAAATAGATTCAATTTTAAAGGAACACGATTGGGCACAAGATCATATTTCTGAGGCAAAAAGTTTACTAGACCAAGTTTTTGATTTTTTAATGAATCAAACAAAAGGAGAACAATATGAAGATGAAATGATTAATGAAGAAAGTCAAATTGATGAGGGAAAAAACAAACCAACAAATCCTAAATTATGGGCAAGAGCTAAATCTATGGCAAAATCCAAATTTAAGGTTTATCCAAGTGCATATGCAAATGGTTGGGCGGCAAAATGGTATAAAAAACATGGTGGTGGTTGGAGAAAAACTAAAAAATAAATTTTATTACAAATGAATCAATTGGGTATAATAGTATCAAAAGAGGATAAAGAATACATCGAAGAATGTATACAATCTGGCGAGGTACTAAAGGAGGATTTAAGAAGGTGGTTTAAGGAAAAGTGGGTTGATGTAAGTAGAAAAGTTGATGGTAAACATCCACCATGTGGACGTAAAAAAGCAACAGGTAAAGGTTATCCAAAATGTCGACCAAAAAAGAAAGTATCAAAAGAAACACCTAAAACCGCGGGATCATATTCTAAAAAAGAAAAAAAGGCAATGACTTCTCAAAAAAGAAGAGCAGAAAAAAAAGACCCGAAACCCGGTAAAGGAAATAAACCAACATTTACGAGATATGTAAATGAGGCCTTCGATGTTGATCCGAATGAATATAAAAAAATACTACAAACTAAAGATTTTTTATTAGTTGTTCCATTTACACATAAAGCATCTTGTAAATATGGTGCTAATACTAAATGGTGTACAACTAAAAGACATGACGATGAGGATTTTGAAGATCATGTTTCATCGGGTGTATTAGCGTATTTAATAGTAAGAAACCCTGAATATAGAGATAAATTAAATAATTCAAAATTTGCATTATTTAGATATAAAGGAGAAGAGGGTGATGAAGATGGTTTGGTTTACACTGAATTAAATAATGAATATCCAATAAAGTGGTTTAAAAACTTAATGGGTAAAAATGGTTTAACAGATGATTATTCTGAAATAATTGAAAAATATAATAATTTTTATAAAAAATATACAAACATGGCGTTAAATGAAAATATAGTTAAAAAATTAACTAATTTAGTTATGGAAGAATTAAGTAATGAGATAACTTTTGAAGATTTAGAAACACTAAAAAAAATAAATAAGTTCGTTAAAAAACAAGAAGTAATTGATTGGTTTAATGAAAACGATATTGAGTATTTTGACATGAATGATATGGAAATGTATATAATGTACATCGAAAAAAACATGGAGGATTCTGAAGATTTAGGATCAGTAGAAGAAACTGACTTTATTGCTGATGATTTATTAAATGAGGCAGAATATCAAGGACGTAAAGTTCAATTAGGTAAGATCATGCAAGGTGATATTAAGAAATTTAAAGTATACGTTAAAAACGATAAAGGAAAAGTTGTTAAAGTTAATTTCGGTTTCGGTGGTAAATCTGCCAAGGGAAAAAGAATGGTTATTAAAAAGAATAACCCTGAAAGAAGAAAATCATTTAGAGCAAGACATAATTGTGACAATCCAGGTCCTCGTTGGAAACCAAGATATTGGGCTTGTAGAACATGGTAATTAATAAAAGATAATTTTAATATCACATTCATTAAGGAGTTCTAAACTCCTTTTTTGTTGCTCTTCCCACATCTCTTTATTGTTTGTTGTACAAACCTCTTTACAATAAACTGTTTTTATACCCGAGTTAACAATACCCCTTGCACAATCCATACAAGGTAAACCCGACGTAAGATATATTGTTGAATTTTTTAATGAAACACCTATTCTTGCTGCGTTATATATGGCATTACGTTCCGCATGTTCAAACCAGAAGTATTTTTCGGGTCTTTCCTGACGTTCTTCTTTTGAATCATATAAACCCCTTGGGAATGAATTATAACCTGTAGAAAGGATCTCATTATCCTCACCAACTATAACTGCACCTATTTGGGTGTATTTGTCTTTTGACTTTAACTTAACCTGTTCTGCGATCCCCAAAAAATAGTCTTTCCAATCCATCACATTAATTTTTGTGGAGACCAATATTGTAATCTATTATCTGAATACCTATCCAATCTACGAGCCTCTTTTTTCTCGATAAGTTTATTAATTTCTGTCATGTGTTTTTTATTTCTAATATCAACACCGACAATGTATCCTCCGTCCGATTTTTCATATGTTGTTTCAAATATGAATTTACCCTCATCATCTTTTTTTAATAGTTCAACAATACCATTTTTGGTATCATTTTCTTTCTTATAAATTTTGTAGGGAATCGAACGTAATTCAATTAACTTTTGAAGAACGTCTAATCTTAGTTTTTCGTATTCATTTTCATCTGTCATTTAACAAATATAACGAATAAAACAATAAACACCAAAATTAATTCACTTTAAGTAACCAAAATTTTCTATCATTTATTTTTACAAAGGTGGTATTTGATGTCATCCTATCAACATAAGTTTCTTTAACTCCATTTGTAAATGTGAGAACAAATCCTGTTTTTGTTGAATTCCATTTAATTTTATTCATATAATGTATTTGAATTAATATAAGATTTTAACGGGATTATGTAAACAAAAAACCCCCGATTTCTCGAGGGTTTTTATATTGACATCAATTAAGATTATCTTAATGTATCCAAGCTAAATGTAGTTAAACCATTTACTGTGATAGTACCGAAGTAACGGTTGTTAACCATTTTCTTCGCGTATCTTGTCATGATACCTTTGATAGGTGTCATTGTGAATGGATTATACATTGTTGGAGTCAACTGTAAAGGTACGTATGGAGCGTAGATGTAACCAGCGTCCAATAAAGATTTACCTTTATGACCAATCAAGATCTTATTCGCAGGGAAGTAAGGATCACGATAAACTTGGTAACGACCAGCAAGTGAACCTACTTTTTCGATACCCATGTTATATTGATCTTGCTCAGGAGCTGCGTTTGATACGTGGAAATACTCTAAATCATCGAATACTGCAGAAACTTCTGAAGAAACAACGATCCAGTTAGCACCACCTCTCAAAGTAGTCTTGTGGATTTGAGCAGAAATTTGGTTGATCTTGGTAACCAAAGTTTGGTTCCAGTCTTTCTGAGTGTAACCTTGAAGAGTTGCACCACCTGTTCCACCATATTTCCATTCGTTATAGTCCCATTTAGCCGTCCAAGCTGCACCTTTTCTAAGGTCACGTAAGATTTCACGATCAACCTCAGCTGCGATTTGCTCAGATAACAATGCTGTTAACTCAGCTTCAGCGTCGATGTTGTGGAATGCACTTACGTCTTGAGCCAATTCAGGAGACCAAGTAGCTCTCAACTTTCTTTCAGTAACAGAAACTGTTACAGATTGAAGATCGAAAGAAACTTCACCAATTTCATCTTCGAATTCTAATGTTTCATACACTCTGAAGTGTAAAACGAAGTCAGCAAGAGCGAATGTACTATTAAGTGTTGTGTTAGAGTAACCGGACACAGAAGAATAGTTTTGTAAATCTACTTGAACATAAATTGTTCCTGTTTCATCACAAATGTCATTATACTTAGCAGTACCACCCATAGCACCTGGGAAAGTAGCTGTTGATTTTTGACCGTATTCAACAATACCTTTACCGTATTTTTGAGTTACGATATTGAAGTTTTTAGAAACACCACTGAATTTAATTTCAGCAGATGCTAAAAATTCTTCAGTATCCATAATCTGACCGTTAGGTCCAATTAATTTACCTTGACCGTCTTTAGCGAATCCGGTGAACGTAAGAATTAATGAAGGAACGCTTTGACTATTTAATGAACTTAATGGACTTACAGGTGTAGCCACACCGTTACTGAAATTAACTACACTAGCAGCATTCATTGTGATAGCACTGAATCTACCTTTAGAATAATCGAAAAGTCCTGTGTCAGGTGCGTTACCGTCACCAGTCTCATAGAAACGATCATAAAGGTTTACTCCAGTATATCCATCATCAGCAGAACCTGTTCCACCAGGAATACCATATGGTGTGTAGTGTGATCCACTGTTTCTTTCCTGAATTTTAGGAATGAAGTAGAATAATTTACCGATAGGTAAGTTCATAGCTTGTACAGACACGATGTCATTAGCTAATAATTTAGAGAATACACGTCTGATGATTGGGAATACAACAGTTTCGAAAGAACCTGATGCATCCGCAACCGCAGCTTCGTTGATTAAGTATGAAGCTTGGTTTTCATACAATTGTGCAATGTTATCTTTTTGGTGACCATCAAGACCTTCTAAAAAGCCTAAGTCATCCCATTTTTTAATGGTATCTTCTTTGATAACACGAAGGTGCTTAAGACCGATGTTACCAACCATACCTGATTCTAATAATGCTCCCATTTTAGTTTGTTTTTATTTTTTTGGTTTATTATTTTATTTTACTCATCAAATCTTTCATTCTCTTGAACTGTGGATTTTCGTATGCTTTTGATTCCGACAATACATTTGAAGAAGATGTTGATGGAGTTGAAGTGATTTTTTCTGAAACTGTTTCGGTTACTGGTTTTTTAGTTCCCAATTCAGATTTTATTGTGTTAAATAAGTTTTTAGACTCATTCATAGTAGAAATCGAATCAAATCTCTTCATAATATTCAATTTCTCCTGTTTTGTTGTTGAATGTTCAGTGAACAAACGAGTAGCGTAAGCCAAATTAGCATTGAATACCGCAACTTCATTTAATTTTTCCTTAAAAAGAACTAAAGCCTTTTTGTATTCTGCGTTTTGTTTTCTTAATTTAGAAACTTCTTCATTAATACCAAAAACACCTGAACCTGCTTTATATTTTTTCTTACTTGGTAATCCGGATCTGTCTAAACCACCTTTATTACCATGAGGATTTGATTTAGTTCTTGCGGCTTCAGTCGCCTCAATTGGTGTCCCATCTTCAGAACCTTCTGGTTCTTCGTATGTGAATGGTTCCTCTTCAGAAATATCTAATGTTGGATCTTCTTCATCAAGTGTTATTTCATAAACATTTTCTTCACCTAATTCAGGATCCATGTCCATTTCTTCTTCCAATTCAGGTTCCATACCCATTTCTTCTTCCAATTCAGGTTCCATACCCATTTCTTCTTCCAATTCAGGATCCATGTCCATTTCTTCAGAAAGATCTTCTGTGTATGGTGATTCTTCTTCTAGATCTTCGTCACCTTCACCATCTAATTTAATGATATATTCATCACCGTCGATTTCAAGATCAAGTTCATCATCATCTTTTTTAACAATAATACCATCTTCAGGTTTCATTGCTTTAAAAACTTTAAGAACTTCATCGTGAGAAGCGCCTGTCATGTCCATAACACCACTATCGTCAGATGGTTCGTCTTCATATGATGTTTCGTCTTCATCATCAGAAGGTAATTCTTCATCATCAGAAGTCTCATCATCAGAAGGTAACTCTTCATCATCAGAAGTTTCATCTTCATCGGAGGTTGTGTCATCACCAGCATCATCGGCTGTTACATCATCTTCCTCTTCTTCAGGATTGGGTTGTTCTTCAACATCCTTTTCCTCTTCTTCCAAACTTTCTTTAAGCAATTCGTTTAGTTCTTGTTTCATTGTTGAAGCAAGTATACCTTTTGCATTTGCTTTTACTGCTTCTTCAAGATTTTGTACTTGAAGTAACGCTTGTTCTAAAACTGATTTTTCGGTCATTTGCGAATTTTATTTTTATATAAATACTTTGATTATATAGAAAATTTACTTTTAAGATATTAATATCAATAAAAAATTTACTATTTTGATAAAAATGTATCTAGTCTACCCATTAATTTTTTCATTCTATCATCAACAACAGGTTTTCTCTCAATTGTTTCTTGATATTGTTCTCTGTCTTTTAAATCACTAAACACATATGCTCCGGGAGTCGATGGTGAGGAGACTAAGTCAAAACACACTAATTCAAAATCATCTTGTACTATGTTTTGTCCTTTTATATTTTTCAATGATCCTACACCTCTTGATGAAATACCTAAAGTGGCACCATTCATAATTAACATTGCCGCTTGATCACCTCTTGTACTTACGATACCCATTTTTTTCCAACCTGGTGATGTAAATAATTTAATTTTACCCATTAACATTTTACCATCCCACCATGTTTCAATGATTGAATGTGATACTCTATCTAAATCAATTAATGAAGATGAGGGGTGATTTAATTCATTTAAAGCACCACCTTTTTTTATTAAAGATTGATATTTTTCATTTTCTCTTTTTAATAAAACTTCAGGATAAATTCTACCATTTTTGTTTGGGGTATCGTATTTCTGTAAAACAGCAAAAAGGATAAGGTCTTGCGAAAAGTCCATATCCTTCATTTCTGAAATTATTTTTTTATTATCTTCTGGTGAGATATGGCCGGCATCATATTCTATTAATATACCATGTCCGGTTTCTTTTGGTCCTAATATCTTCATTTATAGTTTTTATACTATAAATACATCGATATCGTACTATTTTTTTGTTTTATAAAAATTAAACAAGTTTTTATCTACCAATGATTCGTTAATTATTGTTTTTATAATATCCGTAATTATTCTTTTTGTGTCTTTAGATTTAACATCAAATTTATTTTCAACATATAATGTTATTTCTAAATTCATAAAAGATCTTTTTTCTTTTTTTATTCCTTTGGTTCTTATGTCTAAATCTACAATAGATTGTGGTTTAAAATTTTGATGATTTAAATCGTATATTAATCTTTTTATATCTCTCCTTGTTTTAAAAATCACACTATCAAAGTCATCATTTTCATTATTTGGTTGTAACCAAGAATTTAATTTTAAATAAATTGTTTTTAGATTTTTAAAATCTACGGTTCCATATCCGATCTTAACATCATCGTATGTTCCCAAAGGAATAAACTTTCCTGTCTTCATTATTTTTTACATATTAAAAATATTTTATGGTGTAAATAAAAAATATGAAAAATTATCCACAAAACCAAATTTTTTTTGTATATATGGGTATAATTATAAAATATGATTATTATTGATTTAACTAAAGAAAAAAATTTGGAGTCTGCGTTAAGAACCTATAAACATAAAGTTCAAAAAACAAAATTGATCCAAGAACTTAGAAAAAGAAAGGAGTTTGTAAAACCTTCGGTAGAAAAAAGAGATTTGAAATTAAAAGCAATCCACACCAGTAAAATTAAAAATGGTCTCGATTAATCAAGACCATTTTTTAATTCTTTAAGTTTATAGTAACCGTACTTTGTGGTTTCCGTTTTCATCACTTCAGTTTTCACATTATTTAATTTAGTTACTAATTCAACATCATCTTTTGATTCAAGAATAGTTGAATCTATTTTAGATACTATGGATTCTTTTAAATTTTTAACTTTATCTTTAAGTTCATTTTCATTTAAAGAAACAATTTCTTTTAATTCTTTCTTTTCGTTTTCATTTAAAGAATTGTCAAATATAGTGTTAAAATTATTTGTCAATACGGCGTGTAGTAAATTTTGATTTTTAATAAAAATGGAAGATTTATTTTCATTTACTGTTTTGTTTTTTTTTCCAGTTAAAAAATCAATTAATTTTTTCTTTGCGGATATTTTTTTGTCTATGTTTAATAGATTATCATTCTCAGACAATAGATCTAACATTTTATAAATCTCATTATTATCCTCAACTTGAACATCTTTTAATTCGACATCCAATTCTTCCATTATTTTATTTAGACTTTTTAAATTTTTTGATTTAAGTAATGAACTTATTTGATCTACATATTCTTTAGCAACATCAAGATCTTCAATGTCTTTATTTTCGATGTCTTCATACAACAAATACAATTCCTTAAAATCTTTATTTTCTTTAATTGTACCTAATATGTCCTTTAATTCACCCTTGTTATTTTTAATATAAGAGTCTGTTATTTTTTTTAACAACTTCATCTTTAATGATCCAAAATTTTTCATTTTTTTAATCGTTTAATATATCTTTTATTTTATTTTCTATTTCATAAATATTCTCTTGTGCCTTATTAAAATTAAATAAATCATTTAAATCTTTTTTTTCATCACCTAACATACTTAAAATTTTACTTTTTTTACTTTTGTTTTCACCTTCGGATAGTGTCTCTCCTCCACCTCCACCGGCTGGTGGCGGCGGTGCTGCTGATGCTCCTCCACCCATATCCATTCCACCACCTCCAGGTGATTCACTACCCGCTGATCCAGACGCCTCTAATTTCTTCCTCTCTTCTTCCGGTATACCGTATTTTCTATCAACTTCATCAAACACACCCGAACGTTTTATTATGTTCTGTGTATTTGTTAATTCAAATCCGATCGCTCTTTCAAGACGTTGTTGTTCTAAGTCTAATATAACTTCATTATCACTAAAACCTAAAATATTTTTCTTAGCCCAAGTATGTGAAACAGGTAAAATACCTATTTGTGATTGGTCGGATGTTGCATCTTTATAAAGAGTTATTTTTTCTTTCCATTGTTCTATTTTTAACAAATCAGACTGAGAGGAAGGATTTGTTAAAGATAATTGGAAATTATGTAGTTCATCCTCCAAACCCACAAGTGATAGGTGTATTAATGCAATTTTATTTAATTCTTGAATTAATGATTTCTGTATTTTATTAATTGTTCTGGCAAATCTAATATCCATTAATGCCAAATTCTTACCATCCCCAACAACTTCCTCAAAACCTAAAAACGCCTTAGGAATTCTAAGTGCCGCCAACATTTTCTTTTGAATATATTCAATATCGGCAATTTCACCTAAGTTCTGTGCTCCTGCCAATGTTTCAATTGGATTTGCGGCTGAAGGGTCACGAACGGGAATAAAATAATCTTGATCAACGGCCATTTGATTATATCTCATATCGACTTGACCGTTTTTAGGATCAGGTACCGCTTGTCTTTTAAATTTATTTGCAACTCTTTGTACATATGGTTCGATATCCTTATCATCCATATTACCAACAAATATTTTAAATACACGTCTCTCAGGTGCTCTTGATGTTCTATAAATTAACATTGCGTCTTCCGCTAATAGAAGTTGTTTCCAAATTCTTCTAATTTTATCTAACATAGAGGTACCATATGGTAATTTTCTATCGTCACCCAATAACCTAAAATGAGCAATTTCCCAGGCTTGGAATTCCATGTCTTTATTTTTCCACTGAAATCTTAACTCTCTTGTTGGTATTTTAATATCTCTTTGATTTGGTGTTTTAGAAGACGCGCCTTCAATTCTTTCTATCTCTATGTTTGGTAATTGTTGACAACCAACAATACCATCTTTAGGGTCTATTTTAAGGTATACAAAATCATCACCATATTTACAAAGACCTCTCGTCCACATTTGTAGATTTGTTGCTATGTCTAACTTATTATTGAATAGATCTTGTAGTATGGATTTAACTCTATCTGATTCTGAATATATTGTTAAAATTTCACCTTTTTCTGATGGTGTCGTACTTTCTTCTGCGTATATATCCAATGCCGCGGAAATTTCGGGTGTGAATTCCATTGATTCATAATCATAATATGCGGCCAATCTATTTGGTTCATAATAAACAGATTGATTATATAATGATTGATCTAATTTAGCCCACTTATCTGCAATATATTGACTTTGTTGGGATTGTAATAAAGCCGAATCATATTCTTCTTTACTACTTGTTTTTAATAATTCTTCTTTAGAGAAATTAAATGACGGATTTTCTGGTTGAGTAGGTTTATTTTGACCAACAAAACCAAACATCTTGGTTAATTTCTGAAATACTGTAATATTTTGATCTGCCATGTTTATAAATAGTCTTTTTATAAGATACGTGTTTTTTTTATCACTTTAAAGTTTATTTACGTTTAGTAAATAACCAAGAATATTCTTTATATATGTCTTTTCCAACATTCATTGTGTTATCTTTGTGATAAAAACTATTATCCATTGCTAATGCACCTATTGGGTCTAAAGTTGTTCCATATGAATAAAAAGTTTTATTGGCTTCATATGTTCTTTCGGATGATACCCAAGATTCTAACATTGCTTTATTAGTTGAATCGGCTCTTTGTAATTGATTAAAACAAATTTCACCAGCATATAATGCCATGGATAGACTCATAATAGAATCATCGTGAGATCCCTTCATATGGTCTGGTCTACCGTTTATGTAAACAAATGTGTTTAATTCATTTAGTAATCTATTTGATCTAACAATAAAACCTTTTCTTAGTTGTTCTTCAAATGATGCGACTATCTGGGTTCTTTTATTGTTAAAATTAATACCGGGAATTTTTTCCATCGCTTTCTTATTGTATTCCCAAATATTTTGTGTATTAATACCGTCAATATAAATGTTTTTATAATTTAATTCTTGTAATTTTCTTGATGTTGCAACACCCATACCACCAGTTATATCCACAACCACAAAGGCGTTTCCATAAAGGATACCCCATTTATAAACAATTGACGCTAAATCATCTGGTGGTATTTTACCAATATATTCTAACACCTGTTCTCTATCATCAAAATCAATAATATTGATCGAAGAAAAATCTTCACTATCACCTCTACTCACATCAACACCCATAATATAACGATGACCCTCAACTGGTTCTTTCCATTGCCAAAGTGTACCTTGCATGTACTTTTCCATTGGTTGTCTGATCATATTTTTTGCAATATTTTCTTGGGTTTCACTTGGAATAACACCATCACCTGAACCTAAAAAGTCACACTCCAATTCCTGTGCAATTTTACGTCTATCATATTTGAATTTTTTAGACATTGATTCAAACCAAGATGAAAATGGTTTATATCCTTGTTCTTCATATTCTCTATATTTTTCAACATCAAAATCATACATTACCACTTCATCATCATTATATTGTTCTCTATTCAACATATAATGACATATGTCAGCACATTTAACCCAACGTAAGTCTTTAGTGTAACGAGGGTCTTTAAACCATCTTAAATCTGTTATATGGAAATCATTTATACCACGTAACGCTTGGTCATAAACACCATAATAAATCGGATCATAACCATTTGGTGTTGATATAAGAATAATCTTACCACCCGTAGATAGTGACGCCATAGATGCCGCCCAAAAGTCTTCTCCCGCTTCAATATATGCCGCCTCATCAAATACAAGTATCGTTGGTGTGTAACCACGTAATGCATCCGCAGATGTCGCAACCGCTTTAACTTCACATCCATTATTTAATCTAAATCTACTTTCTGAGTTTTTATCAGGGTGAAAACCCACATTAATCCATTCTGGCCATTGATCCAAGAAATGTCTAACTTTATTGGCCATTTCAATCGCGGTATCTCTCTTATTCGCAATAATCAGAACCCTTTCAGGATTTTCGGGTTTTGCGGTTTGGAGTTTTTTTGAAATCCAAGCGGCTGTTACTGTAGATACACCCGCCTGTCTATATTTTCTTGTTATATTTTCATTATAAGTTTCATAATCCTTAATCAATTGAACTTGATCAGGAAACAATTCTAAGGGTACGAATTTCTTTTGTGTATTATCATAAGTTGTTAAGTATGTTTTTAAGGCATACGGAGCATCTTTGATAATCTTAGCGTATTCTTTTAACTGTTCAATCTTTGTGTTCATATACCTATAAATACAAAAAAGGGAGGTAAAACCTCCCTTTTTATTATCTTTACTTGATTATGATAGATCAATACCTAAGCCACCAAGGAAATCTTTTAAATCATCATCATCAGTTTCATCTGAGATATCTGTAAGTTTATCGTCAAATTCACTCATCGATTCTTCATAATCATAATTTCTTATTTCCGCCTCTATAGAATCAACAATAATTTTCATTAAATTTCTACCATTTTCTGATCCTGAAATAACTTCTTTCATGAATACTAAAAATTCTTTAGCTGGCTTTTTAACTATATGTGAAAATAACATTAATTGTATATTCTTCTTATTTTCATCAGTTAACACATCTTCTGGTATTTGACTTCTAATTCTATCCCATATCGCTGGACCCAATCTTAAATCCCAAATTTCTTTTTCCATTGTGTTTTCACTACTAATTACTCTTTGAGCAATTTCAGGATTACGCGATTGTCCTTTAATTGCAGCAATCACTTCAAAAGTACCTTTTATTAGTTCATGAACCAATATTGGGAAATTCAATCCTTGTGCCATTACTTTTGGTGGATTTGAATTAGGGTCAATACTTTCTTTACCTCCAACCATATTACCACCACCTCCACCACCCATGGAAGCTTTCATTTGTTGATCACTGACTTGCCAATATAATGTATCATTAATTGACATTAAAATACCATATTGATTAATTAATGATTCTGAACCGGTAATTTCTCTAATTTTATCTGTAACATAATGATACATATAATGACCTCTTTTCGATGCACCTTGTATCATACTACCAATTAGTCTTGCTTTAGCTTTTTCTAAATTTAATGTTTGTAAATCATCAAATAATTCCTGTTCAATTTCGACCTCTTCCATTTCAGGTTGTTGTTGACCCGGTTGATCTCTATTAAAGTCCTGAGTATCAATTTCACCCATACCAACAATTTTTGCCTCAAACTCAATGTCACCTTCCTCAATTCCAAATTCTTTCATGACCAAATCAATTGCCAATCTTTCTAATTCTTCTCTATGTTCTCTTTCGGTTTGAACAATTTCATTATGTGCCATCATCATGGTTTGCATTAATGGCATCATATTTTGCATACCAACCATTGGTGTTTGAATGTTAGTATATTGTCTAACTTTCTGAACAACTTGTTTATATCTCTCTGAAGCCAAAAGTTCCTGGAAATTTTGATTTGGTTCATTACCTGTTTTAGGTAAGGGAATTTTTTTCAAAGGAGTTTCACCTTGACTAAGTTTAGACTGTACACCAGAATCGGGCCTATCGGCAGAATCAAAATCCATTGCCATTTCTTCAATATTTTCTTTAACTAAAGATAGTAAATTTTTTTTGCTTATAACAATTTTCATTTTATTTTTTCTTTTTCCCTTCTTTTATTGTTGATCCTGCTCTTGGACCGGGATTCGGAATCGGATTTGGGTCATCTTTTCTGAATGGATCTTTTCTTGGATCTTTTCTTGGTGGGGTTTTTTCACCCGGATCTTTTGTTGGTGTGGGTTTTGTTGAAGGTTCTTTTGTCGGTGCTGTTTCAGTTGATGTTATTGAATCATAAGTCATAAACTCAGGAATACCATTATGACCTTTATGACCTTTTTTAGCTTTTTTGGGCATAGGTATCATTGTTTCAGTTTCATTAAGTTTTCTTTGTAAAAGTTCCATGATTTCTCCTTTTGATGTGAATGGATGATAATTTGTTTCTGCTAAGTTATTAACCCATTCTGATATTTCATGATTTTCTTTTAACTTTTTTAAAGTCATAGCCAATTTTGCTCTTTGACCTAATTTACGACCTTCCTTAACTTCAGATTTTTTTGATCCTAACTTTTTAAAATCGGCAGAAGTTAATTTACCTTTAGGTTCAGCAACATCTAATTTTTTCTGATTACCTTTTAACTCTTCTTTAACATCTTTTTTATTTCTCAATAATTTGAAATCTTCTTTATCTATTCTCTTATTTTTATTTTTATCTAAAGCAGATAATTGTTTTTGAGTAGGTTTCTTTTTCCCTTCTTTCATTTCTGTTTCCTTTGTTACTTGTATGTGACCTTGTTTAGAAATATCGGTAACTTTTTTAGGATCATTAATAATTGTATTAATTTCTGCGGCGTCACTTGGATTACTCATACTGTAAACTTTAACTTGTTTAACAAGTGCTTCATTTAACATTCTATCACATAGTGATCTAAGTTGATTATCACTAAAATTAACCAATGTTTTTGTGGAAAGACCCTCATTTACAAGTCTTTTAACCATTTCTGATCTTGTCATATTATTTTAATTTTTATTTCTTCATTTATTAGGTGATAACCTCTTTCTTTTATTTTTTTTGTTACACTTTCTAATGTTTCTCCAAACTTAAATGTCAATCTTTCATCTTGACTTTCAGGATTGAATTTTTCCCAACCTAATGCAACTACACCATCCACAGCATCAATAACTCCGAAATAATCGGAGTTTTGAACAAGTTCTAATTCTATGTCTGAATTTTTTAAAAGACCAACTAAGTCAATATATTCAACATCGGGAGACTTAGATTGTGTTGAAATTGATGCCGGTATAACAAACCATTCCTCTATGTCAAGTTCTGTAGATTTACTGAAGATAAATTCATACTGTTTTTGACCTTTATAATCTGCACCAATTTCATTAACATAGATAAGTCTCATATTTTATTTAAAATATTTACTCAACGTCTCACCAATACTTTTGCTTATGTCAGCTTTTATTTCATCCATATCAATTTCAACCTCTAAAAGATCATCACTTTCAGAAACACCTAAATCATTGTAATCATCTAAATTAACTTCATCTATTTCTTCATCAGTTGCGATCGGTGTATTTATGAAATTTTCTAATTTATCCATTGTTTCACCCAATTCTTCTTCCCCACTTTCCGGTGCTTGTGGAATTTCTTCCCCACCTTCTGGTGTTTGTGGAATTTCTTCCTCACCTTCTGGTGTTTGTGGAATTTCTTCCTCACGATCGAATTTTTTAGATATTTCCTCGATATCTTCATCCTCTAATTTATCTAAATCAACTGCCGATATTATCATGTTTAAAACATATTTAATATCGTCACTTTCCATTTTTTGTTTTTGATCTCTTAATTCTTGACCAAGTTTCCCTGAAAATTTTTGTACTTCAGCCATGTAATCTGAAGGTTTTCCTGATTCTCCACCTTCAGGTGCGAATGGAACTTCTTCTCCACCTTCTGGTGCCATTGGAACTTCTTCTCCACCTTCTGGCGCCATTGGAACTTCTTCTCCGCCAGGAGTAGGTGCCCCACCTTCTGGTGCCATTGGTGCTTCAGGTGCCCCACCTTCTGGTGCCATTGGTGCTTCAGGTGCCCCACCTTCTGGTGCCGCTGGTGCGGGTGCCATTGGTGCTTCAGGTGCAGGTGCCCCACCTTCTGGTTTTTGTTTTAAAACGTATTTTGTTGCTTCTTGTAAATTTTCTTGACCAACAAGTAAATCCATTCTTTTCAACGCCTCAGCATATGAAGAAAATCTATTTTTGTTTTTCATGAACATTCCACCAATATAATCTAGTGAATTTTCATTTAAACCTTTTTTTACATAGTAACCGTCTCTTTCTTTTACGATACCATATACTCCATTACCAATAGATTCTTTAATCATTTCGGCTTTAGTGTTATTATTTGTTGATTTTTTGGGTGTACTATTATAGTAGGTTAATTCGAGAATTCTTTTTAATTTGTCATCTCCATTTAACTTTTCACTACCCAATGGTTTTAAATCTCCCATGTTTTTTGTTTAATAAATATAATTATTCTTATCCTATAAATACAAGGATATATTAAAAAAATTGTTGTTTATTGATTTGATAGAGATAATTTTTTATCGATTATCTTACTTTTTAAATCTAATATTTTTTCTATATACCCATTTCTTCTAAGTAACTTGAATGTTAAGTTTTCATATGAGTACTCACCACCAGATTCTAAACCACTCTGTCTAAAGTTTTTTATCTTCTTATATAAGTCTTTAGTTTCTTTTGTTATATCATCACCACTTTCCATTTTAGATAATAAATCATCTATTTGCTTTCCATATTCTTCACCCTTTTGTAATATTTTTTTATCATCTATTTTTGGATTTGTCTTTTCAGGTGTGACAACCCATTTGTTATTTAATATAGAGTAAACACCAGATGATACATGTTCTTGATGAATATCTTGAACGTATATTTCAAGATCAAAACCTTTTATTTTAATGTCGTGTTTCGATTTCCAAACTTTTTCTTTTGAATCAAAAAAATCTTGAACTATTTTATGTAAGATAGTGGAATCTTCTTTTTCTTTATTATCAAATTCATCCATGTCAACTAATATGTGTAAATCAACATCTGAAAATTCCGACCAATTATAGTTTGCCAAAGATCCGGTAAGAACTATATCGTGAATAAAAAATTCAACATCAATAAAATCTAAATATTCATTGGTGATTTCCAATAGTTTTTTTCTAATGTCGTCTTTAATAACATATTCTTTCCCAACTCTACGAAATATGTTTGGACATAATGTATCTTTACTTCTAAAAGATTTAATTATCTTTTTATCAACTTCCTTGTCTTCAATTAGTTCTTCAAATAAAGATTTTTTTGGTTTTTTATTTAAAATATAATTAATCAAGTTAATCATATTTTCAGATGTAAAGCCCTGAGTACCTATCGTACCATTTGGTCTTCTAAGTAATTCTATTGGAACCAATTTAAATTCACCATCAATAATTGATGGAATATTATCAACTTTTAAAAGATTAAGTAAATTCGACCTGTGATTACCATCTGATATGATATATGTATCGTCTGGCATTTTTGATAAAGTAACAGGATCTGTTTTTACGTATTCGTAAATTTTTTCAATTTTATCGGGATCCTCTCTTAATTTAAAAATTAGTTCTTTAAATTCACTCATTTTACCTTTTTGTACTTATAAGTTTTCGCAATATTTGCGTTAAAAAACTTCCCTTGAGATTCCGCTAATCTTAATTTAGCAAAAATATCCCACGGTACTTTATTATACTCATAAATACCACCATTATTGAAAGTAATCGTCAAATCTTGACTTTCAGTATCATACAATGCTGATTTTAGATTTGATGAATTGATTTCAACTGTAATAAGTTTTCCTTCGATTTTTTCTGAAATGATTCCCATAATATAGTTTTTACTATAATATACGAAATATATGGGAAATAAAAAACCCCGAAAATTTCGGGGTTTTAATTTAATTAAGAGAAATTAGTTTTTCCAAAGTTTTTTTCTTTGAAATTGGTAATGTTAATTCTAACACACCATTTTCGACCTTACCTTCAATTTGATTTTCATTTACCTCATCAGGTAAAGTGTAGGTTTTTGTGAAGTTTGGTACAAATGTCGAACCACCTTCTTTTTCAAAAGTGATTTTCAAAATACCATCTTTTGTGGTGATCTTGAGATCACTCTTGGTTAGTCCCGGTACAGGAATAGTTACAACATAACCTGTTTCATCTTTATTAACTTTGGTTTTCGGAACATTAAGTTCTCTTTCAAATTCAAACATTTTATCAAATGCCTGAAAAAATGGGTCTTTAAATAATGTAATCATAATTATTAATTTTAGTAACCCATTTTCAATTTTTATACCATAAAGATACTGATGACATTTTGTCTTATCTTTTTATTTTGATCGGACTATTTGTCATATCAGTATGGTCATTATTTCTAAATTTAATTCTCTTACGAACTGTAGATTGATGATTGACAGTAGTTTTTTTATTTAATAATGAATTATTACTTATATTTTCTTTTAATGATTTCTGTAGAACATTTATAATATGGAATGGGAGATTCGTTTCAGATTGTTCTATTTTTTTATCTAACTGACTCCAATATGTTACCGAGTTATTCCTTAATAATTTATGTACTGCGGTCTTTTTACCTGTTTTCATATTAATAATGTAAATCAACATACCATTTCTACTGTAATCCTCAAAATATTGTGGAGCATCTTCCGATGCGGTACACCATTTTGTATTTGATCCATATTTTTTTGATGATTGATGTGTTAATGGTTTTAATATTAACCATTCTTCGTCTTTAAATAACACAACTATCTGACCCTCAAGTTCTTTTTCGTATTCTTTTATTTCTGCTAATGATATTGACGATTTAATCTGTGAAAAATTTTTATATGTACTTAAATCGTTTTTTGGTATTAGATTTTTTTCATTATATTCACAAAACCTTTGAAATGATTTTAAGTCATCGATACCAATCATATTTTCCATAAACGTATGATAAAACAATAAGTGATCTTCTGGAATATTTTTTATATCCTCTTCCGATATATTCAATTCATCATTTAAAAATTTTTTTATTTCTTTTATATGTTGTTTATGTTTTTTTTCATTTTTAATGATCCTCATCAACGTCTCAACATATTTTGTTTTTTTAACACAAAGAATAGATAAAAGATCAATAATATTTATAATATTTTTTTCATCATTTTTTAATTCTTTTATTCTTGACATACGTTGTTTACTATAATTATCAATTTTTGTTAATAATTGATTTTTTTTTTAATTTAAAATAACGTATGTTTGTAGTAAAATAATTAAAATATGTCAGTAGATTTCATTGATGATGGGCAACCAACAAACCAAAATAAGAAAGGTAAGAGAAATTCTAATACACCTATATTAGATAATTTCTCAAGAGATTTGATAAAATTAGCACAAGAAGGTAAAATAGACCCTATTGTTGGTAGAGATAAAGAAGTAAAAAGAATTGCACAAATTCTTTCAAGAAAGAAGAAAAATAATGTTGTTATTGTGGGTGATGCCGGTGTGGGTAAATCGGCATTGGTTGAAAAATTGGCGCTATTGATTAATAAAGGTAACTGTCCTTCAAATCTTTTAGATAAAAGAATAATGTCATTGGATTTGACATCTTTAGTTGCGGGTACCAAGTATAGGGGTCAATTTGAAGAAAGGATTAAAGCGATATTAAATGAATTACAAGAAGCACCGAATGTAATTGTTTTTATTGATGAATTACACACAATGGTCGGTGCAGGTAATGCCAGCGGATCAATGGATGCAGCCAACATATTAAAACCCGCACTTGCTCGTGGTGAAATTCAATGTATTGGTGCAACAACTTTTGATGAATACAAAAAGAACATCGAAAAAGATTCTGCGTTAGTTAGAAGATTCCAAAAAATAATCTTACCGGAACCAACAGAAAAAGAAACTGTTGAAATTTTGGAAAATCTTAAAACATCATATGAGAATTTTCATAAAGTAAAATATGAAGATGGTGTTATTGATACTATTGTTAAAGTATCAAAAAGATTTATGACTGACAGACAATTTCCTGATAAGGCAATTGATATTATGGATGAATTAGGTTCAGAAAAGAAAATATCTAATAAAATACCTGAAAGTGTTGAAAAATTAAAACAAGAAGTTGAGGAAATAAAACAAAAAAAATTAGATGTCGTTAAAACACAGAATTATGAATTGGCAGCTAAATTAAGAGATACAGAAAAAACTGTTCTATCAAAATTAGAACAAGAAAAAGAAAAATGGTTGATAAACCAACAAAATAATAAAACACCAATTAGTATTGAAGATGTTTACCAGATAATTTCAAATATTACTGGTGTACCAATTACAAAATTGGATTCAAAAGAAACAGAAAAACTTTTGAATTTAGATAAAATTTTAACATCTAAGGTTATTGGACAGAATGAGGCGATATCAATCATATCTAAATGTATCAGAAGAAATAGAGTTGGTATTAAAGATACAAATAAACCAATCGGATCATTTATATTCTTAGGATCAACTGGTGTCGGTAAAACATATCTTGCAAAATCATTGGCTGAAATATTATTTGGTGATCCCGAAAAAATGATTCGTGTGGATATGAGTGAATTTATGGAGAAACACAATGTATCTAAATTAATTGGTTCACCTCCCGGTTACGTTGGATATGATGAAGGTGGTCAATTAACAGAAAAGGTAAAAAACAATCCATTTTCAGTTATATTGTTTGATGAAATTGAAAAGGCACATAAAGATGTTTTCAATTTGTTGTTACAAATTTTAGATGAAGGACACTTAACCGATTCTTTTGGTAGAAAAGTTAACTTCACCAATACTTTGATTATTATGACATCAAATGTTGGGGCTAAAAAAGTTTCTGAATTTGGTGGGGGAGTTGGTTTTGAAACATCTTCAACAAATAAACAAAAAGAAGAAGTTAAAAAAACAATGATACAAAAATCATTGAAACAACAATTCAATCCTGAATTTTTAAATAGAATTGATGATGTAATCCTTTTCAATTCTTTAGACGAAAATGCACTAAAACAAATTATTGGTGTTGAATTAAATAAATTAAAAAATAGATTAACTGAAAAAGGATACAAAGTTAATTTTGACGAATCAGTATCACAAAAGATATATGAATTAAATCAACAAGAAGAATATGGAGCGAGACCCATAAAAAGAATAATACAAAATCTTTGTGAGGATTTCTTAAGTGAAGAAATTCTAAAAGGTACTATAAAAGAAAATGTTTTAGCAAATTTGAAAATTAAAGACGGAGAATTGGTAATTAGAAAAAAATAATTTATAAATATCTTGACTTTTTGTAAAATTATATATATTTATATTCTCGGAGGTTCTCTTTGTCGATTACCTTTTCGTTTTTTTTCATAAGTAAATGGGGTTGAACCCATTGAAAGACCTTAGTCCCGACATATCGTTGGGACTTTTTTTTATTATATTTTGTTATTAAATTTATTTTTCGTATATTTACAGGTATGAAAAAATATATGTTTATTTTGATTGTTAGTGCGATTTTCGCGTTAACATCATGTGGATCTGAGTCAACCACAACAATCGAAACTACTGACTCTACAGAAGTTTCTGTTGATACTTTAGTACCAACAGGACAAGACACTACAGTAGAAGTAAAAACTGATAGTGCTGATGTAAAATAAAATTTGGGGGGAATATAAATTCCCCCTAATTTTGTTAAACTAAAATTCCCAATTTATGGAAGAAAAAAAATATGTCGGAGATTTAATTCTTTTAAGAGGAGTACCAGGTAGTGGTAAATCTACATTAGGTAAAACAATTTTAAGATGTTTAGCTTCAGATGATCCTGACGTTATTTCTGCGGATGATTTTTTTCTTGACGAAAAGGGTAATTATATTTTTGATTCCACAAAATTAAAAGAGGCACATGCACAATCACAACAAAGATGTGCAACAAAAATGAAAAATGAATTTTCAAGAATTGTTGTCGCGAATACCTTTACACAGAAATGGGAAATGGACGCATATTACGAAATGGCGGAAAGATACAATTACAGGGTTTTTAGTGTGATTGTTGAAAATAGACACGGAAATTTAAATATTCACGATGTTCCCGAAGAAAAAGTTGAACAAATGAAAAATAGATTTGATGTTTCTCTTTAATGTTAGATATATTAGAAAAATATCACAATGATGGTCTGTTATTAAAACAGACACACCCAACATTACCTTTAACAATTTGGAATTACTCACCAAAAGTTCAATATGATAACTTATGGGATGATGTTATTATTCAATGTAGAGGATTAGTTACCGATGTTGATGGTAATATTGTTGCTCGACCTTTTCCAAAATTTTTTAATTACGAAGAATTAAAACCCGAACAGATACCAAACGAACCATTTGATGTTTTTGAAAAATTAGATGGGTCTTTAGGTATATTATTTAATTATGAAGGTCAATGGGTATTTGCAACTCGTGGATCATTTACATCCGATCAAGCAAAAAGAGGATGGGAACTTCTTCAAAAATATGACTACCAAAGATTAATTGAGGATAAAACATATCTATTTGAAATAATTTATAAAGAAAATCGTATTGTTGTTGATTATGATTATGAAGATCTAATAATGCTCGGTGTAATTGACAATATCGATGGTTACGAATATAAAATATTTGACGAAAGAATCCATCTTGAAGGTGTTAGGTTCGTTAATATGTATAGAAATCTTGGATTTAAATTTGTTAAAAAATATGATGGTATAAAAGACTATTCAACCCTAAAAGAAATAATCAAAGATAATGAAGAGGGATTCGTTATTAGATTTCAAAATGGGTTTAGAATGAAAATAAAAGGTGTAGAATATTGTCGTCTCCATAAAATCCTAACAAACATCTCAAATAGAGATATTTGGGAATCTTTAAAAAATGGAGAATCATTAGATAAAATTATTGAAAAGGTACCCGATGAATTTTATAATTGGGTAAAAGAAACAAAAAATAAATTTGAGTCAGAATTTGATAAAATAAAAAAAGAATATGAATGGATATTCAAAGTTATTATGAGATCGGAAAATTCAAATGAAAGAAAAGTATTCGCACAATTTGCAATAAAATACAAATATTCTTCAATTCTATTTTCTATGTATGATAATAAACCATATAATCAAACAATATGGAAAATCCTATATCCTGAGTATTCGAAACCTTTTAAAAAAAATGATAATGAGTAAATTAAAATTGTATTTAGACGATGTTCGTGTTCCAAAAGACAATAGTTGGATTCTTGTAAAAGACTATGGTGAATTTGTAAGTACCATATTAAAACATGGTTTAGAAAGTTTTGATACCATTTCTTTGGATCACGATTTGGGTGAGACTGCAATGGCTGAATATTTTAACAATGTTTACCCAAACTATGAACTGAACTACGATAACATAAAAGAAAAAACTGGATTGGATTGTGCGAAATGGTTGGTGAATCATTATTTGGAAAAACCAAAAGAAAATTTTACCTTTCCACTTGTTTATACTCATTCCGCAAACCCGATAGGTTCCGCAAATATTATGGGTTATATAAACAATTTTTTAAAAAACATGAGACAACCCCAAACATGTATTAGGGTACGTATTGATCACACAATAAACGAATAATGAATATATTTTTTTTAGATAAAGATCCAAAAAAATGTGCAGAATACCATTGTGATAAACATGTTGTTAAAATGATATTGGAAACCGCACAATTATTATGTTCCGCACATTGGGTAACAGGTTCACAAGCACAATACAAATTATCTCACAAAAATCACCCATGTTCAATATGGGTCAGGGAATCACTATCAAACTATTTGTACCTTTGCGAAATTGGATTGGAATTATGTTACGAATACACATATCGTTATGGTAAAAAACATAAATCACAAGAAGTAATTGAATGGTGTGTAATAAATAAAGTAAAAATTTCTGACAAAGGTATTACAGAATTACCTAAAGCAATGCCAGATAAATACAAAGTTAGTTGTCCAATACAATCATATAGAAATTATTATATTGGTGACAAAATAAATTTTGCATCTTGGAAAAATAGAGAGACACCTTTTTGGTTTTCCAATTAATTTTAAATATCTTTGAAAAAAAATTTAATGAAAACATACAGCAATGACATCGTGGTTGATTTGACTAAAAATTATCAAGATTTTCGCCATTTCTATGATGAAAATAAAAGTATAATTTATAAATCAATTATTGAGATTTTCGAAAAATTTAAAACAACCAAGAAAAAAAATCTAAAACTTCTTGTTAAAGCAACAATCATGGATTTGGAATTTGAAACCGAATTCTGTTATCGTAAAAATGAGAATTTTGTATTAATGAGGGATCTAATGCCGTATTTTGAACAAATAGAAGATTTCGAGACTTGCACGAGAATAAGAGATTTAAGTAAAGAATTAAACACCATATAATGAAAATAATCGTTGCGGGTGGTCGTGATTTTAGTGATTACGAACTACTAAAAGAAAAATTAGACGAATTGATTGGTGAAAATAAAGAGGATCTCGAAATAGTTTCAGGAATGGCTAGAGGGGCTGATACTTTAGGGGTACAATACGCGAATGAGAGAGGTTACAAAATTAAGAAGTTTCCAGCACAATGGGATAAGTACGGAAAGAGTGCGGGTTATAAAAGAAATGAAGAAATGGCGAATTATGGTAATACTTGTATTTGTTTTTGGGATGGTAATAGTAAGGGCACGAAACATATGATCGATCTATCAAATAAATATAAATTAAACACTATTGTTATTAGATATTGATCTATATTTAACAAAAAAATATTACATAAATGTCAACTAAAAAAAAGTTGACATTTTTTTTTTAATTATAAAACTTTTCAAGTATTTATTGTTGATTCCATTTTAATATATGAATAAAAATAAAGTACTTTTCATCTTAAAAAGAAAAAATAATTATGATGGAATAAAGGATTCACATGTCGGTATGAGTACCGGATTGTACAATTCGGCATCTTTTATGAACGATATGTTAAATGATTCAGGTATTGAGTCCCATATTTCAGTCGTGATTGATAATAATTGTATTGATAGGGAAGTTACAAAATACAAACCAACACATGTTATTATTGAGGCACTTTGGGTTGTACCGTCTAAATTTTATGTTCTATGTAAACTACACCCAAAGGTAAAATGGATAATTAGATTACATAGTGAAATACCATTTTTAGCAAATGAAGGTATGGCATTAGATTGGTTGGGTGATTATATATTTTATGAAAATGTTTATATTGGGACAAATGCACCCAGAGCAACGAGAGAATTGAGAGATTTCATAAAACATAAAGTGAATTGGTCAAGTAAACAGATAAATGAAAAGATAATTTATCTTCCAAATTTTTATCCTCAAGAATATAAAATAAAAAAATACGATAGAAATAAAGATACCATCGATATAGGTTGTTTTGGTGCAATTAGACCAATGAAAAACCATTTAATGCAAGCAATTGCGGCAGTTAAATTTGCTGAAAGTATAGGTAAAAAATTAAGATTTCATATAAATTCAGGTAGAGTTGAACAAAAAGGAGATGCAGTATATAATAATTTAAAAAGTTTTTTTGCACATTTATCCGATTCAGAACATCAATTAATTAACCACTCTTGGGCACCGAGAGAAGATTTTTTGGAAATATGTGGTAAAATGGATATAGGTATGCAGGTTTCATTTTCAGAAACATTTAATATTGTTGCCGCGGATTTAGTTAGTCAGGGTGTCCCTGTAATTTCCTCGGATGAACTTCCTTGGATCAACCGTATTTTTACCGCAAAACCAACAGAAACAAGAGATATATATTTAAAATTATTGTTAACACATTTATTACCAAAGGTAAATTTGATAACAAACCAATATTTATTAAGGGGTTATACCAATAAGACACGTAAAATTTGGGTAAATTATTTTAAAAAATGACAAATAAAAAAGAAAAAAACAATAAAATGAAAAACTATTCAGGAAAAAAGAAAAAAGAAATTATAGAACACAAAACAAAAGAAAAAAATAAAGATTATTCTGTTATTATTTTTGATTGGGTTGATGGTGTTTTAGTAAAAACAGAAACATTTTTTAAAACAATAGAAGAAGCAAAAGAATTTGTTGAAACTAAAACAGGAGACATAAAAATATATAACATAGACAAACAAGTAATACATTCTGAAAAAAAAGAAAAGAAATATGCTAAAATAAAAAATAAAGAAGATGACGATACTTACGCATAATTTTAATAATTAAATGTAACGTAAAAAAAAATCTCTTAAAATTTTAAGAGATTTTTTGTTTTAAGGAATATATTGTTTATCTTTGTTTTGTTCTTTGACATTTTTGGAAATAGTTGCCCCGGTGGTGGAACAGGTAGACACGCAGGACTTAAAATCCTGTGGACCGAAACGTCCGTGCGGGTTCGATTCCCGCCTGGGGCACCAATACTATCGTTCTTTGACATATAAGGAGAAACAAATTATGGAAATACTTTTCTTTATTTTAGGAATTACTTCCGTGGTGGTTATTGCGACCGCAATAGTTGCTGTGGTAAGTATTGTTAAGGTAACAAAGTTACAAACAAAAGTTAAAGATGGTTTTGATGGTGTTTATCATTCAATTGATAATACACATACTTCCATCGATAACACAAAAAGAGATACTCACGATAACATCGGAAGATTAAATGAAGAAGTTAATCGTAGAGTTGATAACCTCGAAAGAGAAACCTTCTCACAGTTAGATTCTCGATTAGATAAGTTGGAAACGAAGTTAAAAACTTACGTTCACACTAATGCAACCATGATGAAACTTGCATTAGATACACATAAAGCAACATCAAAATAAAATAAAAGTCAAAAGAACGATAGTATTAAGGTTGAACGGGGAATGAAGATTAAGACACCTGTTGGTGGTTGGTGATTATCTTCGGAGTTGGAACCAACATAGTAATGCCGTTCGTAAAAGAGGATGTCCACTCGACCATCTTCCTCTTTCCTTCTTGGTCTCATAGTTTAAGGGAAAAACGGTAGCCTTCTAAGCTTCTGATCCTAGTTCGAGTCTAGGTGAGACTACAAAGTTCCTGTAGGCCGCGGGATCGTAGTTCCTCTATTCCACTGACAAAAGTCAAGAAAAGAGCCAGATCGTAAGCTGGATGGGTTGACAACTTTCCCACTGACTCGGAAAAAAGTTGTAAATTTTAAGCGGGTCCTCGCTTCCCACGGTTTAATAGTACAAGGATAATGAAGGGAATAATACGACCCCTAAGACCTGCTTTTATTAAAAAAAATAAAATATGAATTACAAATTAAAAGAAATGCCCGAAAAAGTATATTGGGCGGAAACAAAACAATTTACAGTTGAAAATGAAAATGGTGAAACATTTGATATTCGAATTGGTGAAAGTTCAAAATTTACTGAATATTGGATTTGGAAAGATCCGGGTGGATGGGAAGAAATTGATGATGATGATCTTATGGAGTATATAAATGAACAATTTGCCGATGATGAATGGGAATTTGAACTTTCTGCACAAAAAGAAAGAGAAGAAAAAATGGATAAAATTATTGATGAATATATTAAAGAAAATGGTGATCAAATAAAAATAGATGAATTAGTGTCTAAAATAAGTAGAGAAAATCTATATCCACGAAATATCACATTTTACGAAGAGTTTTATCACAACTATCATTATGTCAATAAAAAAATAAAACAACTTAATAAATAAAAATGGAAAATTATAGAAAAGTATTAATTTTTGTGATGTGTTTTTTGGTCACATTTATCGGTGGCATTATTGTTACAGAATTATCCGCCTATCTTTTAACTTTACCAAATACAATTGCAAATATTTTTGGTTATATCATTTTAATCACTACCTTTGTATTGATCCTCTTATTAGGACATAAATTAGTAAAATCTTTAAACAAATAAAAAAAACAGTTATGATTGGAATTATCACATTTACCTTATCGGTAGTAGTATTAGGAATTTTATTCGGAGTATTTAACTTCAAAAATTATTTGTCAGAACCTGACAAGTACAATAATACAAAAATAAAAGCGAGTGCAGTTATTAAAGCGGTTGTTGTGTTTATTGTATCTATTATCTTGGCAATCATCAATCCAATTTCAGTTGAACGAATTGATGTTGGACACGTAGGATTAAAAATCAACAACACCGGAGATGAAAAAGGTATCAGTAAGACCACATATGTAACGGGTTGGGTGTTTTATAATAGTTGGTTATCTCGTATTAAGGAGTATCCCGTGACCCAACAACATGTAGATTACGAAGAAACCGCAATCATCACAAAAGGTGGGTTCCAAGCGGTAATTAAACCAAGTTTTAACTGGTCTGTGAATCCATCCAATGCCGCTGATATGTATCAAAATCTCAGACAAGATGTTGATCAGATTAAAGAAACTTGGTTGAAGAACGCTATTATAGGTGCCGTGAATGATGTTGCCAACTTATATAGTGTCGATTCAATTTTTAATCATCGAGCCGAATTTGAATCTGACATTGTAAAAGAATGTAATTTAAGGGTTAGTAAATGGTTTAACGTATCTCAATTAAGAACAAATATTGTTCCTCCAAAAGAGATCACGGAAGCCATCAACCAAAAGACCAAGGCGGTTCAAGAAGCTCAAGCGGCTATCCAACAAAAGATCGTGGCCGAAGCTCAGGCTTTAACACAGATCGCAAAGGCAAAAGGTGATAGTGCTCAAGCGGTGATTGCAGCATCCGGTAGGGCTGAAGCGGTGAGAAAAGAACAACAATACTTAACACCGATGTATATTGAGTATATTAGAGCACAAAGATGGGATGGTAAGTATCCACAAACAATGCTCGGTTCTGGTGGAAATGTGTTGTTAAATTTGAAATAGAATATTAAGTCAGGTGGCGGAATAGAATGTAATGATGATTTGGACGATTAGTCGACACGTAATCACGTGACTATTTCTATCCTTATCAGATGTTGAATCATCGAATCTTACATTCTTTGGTAGACGATAATCACGGAAACCTAATGAGGTAGAGAACGCAAGTGAGAGGTATCTGCGGATACCGTACGGGTTCGAATCCTGTCCTGACTACAATTTTGATATTTATGGGAATGTTAAGAAAAATAAAATATTGGTTTGAATACGAAGGAAGATATCTTCACAAAGATTTTATTAAAGGTGTAAAAAATCTGTGGAAATGGTTTCCAACTATTTGGAAAGATAGAGAACATGACTATCATTTTATTTTAGTTCTTCTTGAAAAGAAACTTAATTTTCAATCAAAATATATTGGTTATAAAAATAGACATTCAGAAGCAACTAGAGATTCTGAACGTATGATGACATGTGTTCGTCTTATACAAAAAATAAAAGAAGATTACTATAATACGGAATATGTGGATTATCAAAAAAGTGAATTTCATTTTGATCCCATTCCCGATAGACCTACCCACAAACAACTTCGTATTGAGGAAATTTCAGATAATTTTGATGATTATTTTAAAATATATCCTCGTATCTATAAAAAAGTTTTTAATGAACTTGATGTGGATCAAAGAAACTCAAAAAGAATTATTGCTATTCGTATGAGTTGGGAAAATCACAACAGAGCAAAAAAACTTTTATTTAAAATGATGGAAAATCATATCGAGTCTTGGTGGGATTGATTTTTTTTCTTATATTATATAAAATAAAACATAAATTATGAAATGTATCAAATCAATTAAGTCAACTAAAAACACCGAAATCGGGGTAATTAAAAGAATTGACGACAAAGAAGCAGAATCAATGGTTAAATCAGGTTATTGGAAATATGTTCCTAAATCTGAATTTAAAATTAAAAAAGTAAAAGAAGATGAAACATTAAGGGAACAATATCCCGCCAATGTTGAAGGATCAAAAGAATTTAACAAGGCAAATAAAAAAAATAATAAAAAAGTTTCGAAATAATTTTTTTATTATTTCAAATTTACATATATTTGCATATATTTATAAGACAATGACAAACTTGTTTAACATACTAACGATAGAGAATACACCAAATAATGGTGGTGGGTATGATGTGCCAGTATACAAACAAGTTCGGAGTTAAAAAAATTTATTAAAACAAAATAAACATAAACCCGAACACAAAAAGTTCGGGTTTTTTTTGTTAATAGATCTTTGAAATAATCGGGATGTAGTTCAGTCCGGTAGAATGCTTGGTTTGGGACCAAGATGTCGTAGGTTCGAATCCTGCCATCCCGACATAATGTCTTCTTAGCTCAACGGTAGAGCAATTGGCTGTTAACCAATAGGTTTTAGGTTCGAATCCTAAAGAGGACGCAATCGCCCCGATGGTGGAATTGGTAGTCACGGCAGACTTAGGATCTGTTGCCTTATGGTGTGAGAGTTCGAGTCTCTCTTGGGGTACATTAAATTGGCCGATTAGTTCAGCAGGTTAGAATGCGTGACTTGTAATCATGAGACGACAGTTCGATTCTGTCATTGGCCTCATAAGCGGATTTCGCCTAGTTGGCATGGCACCACACTTCCACTGTGGAATAGGGTCGGTTCGAGACCGTCAATCCGCTCAGAATTTTTTTTATTCAAATATATTTTGTATGTTTGAATTTGTAAGGTGTAGTTGAGCAATTGGTTGGCTCGCCGGACTGTAAATCCGGTCCCTTCGGGGCTTGTAGGTTCGAGTCCTACCTACACCACAAATTGCCGCTGTCGTCTAACGGTTAGGACGCGTCCCTTTCACGGACAAAATGCGAGTTCGATTCTCGTCGGTGGTACGATTGGTCTCATAGTTAATCGGCTATAATATTGCCCTGTCACGGCAAAGTGCCGGGTTCGATTCCCGGTGGGACCGCAAACTTCAGGAGTAATTAACCTGAAGATGGAAGGTTCGAAACTTTCGATTGGCTATGGTGTAATGGGCACACTGGTCCCGTGATTGGCTCGGTTATCGTCGAGTTTCAGTCGGGACCGGGGGATTCAGGTTCAATTCCTGATTGGTCAGCAAAATGGACCCTTAGCTCAGTAGGTTAGAGCAAATGACTCATAATCATTAGGTGCACGGTTCGAGCCCGTGAGGGTCCACATTTAGTCCTTTAGCTTAGTGGGAAAGCGGTTGTCTTACATGCAACATAGAGTGTGTTCGATTCACACAGGGACTACCCCCGATATGTATGTGTAAGCAAGAAGCATATCATCAGTTGGGATCTTACAGTCCACGAACTGGGGTCCGGTGGGAACCGGGATGAGAGTACCCGAACCTCTCAAACGCAGATATAGCACAATGGTTAGTGTTCGGCCTTGCCAAGGCTGAGATGCCAGTTCGAATCTGACTATCTGCTCAAATTGTACTGTGGTGAAATTGGCAGACACCCCCACTCGTCTCGTGGGCGTCGACAACGAAATAGGTAAATGGATAAGGGTTGACCACAAGCTAGCTAGCATATTTGTCCTTTACCGAATCGCGACATAGACGGTTCGAATCCTCTCGGTACAGCATATATTTTTGACAAATAAAAATAGTTTATGACGATCTTAATCGGCATCAATGAATTAGAAGAAGAATTTCAAATACCGTGGAAGATGGGATTAGTTAATCATTTGGTCATTGATTACGCAGACAACGCAATCTATGGTACATTTGAGAAAAAAGAAGTAATTATTTTTAGGTTCAAAAAATATGGTTGGGTTTGTGATAATAGATACAATTTATACACACTATCAAGTGGTGAGGCAGGTATCATGATTAACATGAATTCAACATAAAATATTTATTAATAACAACATGTTATGAGAAAATTTAAAACATTATTCGGAATTGAGATTGATAATCTTGCTGAATATATTAAAGAATATATTTCAACAAGAGAAAATGTGGAGATATTAGTTGGCGCCGATTCTCAAAATTATAGTAATAGAAAAACTATATATGGAGTTGTTATTGCCTTATACACAAAAGGTAAAGGTGCACATGTTTTGTGTTCAAGAGATACTGTTCCAATTGAGAGAAACACATCAACCAGATTACTTACTGAAGTTTGGAAATCAATTGAGACCGCAGAATTTTTAAAAGAAAATGGTTTACCAAAACCATTATGGATTGATATTGACTTAAATCCTGATCCGAAATTTAAATCAAATACCGTATTAAGACAAGCGGTTGGTCTTGTTGAAGGTATGGGTTATCAAGTTAGATATAAACAATTAGGTGCTATGGTAACATACGCCGCAAATCACTTAGTTAGAAATTAAATTATACTTTTCTTTGTTTTTACAATATTTATTATTATCTTTGTAAAACAAAAGATTAAAAAAATAAATTCGATGAAACAGTTCAAACATATTATGTCGTTTATTAGTTGTTCAAAATGGGCAAGTCAGCGTCATATCCGTATGTCCCGATCTGTTTGTATGAATTTGTGTTAAAATATTTTAATAAGTAATTCAAAAAAACCTCGGGACAAAATCTCGAGGTTTTTTGTTTTATGGGCTGTCATGTTCCAAGGCTGGCGAAGGACCCTTGCAAGGTCTTTGGGAGATTTCGATTATCTCACGGTCCACATAATGTTCGGGTAGATCAATTGGTGAGATCATTCGCCTGATACGCGAAAGGTTGTAGGTTCGAGTCCTACTCCGAACACGAATGGTACACAAGCTAACTTAGTAGAAGCATTGGACTGAAAATCCAAGGGACTTGGAGCGTAACCAAGGTGTACCACAAACATATTCCCTCGTAACTCAATTGGCTAGAGTACCACACTTTTAATGTGGGAGTTTCGAGTTCGAATCTCGACGGGGGAACAATGGTCGGATGGCCGAGTGGATTAGGTGGAGGTCTGCAAAACCTCTTACGTCAGTTCGATTCTGACTCCGACCTCAAATACACGGGTGTGGTGAAATTGGTTATCATTTCGGTCTCCAAAACCGACGTTTCAGATTCGAATTCTGACATCCGTGCAATGGTTCTATGGTGTAATGGATTAGCACACGAAGCTACGGACTTCGGAGTTTGGGTTCGAGTCCTAATAGAACCACATATTGTTCCGTGATGTAATGGTTAGCATACAAGAATTTGACTCTTGTAGTATAGGTTCGAGTCCTATCGGAACATCATAAAGGAGAGGTCGTATAGTGGTTTAGTACAGTAGTCTTGAAAACTACCGAGTTTAGGCTCCGTGGGTTCGAATCCCACCCTCTCCGCATATGGTGGCCTGAGATGGGTTGGTTACATCGTCAGATTGTGGCTCTGAAGAACACGGGTTCGACTCCCGTAGGTCACACCAAAAGGAGAGTAAACTACGACGGTGAGTAGACATGCCTGCTAAGCATTGTGTTCGTTAATTCGGATGAGGTTCGATCCCTCTACTCTCCGCCAAATGCCGTGGGTTAGTGGAATACGACTATCTCTCATAAGGATGGAGAACACAGTTCGAACCTGTGCTACGGTACCAAAAAAAAGTTTTAAAAAGATTTTGTATTTTAAAAAAGTATTTATATCTTTGTAAAAGTTCTTTAAACATCGTGGCGTGGAGAAGTGGTATCTCACTAGGCTCATAACCTAGGGACCGTTGGTTCGAATCCAACCGCCGCAACAAAAAAGTTTTAAAAAGATTTTGTTTTTTGAAAAACTCTTTTTATATTTGTAAAACAATTCGGTAATACACACCGAAAAAGTTCTTAAAAAAAAAGTTTGACAAAAATTTGGAAAGTTGAAAAACACTTCTTATCTTTGTAAAACAATCGGAAACGATAAAGTTCTTTGAAAATATTGGGCGGTCTATAGTCCATAAAATAAACCATGAAAGTGGTATAAAGTGGAATACCTTGGTTTTGGTATTCTGCGGCTTGGGTAACCGAGCTCGAGTAGACAAACGAGATATCGTCTGACCTTTAGTACTGAGGGTAACACTGTAGGGAAAGTGGTTGGGCGATCAAGCGATGTGGGTCGTTTGGTTGAGGTGGGAACACCAATAAGAATAACTCGTAGAATTATTGCAAGAAATGTTGTTATCCGACTTCATAATTGCGTTTTTCAATATTATGGTTGTCTTAAAACCGAAAGGTATGTTAGTGTACAGGTGGTGCTGTTATTAACCTTAACCTTAGCCTACCAAGGCATGAGTTATGAAGATGAGCAAAAATATGGAGGTGGGGACATCTCAGAGGGTAGTTTAGTATTTAGCCGTTCAAAAGATGGCTGAGCTGGTGACGAACCACTACCTTCACAATCCACAAACCAATAACTTGCATCCATTTAATTGCAAAATTAATAAATCAAGGAAAAGTGTTCGTCAGTTGTGGATGACAGGTCACTACATAGTCATGAGTTGTTCATGGCCATGAAGGGTCCCAAGCCCAACATGATTTTCACCAAAGTTCTCTAATCTCGCAAGGATTAATTGGGGTGGCAACCTCGAAGAGTGATGAGTAATGAGAGAGTGATTCACAACTTAAGGATTGGTTAATCTAATTGACCGTGACTGATTATTACTACTCAAAAGGTAGTGGATAAGGGAAGAATCAATAATGTCCCAAAGATAATCACCCGAACGTGTAATCTCAGCGTTTTATTTTCCTGATTTTTATAAAATCATGGTGGTGGAGTAATAAAAAGATTTCATGCCGCAAGGCCCCAAAGGTTAGATTTTTCTAACCTTTTTTTGTTTTTATATTTTTTTTATTTATATTATACCTATGAGATTAATTTGTATATCAGACACACATTCTTTACATGAAAGAATGACACATAAAGTTGAAAAATATATCGATCCTGATCAAGACAATATACTCATCCATGCGGGGGATTGTACTAATATGGGTAGAGAACCTGAAATTATTGAATTTGTTTATTGGTATCAAAATTTAAAAGGATTTGATACCAAGATCTTTATTGCGGGTAATCATGATTTTGGTTTTGAACATTATAATGGTCTTCGTCATAGTAATGAGGCACCTTGGTTACATCATATAATAAATGAGGAGAATTTATCTCAATCAGATGTCGTTTATCTTCATGATTCTGAATTTGTAATTGAACATCCGAAATTTTCAAGACCAATTAAATTTTATGGAAGTCCTTGGCAACCTGAATTTTATAATTGGGCATTTAATCTTCCAAGAAATGGTTGGGAGTTAGAACTTAAATGGAAAGAAATACCAGATGATACTGATATATTGATCACACACGGACCTCCACATGGTTGTAGAGATTTTACACCACAAAATTTACAAGTTGGTTGTGAATTGTTGAGATATAGATTAGATACATTAAAACCACTTGTCCATGTGTTTGGACATATTCATCATGCATATGGTGGTGCATATATTGATGATGTTTTATACATTAACGCATCAACATGTACAGAAAGATATGTCCCACGTAATAGACCTATTGTTGTTGATTTAAAAGAAGAAGATGGTAAAATAGTTACTACCTATATTGATTAAGTTTTTCATTTTTATATGATATTTATATATAAACAATATCTATGAAAAATATAATTGATTTTTTAAAAAACCTATTAACAAAAAAATCTGAAGAAGTTATTTCAGAAATAAAACAAAAGGTTGTATCTGAAATAAAGGGTGAACCTGAGAAAGTAGAAGAACCTGTTAAGGTTGAGGAACCAAAAGAAGAAATCGTCGAAGAAAAACCCAAAAAAAGAGGTAGAAAGAAAAAGGTAGATTAATAAAAAAAATAAAAGATAAATTGGGTTAAATTTTTATTTAACCCTTTTTTTGTCTATATTTGTGAAAGTTCTTTAAAATATGGGGGTGTCCAGGTATTGATTGGCGTTTATATGGTAAATGGGCACGTAGTCAGATGTCATCTATGACTTAAATCTACGGTGGTAAAAATCAAACGGCAACGTTTACAACAACATGGAAATTGCAGGTATCCTTGCAACTTCTAAAGTAGCTGCTTAATAAGTACCTACTGTCGGGTCGGTTAGGACATATAACCCAGGAACAGAAGTCCGTTATACGGGTCACAGGTCAGAGCTCGTTTAAAATAATTCTGAGACCAAGTTGTTTGTAGGTAGGTTTCTCACATATATCAAACCTAATATTTTGGAACATTGAGAACCAATGTTATACTAAACGTGTAGTCCATCTATTGTATGGCGAACAAGACAAGGGTTCGATTCCCTTCACCTCCACCAAAAATTAAACCCATCGAATTCGATGGGTTTTTTATTTATAATAACTGAGGTTTATAAACGAACAAAGAGGTCTTTAGGACCCCTTTGTCGAGATTTGGAATACCCCCTTTCGTTTTTTTCGAGTTATCATCTAATGGCGACCAAACCATTAAACTCTAATATAAATATCTAATTTAATAGTTTTGTGCTATTGTTTTCAAAAAATTTAATCCAAATTGACTATTCATATCCATTAAACCACCACCCTGTTGTTGTAGATTCTCTTGTCCATTAATCCCTAATCTATCAATTTGGACCAAATCTTCTTGACTTGTTGATTGATTAACAACTTGTGAAAATCTTGGATCGTTTGCCAATTTTTCTCTAAATTGTTCATCTTCATTGAATTTCTTTTCAAACGCATCAAAACTCGGTAATCCAAACATGGCTAAAACACCATTAGCGATTATAAATTGTTTTACCATATTTCTTCTACCACGTCTTGCAGGCATAACTACGTTCCACCAATTAGATAACCAAGTACTTGGTGCTTTTCCTGTTTTTGCAATATATTCTGCCAATTTTTCTCCTTGAAAGAAATTTTTAAAACCTGTACTAAATTTTCCACCAGCAGAGATCGTAGATCCAATCTGTTTACCTAATCCAACAGGTCTTTGTAATATTTTACCAATCGCGGTTGTGTGTTCCGCCATTGCATGTCTTAATCCACCAGCGGCTTTGGTACCAATAATTGGTACTTTTTCTAAACTTCTAATTGTGTTGGTAACAGGTGCGGAATTTATGTATTTACCTAACTCAACATATTTTTTTGCGAACGTTGGATTTTTAGCCGCAAAGGCAACTAAGTTATCTGTATTTTTCAACGCACCTCTCGCAATAGGACTTTTAAGTAGTCTAATTATTGGTTTAGCGAAAAAATCACCCACTGTCGGTATTAGTGCAATTAACATTAAACCAGCGTAAAGATATTCCTTTTTGTATATGTAACGAATAATCAATATAATGTCAGCAACCTCACCTATCACAGGTATAAAACCTGCGATCATTAATGCATTTTCTAAACCATCTTCTTTTAGTAGTTGTTTAGATTCTAAGATTTCCTTTTTTGTATAAATTCTAGACATTTCAATTTTATTTATGGATTAATTTACAAAAGGGTTGACTAATCGCCTCACCTAAACCAGTATTTCTTATCATTTCACCTGAAAGGTTACCTAATATTGATCCAGGTATACCTGAAAATCCATCATTATTTCTATTTAGACCAAATAATGTAGACACACCTGCTCTAAGTGATACCTCAACAACAGCATCCATAATATGTGGAGCATGTTTTAAACAAGTGGGACTATCTTTAAAAATTCTAATAAAATCAATTGGACTTAAATCAGCAAATGCCTGAGATAAAGTTGTTGACCAACCAGGACTAACACCCATGTATCTTAAAACCCAATTTATTGCCAATTCCTTTAAAAATGAAATACCACCTTCTTTTGCTAAATCACCAAAATCAAGTTTATCTAAACCAAGAGATGTTGGTAATGAAAATTCTTTTAATAATTGATCATTTACTTCTTTTTCAGTATATCCTTCATTTATCAATTTAATAGATGTATTAAAACATTCTTTTAAATAAATGTTAGGATCATCAATATCTCTCAAATGTGAAAAAGATTCATTAAGATTAGATTTTCTTTTTTCATTTAATTTTTTACTAACTATACTCTTAGTATCTATTACTATTTTTTTCATTTTAGAATTCTGCGTTTGAGTTAATCCATTTATATTTCATATCACCATCCCCTTTATCGACTTGTTTTGTTTCTACATATCCCTTATCTTCTAAATATTTGTTTAATATGTAGTAATCATTACCCGATAATTGTTTTCCTCTCCATACTGCGGCCAATCCTTTTTTAGGCCATCTTTTTCTTTTAATTAATTTATTACTAGCCAATAATTCCTGTAATCTGTTTTCATCATATACAGGTTTAATTGGTGTTGGAGGAGGAGGTGCAGGTGTTGGTGCAACTGTAGGTGCTGGTGTTGCAGTAGGTCCTGGTACTGGTGTGCCGGTTGGACTTGGGTTTTTACCACAAATCTCTTTTTTAACATAATCGTAAACTTCTTTAGTTATAGGATTAATTGGCATCTTCACACCTCTTTTTTCAATGATTTCCTCTCTAAGTTTCGCCATCGTTTTAGGTCCAAAATAACCTTTTTGACTTGGTAAATCTAAACATGCTTGTATTTCGGCTATTTTTTCATTTCTACATCCGAATTCAAACGGGAAATCTTTACATTCTTTATATGGTACCGGTTCTTTTGTTGGTCTAGGTTCTTTTGTTGGACCAGGTACAGGAGGTACAGGACCATCTGTTGGTTTTGGTTGACCATCCCAAGTAATTTCAACACCACCTAAATCACCGGTATTGGTACCACCTCCACCGCCTTTACCACTTTCAATTTGGTTTATTAATGAATACATCTCTTGTTTGGCTCTAACAGATGATGCGTTTACTGTGTAGATATAATCTAATGATTTTTTTAGACTACCACCACCTAAACCTGATGCTTGGTATAGTTTCAAGAATTCTTTACCATTAGCACTTCCAGCATATTTTTTAAGTAATGCTAATGCACTTTGTAAATCACTACCTGAAACAGGGAAATCCAATAAATCAATCATTGTTTCAACATCATTATCTATTGATGAAGTTGCTGCCTCATTTATATCTTCATCTATAGTTTGGATGTTACCACCTTTACATTTCCAACTACCCATGGCCCCCGTCTCTGTATTCATTACTCTACCATTTGTGAAAAATTGTACTCCTTTAGGATATTCACTTGATTTAACAATAACCCAAACTTGGCCAGTTGAACTTGTCTCTACTTTACCTTGTTGTTTATTTATTAAATCTTGAATACATGGTGCCCATTGTCCATCATTTGGTGGTGGTGTTGGTGGGAAATCTTCTGGAACAGTTTCTCCACTATCTGCCATCATCCACCATAAGGCCGCTGCAGTTAAACCACCGGCTAGACCCCATTTTAATATATCTTTCCAACTCTTTCCTTGTTTTATCCAAATAATTATTTTAATATACCAAGGTCTTGGAATTGGTGGTGGCGGTACCGGTGGTGGTTTTGGTAAAGTTATCTCTCCACCGCCAGTTTTTTTAATTCTTCTATTTATGGCTTTATCAACTGCTTTAGTTGATACCCCGCCTCCCGATTTCATTTCTCTCGCACCTTTTTGAAGTAATGCCTCCGCTTCTTTAGCGGACATTCCATATGTTTTTTGTAATGTTTCAGATGCCAATTTAAAGTTTTCAGGATTTGCTGGCATTGCACCTCCTTTAGGATAAACCTTTTTTAGAATTTCTTTAAATGTTGGTGATTCACCAATAAGACCTTTTAATTTTAGTGCAATTTCAGGAACTTTATTTGCTTGTTTAATTACAAGAAATTTCTCAGCAGTACTGAGAGCCCCTGCTTCACCCGGTGCCTTTTTCATTGCGATTAATAACTCGTCAGCGGTTTTAAATCTAGAAAGTGCGGGTATTTCATTTTTTAATGTGGAAAATAAACCTTTTTCTGATTTTAAAATACTACCGATTGCTTCAATACCTTGTTGAGCAACTTTTGTTACTTGTTCTTCAATATTTTCAGGATTTTCTTCTTCTGATACCTCGATATTGGGATCTTCATTTTCTAATTTATCATTAACTGATTCAACTAATGATATCATTTTTCTAATTAATAATGCGTCTCTATTTTCCATTTTTTTATTTTTTATTTTTATTGCATTTTATTTAATAAATTTGCCATATCATCCTCCACACCTTGTTTTATTTGTTCATCGGGTATTGCACTTGCGATTTTTGTTAAGTCTTCCTGTGATGCTACCGATCCATCTTCTCCTTTATTTTTACCGGCAAAATATTGTGCTCCCTTTTCCATACCCTTCATCGCCACAGCGGTACCCCCACCCCATGTTAAACCTTTTCTTACTGCCGTTGCGGTACTAACAGGACCTTTACCCTTTAGTGCGGCGTTTATTGGTTTTGTAAAATCTTTTTGAATGAATTTTTTACCAAGTGAGGTTAAAGTCTCGGCACCTTGAACTCCCGCCTTTTGTGCTGCAGGTGCAAAAACATTTTTCATATTTTCTAAAACTTTACCAACACCTGATTTAAATGAAGAAATCATACCTGCTGCTTTTGGTCCGAAAGCCTTAGCGATCCATTCTAATGGTTTTATTAATATATTCATTATACCACCAAGACCTTTACTTAAAACAGTAATGATTGGTTGTAAAATTTTTCCACCAACTTTCATAACACTACCACCCGCAGCTTTAAAGGCCGCTTTAAGACCTTTGGCAGCACCAGAAAAAAGAACACCCGCTAAACATACTGCGAGATCAATATAAGTCCATACACTTTTTGAATCAGTTTTACCACTTAATAATTGATAAACTTTCCAAACAAATAGAATACCCCAAACTATACCTGTGGCTAATTTACCAATACCTAATGCGGTTAATGCCACGTCCAAACCGATACCAACAGGACTCATCATGAAATGTTCTATTTTTTCCATTATCCATGGTAATCCTTTATTTAACACCCATGCACCCGCATCTTTTATACCTTGCCAAGCTTTTCCCGCAACTTCTTTTGTTTTATCCCAAAGATCACCAAAAAAACCCTCAGCAAGTGTTGGATATTTTTGAGATATTTTATTTTTTACAAATTCCCAAGAATCAGTTATAACTTGTTCAGTTGATAATGAATTGATTGATTCTATGATTAAATTTCTACCAAATTTTATTTCATATTCCATTATTATATTCATATCCGATTCCATCAAACGATATAATAATTTTCTTATATTACTAAATAACTGTGTAGATTCCATTATTGAATGTCTATAAATGAATATACTTTGATTTTTAAACATTTCACAAATAAAAAATGGATTTGGGTTATTAATATCAGTATATAACCCTGTTTCTACATCAATAATTCGATTTAAACCCGAAACATACCTACCATCTCTTGTGAATAATAAATCTTCCATGTTATATAAATATATTGATTTTACTTAAGTGGATTTCCTTTACCTCTTTTTAATATAGATCCAACAACATCACTCCATTTAGTTACACCAACTTGATTTGATGGTCCTCTAGTTACACCACTTTCCCATTTACCAACTTGTGGATATCCCGAACCCCCACCACTTGATGATGTACCCGCACTAGGTGCTGCTGCCGCATCTTGTTCACTTATCTCTTCTTCCTCCAAATCTTTAGAGAGAATTAGTTTAAGTTGTTTTTCATTTATTAAAACTTTCATCTACTATAAATACTTAAATTTTCTTGTTTTTTATACCATAAACTAAAAAATTATTCATCATATATTGTCTCATCAATTTTTGAAAACATTTTAACAAACTGTCCCGCTTTTGCATTAGCTTCATCTTCAATCTCACCACCAATATCTGGCGGCTTAACTTTTAAACGACCTTGTTCGTATTGTTTATGATGGACAAGTTCATGTGCTAAACTTCTCATTACATCAACAAGTGCCCTATTTTTAGCATTAACTTTAATTATTTTATTTTTTTTAGTGTAGTCATAGCTAGCAGTAGTCTTTAATTCTTTTCTACCATTTTGAATAGAAATAGTTGGCACTGTTTTTAAATCCAATTCCTTTTTAACGAATTTTACAAATTCTTGTAATTTCTTCTTTTTTTCGTCAGATAAAAATTCCATAAATATAAATATCACAAACTTACCCGTTCGGGTAAATCGTTTTCTTTTAAATATTCAGATAATAATTCAATTACAAATTCTTCATCAATATCTAATATATCGTGTTCAGATATTATCGTTGGACTATAATATTCTATGGAATCAAATTCAATGTCTAATACTCTATAAAAATTATCACCGTCTTCTTCGGTTGAGAATTCAACATGTAGAGTACTTTTTTCTTCTGTGTAGTAATACTCGTGTATAACCATTCTAAATATGTGGATTACGTAAACTTAATTAAAAAATAATTATGTTGATTTTTATCAAAAACCATAAATAATTGAATTATTCTAAATAATTACTAGTATGATGGATTGGTATATTATAGAATATTTGTATCCTGAATCATTTAAAAGATTCATTGACGTAACATTCCCAAATATTGGTATTGTAAGTACTAATTCTTTATCGTTTTATAAAACAAAAAATTTATACAATTTTTTTGACAAAGAAGGTTTATATTTTAATGTCGAACAATGTTGTCCAAAAAGATGGATTTATACAATATCAATAAAAAATATAATAGTGCTCGGACCAATTAATTTAAAAGAAAATACCAAAGAGGATATCGAAATAGAGGGATTTACGGAGTGTTTTAAAATACTAGATAAAATTCTAATAACCCATCAATTATAAATGTATTTATAATATGGAAATATCTATAAAATTTCTATTACAGTCTGTAAAAGTTATAACAGAAAAAAAATATCATTTAGAGGATCTATATCTTATATATGACTTTTTAATTTCTGTTAAAAAAGATGAATTAATTAAATACCTAAAATCTAATACAGTTTTGTCCTATAAGAACGATTTAGAATTATATAAGGACACAATCATTCATTTAATGAAAATTTTTGAGGATTTAGAAAACTATGAGGAATGTTTTGTATTAAAACAAAAGTATGATGAATGTGAATTTTTAATAAATGAAAAAACCTAATCAATAACGATTAGGTTTTGTATAAATTATTTACTTACACGTTTTCGCAATAAAAAATAAAAAATAAAAAATAGACCCGATATAAAATACATAATAATATTGGCTCTCCAAATGTTTCCGGTTATAGACATTAACGTATATTGTACAACATCGAACCCAAATGGGAGAAAGAACATCGCTAACATTAGAGACGTATCTTTGTATAACACCAATCTTTTTTCCTTGTTTTTTATTGTTTTTAGTCGATTCACCATCGGTATCCATGTATGAATAATTTATCTAATTATGTCTTAATGACTTTTAACTATAAATATGTCTCTATTTCTGTTTTAACTTTTTTTAACGCGGAGGCGATTACTTGGTGCATATCATAATACTTATATTCCGCCAACCTACCACCAAAAATGACATTATTTTCCATTTTTGTTAAATCTTGGTACTTGTTAAATATATTTTGATTTATTAAATCATTTATTGGGTAATATGGTTCTTCATTTTTATTCCATTCAATTGGATATTCTTTTGTTATTATTGTTTTAGAAGAAATATCATTATTAAAATGTTTGTGTTCAATAATTCTCGTAAAAGGTATTTCAATGTCTGTAAAATTTATAACTGAATGACCTTGATAATTTTCTTTGTCGAGTATTTCAGTTTCAAATCTCAATGGTCGATACTCTAAATCACCATAACAATAATTATAAAATTTGTCTACCGGTCCTGTATAAATTATTTTTCTAGATAATGAATTGAAATATTCTCTATTTTCAAAATAGTCAACATTTTTTCGTACTTCAATATTTTCTAATAATTTTTCAAATAATTCTGTATAACCGTTTTTTGGAATTCCTTGGTATGTGTCAAAAAAATAATTATTATCGTATGTGAATCTTACAGGTAATCTTTTTATGATAAAAGGTGGTAATTCTTTTGGGTTTTTCATCCATTGTTTTTCAGTGTAACCCTTAATTAATTTATCATATACATCTCTACCTACTAATGATAATGCTTGTTCTTCTAAATTATTGGGTACACCTCCATATCTTTGACTTTCTATTATTTTTATCGCTTCTTCCGGATTATTGACCCCCCACAGTTTATTAAACGTAAACATATTGAAGGGTAAAGAGTATAGTTGATCTTTATGTGACGCCAAAACATGATGTCTATAATTGTTAAACTCAACAAATTTATTTACATAATCCCAAACTTCTTTATCTGAAGTATGAAATATATGTGCACCATACTTATGTACATTAATTTCTAAATTTTTTTCAGTATAACAATTACCACCAATATGATCTCTTTTTTCTATAACCAATACTTTTTTTCCGACATTGGTTAATTCTCTGGCAAAAATAGATCCAAAGAGACCCGATCCAACTATTAAATAATCATACATCATTAATTCTTTTTACCGGCCTGTTGTATGCATTTACGAATATATTATCATAACCAAGAAATCCACCAATATTATCACTAACACTATCTATTTGAGAAATTAACAATGGATATCCACCATATTTAATAAAATTATTTTGATAAATCCACGCGTCTATTGGGACATCAACTTCTGGGTCGTATTTTAACATTTTTTCATATGCCTGTTTATTGACAGCATATGCGTGAACACAATAACATCCATGGATATACATTAAATTATCATCAATTAAGTTTATTGGGTTATCAAAAATATTTGCACTAAAATAATAAACATCCCAATTATCTATTTTCGAAAGACTATCTAATGATTTTTCTATAAGTTCCTCCGCACCTTCTTTGAAAAAAACATCATCCTCAAAAATTAAAATATTTTCTAAATCATTATTGTAGGCATATTCAATAATATTTCTGTGTGATTTACCGCTGGCAATTACACAATTTTGAGGTGTTTTAATATCCGCCTTTATTGCTGAATATCTTTTTACAAATTTATCTAAATCAACTCTCGATAGTTCTCGTTTCATGTGATCTTGTCTATCAACTCTATCGTCTAAATTTATATAAAAAGCGTCTTTAAAAAATTCTTGTATTTTCATTTTTTTTTAAATTTTAAAATATGATGGTCTTTTCCATTCTAAATCTTCAGAGTATGGCCAAATTAATAGTTGTGTTGGTATTTGCCTATTTTTGGATCTATAAAATTTAAATGTACGAGAATTTATTTTACCATCGATTATATCTTTATTTTCGTTATAAGTTAAATCTTCTCTATGTATTGCAATACCCCCCTGATCTAACACAATCATCGCCCAAAATCTAACATTATTTATTTTTTCAATTTTATCATAATCCCAAGAAATTGTGTCATTGAAATAAACTTGTTCATTGTCCCAACCTTCTTCAGAATTTGAACATGGAGGTTCGATACCCTTCTCAGTATCTTTATGTACAATACATTTAACAAAATCGATTCCAGAATAATCGGTATACTCTTGTAATGTTCTTTCTTTACCTAAACCATACATACCTAAACCAAACAAATCATTTCTACCAAGTAAACAATCTAATCTATCATGTGCAACTTTATTTAAATTCCCCCAATTATTATGGTCACCCCAATGTTTAGGGTTATCTAACCTTTGATAAAAATGATGTACAATTGTTCTATGAGAATTATATATATTATAACCGTGTGTGAAATACCTAATCGCCATGGCCGCTTCCTCACCCGAAAAATAAAAATCAGGATCGTATGGTACTTCTCTGTTTATTTGACCAGGACCAAAGATAAAACCTGCAGATATATAAACACCTTTGACAGGAAAATTCTTAGATTGCCAATCTTCCATATTCATTGGTCTACTCATCGGATACTTATGATCGAACCTATAAACATTACATATTTGTGGTACGTTATACCATTTACTTTCATCCATTTCTGGATTATAGTTTGGGGGGTATCCAGTAATGATTGCTTTTTCGTCATTTAGTGACTCCCAAATGTTTATCAACTTTTCATCCCAATTTTCAACAAATCTCATATGTGAATCTATCTGAAGTGAAAATTTCTCATCTTTCCACAACATTTGTGTTATATTTCTGGCCCAACACGCTCCTTTTGATTCTTTGTAATCAAAATCAATTATTTCTATATTTTCATTATTTTTTATTTCATCTAAATTATCCCATATATCATCTTTTGAATGTTGCCAACATATAACAAACCTCAAATTCTCGGGAAATTTAGATCTACTAATCGCATGTTTTATTGTTGGCAATAACTCTTTATCTCTATACGATGCGATTTGAACAAAAATTTTATTATTACTCATATGTCTTAAACATAAATAAAAATTGTTAAAAAGTAAAACACTATTATTTTTTTTTTCTATTTAATTTTTTTATTTTTATCTAAAATAATTACAAATGAATAAAGTTTATCAACCAGTCGTATTAGAAAGATCAAATGAAATTGTTCAAAGTTTGGTCGAATCTGGATTTTTTAAAGATTATGAATTACCAAGTACCGATTTTGCTAAAGAATATCTGTGTGAAAAATTGACAGAAAAGTTCATAGAAAATGGTTCAGATATAAATGATACGATTTTCACTGAAAACGAATTTGAGAATATTTTAAGAGTAATTGTAACTGGATCAATTTTAGGTGAATTAAAGAGAAAAGGATATATAAATTCTTATGAAGATGAAAATACGGAAGAAACTTTTTTTCTAACCGAAGATGGTAAAGAAATGTTAAAAAACCTAAAAAGTACAGATGATAAAACTAAAGAATAGTTATTTCTTTTTTTCATCAACTTGTTGACTAAGACTGTTCTTTTTATGTTGTCTTATTTTTTCTTTTAATTGCGATAAAATTTTTTGTGTGTTAGATAAATTTGTGGAAATAGTTGAAACTCTACCATTAGATAATGTTTTTAAACCTTCAGGAATACTATCCTCTAATTTTCTAAATTCCTTTATTGTTTCAGATAATGAGTTTTGTAACTCCTCAATTTTATATTGCACTCTATTATATTCCTGTCTATTAACTTTGGACGTTTCCTCATTTAATAGGTCATTTAACACTTTTTTTACCGTTTCTTCTGATATTAATCTACCTTCCATAATATTATAAATACTTTTTAATCACCAATTTTTTTTATTAAAGAAAATTTCTTAAATTTAAAATACAAAAATAAATACAAATGAGAAATGTTGAATTTACATTATTTGATTTTGATGATCTACTAATTGAACCTGCACATATTTCACCAATCAGGTCCAGAAAAGAAATTAACCCAAAGTATGATAATGGTTACTATCCATTGATGACCGCTCCGATGGATACGGTCATTTCCAAAGATAATCACAAACTTTTTGGTAATTTGGGTATTAGATCTGTAGTCCCAAGAGGTGAGGGTTATTATGATCAAAATTATAATGACACACACTTTAATTCATATGGATTAGATGAATTTAATGAAATTTTCATAAATGGTGATGTGGAAATTCTAACAGATTCCAAAATTTATGTGTTAATTGATATTGCAAATGGCCATATGAGGGCGTTATACGATTCCGCTAAGACCGCAAAGGAAAAATATGGTGATAAAATGGTCTTAATGATTGGGAATGTTGCAAACCCCAAGACTTTTGCGGAATATTGTTCAATAGGTGTCGATTATATTAGAATTGGTATAGGTAATGGTGGTGGTTGTTTAACAACTGTTCAGACTGGTGTTGGATTCCCAATGGCATCACTAATTGAAGAGTGTTATGATGTTAAAAAATATATGGAATTTCCAAATATTAAGATAGTTGCGGATGGAGGATTCAAATCATATTCTGACATCATAAAGGCACTCGCGTTAGGTGCGGATTATGTTATGTTAGGATCAATATTAAACAAATCTCTCGAAAGTTCGGGTGAAACAACTAGATTACGACAATCACATAAACCACATTTTGATCAACACATAGTGATAGACCAATATTCCGAAGAAGCTAAAAAAATGTTTGAGGCAGGTACACCATTATTCAAAACATTTAGAGGAATGAGCACAAAAGAAGTACAAAAATCGTGGGGAAAAGAAGAATTAAAGACATCTGAAGGTGTTGTTAGAACACATAAGGTTGAATACACATTAGAAGGGTGGATTAATAATTTTGATTCATATTTGAGATCTGCGATGAGTTATACAGGAAAAAAAGAACTCCACGAATTTATCGGTGGAGTTCAGTTGAATTTCATAAGTCAAAATTCCTATAAGAGATTTAGTAAATAATTATACTCTGAATTCTCTATCTTCAGAACTTGATAATTCTTTATCTCTCTTCATACCTTCTTTGATATAACTTCTAATAAGTCTTGAAACGGTTACCTTTTTCTTATCCGCAACTTTTTCAATCTCCTTATAATAAGCGGGAACAACTCTAAATGACAACATTTGAATGAGTTGTTTGTGCTTTGGTAAACTAGAACCTTCAGGTTGTTTTTCTTCTTTTGATGCTTTTGATGCCATTATACACTTTTTTTATAAATATTTGGTTTTTCGGTAATTTTTAATTATTTTAATAAAAACAACATATATATGTCAGAAGAAAAATCTACAGTAAATCCCGCAATTAAGGAAATCGAGGAAAAATACCCCGAAATGACTAAAGAATTCAAAAGAATTATGAGAGAACAATATGAAATGTTCTGTAAAAAACAATTAACTTACGGTACAGGAAATATTTCCGTGGGAACGAGGTTGGAAACACCCGAAGAAGTTAAATTATCCCAAACAGGTCTTTGGTTTAGAAAAATGGACAAAATAAACAGATTAAAACAGTTAGTTTTGTTGAATAAAGAGGATGTAGTTAGTGAAACCGTAGAAGATACGTATTCAGACCTATCGGTTTACTCAATTATCTCACAAATCGTTAGTAGGGGTAAATGGGGAAAATAAAAGGGATATATATATCCCTTTTTTTTATTTAAAAATATTTATAATAAACGAAAAGATATGACAGTCAATGTGAATCACCCAACTTTTATTGCATTTTTAGAACAAGTAACTAATAAGATCCTATCTTCCACACAGGTTGAAAATTACTTTAAATTAACACCAGAAAAAAAATTACGTGTTCAATATATGGTGTTTAAATTAATGAAAAATTCAACAAAAATGAGAGGAAAATTTAATGATTCTGAATTAAAAAGTTTTGTAATGATTTTATGTAAAAAAAATGAAGATGATGAGAATTATGAATTTTCTGCAATATTGAATGACATACATAATAATTTTGATAAGATAAATGATGTTACAAAAATAAAAACTAAAACCAATAAACCAATAAAAGTAGAAACAAAGTAACTATGAAAAACAAAACTGCGGATTTTGATGCAAAGAAAAAGTGTGCGGTTTTAGCAATGAAATGGTGTAAAACAAATTTGGGTGTCAATAAAAAGAAAAAAAATAAAATAAAGATATCTATTAGAGTTAGACCCAAAAAAGAAGGAAATTATTTCTTCTATGGTGACTTTAATTCAAAAGAGAATAAAATTATAGTATATGGTGCAAACGAACAAAGCTTAGACGATATTGTTTCAACCGTTATACACGAATATACACATTATCTACAGTCAACTAAAAAATATTGGGAATATTTTGAAACACATTATTACTCAACACACCCTTACGAAAGACAGGCAAAAAGGAATGAAATAAAGTATACATCAGAATGTTTAAAAGAGATAAAGAAATTAATTTAATATCTCTAGTTCGGGTATTTCTCTTAAAAACAATAAAAGATCATCCTCATTATGTCTGTGTTTTACCACTAAATCACAATTCCAATAATTTTTAATATCTTGGACAAATCCTTCCTTAATTCTATCATTTTTTACCTTTCTATAGATCCAATATAATCTATTTTGGTAATTTACAAATTCTTTAGGATACATTGTTATTAATTATATAATTAAAAATATCCACATGTGTCGTATCATTGACTTCAAATTCAACAAATGGGATATTATAGGTTATTAGTTTATTTTTGATGTCCCCATCAATTTCTTTTGCCTCTTCTAATTTTTGAAATCTACCATTTTCATCATACGAACTATCGTTTCTCGTTAGTAATATATTAAAATTCCTATATTTTTTAAATAATTGTAATATAAAAAAATCAAAAGAATTATCATAAAACATTGCAGGATATTCTGGTTCAGTGTTATATCTTTCTTTGTAGACCATACCCAAAATTATTGGAGAATCTACTATAATATATTTGACTTTATTATATAACCTACTTATGTTTCTATGTTGATTTGCGGTAATGTAGAATTGATCTTTAATTGCCGAATAATTCTCTTCCCAAGAGACTATTTTAGGAAATTCATAAGTTAACTCAACATCCATGTGTTGTTTTTTCATTTCAGTAAATAAACCTGCCGATTGTGTTGATTTACCTATACCAGGACCACCAAAAAAATTTATTATTAAACTCATAAGATAATATAACAAATTAGACACAAATTACCAAATGAAAATTAGACATTTATATATTTGTTTATATTTATTGGAATAAATGTTAATCACACCCTGAAATAAAGAAATATGGACACAAATATTAGTATGTTAGGTGCAATAATAGTTGCGGTAATTTCAACAATAATAGGACCAACTATTATGGAATATGTTAAACAAAAGTTTAGAAAGAAAAAAGGTGATTTAATAAAAAAAGATTTAGAAAAAAATGTAATTGTTGATCAAGAATTGAGATCCATATCTGAGGTATTAGATGCCGATAGAGTTTGGATAACACAATTCCATAACGGAGGTCATTTTTTACTTTCAAATAAATCTATTCAAAAATTTTCAATAACATATGAAATAACAAAAATTGGTGTTAGTCCAGCGAGTCAAGTTTTTAAAGATATTCCCATATCTTTATATTCAAGAGCAATGAATAAAATTTTAGAAGATGGTTACATTTATGTTTCCGATTTTGATAATCCTTGTATAGAATCATATTGTTTAAAAAGTGCGGCATATGCCACCGGAACTAAGTCCAGTTATATTGTGGCATTAAATGATATTGTGACCGACAGGTGTATCGGTACAATTGGTGTTGAATATTGTAATAAAAAAGAGTTGCACCAAGACGAAATTGAATTTATAACAGAAAAAAGTAATAGAATTGCGGGATATCTATCAGTATTTTTAAAAGAGAAATAAATATCTTTTTAATTTAAAAAGATATTTATCAATATATTTATGTTTTTATGAAAATAAAAAATTTGATTTATGATTTATTGTTAGAGGAAGTTAAAAACAAAAAACTTCTTGACTATCTCTCAAACAAATGGTTTGGTGAAAATCCAACACAGGAACAAAGAATAGAATCTGAAAAACTATATACTGAATTCCAAAAAATACAAAACGGTCTGTCAACAAAAAGACCTCAAGTAATTTCATTTTTAACTCGTTTTGATGGTAATCACGGTTTTAGTGTGTTTGATCCAAATAATCTTAGAGATATTACAAAATATACGTTACAACAAATAAGATCATTAGTTGACGAATATAGAGATGATGATTTGGATCTTGGAGGAGATGTTTTTTCTGGTAAAGACACAAAACCAACGACCGAAAGATTAGATGCTTCTAAATCACTATGGGAAGGAGATCAAAATTTAATAATAAATGAAGGCGGTCTTAGGGTTTATGACATTAAAGATCAAAAAATGTCAGTTAAGTATGGTTATTATGTTGAAAATGTAAATAAAGACCAAGGTGGTACCATGCCGTGGTGTGTGACATGGAGACCTGATCAACCAAATAGAACAAATATGTGGGGTCATTACAGAAGTCAAGGAAGAAGTTTTTATTTTGTTATTGATACCAACAAAAACCCTAAAAAAGACAGATATTATTTAGGTGCATTACAAAGAGTAAAAAGTAACACAACTGGTTTTATTTTAACATCTGTTTTAAATGATGGTGATAATACAATGTCTTGGGATCAAATAATTGGAATATATCCACAATTAAAAAATTATAAAGAATTATTCATAGAAAAACCATATAGTCAAGATGAATTGGAGGAAAAAAATATTGTAGGTCAAATTACAGAAAGACCAGGTAGTCAATATGAATTTAGAAGAATGGATAGACAACTTAAAAAGGCATATATCAATAATCTAGGTACTTTAACTTTACCTGAATCTTGGCAATCAATGGACGAAAAACTAAGAGCACTTTATATTACAACAACTAGAGAAAATGATATAACCAATAAATTTAGTAATTTATCATTTGTAAATGAAATAAAAAAAGTTGGTAACGAATACACTTTACTTAAAAATAGATTAATTGCCCTTAAAAAGAGTCCCGGTTTCATTATTGAACATTTAATGAAAAATGAATTTGATATCGTTATGAGAAATGTTGCTAATGATAATATCAAATTATTACAAAGTAAAAACACAAGAAAATATGGTTTATTCGATTCGTTAAAAAACGATTGGGTAAAATTAAATGGTGTTGAATATTTTGTTAATTATCAAAAAATAGATCATAAAATAGTTGAGGACGATAATGGAACCGAATATTTCCTTCATGTATTTTCAACATCACCAGAACCAAATCAACAATCATTTTATTGTTTATATGATTCAAATAGTGAAGTATCTAGTGGACAAATACAAGATTCTTATTTTGTATCTAAAAATAAATGGGACGATTTAATCAAATCAGAGAAAATAATCGATGATGAAATGATGGCAACATCTAAAGATGTTGATTTGGGTACAGATTCCGACATAAAAGAAATGTTTAAATAATAAAAAAGGGAGGTTAACCTCCCTTTTTTATTTAAGTAAACTATAGTACTCTTTAAAGTGTTTAATTCTATCAGGTAATCCAATAGTTCCACCATTTACTCTTTTCGTAATTGAAGTAACATCAACATCAGTAGCACCTTTATCGGCTAATGTGTTTAATCCATTTTTACCCCAAAACCAAGCCGCAGATAGTAATGGATATTTTGTCGCAACTAAATCAGGATTTTCTAAAATGTTTTCAGTAACAACTTTATCAAATTCAGTATAATTTGCTTTACCGGTTAATTGGATATAACCTCTGCCGCGAAATTTATAACCTTCTTTTGTTGGTTCAGCACCATTACCCATTCTTCCACCATAAACTCTCGATGCAATTAGTTCAGGTTTTCTTTCATACTGTTCTGCAAGTGCCTGAGTTGGGAAATACTTTTTAAACGTAGTTAATAAACCTTTTGCCCCGTAATTAAGGTTCTCGTTTACAAACTTAAATCCACCACTTTCATGTCCACACTGAGCAAGAAAATGAGATAATCTCAAGGGTGTGTTTATGTTAAATTTAGCCATAACATCGGGAATTTGTCCGATCACTGTGTCAGGAACATGTCCTTTTAATTTGTTTAAATCCATTGTTTTTTGTTTTTATTTATTGTTTATTATTCTACTGTTTCTTCATTTGTTTCTTCTGCCGGTTTACCATGTTTCATAACGATAAATTTATCAACTGAGGCAATACCAAATGACCCCAATGTCATAATTAGGAACGAATTAAAGATGAAGTCTGTAACTAATAATTCTTTACCTAAAGAACCTGTTACGATGTCTGCAACGGCAAATATTACCATTACAACAAAAGATGCAAAACCAACAACCGATTTTTCATTTATATCGTTGTTGTCACTAAATAAATTTTTAAAAAATTTTTTCATAGGATACGGATTTTATTTTTATTATTGACTTATACCAGTTATAAAGATGGTTAACCAAACAACAAGTGCCGATACCACACCAATCGTTACTCTTTGTTTTACTTTTTTATCCTCAAATTCCATCTTTTTATATTTTTCAATTTCTTTAACGTAAACGTCATTTAATAATAAAGTTCTTTTTAAGGAATCTTGTGTTTTTGATAAATTTTTATTTGTATTAATTAATGATTCACTTGTTAATCTCAAATTTTCTTTATTTTGAAATAAAGAAACATTTATTAATTTAATACTATCTTTTAATAATAAAAATTTATTATCAATTGCTTTGGCTTGAGGTACGGTCATTATAACAACTTCCTCACCTTTAATAATCTTCGTAGTCGGATATTGTGCGAATGATATATGGCTCACCACGATCATTGTCAATATCATAAAGTATTTTTTTAAGTTCATTATTTTCTTCTTTTAATTGTTTTATTTCATTTTCCATTTTTTGAATCTTTTTTACAGTTTTTTCTACTTTTCCTGTAATTGCAGAATCAGATTTGGAAGAGGCTTCTTGTGCTACTTCTGAATTTAATTTACTTTGTTGTATCAGAGAATCTATGGTAGAAGTTGTATTGTCAACCTTTTCCATTTTAATGGTTTTTGAGTTACAAGAAAGTAATAAAATACAGAAAAATAATAGTTTTTTCATGATTACTTAATTTTTCCTAATTCTTGTAATACCGCAATTTTAGATGCCGCTGCGGACAATGTACTATCGGATCTACGAAGAGCTTCAGTTAATTGATCAACTTTTCCTTCTAATTTTGTTATTTTTTCGTTCATTGTTTTTTGTGTATTTGAGTTAGTCATCTTTATATCAACATAAAGATAACCTACAGCAATTATACAAATGAACATTAAACCTTTAACAGGTTCTTTAGCGAATTCTTTGAAAGAGATTGGTGGTTTTACTGTACCAGCAACTGTTTCTACTGCGGATTTAGCCTTAGCCATTTAAATAGGATTTTGGATATATTATTATAACTATAAATATTGACATTTTTTAAAAATTCATATATATTTATTGTAGACCTTGTGATTGAATCGGAAGTGTTTAAGTAACATTTGAGTTGGAATTGATACCAACGAATTCGGGTTCAAATACAAAAAAATATAAGGAAAATGAGAAGAAGAATTTCACTTCAAAGTGGTCTTGCTGTACCACAATCTTTTATTACCAAGGGTAAACAAAGATTAAAACAAAACGTAGACACCGTATATATGAACAACGGTGATGAGTTCGAGATCGAACTTTATAATCCCACACAAAATAAGATTTTAGCAAAAATTGAAATGAATGGTAGTTCTATTGGTAATGGAATTATCCTTCGTCCTGGTGAAAGGGTATTTTTAGAAAGATACTTTGATGAAGCCAAAAAGTTTTTGTTTGAAACTTATACTGTCGACGGAAATAATGAAGAAGTACAAAATGCAATTGCAAAAAATGGTGATGTTACTGTTAGTTTCTACAATGAAAATAAACCACAACTGTATAATACAATCACTCCAAATGTAAATTGGACTGCAACAAATGTGGGTGGTTCTTTTTCTTACACGGGTGATATTGGTGTATATAACACAACAACATCTGGCACTGTTAGTTATAGTAGTACATCGGGAACTTATACTACCACAAATGAACCAATATTATTTTCAAGTTCTGTTAAATCCACACTTGATAAAAAATCGAGAGAAATTGAAACGGGTAGGGTTGAGAAGGGTTCAAATTCCGATCAATCATTTGTTTATGATAACTCAAGTTTCGAATATTATTCATTTCATACTAACTGGTGGAGAATAAAACCTATGCAGGAAAAACCATGCACTAAGGACGATTTAGTGGTTTACTGCACGGAATGCGGTGCAAAACGTAAGAAAGATAACCATAAATTTTGTCCACATTGTGGAACAAAATATTAATAAAAAATAAAACACAAGGTCAATAAAAAAGGGGAGTTAAACTCCCCTTTTTTAATTTGTATTTTCTCAATTATAGAATTGATTTTCCGTTAAAAGCAATTGCTTCAGATAAAATACTTAAAGTATTTTTACCGGTAAAACTGTGATATCTTTCAAACATTTCTTGTAAGAAACCTTTAATACCACCCCAAACATTTCCAGCGACATTTGCCGCCTTATTTGCAAAACCAGTCACTCCCTGTTTAACGGTGTTGTACGCACTACTTACAGTTTGTTTGGCTTTATTATATGCACCTGATGCCCAACTTGCTGCCTTATCCCAAGCAACACCAACTTGATTTTGTATTGTACCCCACTGTTGTCCCAACCAACCTGAAACAGCACCACCAAATTCTTTAATAGCAGCGGCACCGACTAATATTTTTGCCCATGCCTGAACACCAAATTGTTTGAATGCCTGTATAACCCACTTAACAACACCGAATGTAGCTTCTTTTGCTGAGTTAAGTCCTTGTAAAATAGCTTGTGATCCTTTTTCGATTGCGATACCAGCCGCTTTCAATGCATCCATTCCCGATTTTCCAACTGCTTGAGCACCACTAACAACGGCCTTACCTGTTGAGGCCAAAAATTTCAATATTGCATTACTAACCGCCGCACTTACTTTGTAAAGACCTTTACCTATTAAATAAACAACAGTTGCACCTGCAATAAAAATGTTAAATGTTATTTTACCTATCGTTACCACAATTTGTTTACCTATATTAACAGCCTTTACAGCTGCGGTATTTACCGCTTGTCTGACTTTCTGTCCTGCTTGTGTACCGGTTTGAACACCTTGATTATAACTTTGTTTAATGTCTTCTTTGAGGATTATTTCATTTATCAAATCCTTTAATTGGGATTCCGTTAATTTAACTACTCTAGCCATAATGTTTTTTATTTATAAATATCTTGACTTTTATAAAAAAAATTATTTTATTACTTTTTTAAATTTAATAAAACTTTCAAATAACTGATAATTTGTCACATATGACGCTAAATTTTCTACCTTAACATTACCTCTGTAAGATTTACCTGTGTCTTTATTTTGAAAATGTATCTCGACTGATTTTTCAGAACAGTCAACACCAGATAATATTTTTACAATCACATGTTCATTTTCAAAAAAGTCTTTATTTTTGAAAATTTTACTATATACATCATTAAATTTTTGTCTAACTTCTAAACATTCTTTTGTTACCTCACCATCATCTATTAATTCTTCAAAAAATTTTTCAACATCATATTCCATTTTATCCCATCCTGCGGTTTCCCCCACATATTCATAAATGTATTCATATTCCGTTTGAACATTATTATCCGTTATATAATCCTCAATTATATTAAGTAAATCGGATCCCCCTTCCCCATCCATTTTTGTTATGTTATTTTTAACCAAATATTGTACAAAATATACAATATTTAATTCGACGTTAGAATTACGATAACCATTATCTATTTTTATATACTTTTCAATATCATTTATTAATTTTTGTGCCTCAGCTTCAAAACTTTCTTGATTTAATCTCGTTGATTGATCTAAAAATTCTTCTTGTATTTTGCTACTTTTATAAAAAATTTCAAAATAATCTTTTTTAAATTGTTCATAATTAAAAGAACCTAAACCTTGTTTTACTTTATCTGAATTTTCTTCATAATATTTTTTGAATAAAGGTTCAAGTTCAATTGCAACATCATCATCATTATAAAATCTATCTCTTAAATCATCATATATTCTATCATAACTACTATTAATGTCCCCATTATACCCCGCAAGTACACTTTCCACATCACCAATTGTACTATAACTTCTGTAAGAATCTACTTCGAAATTAACATATCCACCACCAATCTGAATATCAACTAATCGTTCATGTTCTATCTTTTCTTTCAATCCATCTATATTATTATTTAATAAATCATATACAATTGGATTTGATGTTGCATCTTCAGAAATTGATTTTTTCAATAACTCAAGTGAATCTTCACCACTTAAAACAGTCATTCTTTTTATTTGAGCATCTATTTGTTTTTGATCAGTAACATTTGTAAAAAGTGATGGGAAAAAATATTTTTTAATTTCGGGATTTTCATTTAAAAAATCACCAGTATTAATTTGTTTGTCAGCCGGATTCATGAATTGTTTAGACTCAAAATGAAACTGATACTTATCATTTTCATTTGTTTTATTAATCATAATAAACAATGGTCCCTGTGTGTTATATCTACTGAAATAATTATCCTTACCCTTATGTTTATCATTTAAAGAATATGGACCCCATGTTGTACACCATTCAGTATTAACACCTAAATAACACGATGCCCTTTCGGTTAATGGTTGAACAATATACCAATTTTCTCCGTTATGTAAAATTTTATATTCTTGTTCAGATAAAGATTTTAATATCGTAGATATATCTCTTTTATCTTGAACAATGTATTTTTTAACTAAATCATATAAATCACTAAGTTGATTTACTTTATTTATGTCTACTGCTATTTTGTGTTTATATAGATACCCAAGATAATCCTTGGCTCTATCTAAATCTTCCAATTTCAATGTACCCTTACCATATAATAACAATAATAATTTAGAATACTTTCCAATTCTTTGTACCCTTTTTTCAATACTTGTATCAACTCCCGGATTTACCGCTGATTGTGGATCTGCTGAAATTACTTTAATAAATGTTGCGGGAGGTATTTTACTATAATATTTTGTATATATCTCACTGGGGGTGGCCTCAACTAATAATTCCTCAAATAGTAATTTTAATTTCATAAAGTTTAATTATTACATACAACCACCTTGAATATCCCAAATAGTAGTACCAATTGGACTATATACAAATATATCAACAGAATTCATTGATTCATCTTTCACAAAATTGGTAACACCAACTATTCGTCCTGGAAATAATTCATCTCTTCCTTCTGTTTTTATAACATCAGAAGTGAATGTCCAAAACCCACCCGCCTTTTTTATTCTTTCAACATTCCTCTCCCCTGATTTTGACCAATTTATATTGACAACATGACCAAGAAGTTCTTGTAAACCACCATCATCATTAAAACTTGAAGGATCGGGAATATTTTTTATATTACTTGGGAACATACCGGGTATTTTTTGACCATTTTTAACATATGTGTGATACAATATTGTTCCCAACATAATATTCCAGTAAGTTTTTGGTTCGTCACCAACAAATCCCGTATTTATAATTTTATTACCCGATCTTACAACTAACATATCAGGAACCATACGTGGATACATAACAATTTTAAATTTAGACCCGACCGGCATTTTTGATATATCAATAGATTTACTATATCCTAAGAAATTGTTATTTGGGTACGCAACACCACCATTCATTGTTTCTTTAAAATCACAAATATTGTTTGTAGTGGTGCCGGTATTAACTGGTGTTTCTTTTTCACCCGAAACAGATGCAAACAACTTTACATATTGCCAAGCTGTATAATCGGGGTGTTTTGAACCTTTTTTAGTATCCCAATCAGGTCCTTGAGCACCTTTATTATCTATTATTAAATTTACATTTTGTGGTAATTTCTTATCTAAATAATTTTTAACCTCTTCAGCCCTTAATCTTGAAAGATCTCCGGGTTTCAAACCAACACCACTATTTGGTACTTTAGACTCCGAAGATTCTATGGTTACATTTATTGCCGTATTTTTTGGGTATTTTGAAATATACCCATTAATTTGAGCTAGTGCACCATCTATAGCTTGTGTATTTATTGGTCTATATTGACCACTTGGAAAACTATTTGGTGGTAATTTAATTTCTAACGCTTGACCCCTTTCTACTACGGGGTCCTGTTCTAGAATTATTCTTTTTAATTGATTTTCTGTTATAATAATTTTCATATAGATAAATATAATATCAAAATAAAAAAAATGAAGTTATATTTATAAATATGAGGAAGTTTTTTACGATTCTACTTTCAGATAGTAATAAAATATCAACCAAAAGGTTTATTGGGTTGATATGTTTAATTATGTTTATTGCATATGGTATCTCAGGATTACTAAGACCGTTTAATGTTCAATTTTGGATTTTTTATGTTTCTTTATGTACAATAACAATTTGGATTGCATTCAAGTTTATGTCTTCTGAAAAAATATTGAAGTATGATGTTATATCAAAATTAACTAAATTTGGTGCAGTAAAAGAAGTTGTGGATGGATTTATAGAAAATGAAAATACAATAGATGGTATAATACAACCTAATAATAATGAAGAGGTGGGGGAAGAAGAAACTGTTTGGAATAAAGTAGAATAAATTATCTATTAAAATACATCTTAATAAATTCACTTTTCGACATCCCGACTTTGTTTGTTTCTTTTGGTTTTTCTGTAACTTTATTATCTACTACCTTTTTCTCTACGATTTTCTTTTCAACAATTTGATTTTTTGTGGTTGTTGGAGTTAAAGTAATTTCATTAACCACAATTTTAGGTTTTTTATCTTCAACTTGTTCTTGAACTGTTACACTAACCTTCTTATCTGAAACAACATCAAATTCTGAACTCCAAGGTTCAAAATGTACATCATCGGCTATGATCTCCAATTTTATTGTACCAACCTCACCTTCACTAAGGATATTTTTTAATTTTGGTAAATTAAATTCACACACACCATTATCAAATAATTTACCTCTAAAAAGATATGACATTTCGTTCTTTGTTTCCAAAATAACTCTAGCTTGAGAATTACTTAAAGAAGTACCTTCAACCTGTACAGTACATTGAAATTTATTGGTCTTGTCGGTATATAATTTGTAACCCATATTAAACTATAACTTTTACGTTTATTTGTCTTATTTCTTTTATAAATAGTTTCATATCCTTAATTGTTACATCAACATCGGTATTTTTTGATTTATTACTAGTGATGACCAATTCTTTATTTTGTTCCGTTTTTATTCTTGTTATCAGTCCTATTAATACTTTTTTATCTTCTTCTGGTAGATTTTTAACAAATTTCGATAATTTCTTATTTCTGTTAAGTGGACCTGAAAAATTTACAATTTTTGATATGACACAAGCCTCTACCCAAGTTATATTGGCATCTAACCATGTTAAAGTTGCGTCGTTCCATGTTAAACATTGTTGTGCCATAGGTTATCTTTTATATGCTGCTAGTAATTGACCAAGTATCTCAGGTGTAGCGGCTATTCTCAATCTTTGAGCTATCGGATCTGAACTTGCACTAAGTTCCGCTAATAATTGTGACGTATCAAATAATGCGGTTCCAACTGTATTATCTGTTGCAACTCCGCTTCTAACGTCAGTTGGTGATGTCATTCTTAATGTTCCCGTAAGTCCACTTGATGGTCCGAATTGGGTTAGATATCTAACATCTGATAGTGGTGGTTGATTTGGGAATGTGTTGTCTGAATAAAGTGTTCTGTCTGCACCACCTGATGTGAAAAACCTTGCTTGGGTTGTTCCTGTTTGGTCTAACCATATGATTGGTGCGTAGATTGCCATTTTACCATTAATATTGAACATATCACCTCTCAAATATACTTGTGCGGTTGAGTTTGTAACAGATACCGCAACAGCACTTGTTGAGGCACTTGCATTGCCTAATATATTTATACTACTTGATATCGCAGATGCAACAGCCGCCCCAACATTTGAGGTTGAAACATTACCACTTACGTTTATTGTTGTGAAGTTTGTTGATATTGTTGAGTTTGTGGTACTTGAATTTGTTACATTTCCACCAACATTTATTACACCACCTGATTGAAAAAGGTTTGTTCCACCATTAGAAACGTTTCCACTTATTGTCACGGTTGGCGAACCAAGTTGTATTTGGGCGTTTGCACTACCACTAACATTTGTTACATTTCCACCAATTGTTAATTGTGTTATACTTCCAGCCGCTATTGTTATATTACCAACACAAGAAACATTACCTGTTATTGTAATTGTCCCTATTGTTGATTTTGATAATAATGTTTCACCTCCTCTACCTGATGGTTGACCAATTAAACTTCCATTAACTATAATATTACCTGTTCCTGTTGAAGCTATTGTTTGGTTTGATGCACCAGCACTAGTTGTTGTATGTTGAAAATAGTCACCAAATAATGTTAAATTTCCTGTCGATGAATGGGTTATTTGTGCTCCACCAATAAGACCTAATGTTACATTACCAAGTGTATTAACTATTAAATTAGCTGTTCCACTATGTTGTAATCCATTAAGAGTTAAAGGTATCCTTGCGGCAGGTGCATTTATTGTAATTGTTCCACCACTTGTTGAATTGACAACCAAACTTGATAGGTTTAACGCACCTGATAGATTTGCGGTTATATTTGATGTGTTAAAGTTAAAGTTTCCTCCTGCAGTTGTTGTAATACTATTGTTACCCGCAAAAATCTGTACCTCACCCACTGTAGTGTTAGTTCCACCATTTATTGTCAATAAATTTACCCTGTATCTTGAATATGCAATTGTATTTGAAAATAATGGACTGGTATAAACAACAGAATCGGTTAATGCAAATCCCGATACACTGTGTAAAATAGTCCAACTTACACCATCATTACTACCTTCAAAATTCCAACTTGTTGGTGCATTTACGTTTCCTCCACCGTATGTTGATATCCACCATTGGGATAATACATATCTTGTTGCAATGAATGGTGTTGCGGGTATATAACCAATCCATCCTGTGGTGGCACCCGCTTGCCATCCCTGATTTTCTGATAAAGCATTACCATTAAATGCCAAATAACTAATTGATGAGCTATTATTACTTATCACAAAACCTGATGGTGACCCATTTGATGTCATGTTGGGAGTTGCTTTACTACCAAGAGATTTAGCACTATTGTTCAAACTGTTCACTGTAAACCCTGTGTCAACTAATACCGTAAACCCATTGGTATATACATCGTCACCAACTGTTGGTATTCCCAATGTTGTTCCATCATTCCAAGTTGTTATGTTTGACCAACTACCGCCTGTTATTGCCCATCTTATTGCCATTATACAAAATTATATTCTGATATTAGTTGTCCAGCCGAATTATCTGTTAGCATTGTTCTCATCCTGACAGCTAGTGGGTCTGAACTTGTGTTTATAAAGTTTAATATGTCTTGTGCCGTTATATTCGCAGTTCCAACTGTATTATCAGTTAGAACATTAACTCTTATATCTGATGGAGATGCAACAATCATTGTTCCTGTTAAACCACTTGCAGGTCCATATTGAATCAAATTTCTAACATCACTTGTTGGAGGTAAATTTGGAAAACTATCTGCGGAATATAATGTTCTTGTTAATCCTCCACCTATATCCATTCTCCAAAGTGTTGTTGCACTATTGCTGATAAATACGTTAGGACACCATATAGCCATTCTTCCCAATGTGTTATACATATTACCTGTTAGGTTGACATTACTATTTGTATTTGTTGATGAGATACCAACAGATGTTGATGAGGCGTAAACATCACCACTTACAGTTATAGCAATTGCGGATGTTGTTGAAATACCCGCAGTCGCTCTTGCAAAAACACTACCATTTATTATAAGTGGTGCAGTTGTTGATACTCCGACAGCAGCGGCGCCATAAATGTTACCATTTATTGTTGTTGGTGCGGTTGTTATTAATCCATTAGACGCCGCAGCATATACATCACCGTTAATTAGAACAGATGCCGCGGATGTGATAAATACCGCTTCAGCATTAACATTAAAACCACCAAATAGGTTACCGTTGATTATCAGAATTGAAGATACGTTATTTAGTATAACACCCCTAGTACCAGAAGTATTACCCTGTACATTACCTGTAATAGTTATATTACCGGCAGTTTGATTTATTGATGCTAATGTACTATTACCATTAACATTACCCACAACTACCGTATTTCCAGCAATAGAGTTGAGAGCATAAGCTGTCCCCCCATTTCCACCGCCGAACATATCACCTATTATCGTTATAGTACCTGTTGAAGTTTTATTTATACAAAACGCAGTACCACTTGCATTACCTCCATTGAATCTAATACCATTCAATATTAAATCACAATTTCCTGTGTGATTGAACATCTGTGTTCCGACTGTTGCTAATGCAGTCACAGTGCTTGCTAAATTAAGTGTTACTGTCCCTCCTGTAGCGGTAATTGTTATTAAATTTGTCGCACCTATTGATAGAGATGATGAAGTGGATGTACAAGTTACAGATACACCTGCTGTGTTGAAGTTGAAAGACCCACCCGCAGCCAATGCAGCTGTTCCTGGTTGGTAGAGTTCGAGTTCTGTTATTCTTGTATTTGAACTAGCACCATTATTACTTACATTAACTCTGTAATATCTATATGCTGTTGGATTACCTATGGAGAATATTGAATATGTTCCACCAGCAGGTATTGCGGTTGCACTTGTAACTGTATGTAATATATTCCAACTAGTATTATTATTACTTCCTTCAAATGTCCAGTTACGAGGATTATCATTAACACTATTACTTCCGTAAATGGTATAACCATCTATAATAATAGAACTACCAAAATCAAATGATAACCAAGAAGGAAGACCGTTACTAGTCCAATAGGTTGATGTTGAATAGTTTCTATCAAAAGCTCTATATGCTTCTTGGCCAGCGGCAAAAACAGTGCTAGCAGCAGCAACATAAGGACTTGGAGCATTGTTGGCCGTCATCTGCGGTGTAGCAATATCTCTTGCTCTTGCACTATTGTTTAAACTGTTCACCGTAGAATTAACATTCATAGTAACAGTGAAACCATTGGAGAATACATCATCAGATGATGTGGGAATACCCAATGTTGCACCATTATTCCATGTTGATGTTGAAGACCATGTTCCACCTGTTACTGCCCAACGTGTTGCCATATCTAACTATAACTATGTGTTAAATACCCTACCCAATTAACCCCACCAACAGGTTGTGCTGTTGCCGTAGCACTAACACTTCCATCACTTGATGTTGTTAATCTTGTTATCGTCCAAACCAAATCGGACTCTGTTGTTGCAACACCTGTTGTTGTAACAGGTGCAACTCCGCAATAAAGATTTGATCCTGATAACGCAAATCTTCTTATCAAATTATATTCATTATATGCATCCCAAGCATAACCGTTATACTTCCAAGAGATTCCTCCTGAAGTATATATTTGATTAGGTGTTGCTCCTGTTGGAAAGTTTAATGCCATTAGATTTCAATTTGATATGCACTTATGAATATATCATCCACTTGTTGGTCTGTTAATCCTAAAACCATTTGTATCATACTAACGGTTGGACTATCTCTTTCAATATAGTTTGAGTAATCCCAAGCATATTGAGCTTTTATTTTAAGTTCTTGTTCAGGTTGTGTTCCTGATGGAAGAGCATTAATTGCATTTGTAACATCACTTTCCAATCCTTGAATTGCAAGTTCCGCTCTTAACTGCCATCTTGTTACCTTAACAGGAACTCCATCAACAACATCTGTTACCAAAGGATGTGTTAATTGTCCTTTGAAATAATTATCAATCGGAAGTGATGTTAGAACAGATAATAGATGATTTTTTTCTGATTCTGTTAAAACAACTTCTGATGTTGATTTCAATTCTGTTGAGATTCTATACTCCAATAGAGGTTTATCAGAAGTTATTCTTCTGTCTAATTCTTGTGCAATATATGTTGCCGCTGTGTCTGTGGTTCCATAAGGTGAACCATCTTTTTCAATGTTAAAATTAAAATTGTATGTCATAGTTTTTATATTTATATTTCGTAGAAGAATTGACAAGATATTTCTTTTATTCCAGATGCAGTAAATGTTGTAGTTGCATTGTTAAATGCTGTAAATCTATATGCATTTAATATATTTGTAGGACTTGTAGTTTGTGCAATGAAACCTAATTGAAATGAACCATTGTCTGCTAAATATGAATATGGAATTCCCAATAACCCTTTAATTATAAATGGTAATGAAAAATTCAATGATGTAGAGTTTGATGTTCCAGCAATACTCACAAAAACATAAACCATATTACCTACCACTTTATATTTTATTATTTTTCTTGTATAACTACCCCATCCCACAATAGTAGACTGCTCCGAGAAATCAATCCACGGAGTATTGATATTATTTGCCAAATCACCACCATACATTCCATTTGCAAGTCCATTCATAAATTATTAATTTTAAGGTGCGACAAAATCTTGCGCAAATGATGTTATCCAACAGGACCTACCTGCCGTCAAGTTAGCTAATGTTGTCGCTCTTAAAACATCACCAGCCACCAATGGAATATATTGTCTCCCTGTATTATCTATTGGGAGACCAGGAATATTTGTTCCATTCAAAAAGTCCGTTACAAACCTAGCAGCATTCGTATTACCTGCGGATATTGGAACGTTAACTAATCCAATTGGAACAACTGTTGAACCACCTCTTAAAATATAAAGGAATACGTTAGGTGATAATGATGCATCATCTGTTGAAGCGATCAACGAAATTATTCTTGTCCCATATGTTCCAGCAGTTTCAATGGTAACACCATTTGTATTGCTACCTAATGTTCCAATTGTGGTTCCGTTTAATACCGCAATACCACTATTTAATTCATTTGCAACCCTTACAATTGCGTCGTTTCTTAAAGCCATAGTTTAATAATTAAATAATATTCTTTGATTTATCATTGTTGCATAATCTACTTCATCACTAAAAGATTGTAAAGCGTTATTAACAACATTATTTGTTGGATATTTTGTATTTGAACTGTCCAACGCAACAGTTTCTTTGTTTGCAACATTTTCAGGTATATAACCAATCACATTAGTTATACTCGCCGCAGATACAACCACACCATCACCAATTAATACACCTGTAAAAGTTGTTGTTGTCCCTGAATCAATGTTATTTGTTCCATTAACACCTTGAGGACCTTGAGGACCAACAGGTAATGTTTGTTGTATCCATTGATAGCTGTTACCATCATAATTATATTTATACTCCACACCTGTTTCAGAATGTTGCCAAACTGAACCTTCGTCAATTGATGCAGTCCCTGTACCTGTTGGTGCCGTGTTTTGATAATAGAATTTGTATGATACGATATTTGCAGTTAAAGGTAATTTTCCTTCATTCTGATTTAATGTCAAAACATTATTTGAATATGTTAAACCAGTAACATATGTATCAATGAATGATGGTATTGTTGTTATACCAAAACTATATTCATTACTACCCTCACTATACAAATAAATTGTTTCAGTTGAATTAGAAGTATTTTGTCCATATATCTTAACTAATAACCTATCGGTAAGATCCAACGTAGCACCCGAAAAATAAGCATCAGAAATATACATCTGAGTTGTTGTAGACACAACAGGAACAGTCTCCGTTGTTAATAATAAAGTTTCTGTTCCACCCGAAGATCTTTTATATAATTCAACATAAATGTTAAAAGCGGCACTTACAGAACCTGTTTTTGCATGAAGATAAAAACCAACAATTCCTATCGGAAGTTGTGTTAAATTAGGTATATTAGAAGGAGTTAAAAACCCACCAATATATACCGTTTGTGTTGACCCTGTTGTTGCTGATATTATTTGTTCTATCCCGGATGTTGGTGTTGGAGAAAATTCATAATACCCATCTTGGGTATTAGATATATTCAGATAATATATTTGACCACCTGAACCACCACCCGCTTTAGGAATACCCGTTAAATTACTACCATCACCAAAATAAGTGAAAGCCGTTACACTACCTGATGACGATAGTGATGGGACATTTAATTGTCCCGTCATTGTGTCACCACCTTTATTTACTTTTTGTGAAAGATTGTTTTGAGTTGAAGATGTAAACGACTCAAATAGTGAATATGGTGTAATATTGGTTAGAGTAAAACTATTACCATCATTATAACTAAAAACAATTGAAGTTCCCGATACTGTCCCACCACTAATAAATGTATCAGTGAACCCTGTAACGATTACATTACTATTATCTGAATTATAAAGAGTTAATACTTTTGTACTTGAATCAAATGTCCCACCTGTTACTGTTGTACCACCAGTACCACCTGAAATTGGTTTCCAAGTTGCATTACCACTTGAATCCGATGTTAAAACATAACCGTATGATTCGGAACCATCTTGGTATTTCAATGTGCCCATTATTGTCATACCCGACGAAAATATCGGATTGACGGGGATATCACCACCTATTCTATAAACAATACCACTTGTAATATCTGACTGTAAAACATAGTTATATGATTCTTTAATCAGTAATCCCGAAATATTTGACATACTAGTTTAAATATAAATATTTTTAAGGACTAAATAAACTATTATAACATAAAAAATCCCCAAATTGGGGATTTAAAAATTTTTTCTATTTTCATATCTCTGTGTTAGAAATATCTTTAATAGATAAATTGATGGAACACAAATTAAAAGTAACATAATAAATTATTTTTTTATTTAAAATATATTAAGCAACCATGTTACTTATTTTTCTACCTCCCTGTGCGATCAAACTATTACCACTATTTATTCTGTGACTTACTGCGGATTTAGTTAAATAAACAGGATCTAAATTACCATTTGCAACTTGTAAATTTATTTTTTTTGCAAATTTTTGAAACCAACCCGGTCCATTCCAAACACCATAAACAAAATGGAACATTAACGGTGGTGTTGAATTAACTATCTGAATTGCTTTTGGTGATAAATATGATTTACAGTATTGGTCATACAATGGTTTCATCATTTTAGGTATTAAAGACATTAATTGAGATTGTAACGGTCCACCGAAATAATTCCATTTCCATTTATTTTTTGCGTTCTGACCATCAATTATTGACCAAAACTGTTTACCGGCAGACGTTGTATTGATACTACCTCCCGTTTTTCTATCTATACCAAACATGGTTTCACCCGAACCTGCATATCTTTGGTCTTTTACTCTACCATCTTTTAACATGTTAGGATGATAATATCCACCCTCAAGTTCTTGTACTACTTTTTGTACAATACCATCAAAATCTGTGGGTATATTTTTAAATTTTCCCGAACTAAGTTTTTGAGATCTTGATTTTATTCTCCAATCATCTTTCTCATTTATCTTCTCAATTTCTTCTTTAAGGTATTTTTTTATTATATTTTCTAATCTTAGCTCGTTCATTTTTTTTGAATTTTTTATTTTAATTGTACCTATTGATTTTGGAAAAAACTCAGTAGTATCCACGTCATCACCATATTTGTTAATTAAAAAAATACCAGTTTTTAATTCACCAATATCCTCTATCCTATAAATTTTATTTTCTTCAACATCAACACCTTCTTTTTGTGGGTATCCCACGTATTTTTCATCACCGTTTGAATATATTGGAATTTCATATCCTTTGTATGAAATTTTATCTATTTTTTTAAATTTTGGTTTAAAGAACATAATAATAAATATATAAAAAAATAGAACAAAAACAAAATAGGACAAGAGTAGCGAATTCTTGTCCTTGTCGCGGAATATAACCATCCCGGTCCTAATCCGAGTATCTAAACTCGGTGTATCTTACCTGTGTTTTATGAGTAACTCACCCAACACTTCTATTTTACCAACTAATTTTTGAAATTCAACTTGACCCAAACTCGGATCATCTGTTTTACATAATTTATCCAATAGTTCTTTATATTCTTTTTTGGATTTTTCAACATCAAATTTACCTTCAGATGCTTTCTTATAATAAGGTAATTTAACCACAAAATGATGATAAGTTAACATAGAAGAACCACCCTTTTCTTTTGCGGTATTCGCAATCTTTGTAGCACCTTTTAATCTTTTGCCAGAAAATTCCTCAAACTGTTCTTCTTTGGATTCTTCTAATATCTCTAAAAATTTCATATTATTCTCTCCACATTGGATTTGCGATTATTAATTTATCACCTTCAACACGAGGAATCTCACCCATATCTTGATTATCGGCAAATTCTATTTGATCGGGATAAAATTTTTGACCATTAAAAACGGTATAATAAGTGTCTTCGTTGTCGTTAGAATTGTCTTTACCCATATGACTATAACCTTGTGATCTTAATGCATCTTTAGCCGCATCCTGAGCTGTAGGTTTATTAAAAAATCTACCAAAACGACCGAAAAACCCTTCACCTTCATTAATCAAATTATATTTTTTTCTTATTTCATTTTTTTCGGATTCTGTAATTGTAAAACGTTTTCCCATTATATTTCTTTTTATATAAATATCTCTATTATATTTTTAACTTACATCAAAGATTTTGCATGTCCTAAATCAATAACACCAAATTTTTGTGCTTGTTTTAAATAACCACCATTCACAAAATTATTTGGTGAATTTTTTATCATTCTCTTCCAACCATTATATTGAGTAGTGTAGTCCCATATTTTTTTTGTGTCACCCCATCCCTTTTTATATAACCAACCACCAACATTACCACCAGTTCTATCAGCACCATGATGACAATGAATTAATGTATTTCCTTTATCCAACAATTCATTTACTTTATCTTGATCTTTTGTGGATGATAATTTATAAAATTTACACCCATTTTCTTCACAAACTCTTTTTTCTTCTTTTATGGATAATCCAGAACTATCTCCACCATCACCATTAAATCTTACTACATTTTTTATTCCATATTTTAATATAACACCTTTTAGTGCATCTGCCGTAGGTTCTGCGGAACGATAATTGTTATCACCTAAAGGTATTTTATGGAAATTTTTTATACTTTTATCGTTTATATCTTCCGAATCTGTCGAGAACGTAGGTCCAACGTATTCTTTACCATAAACCTCTTCATAGGCCTTTCTGGTCATTGGTCCCATAATACCATCAACACCATCTTTTTTAGGTCCATATTTACCGATATCTTTTTTATGGACATAAACTAATTCTTTTTGTATATCTTCTATACTTTTATCTTCAACATCGTCAGTTTCTAAAATTAATTTTAGTTGGCGTTCTGTAATTAAAATCTTCATAATATATATAAATATTATTATAAATCTAAACCACCTTTATCTAATTTTTCAAAATTTTCTAAATCCCCAAAGTTTGGGTCTGATTTTATTTTTTCTTGTTTTGATAGTTTCATTTGATCCAATCTATGTGCATTCATATGGTTTTTAACAATGTAATAAATAATTTCTGGATCTCCACCTTTTTCAACAATCCAATCAGAATATTTTTTTACTAATTCAGCAGACACATCTTCATGACCATATGCAGTTGGAAAACCGGTTTTAGGGTTTATAGAATGAGTTTCATCCTTACCAATGTCATGAAACAATGCGGCTAAAATTATGTTCATGTTATTTGGGTAATTCTTAATTGCTCTTTTAACTACCATTATAACATGTTTTAACGTATTGCCTTCGGGATGATAATCAGGTCTTTGTGGTACTTTCCACAGACCAAAAAAACGATTTTTTATGTCGTCAGGTAACGAATAAATCAATTTTTTTGCATCAACATCACTTTTTATTTCTTCAAACTGTGATTCTGTTATTATAATTTTCATACCAATAATTATATTATTTTTTTGAAATTATCTAATTCAATTTTATTTATCATATCACCCACTTCTTTACCCGGTTTTAAATTCATTTTTTTCATAACATCATCTCCACTAACGGTTAAATTAAAATTAACAAAGGCATTTAATAACTTTTTATCAATACCCTCTAAATTACCAAAAGTCATTATTTGATCGTCAGATAAATTTGTGTTTTTTTGTATTCTTTTTAATTGAATTACATTATCTAATGACATATTTTTTAAATTAATTAAGAAAGTAATGTCCTTTATCTCATCAACACTATATTTTAGATTATTCAATTTTTTTCCGATTGTAGATAGATCATTGTTTTTTAATAATCTTGATATAACTAAAATCGGATCTTTAATTTCTATAAAATCTTTTGACACAGATAAACCTCTGAATATTGAATCAAATAAATTATACTTATCAATCAATTGTAAAAAATGTATTGTTGATTTAGATGATATAATTCCCTTTATAAATTCATCTCTAATCCTTTCTCCCGATATACCATCTATACTTGAATTTCTCTGTAATGATTGATCAACATTATTATCTAAATCTGAACCGAACCTACCAGCAAATCTAATTGCTCTAAGTATTCTTAATCTATCTTCATTAAATCTATCGTCAGGGTTACCAACAGTTCTAACAATATCGTTTTTTAAATCCTCAACACCGCCAACTAAATCAACAACTTCACCTGTGTCAATATCATAATAAAGAGCATTTATTGTGAAATCCCTTCTTTTCGCATCTGTTTCAATATCTGTAAATTCAACTTTATCTGGTCTTCTTTTATCTGACTCTGAATAAGATTCAGATCTAAATGTTGCTATTTCATATTCATCGTTATCTGTAAAAACATTTATAACACCGAACGCCTTTCCCGTCGGTAATGTTTTGTAACCTGAATTATTTAATATTGTTTCAACCTCATCGGGTGTTGCATCCGTGGTCAAATCATAATCTTTTGGTGTTTTACCCAATACCGCATCTCTAACCGCACCACCAACAACAAATAATTTATAGTTATTTTTTTTGAAAATATCTTTAATTTTAATAATGTCTTCAGGTATTGATATATTGAATTTTATTCTTTCTTCAACCAATAAATCTGAATACATTATTTTATTTAATTGTGATTCAGTTATAACAATTTTCATAATATATAAATATAAGAAACATTAACCCAACTATAAAATATTTATATAAAAAGGGGTTTATGGAAAATTTATTACCCTTGACATGGTATATTGAATCTCCAATAGATTTTGAACATAAGGAATATGTTCTATATTCTTATCTACAAAAAGTCGACCACGATTTCCATAATAAAATGTTATCTCCACACCTTTTACATTTAGAAAAATTAATAGATGAACTATTAAATTTTGATGCGTCTTTTAACATGATCAAAAAAGATTTTGACAAAAATAGATATGTCTTTTTTGAAAATGTGAAACTGGTGGGTGAAGACGACAAACTTATTTATGAAATAAGAAATATCGTGGAATTTGCAATCCCACAAGTAGAACCACGAATTAAATTGGGTTATTCAATCTTAAAAAGGAACAATCAAATATTATATTAAAATAACCCTCTATTCCACTGTTTAGGTGGTATCATTTTACCCATCTCACCATACTGAAATAATAAACGATTAAAGAATTTAATAATAGTTTTCATACCAATAAATAGAAAACTATTATTTGAAAAGTATGACAACTTTTGCTCTAAAATATGATGGCCAAACTTATTTTTTTATAAAGATTTTAATACTTTATTATTTTCTTTTATTCTTTTAGATGTCTTTAAAGTAGATTTTCTACTTTTCATCGGTTTTTGTTTTTTCTTTGCTCTTGCCATGATTTTATCTATTTATTTAAATCAAAATCTTTTATAAATGAATCGTGTGATTTTTCATATGATTTTAACGTTTCATCTTTCTCATTACTTGTATATTGCCAATTCCAATATAATTTATCATTTATTTTAAAACCGTAAAATTCATGAATTTTACGTTGTAAATCAATTACATTTGTTCCATTAAAATTTTGTCCTACACATATCATTCCACCCTCAATATTTTTTAACAAATTTGATTCACCTAAACTAGCGTGTCTATTTTCCAACCATGTTAATCTTTCAATTAAATTTTGATAAAACATATTTGCGGAACCCCATCTAACCGAACTTAAAAATATAACACAATCAGATTCAAATAATTCTTTACTTATTTTCCAAAGTTCATCTGATTTATTATTTATAGACGCCCAACATCTATGATGTCCCGATGGGTTTTTTTCATCATCTTTTAGAACAGATTTTTTAACACCACATGAATTACCATCAGATCTGGACACATTACCTTCACATGGAAATATTTTTAATTCAGAAACATCTATAAGTTTTACATTATCCAATTCATCGGCCAAATATTCTGCAAGTATCTTTGATTTAGGTATGTCAATGTTACTTTTATCCCAATTGAATCTGTTCGAACAACTCAATAATAAAACCTTTTTCTTAGTTTTTAACACCTCCACCGTATCTTTTAGTTTATCTAATCCGTTTTTTCTGACGTTTTCTTCAGATAACATCATTTTACGAATTCGATTAATTTCCTCTTTTAAAATTTTTTCCATATAAATAAATATATCAAAATAATGATACTTATTGTTATGGTGTCTCTACTGTTGTTAGTTAAAAATAAAAAATTTTTATTGCTTAAAAGAAGTCCATCCGAGTACAAATATTCGGGATTTTGGGGATTACCTGGTGGTTCTGTCGAAAAAAATGAAACCCCGACGGATGCTTTAATTAGAGAAATTGGAGAAGAACTTGGTATCAGTATCCCTAATTTTATATTATTGAATAAATACGATATGGGTAATAATTTAATAAATGTTTATGTTTATAATTCACCCGAATTTGATGAAAATAAAATTATATTAAATGATGAACACACCGAATTTAAATTCTTCTCTTATTATGAAATTAATAATATGAAAGATATCATTCCAACAACAATCAATTTTGTAATTGATTATTTATCTAATCCAAACCTTTAACTTCTTTATCGTACTTTTTAAATCTATTGGGATTTGACATCATTGCACTTTTTGGAAATAAACGTTTTTTACGTGTAAATGCAAAACTTCTACTACGTTCATCGATTTCTTCTTCAGAATCCATCATCATTTCGTCCACCGCATTTGTAAATTTATAACACCTATCAGAAATTTTATTTTTATCGTGATCAAACATTGTAACAATCACTTCATTGTATTTTACAATCATATCAGGGTGATGATTTTGTTCTTCCGCAATTTCACCTACTTTATTCACGAAATCTAACACATCTTTATAAGAATCAAATTCAAATTTTTTACATAATTTACCTTTCACGACTTTCCAATCGGATTTAAGTTTATTCATTTGAGATTCTGTGATTATTATATTCATTCTTTGTTTTTTTCTATTTGATTTCTCCCCCTACGCTTGTATATCACTGTAACTAGATTTACTCGTTATAGTTATAAATGATTTTAATCCATCAACAATATTTCCCCAAGTTAACCCCCATTCACTATCTAATTCTTTAAATAAATCTTGTTTTTTTTGTTTACTGAATAATCTATCAACCGCACAAAATTCATTTTTGTTTTTTATTTGTTTTAGTACATTGACGGTATTTGTTGGTTTTGATAAACCTTGTATTTGATTATACAGATTATTAAATAATTGAATATTTCTATTATTATTTAAGTTAAGTTGATTGTCACCCATTCTTCTACATTCGGTAAACAAATTAAGAACATCTTTTTTATATTCAATATCACCTGTTGTACCATCATCAGAGCCAGGTACATTTAATCCGGTATTTGATGGGTCAGCTAAAACATCAGCAAGACCAAGTACAGGTTGTTCTTTTATTGTTAATGATTTAATCACTTTTTTTAATTGTGATTCTGTTATTATTATTTTTTTCATATATTATCTCTTATAATAAGTGTCGTATACATCAGAAGTCAATCCGTAATCAATTAGGACTATTCTATTATTTCCAACTAACCCATATGATGATAATCTACACAAATCACCCCAAGGTAATTCGTAATTAACCATAAAATCCATCATATTATAAACAAATTCATTTTCCCATATGTCATTATAATTCTCTGGTTTTGATACAGTGAAACCAAAATCAACTGAAATACTATTACGATATTTTATTATGTGACAATAATTTTCAAATGTAACACCCACAATATTTTTGAAAATTGACGGAGTCACTTTTTTGGCTAATTCCATTTCAACCCATAGGTTGTTTTCATCGTGATCAAATATTTTTGCAACAACATCATTCACATAAGAATCATTACCAAAATCAATCTCAGTTTCATTTTGGGCAATACCCTTCTTGTTTTTGGCGAGCTTTAAGACCTTATTGTCATCGATTTTATACACTATTCTACTACTACCCGAAGATAGTCTTTGGAGATGTTGATTACAATAATTAACTCTGGCAGAAAACGATGTTAATTTTTTAAATTCCTCAATACTCCAACTAGTTGGATAATCCTCATCCAAGTCTTTTTGTATTAGATTATTATATTGTGATTCAGTTATGATTATTTTCATATTAAATTAATTAAAAGTCCATACCACCCCATTCTTTAGCTCTTACATCATAATCATCTCTATCATCATAATCATCTGGTCCATCATAATCATCGTAATCTCTTTCAATTACACCTGATCCACCACAAGAACTACATCTTGATCCATCATACTGTCCTTCGCCAGTTCCATTACAATTAGAACACATATCATCACCATCTTCCTCATCATTATCGTCTTCGTCCTCATTTTTTTCATCATATAATTCAGGATTCGGAGCGAGCTCAACTTCACTTTCCATATATTCTTTCGGATATAAATCTATTCCTTCTGATTTCCAATCAATTAAATAATATGTATCATTTGGATCATCATTTCCCAAATATTTAACCGTCAGATCGTATGAAGGTTGATCTTTTGCCGCCTCCAAATTTGGGAAAATATTCAAAATCTTACCATAGTAACTTGGATCTTCCGATAACGATACGGGATTCATTACAATGTCTCCAACTTTAAAATTTTTATCACCAGATACATTATCTTCCTGAGATTCATTTTCATTTAATCCCATCATTTTTTTTATACGGGAAACTTGTTCGTTTAAGTTTTGTTTTTTCATCTTATTTGTTTTTAATAAATATTGTTAAGGAATCATTATTATTGAGTAATCCCTCGTCCCTCCGTCAAATGTACCATCTTTGATTGATTTAGCACCAGGAAAATCATTTAATATTTTATCTCTTGATGGGAAGACACCTTTAGTTTTATCGTCTCTAACATTTAGTGCCAATCTTAAATAATTGATTTGTGTTTTACCTGGGCCTATTTTTAAAGAATAGTTATTTGTTTTAGTATCCAAAACAACTTGAACATTATTTAAATCAATTGAACTGCCTTTTGATTTTATTTGAATGTCTTTAATAAATTGACTTAAATCCGTACTTGTTATATTAACACCACTATTTTGTTGTTGGTTTCCTTGTTGTGTTTGACCGCCACAATCACTTTGATAATCTCTGTGTTTCCATTGTATCCAATATTCTTCCAATCCTTCGGGTGTTTTTGTTAATTGACTAACATCCAATTCGTTATTTAATACTACATTTTCTTTTTTTCCTGATGGAATATAATTTAATATTTCACTTTTTCTTGCATTTAATTCAGGTGTATGATTCCAACCCCCAACATGGGCAAATCCCGTTCTTGCCTCACATTTATCAGAAACACCAACAAATGGAATAACAACAGTATAGACAACATTTCCACTACCCATTCCTTTTGTTGTCATTTGTATACCTTTAAAGTCAACTTTGACATATGTTCCTGATCTATATAATTCTTTTAATTTTGCTGCAACGTATTGTGTGATCGTGTTAGAATACTTATGTGCAACATCACCCGTATTATCAAACTCAGGTCCAACGTATTTTCCCGAACAACCACCCGCACTACATACAGGTGTTTCTGCTTGTTCAATCAATAGACCCATCATCTGTTTTATTCTATATGTTTGTTCTTGTAGGTTCATTTTTAACTATATGAAAATTACATTTCAAGATCTTTCATATTCATTTTTTTATCAAATGATGTTTGATTTGTTGGGTTACTATCAATTGCAAATAATTCTTCAAAAAATCTTTTTCCTGGTTTAGCGATATTACCTAAATCTATAACACCGAGAGATGATTTAAAATTTTTTAAATTTGGTATCTCATCTTTTCTAGTTGAAAAAATATTTTTTATTAATGGATGATCCACTCTATATGATGCAAAATATGCATTATTGATTGATTTCAATAATTCTAATGGTTCATGTTGTGGACTGAAAGTTATTGTGTAATCTATATTACCATTGTTTTTAACAATGTTAATTGTATACATTGCTCCGTTATATGTTACTTGTAACTTATCTGGTGATACACTAACTTTTCCACCCCATTCTTTAATCGATTCTAAAAATGAATCCCAGTATCTCGGAGCATTTGTGGTGGATTCCTCTTCTTTAACTAAATTGTACTGTTTTCTGATTTCATTTCTTTCAGATTCAGTAATTGTAAAACGTTGTCCCATAATATTTTGTTTTTAATATAAATATCTTAAAAAAATGAAATAAAAAAAACCTCCCGGTTCCGGAGGTTTAAAAAATAAAATCGATTAATAATATTAATTTTTTAAGAATTTTCAACTTCGATCTCGGTATCTGTTCCCAAATCTTTTTCTCTGGTGATATCCATTTCCATAAGTTCATCATACAAACTATCTGCCCAACTTTCGGATCCGGGTAATGGTTTCATATCTGAAATGTTTTCCTTAATATATTCAGATATTTCTTCATCATCCTTACCCGATAATTCAGGATAATTGTCGGTATCAATTTCTACAGAGTCACGAACAACCATTGTTCGTTGATATTCGATTAGTCTTACATTAATTTTCTTTCCCATAAAATGTTTTTTGTAAAATATACAAAAAATAATTTAAATAATAAAATTTTACAGTTTTGGTATGTTTTGTGGTTTTTTAACAAACGTTGATGATGAGGTATTTTGTGGTTTATCTAAAACATCATTTTTAACAAGTACTTTATTTTGTTTATTTAACGCTTCTTTATTAACATCGTCGTTAATTAAATTCAATAAAGATTTTAAGTGATCTCCCTTTGTTAAAAAGGTCATAAATTTATTAAAGTTTTCACGATCATCTTTATTGACAAAATTATCACTGGCCCATTTTAAAAACCCCGATTTTCCTTGTGAAGTTAAAACGGTAATACCTGATTTATGTATTTTACTTAAAACATTTGCAATATTGGGTTTGATACCCAAAAAATTCATTGCTCTTACCGTTCTTCCTAATGAAAGTGGACTTGTTAGTAAACCAATTATTCCTTCAGTGTATTTTCCTCTTTTTAAATCTCTATATGCCATCATTGATCCATAACCTGCCGCCAGAAAACTACCGGCCAAAGGAATTTTCCAAAGTCCAAATTGTACAATTGTATCGATAATTAATGGAAATTCATCTCTTATATCGGCCAAGGCGCCTATGGGATCATGTGATCTACCGCCAAACATTGCCGGACCACCTAACATTATATTTTGTTCACCAATAATTGATTTAACATTACCTCTTTCGGACTCCAAAAGATAATAAAATCTATTTTTATATTGATCGTTCATATCATTATAAATATAACAAAAAAACCTCCCGGCGGGAGGTTTTAAAATTTAAATCGATTAAATGTGTTATCTAATAAAGAAAGATAATACAGATAATCCACCGATTAATAATGGAAACCATGTTTTCTTTCCACCCATAAGTGATAGGTGTAAAGCCACCGCACCACTCATTACAGATACGATGATTAACAAACCGTAAAGGGATGTTGCGGGGAAAATAAATAACAATACTCCGAGTAATTCTAAGATACCGATAGGTACTCTGTAGTTTTGGAGTTTCATGAATTGAAAATTCTGAACCGATTCATTTGATTTAATAATTTTGTCTGTACCACTTTTAGATAGGGTCCAAACTGCGGGGATACTAAGAATCCAACCGATAATTGATAATACTGTCATAATATATTTGTTTTATAAAGTACAATATAAACAAAATAATTGAAATAAAAAAAACCCCTCACATTGGAGGGGTTAATATTTTTTTTAGAAATTTATTTTAATAGGTTGACTTGATACAGTGTTTATTAATTGTGATGCCGCCTGTTGATCATTTGCAACACTTGCATTTTGTGTGTTGTAATATGTATCTCCGTTCTTGAAAACGTGTTTATTTTGTATATGTGCGTTTGCCCAATTAATTAAAAGATCATTATCTAAATTAATCATTTTTTGTCGATCCACCCCTTTATATTCTAAATAAACTAACGCCTTTACCCTATCGGTTATTTCAGGTGGTGCTTGTTGTGGTTGAGTTTGTTGAGTTTGAGTTTGTTGTGGTTTAGTTTGTTGTGTTTGTTGGCCACCCGAAGAGTTTTGACCTTTATATTTACCAAAAACCCATGCGGTGATTTTACCTCCTTCCCCATGGTAACACCAATGTCCACACTTCCCTTTTTCATTAAAGATATCAGCGTGTCCCGATATTCCCGGCCATTTGGGGTTATTGGTTATGACAAAAATTCCTTTGTTACCTTTTAGATATTTTTCAATATTTTCTGGAGTGTTATCTATTGAATCAATTGTAGGTTCCCCAAAAGTTCTTGTTAAATAAATTAAACTATTTTTAGCACCTGTTGTAATATCTTTACCTTTAGTGGGATACGTAATACCTTTAAACGTCCAATCTTTTTCACTTCTAAATGCACGACCACATTCTACACCCATTTTAATTAATGCCAAACATAATCTGGTTGCACATGCATTTTGGAATGTTTGTGGTGATTGTTTATATTGGTTTGGGAATATACCAGGAAAAATTTCTTCCTCATCCGCATTAGGAAAATTATTCCATAAGGCATTAAAATCCATACTTGTTACCACATTTTCAGGATTTACTGAAGCCTCGTTTAATACTTTCCTTGTTACTCCTTCGTATAGACCTCTTATTCTTGTTTTTTCTTCTTCTGTAATTATAAATTTTCCCATATTGAATTTTTTTTTAGGTTGGATAATTGGTTCTAATTTCACTAAAATTATACAAAACCAATTTACCGTTTTCACATTTCCATCTACACAATTGATATTTCATTGATGCAGGAAGTAACCTTGCATTATATTTTCCTTCACTGTTAACATAAACATCTGTTTTATATAACGTCACATCTTTACCATTATATTTTCCCGACCAACTATCAGGAACATTACGACCTCCTTTTAAAGGTGAGTAATGTCCTTTTTCAAATTGAAATCCTTTTAAACAAGATATATCATCTTTTTTAGGTACGATAGTAGGTTTTATAGTTGATGTGTCTCTACCCATATTTTGTTCACTGATCACATTTTTAATCAAGTCGATCAATTCACTTTCTGTTAATCTAACAACTTTCTTCATATTTTATTTTCTATATAAATATAACAAAAAAACACTCCCGGTTCCGGAGGTTTAACTTTTTCTCATCTCTCTATATTTTAGATATACACCGACAAAGAAACCCAATGATGAAGAATATTTTAAACATTCTTCCATAGTCGAACCCATCAACATAAGAATAATGAATGAGATGACAGTTGTACCGAAAACTTTCCAAAAGACACTAACCAATAAATAAAACAAACCGAATGGTAATAATAGAATAACAAAAAGAATACTGAGAATATAACCAAGTATTTTCGTTATTATTTTCATATCATTATAAAATCATAATTTAATTTGATTATTTCTTTAATCCTTTGTATGTTTTCTTGTAGATTCATTTTTATTTCACAATTTCTTTGAATTTATCCAAATAAACAGTTCTTTCGGAATCGACATTTATTAATTTAGTTGTTGGTGTCATATATTCGTCTTTGACTTTAATATAATATACACCATTGTCCACTACTCCGAGTTCATTCAAAAAGTAATTTATAAATTCATCATCTAAACCATTACTTTTTAATAATCCAATCAATCCATCTTTTGTTAACTCAGTAGTTGGGTCTCCAATTGAAATATCAGGTTTTTGTTTTGTCACCTCATACTTAGTTAAATATTGTTTCAAAACTTCTTTTGGGTCTCTTGGTTCCGTTAGTTTTCTAGTCTCAACATTTTTTAATAAAATATAAATTGGAGCGTGAAGTAAAACATTTTTAATCTTTTCGTTTGGTATATATTGTAAAATACCATTTCCGATATCATCTATTATAATTTTTTTATGTCCACCATATTTTACTTCTTGAGCCATATACCAATTTCTATAATCAAGTCCTTTTATTAAATCTTTATTATGTGGGTGCAAAGGGAAACCTACTGTTGTGTCTCCTCTTTTCTCTCCGAACCCTCCTTTTCTTTTTTCCGCCATTTGTTTATGAAATTCTTCACCTGATTGTGGATTAGGTCCATCACCAGAGTGGTCGTATTTGATTCTGTTTTGAATACATTGATCATCATCACATCCAAACATATCACTATCAATTTGAACCCACTGATTGGGGTCTGTTGATTTAAAAAATGGAACCGCATTTAAAATTTTAGCAGTTTGTGATTTTCCCGCAGATGACGTTCCATCAATCAAAATGATTTCTTTTTCTTGGGTTTCTTCCGTAAGAAGTCCCATTATTTCTTTAATTCTTTGTATGTTTTCTTGTAGGTTCATTTAAGATTTATTAATTAACTCATTAATCAATTCATTGATTTTTTTTAAAGGTTCGTCAGTTCTTAAATCCAAATACATTTCATTTGGATTATCTTTATTTGCATCAACAAAACCTAACTTTTTATAATACTCATGAAGTTTTGGTCCACTGAATTCGTCCCTTTTTAATGTAATGATGTTTATTTTATTTCTTTTTGAGTGTTCAAAAATATTTTTTAATAATATCAATCCAATACCTTTAATTGCATCATTTTTTCTATCTATTCTTTCTAAATAGAATTCTTTTGTTTTCCATGGAAGTTCAAGTTCGATACCCATTATTTCATCTTCACCGAAATATTTAACTTCCGCAGTTGCATCACCCAAAGAATAATATATGGTTGTCACATCACTTATTGCTCCTTTATTTACTTTTATATCTGCGGGAGTATTGTTCAATTCTTCTAATGTGGTACTTTCATTTTCTGAAATTAACCCCATCATTTCTTTAATCCTTTGTATGTTTTCTTGTAGGTTCATATTACTATGTTTATTTCTTGTTCGGTAATTATAAGTTTTCTCATATTATATGTAATTATTTTCTCTCAACATAAAATGACCTAATTCAAATGTTAAAATAGATTTAATATTTTTTTCTTCCCAGTATGGTATTCTTATTAATTGTATGTTGTTATCTTTACAATAATTTGTTTTAATTAAGTCTCTTTCTTGTAATGACTTAAATCCTTCTTCTCCACCAAAATACTCAATAGGTTCAAAATGTTGGATACCGTCATATTCTATACACACCTCAGTACCATCATTTTTTATTACATGAGCATCAAATTTTAGTTTATCACAATATCTTTTACCACCATAACCAAAGCAACCATCGAAAGATTTTTGTTTATTTACTTTATAACCTAATTCGTTTAATACACTTATCACCTGAGATTCGCCCTTACTTTCTTTTTTACCACATATAGGGCAACCTGTTTTTCCTTTTTTTAGGTTATGTATGTTTATACCTTCTTGAGCAAAAACAAAAGGTGTTGTGTGTTTTGTACATATAACATCTTTAACAAATAAAGTTTTATTTTTTAAACCATCCGTCTTATAAAAAAAATTTTCAGGTTTAAATGATAATCCTCTCTCCGCGGGAAAAGAATTAATCCAATCTCTCACATTTATTTTTACTGCAGATATAATTCTATCTTTACCACATTTTCTACAACCGTTCCCCCTTATTTTTAAATCTTTTACATTGATGTTATTTGATATACCATGTTCCTCACCATTTTCATCTGTTTTATGACATTTTATACCATCAATAAATCTTCTACCGTTTATTAATCTATATTTTACATTGGAAAAATCTAATTCAGGAAATTGTTTAATTAATTCTTGGGTTACCACATCGTCATCTTTTTTTTTAGGGGAGATTCTTAACAAATATTTCGTAATATCACCCCATGTATTTGAATCGTAGTTTCTATAAATGTATGTTTTTATGCCTGAATATTTAGGATCTTTTCTAAAATCATCCATAGACGAAAATTTAGAAACGTAATCTTTAACATCACTTAAAGTCCATATTTTTTTTTCAATTTCATATAATATTTCTAATAATTTCATATTATCATAAATATTCTGAAAAATTTCCAGAAATTTTTTTTTTCAGTTTTATCGATTAAAGTCCAATTTTAGGATTTTTAAGAATTGATCAAGTTTATCATTAATGTTTTTTGTACCTATTTTTTCTAATTTTTGGTTTAAGTTATTTATTTTGGTATAGAGTGTTGGATTTGATAATCTTGCAAGACCTGATTTAAATTCTATAGAAGAGGTTATTTGACTTGGATTATGTTTATAGTTATTTATTTCTTTTTCATAATTTTTTATAATAATACTAACCACTGAGTTATTGTTTCTTTTTATAAAGTCTTTGATATTTTTAATGATTTCATTATTTTCTATTGGTTTTGTTACTATACCATATATAACATCCATTTTAGATAATTCTGTTTCCATTAATTTTTGTATGTTATCATACATTGGGTCAATGATATCTTTAGGTAATTTTTTAAACACATTTATTCCGAATGTACTGATTAAGATTGAAGTTAAAAAATCGGGGTCATATACCGATAAGAATTTTTTTAATACATCGTATCTTTTATTTATTACTGATCCCCTTATTATGAATTTAACTTCATCTAAATTATTTGAATTTGTCTTTATTAATTCTATTATTTCATCAGATGGTTTATTGAATATATTTTTATCTGATCTAATATTTTCTTTATTTGTTATTTTACTATATTCTATCATCCATTCTCTAATAAAGTTTTTAAAGTCATTATTAAATTCACCATAAAAATGATAAGCATTTCCAAATTCACAAACACTTGATTCTAAAAATCTACTTATTGGGTCTTTTATGTTCCAGTCTCCCCTTTTTATAAGATAAAAGACTAATAGTCCATTTTGGACAGTATTAATTATTACTCGACCAGAACCTTCACCGACATCACCAAATCCGGCTGATGGTATTCCCGTTTGTAATATATTGGTATATTGTGTTAAGTTTTCACAAGATGTTATTTTCGGTTTTGATGACATTTCGGCAATATCATGTGAGTGTCTTGAAATTACAACATATAATTTATCCTCACCTTTATATTCTTTAGTTAGTGCACCTAAAAAATCAGTATAATTTTTTAAAAGTGTATTGTCATTATCATTTAATACTTTGGTTATTTTTATTTCTTGTCCGTTTCTTTTATTTTTTGCGGTATTTTTATTAAAATCAACAATTGAGTAACCTAATTCTTCTAAACTTGATGATATTTGATTTTTTAATTTATCATCTAATTTAATGTCTATTTTTAATTTTGGTGTATGTTTGGTTGGTGTAATTTGTTCACCAGTTTGTAGATCATAGTATAAACGATAGACATTTTTACCAAATATTTCTGTTAATTTTTCTTCATAATCTGATTTTAATTGTTTTGATCTAATTTGTTTAGATAGGTTAAGTGAAATATATTCATTAATTAAATTAAAATTAGATAACGTATTTTTAATAATATTTTTAAGTTGCGATTCTTTAATTAAAATTTTCATATTATCATAAATATTCTGAAAAATTTCCAGAAATTTTTTTTTCAGTTTTACCCCTATTGATCCGATTTTCAGATTTTTTCCGGAAAAATTTCTGTTACGGCATTGTCCCCCCTTTCTAACCCCCCCTAAAAACCCCTATTTAAGGGGGGATACGGGAGGGGGGTGGTATAGGGGGGAGGGGTATGTAGGGAGATAGGGGGGTCGCCAGAGAAATTTTGAATCGGGACGGGGGTGGTCGGTCTGTATCTTGGATAGGGGGTATAAAAAAAAGGTATCGTTTCCGATACCTTTGTGAACTCATTAGAGTCAATTTAAGACCTTATCTTTCTACAATGTAGTGAACACCACCCAAAGTAATTTCCTCAATAGAACTCAACTTAAATGATTGTACCAACACTCTCCTTTCTTGTGGTTGTCTTGAACTCTCACTCACTTTAACAAGGTAACTTTCAAACAATGTCTTTTCAACTTCGTTACCCTCAAAAATGTAACTTACATTCGGTTTGATTTCGTCAAATCTTTCAACTTGTAAGTAGTGGGAATTGTGTTTCTCATTGAACAAAACACACTTTGAAATATGAACACCCACCTTATTTTCCTCACTCACAAAATTACCCTCTCCACCCTCTTTTTTATCATTGGTATTCACTCTCGTTTCGTACTCATTTCCAATAAGGTAGTTACATTTGTTCACTTTGAACACCTTATCATAATAAGGGTTATTTGTTTTGTTCATACGAACTTTTGTTTTGGAAACGATATTAACAAAGGTTGATTTATCAACATTCATTAAGATTTCCAATAATTCAGTTTGTCCGATTGTTTTTGTTTCTTTGTTCATAGTTTTAATTTTTAATTGTTTCACAAATATACACCCTCAAAATGTATATTTCCAAATTTTTTTTTCCCTTTAACAAAACTTTAACATTTCGGGGGTGAAGGTTCGGGGTGACTTTTTTCGTGGCGAGAACCTACAAAGATACAAAATTATTTGTTAATAAAAAGTTAAAGTTTTCGTTAACAAAATTTTAAGAAAAAAAATTTGGAGGTGAACCCGTGAAGGTTTGGATTTTCTGTGGCGTGTAGGAAAAAAACCACAAAGGTACGAAATTATTTGTTAATAAAAAGTTAAAGTTATTATGAGCCAGAGAAAAAGTTTTCCGGGTGATCCGGGGTTTACCCGTAAAATTCTTTAACATAACATTAACATTCGGGTTGATTGTTTTGGGGTGTATAAGGTGTATATTTGTATATCGTTCACAAGTTAAAACTCTACTACTATGTTAAAAAGAACTCTCACACTCGGACTTCATCATTGGACTGACAATGACTTAATCCTGAACTTTTATGTTACCAAATTCGGTACTCGGTACATTCATTTGAAAACCGAAGAAGAACTCTCCAAATTCATCGGTACAACTCCTTGTTCGTTTACCAAACAACAGATGAACTTCCGTTACCTTATGGGGTGTAAATCAAATGTCCTGACTGACTACTCCAAACTTCAAAAGTTGGTGTTTGAAATGTTTGATGAAATCTCCTTCTACGAATTTCATCAAATCGTGAAAAAGATAGTTGGACAAGATGAATACGAAAGAAATAAATTCTTTGTGGAAAATGGATATAACCCTGAACGAATGATAATGATAAGTTAATCGGGTTGGAAACTGAAACGAAACCTCAACAGAAATGTTGGGGTTTTTTATTTCCCACAGAACTCCGTGTTCACCAGATTCGCTGGTGGTAAATTTCTTTGGCTTGTAGAACCAGTTAGAAGATGTGGTTGGGGACACCGCATGCGAAAATATTTCTGTGGCGGTTGTCTTACATAATAGGGGTATTACAGGAGGTTACACGCCAAGGAAATTCCATAATCCCGGATCACCTGTCGTGTCATCGTATTACACATTCACAAAACTTTAACAAAATAAATTTGGATATAAGGGTATAAATTGGTTAACTTTGACGAAACAAACTTTCAAAGTTATGTCTTACACAAAAGAAGAAATCAAAATGAACTTGTCAAGAAACCCTAAATGGATAGAAAGAGCGTTGGTTGTCTTACATAACCTCCAAACTACCGAAGAACAAATCACAAACGAAACAATCAAAGAGAATGGGGTTGGTTTTAATTCATCGGATAGTCGGTATCTCTCCTATTGTGCGAAATGGATAAAGGGTGGTAATCACTTAAACGAGAAACACCTCACTAAATGTGGTCAGAAACTCCCAAAGTATTGGAAACAAATACACTCAATGATTAAGTAACTTCACACTCCACTCAAAACATTAAACCTCCGATAGTATCGGGGGTTTTTTGTTAGAACTCCGTGTTCACCAGATTCGCTGGTAGATATTTTTTGTGGCGGATAGGTACAGATTAACCTACTCGCCATGGAAAATTATCCTGATCGCAACAGCGGTTCACGGGGAAAATTCGTTAACAACATTTTAACAATAAAAATTTGGAAATATAAGGTATAATGTCGTATATTTGATAAACAATTAAAAACTACTACAATGGACAAAATCACTCTCACACTCCTTCTCCTTACACTCGGACTAATGGGGTTAACAATGTTATTCTCTCACTATATGAGGAATGACAAAATCTCAAACATTTTTCTTCGTGTTTTATTCGGTTTGACAATGATGACATTCACTCTCTTTATGATGGACATTTTTCTCTCAAACATTTAATAACTACCAACTATGACACACGAACAACTACACAACTTCGTATCGGAAAAAGGTGAAAGGGAATTTAACCCACAAGAAACCTTACAAGTATTAACCCACAACAGAACAACATATTGGTCTTGGGGTGTATCTAAACTCCTTAATATGTTTAATAAGGGGTTATGTTTGAAAGTATCAGGACATCACCACAAAGGTTGGGTAATCATCACACTCGGTTTTACAGACACTTACTCGGTGTTTTATGTATCAAACAATGGTAAAGTCAAAGATGAACAACACTTGGTCTATTTTGACGAACTCACCGAAAGGATAGATGATAAAATCGAACGAATACCGATTTACAAACACTAATCACGAAATCGTAATACAGAAACCCTCGACAAAAGTCGGGGGTTTTTTGTTTTTCCACAGAACTCCGTGTTCACCAGATTCGCTGGTGGTGAATTTATGTGGCGGATCGTATTACAGATAAAGGTGGTATTACACGCCACATAAATTTTTTGGTTCAGATCCAGGTTTCCACCAGTGAAACTCTTTAACAATAGATTAACAAAATAAATTTGGAATATAAGGTTTAATGATGTATATTTGTTAAACAATTAAAACATACTACAATGGACAAAAACAAACTAATTAACAGAATTGAAAACATTGGTTTTCTTCTCGGTTGTTTTATCGGTTTATTAACACTTATGATGTTGGGGGCGGAACCTACTACTTGGGATGAGGATGGGTTGTACGATTATGAACACCTTTGGGATAAAGGAAATTCGGGTTGGTATGTTATGTGGACTTGGGTTTGGTCAGTTGTTACTTTGATTGGGTTGATAGTGGTTAGGTCATTCATTAAGAAAAGTTTAACAAAATAAATTTGGTTTTACTCGGTATAAGTTGTATATTTGTATAAACAATTAAAAACAAAAATTATGAAAAAGTTTTTCAGTTCTATTCTCGGTTTTCACTTGACAATTATGGTTGGGTTGGTTGTTATGTTTTACTTCAACAACTTGGAAGATAACTACCTAACAATCATTAACAACATTTTCTTGGTTATGATGTCTTTATCCGTTGTGTTATCGGTGGTCTTATGTTACTTTGACAAACGAATTTCTAAAAGATAGTTGTAGTTTTAATTGTGAACGAAACCACTCCGAAAGGGGTGGTTTTTTTATTTGTGGTATTACACAAAACTTGAATCGCGGTTCGAGCTGGGATTACACCTTTTTCTGTGGCGATCCGTATTACAGAAACCCACTCGCCATAAAAAAAGTTTACCAGGACGACAGGTATGAATATGGTTTTGAAAAATAAATTTGGAATCAAAAAATATAAGTTGTATATTTGTGTATTATCTAACAAATTAAATTTATATCAAATGAAAGAACAAAATGAATGTAATGGAAAAATGTTTCCGAAAGGTTTTTGGTCAAAGAATGGTAAGCCCACACAAAACGCCTTAATGATGTATTTTGTGTATTTGACACATTTACCTGAAAGTTGGAAAAAGAAAGTAGTACACAAACCCTCACTCGAAAAAACACGACAATACTTTGATGTTGATTATGGTATTGAATGTATGTTAACTTGGGGGATACAATTTGGTTGTAAAAATTCTAAAACGTCAGATGAAAGACACCACGCAATGTCTTTGGCTTATCACGACGCTTTGGGTATGATTGGTCAAGGTTACCGATACACCGAATTGAAAATTAAGTAGTGTTTGGTTTTAATTGTGAACGAAAAGTCCTCAACGAAAGTTGGGGATTTTTTTTGTCAAGTCACAGACCTCCGTGTTCACCAGATTCGCTGGTGGACATTTTTTGTGGCTGATCCTATTAGAGAAACCGACAAGCCATAGAAATTTCAGGATGGAAGGTGATCCGAATTCACCTTCACAAAATTTTAACAAAAAAAATTTGGAATAAGTATGTATATGTTGTATATTTGTATAAATAATTAAAAAAAACATTATGAAAAAGATTTATTCAGTTATCGTAGTTATCGTTCTTGTATCATTAACAATGTCCTCTTGTAAAACAAGTGGGTATGGTTGTAAGGGGAAAGAAAGTTGGGGTGGATTGATGAAAAGAATTAACAAACCTTATTAGTAGTATGGTTGGTTTTAACCCGATGTTTTTACATCGGGTTTTTTATTTTTTTTAACATTTTAGATTTGAAATATAATATTTATTGTTGTATATTTGTTTAACTAAACCCACTCACTATGAATTTACAATTAAGAACTGAACTAATCGGAAAAAGAATTATGATGATTTTTATGGATGACCCTCAACCTATTGAACCAAACACAATGGGTACAATTATCGGAGTTGATGGGTTAAATCAATATCAAGTCAAATGGGATAACGGAAGAAGTTTATCGGTTATACCCGAAGAAGACCAATTCGTCATTATTGACACAGAGTAGTCCGTTCGTTCCCTCATAAAGACAAACCTCAACAGAAATGTTGGGGTTTTTTGTTTCTCCACAGAACTCCGTGTTCACCATGCTCCCGGTATGTCATTTTCTGTGGCTGATCGTATTACAGGAAGTTAGACGCCAAAGAAATTTCCAACGACCCGGATCAGGAAATCGCCTGTCGGTTATCTTCACAAAGTTTTAACAAAATAAATTTGGAATATAAAGTATAATGATGTATATTTGTTAAACAATTAAAAACTACTACAATGAAACAAGACAATTCTGACCAATGGATTCAAGGATTAACATTAATAATCTGTTTTATTACACTTGTTATTGTAATCTCCTTAAAGTATTATCTAACGGGTGAAATCTAAAATAAATTTGGAATATAATAAATAATACCTTATATTTGTGTTATGAAACAGAAATACGAAAATAGATTTTACAAAATTTTACTTTTATTTTGGATGATGGTATTCACCTTTGTTTACTTTCAAATAAAATATCAATTAGTTTTCCATTTCTAAAAAACGAAATATGAAAAATAATTATTTAAGTACAATTAAAAGAAAGGAACAAGTACAACAAGGAATGTACGATGGTCGTTTCCGTAGTCGTGTGGTGGTAGATAAGAAGAAGAAAGAAAGTAAAAACAAATGTCGTGTTAAACTTAAAATCAATTATGTATGATACTTGAATTACATTCAGTCGGAAGTGTTATTGACACAGAAACACTATTCACATATCCAATGTTACTAAATGGTGGATATGATAAAAATCAAAATGTCCATATTGACGATGTTGATATAGAGTGGTTTCATAGTTTGTCTGATGAAGATTTTGGAACAATAAATGAGTTAATCAATCAAAGAAACATTAAATCGGAAATAGTATGAACAGAGATAGACTAAATAAAATTGAAGAAATTGGTTTTCGTATTACAATGATATTGGTGTTTAGTGTTTTCACTATTTGGTTGATTGGAACGATTGTCAAGTTAATAATGATATTGTCGTCATAGTTTAGGTTTGGTTTTAATTGTGAAGAAATCCCTCAACGAAAGTTGGGGGATTTTCTTTTGGAGGAACTTGAGTCGTGGTTCACCGTGTCTTCAGGGATTTTTTGTGGCTGATCGTATTCAGGTCAACCTCACAAGCCACGGAAATTTGGTAATCCGAATCACCTGTTTTCCTTCAGGAAATCCTTTCACAAATTTTTAACAAATTATTTTTGGAATAAAAATTTATATGGTGTATATTTGTTATATCATTAACAATTAAAACAAACATTATGAAAAAGTTACTTGGTCTTATCGTTATCGTGGTTTTATTTTCTTCTTGTAGTCATTATGTAAACGGAGGTGGTGGAGGTTGTGGGGTATGGTATCCTCGTAAATTTGAAAAAACAAAGGTGTTCCCTACTCGAAATCATCCAATGTATCGACACTTCGGAGGATAGTGTTCTAAATAAACCTATCAATAAAAATCCCTGACAATAGTCGGGGATTTTTTTTTCAAACACAAGAAGATGTGATCCGGATCAGCTCGACCGTGGATTTTCTCTGGCTCAGGTCAACCTACAAGCCAAAGAAAATTAATAATCCAGATCCCGTCCCTGAAATTTTAACAAAACTTTAACACAAAATCCTTTAACAACATTTTAACAATAAAAATTTGGAAATAGGTAGTAATAAGTTGTATATTTGTATAAACAATTAAAACAAATTTTATGAAACAGAAACAAAGAGTATTTGTAACAGAAAGAGAGTTGTTAATTATCTTAATGAGTATTGACAAACCTACATTCACTCACATTGTATCTAAAACCAAAGTGAGAATGAATAAAGGTGGTAATCCGTATTTTGATAAAGTTACCAAACACTCAAAAGGTAACTACTTCATCGGTGGTAGTTATGAGGATATGGTAAACACTCGTTGTGTGAAAGAGGGTATTGAACCTAATTTTGAAAGTCAAGAATGTTCAGTCGGAGAACATATTACCAAGTGTGTTCAGTATAATGAGAACTTACAGAGGTACTATCTTCAATACTTCATCTTCCCTACAAGTAACATCAAGAGTGAATTTACCTATGAGGGAGATAGTATTGAGAGAGAGTTGTTCCGTAGTTATGAGGTAAAGAGGTCGGAGAGTTCAAGACAACCACAAGAGAACAAACACAAACCACAATCGTTTATGGTATCTTCCATTGAGGAAATGACACTAAACGGAACGGAATATGTGGTGGTAGGTAGATAAGGTATTACACAACCGAAATATAAGGTAGTCATTTGACTACCTTTTTTTATGTCCATACCTATCCACGAGTCGTAGACAGAAGACGCGTCCGAAAATTTCTCTGGCGGATCGGTATTCGTATTACAGGAGCCACGGAAATTTCAACATCTCAGTAGACATCTCCTCGTCATCGTTAAATTCATTATGAAAACATTAACAGAGATTTTTTGGAGATATAAGGTATTACATAGTATATTTGATAAACAATTAAAAACATATACTATGAACAAAGAAACAATCAAAGTGGTGGTGTGTTATTGTAACTCACTTCCCAAAGGTTTTATGACACTTCGGAATTTCTTAAACTTTACAAATCGTTCGTGGTGGGATAGTACCAAAACTATTGAGATACCAAAAGAGTATTGGGAGAATGTCCACATTGGGAACATAGATAGGTATGTTGAAATGTATGAGAATAACCCTAAGTGGTGGAATGTTGTATAAATTTTAACAAATTAAATTTGGAATATAAATTTATTTGTTGTATATTTGTTCTATCATTAACAATTAAAACAATACATTATGAAAAAGTTACTCGGTCTTATCGTTGTGGTTATCATCTTTTCAAGTTGTGGAACAACTTATTACGGAACAAGTGGTGGGAATGGTTGTGGTGTGTGGTTTCCCAAAAAATTTGAAAGGGATAGAAGTCATCAAAGAAGAATGAATTGGATAAACAATCCAAATTCGGGTAGGTATCGTAGTGGTGTTCATTAAAAAAAAATTCTTATCTTCGTTAAACCTTAAATCAATTTTTATGAAACAATTACTTTTTATCTTGTTCGGTATTAAACCTCAACAAAAATTCAGAGAGTTGAAATTTGAAAAGAAACAATATCCTTTAAGGGAGTTCAATCAAACTGACTTTGAAAAGTGGTGTAACGAATTTAGAGTTGGTTGTATGGATGGAAAAAGGATAGTTCATTTTGAAATTGGGTAATCACTTACCTTTGATAACAAAGTCCTCAACGAAAGTTGGGGATTTTTTTTGTCCAAAACCCAAGAAGATGTGATCCGGATCAGCTCCATCCGGGATTTTACGTGGCAGATCGGTATTCGTATTACAGAAGCCACAAAAATTCCACTTCAGGACGACAGGTATGATTCTGATTTTTATTTTAACACTTTTTAACAAAAATAAATTTGGAGTGGAATTGTATATGTTGTATATTCGTGTATTGTTAAACAATTAAAACTAAACGTATGACAAACTTACAAAGAATTGGTAATTGGTATTCAGTTACAATTAATGATACTAACTACAATGTCCTTATTCAAAAAGATGATAATAAGGTTACTTGTGAACCTTCCTCAATTATTGTATTTGACGAAGATTTCAAAGAGGTTGACAAACCAAGTGTGTATGATGATATGATAAGTATATTTGAAAAAGTTGACTTCAAATACGATATGATTGATGATGATTAACTAATCTTTAACAAAATAAATTTGGAATGAAAGTTTATATCGTGTATATTTGTGTATTGTTAAACAATTAAAATTAAAAACAAATGAACTTTGTAATCACACACTACGGAAAAAATGTTGATGAACTCAACGAAAAAGAAAAAGCATTATTAATGGTTGATACCCTTATGACTACTCTTTTTATGAAAAAGAAAGAAGATGGTCTTGAACCGATTGAGGATATTATGTGTAACTCTTTGAGTAACAAAAGAAACGGAATTGTCCTTGACATTATGGGTTGGGAACAAGGGGAAACTCGTGAGGAAAAATTGGAACTCCTTGAAAGAATGGAACAGACAAAGTATAGTTATACTAAATTCTTAAAGGATATGAGAATTAATGTTAAGAAACACGATGAAATGGAAAGAGTATCATCATTGAATTAATTTTGGATTATCGTTTCATATTTACCCCCGATGTTTTTACATTGGGGGTTTTTGTTTCCCCGAACTCACCTTCACAGACAGCTCCATCGGGGAATTTATCTGGCGGATCGGTTTATGGACGCCACGGAAATTTCTGGATGGAAGGATGCTCCTTCAGAAAATAAAATTTGTTAATAGTTTTTAACAAAATAAATTTGGAATAGGGGTGTATAAGTTGTATATTTGTGTTATGAAGAAACTAAAACCTTACATATTTCCGATTATATTGGTTATGTATGTTTTAATTAAAACATTCTTCAAACATTAATTATGAAAACTTTAATTATTCACCCGAAAGACAGAACGACTGATTTTTTAAGTGTATTTTACCAAAACATACCCGATAAGGTTGTTATTAGTGGTGGGTACTCAAAAGATGAAGTTAGGGAAATGATAAAGGACTTTGATAGGGTTATTATGTGTGGACACGGAACTCCCAATGGGTTGATGTCCGTAGGTCAATTCAAAAGTAGTTGGGGGTTTATCATTGACGAAACCTTTGTTGATGTGTTGAGTGAGAAAACTGAAAATATCTTTATATGGTGTAACGCGGACAAGTTTGTTCGTAAACATAACCTCAAAGGGTTTTTCAGTGGTATGTTTATTTCCGAAGTCGGAGAAAGTGAGTATTGTGGTGTACCCTCTCCACAAGATATTGTAACGGAAAGTAATGATACATTCTCAAACATTCTCTCAAAGTATATCAATGACAATGTTTCGGTAATTCACAAAAAAGTTACAAAGGAATATGGTAAATTTTCCGAAACTAACCCGATAGGGTATTACAATAATAATAGGTTGTACCTTACACAATAGTTTTTTGTCATAAATAAAATAACCCCCGATGTTTCTACATTGGGGGTTTTTGTTTTTGGGGTATTACAACAAGATGTGTTGGGACGGTGAGCAGATCAGGGAATTTCTGTGGCTGATCGTATTACACTCGCCATAAAAAAAGTGGAAGACCAGAGCACCAGTCTTCAGGAAAAACTTGACTAATTAAAAAAAATGTATTACCTTTGTTTTGGTTTTTCACAGGATATTGGATTAATAACCCCCTTATGTTTCTACATTGAGGGGTTTTTTGTTTTAACAAAGGTTTAACAATAAATATTTGGAAATATAAGATTTTATTTCGTATATTTGTTCTATCAATAACAATTAAAAATTATTTTTATGAAAACAAAAATTAAGAACATTGTACTCGCAGTAGTTACTTACTTTATTGGTTTATTCATTGTATCGGTGTTTTTAAGTACATTTCAAACTCCCGATAATCTTAACCTACCGACTTTTGGTTATGTGTTATTTTACCTTTATTTCTTCGGGGGAATGTATTTGGTGTATCGTATTTTCTTAAAGAAAAAGAAAGAAATTAAACCCGAAACATTTTAATCAAAAAGTAACTTAACCCCCGATATTTCGGGGGTTTTTGTTTTAACAAAATTTTAAGAAAATAAATTTGGATTGTGTTTGTATAATTTGTATATTTGATTATCATTAACAATTAAATTTACAATTATGAAAAAGTTATTTGTAATATCATTTGTTGTTTTTCTTTTCAGTTGTTCAGTTCAAAAAGAGTGTAATGTGAAATTTAACCTTTCAAATTTAGATATTGACTTAAAAGATAGTGTTAATATAAAAGTAGAAAGAATTGTTTATACATATCTCGGAAATTTTGTTAGGGGTACTAATAATGTTTGGTATCGTCATCGTGGAATAGTTGATTTTAAGGTTGGTGATAGTGTTGTAGTTTTTAATGAGTTCAAAACTTTACCTCCTTGTCCTCGTGAGTGGGGGTTTTAAGAAAACATTAACAAAATAAATTTGGAATATAAAATTTATTGTTGTATATTTGTGTAACATTAACAATTAAAACAAAACACAATGGAAGCGATTAACACAATTACCAAAGGAAACTACAAATTAGAAATTTTTCAAGAGGATAGTCCCGAAAGTCCAAGAAGTTGGGATAATTTGGGAACAATGATTTGTTTTCACGGAAGATACAATTTAGGGGATAAACACGACTATAATCATAGAGATTATTCGGGTTGGGAAGAACAGAAAAAAGAAATTTCTAAACAAGAGAATGTGTGTGTTATCTTACCCTTGTATCTTTACGACCATAGTGGGATAACAATGAACACAACAGGTTTCAGTTGTGGTTGGGATAGTGGTCAGGTTGGTTGGATAGTAGTATCAAAGGAAAAAGTGAAAAGTGAATACGGAGTAAAAAGAATTACCAAAGATATTATTGAGAAAGTTACCAATGTGTTGAAAGGTGAAGTGGAAACATACGACCAATATCTTACGGGTGATGTTTACGGGTATAGAGTATCAAAGATTGAAGTGTGTGATAAGGGTTGTGAACACGATGAAGAAGTAGATAGTTGTTGGGGTTATTATGGAGAGGAAAGTGTGGAGGCGGAAGGTAAAAGGATATTGGAGTATTACATTAAGGAAGAAGAAAAGAGTGTTTGTTCATAGTTTAGTTTTAGTTGTTAAAGGGAAAAGGGTATCAGAAATGATACCTTTTTTTATTGCCCGAATTTGCGCTTAAGCTCGAACCAGTGCGCAACAGCTCGTGATTTTCCGTGGCAGATCCGTATTACATGCCACAAAAAAATTACCATCCTGAGTCAGCATTTTCCTTCAGAAAAACATTAACAAATTTTAACAAATTAAATTTGGAATAAAACTATATTAGTTGTATATTTGTATAAATTAAATTGTATGGAACAAACAATTAAAAAAGAAAAGAAAAAAAGTGAACCGAAGTATTTTACGGATGAAGATGCGAAAAATGTATTTGTTTTTCAAGAACCATATAAAACAAGTGTAAAAGGTAAACCTATTCAAAAATCAATATCATTAAAATTTCGTAAACGATGAAAAAAAATCTTACTTATTTGTTATTTAGTTTTGTTATCTTTACTACTATCGGTTGTTCAGTTAGTAGGTGTGGATATAAGAATAAGGTATCAAAAAGACAATTAAAAGAAAGTATGAAGTATTCCGATTGGAGATATTATTATCCAACTAAATCAATTACTCAAACATATCAAAATAATCATTACAATGTATATGATTACAATACTCAAAGAAAAACTGAAAAAGACAATTAATAATTGTTTTGTTAATGATACTGGATTGGTTGCGAAAGGTATTATCTATCAGTACGAGGGTAAACCTTTCGCGGGTTATGTCATTTATCAAACATACAAATTCTTTTGGATTACTCAATATAAGACCATTGACCACATTGATAGTTTGGAAACATTAAAAGAAGAATATCCAAACATTAAAGTAATATATTAAAGATTAAGACAAGCAATCAAGTGAAAATTCCCTGATGTTTCTACATCGGGGTTTTTTGTTTTATGACTGTAAATAGATTACAGTCTGGTCCAGTGCGATCAGGTTGATTTTCTGTGGCAAATCCGTACTATTGTTGCCACAAAATATTTTCCTGATCCGGATCACCTCCTCCTTCAGTAAATTCATTAAGAAAACTTTAACATAAATTATTTGGAAATATAAACAAAATAGATTTATATTTGTGTACTATCTCACTAACTATTAAACTCAAAAAAAATGAAAACAAAAACAATTAAAATCCAGACAAAAAGTAAAAGAAAATCAACTTATTCAAACCACGATGGAATGTATAAGAATAGGGCTAGAATGAAGATAGTTAATACAATTAAGGAGAGTAACTTAAAAAATAGAAGAATACTATCTTTACCGGCTGATAATTGTATTATTGAAAAACAACTTTTTACGAATGTATCTAAACTGATTAAATTTGTTTTATGTGAAAACAATGAACAAGTGTATAAAAAATTGTTAATGAATATCGTTACTAGTAAAACTAGAATCCCACATTCAATCCTTTCTGGTTCAATCGGTGATGAAATTTACAGAAGTCGGGAGAATGATTATACTGATTTAATACTTGACTATTGTGGTCAAATCGGAACATACCATAAAGAAATTGAACACGCAATTAAAAATAATATTGTGTGTGTCGGTGGAACAATATCTATGACATTCAATAAAAGAATTTCGGGAGATACTAATATGAAATTCATTGAAGAAATGGAACGACTTAACCCGAATTTTGATAAGAAAGAGGGTGAGAACAGAACAGAACCAGCCGTTATGACTTTTCTCAATCGTGTGTGTGGTATGAATTATCAAATTGTTGAAAGGTATTCGTATAGGGATGATGGGGATGATAAAAAAAGATCACCAATGATGTTGGTTATAGTTCGTAGAGTATCTTAACATTATCGTATTACATTTAAGGGGTATCAGAAATGATACCCTTTTTTGTTGCTGTCATCATAGCTCGATCGCAGCGCGCAACAGCTCGTGATTTTCTGTGGCAAAATCGTATGACACAAAGTGACTTGCCACATAATATTTTACAGTATTTGGGCTGGGGTCGTGATCCGATCCTTTAACAAAAGATTAACGTAAATTATTTGGAAATAAAACTATAATAGTTGTATATTTGTGAAACAATTAAAAACAAATATTATGAACCTTTATTTAGAATTTTCAATGGACTATTCAGGGGAGTGTGAAGATTATACACTATTCCTTAACGATGAAGATAAAACCTACGATTATGATTTTGAAGATATTACCAACTACATTAAGAAGTTGGAGGATAATGTTGAAGGGTTTTTCTTATCAGAACACAGAACATCGGGAACTATTACTATCATTGATGATGTAATGACTATTGAATTTAGAACATTCAACGAACCCGATTGGGATGAATTTGATGACCACACAATTACCACAACCCCTATTGATTTTAATTAATAGGGGATAAAAATAAATTTGGTTTTTAATTAAAATAGTTTTATCTTTGTTCTTTAATCATTAAAATTTATAATTATGAAATTCGCGTCAACCGACAATCTTAATTGGACAGTTCGTCAGGAGCCTGTTCAAACCGAAAGTGGTATCGTAATTCCTGGACAACTTGCGATAGTTCGTAACGATACGAATGTTCCTTTGTCAATTATGGCTGATGGTTATCAACCGTATCAAAATCACGAATTGGTTGAACTACTTGAAAGGGTATCAAACCAAACCGGTATGGAAATTAAAAAATCGGGGTTATTCGGGGACGGAGAGAAGGTGTTTATTCAGTTGAAGTCAAACGACCTTAAACTCGGTAATGATAGGGTTGAAGGATATTTGACAGGTATCAATTCCTTTGATGGTTCAACATCACTCGCATTCGGACCCAGTAATGTTACTATCAGTTGTACCAACTCGTTCTTCGCCGCGTTTCGTGGTCTTAACACAAAGGTTCGTCATACAAAAAATATGGTTGTTCGTATTGACGACATTTGTAGAAGTTTAATGGGTGTAGTTGAGGAAGAAAAGAAAATGTTTGATAACATTGTGAAGTTGTCGGAAACTCGTGTCGGAACAAAAAATGTTGATGATGTATTACGGACATTATTCAACATTGATAAAAGTGTTAATCTCAAAGATATTGAGGCGATATCAACCGTAACTCAAAATAAAATATCTCGTTTCTATGTTGATTTGAACGGAGAAATGAAGGAGAAGGGAGATAATCTTTGGGGGTTGTTTAGTGGAGTAACTAAATACACAACTCACTCAATGAGTAAGGAAGACAATACCGAAAAGAAAATGTTTGGTGTGTACGGAAATCGTGAAAGGAAAATCTTTAACGACTTGGTTGAATTGGTATAACCCTATAAGTGAATCGTGTATAACCCCAGCAAAAAGCTGGGGTTTTTTGTTGCTTTTCACCAGCCGATCGCAACAGCGCAACAGGTGGGATTTTCTGTGGCAAGAAAATTACAGGGGAAACGACTCGCCACAGAAATTTCAGATGACGCCGGGCTAAAAAGTTCGTAGCCCAGATCATAAAACACATTAACAAAAGATTAGCACAAATTATTTGGAAATAGAACTATAATAGTTGTATATTTGTATAAATTAAAACATTATGAAAAAAGTAATCACACTATTATCAGTTGTTGTCTTATTGACAAGTTGTTCAACACAATATCAAACAACAAGTTACAATTCGGAAAAAAGTTATACCTTTAAGAGAGGTGGTGTTCGGTATAAAATAACCGACACTTACACAAGAAAAGTTGAAACCGATACATTAACAATTAAAAAGAAATAATATGAAGTTTGATGTAATTTCCCCCGATGGTTTTTCAATTCATTTTTCCGACACTTATAGTAATAAGAAAGAAGCAAAAAAAGCTTTTGAGAAGTGGAAGAAGAATTACGAAAGACAAGGATATTATAGTTCGGTAAACTATGGTAGAATACCTTTGAACGAATTACACAACTACATTAAAATTGTTAAACTATGAATTTAGACAAAGCTGAGAAACTCACACTATCTTTGATGCACAAACACAATTTACGTGGTTGGAGTTTTAAGTGGGATAATTCATTGAGGAGGTTCGGTTGTTGTAGTCAAGGTAGAAAGTATATTGGGTTGTCAAGGAAATTGGTTGAGGTAAATAATGTGGAACAAGTTAAGGACACAATACTGCACGAAATTGCACACGCACTTGCGGGACCTGGTGTAGGACACGGGCAAAAGTGGAAAGATATTTGTGTTCAGATTGGTGCAAAACCCGAAAGATGTTATGATAGTGACGACACAAACACACCCGAAATGAAGTATTACGCGGTATGTGGTGCTTGTGGTAGAAAACACGAAAAGGCAAGATTAAAACTAAAGCATGTTCGTAGGTCGTGTTTATGTCAAAGTGGTAAGGATTGGAACAATAGAGTTTTATTAGAATTTCAAACAAGATATTAATTCGTATGACACCAGAACAACAAGTAAAAGAAATTCAGTTGAAGGCACAATATAGTGTACTATCGGAACTATCGGAATGTTTTGGTAAAGGTAGTAGACACGAAGCGGCAGTTAAGATTAATAAAACGATGAATGAAATTTTATACAAGTTAGAACTATTAAATTATGAGTACACACAACAGGCGAGGTCATACACGAAAGGTTAAAGTTAAAGGAGCCGTTAAGTGTATAAAGATTAAACCGACAAAAGTTAAAAAGAAAAAGTAACCCAGAGAAATCTGGGTTTTTTGTTGCTTTTCACCAGCTGATCGCAGCGCAAACGCAGCTCGGATTTTCTGTGGCAGGATCGACACACTTGCCACAGAATATTTTCCTGATCCCGGACATCTTTTTCTTCAGAAATCCTTTAACAAAAGATTAGCACAAATTATTTGGAAATAGAACTATAATAGTTGTATATTTGTCTAAACAAAAACAAATCACAATGGCTATCAAAAGTAAAAACTCAAAGAAATCAAAACTTGAAATTGACTTAACTGGTCCAGATGGTAACGCCTTCGTTCTTATCGGTATCGCGGGTAACTTATCAAAACAATTAGGTTTGGATAAAAGTAAAATACAATCCGAAATGATGAAAGGTGATTATGAAAACTTGATAAAAGTTTTTGACAAACATTTTGGAAAATTCGTAACTTTATATCGTTAATAAAACTATTTCAAATGAGAGTAACAAATTTAACAGGGGCTATTGTCCTAATAAAAATACAACACAAGGTTGATGTTGTTCCTTCAAATATCAAAGGGTTTAAGTGGCATATTCCAGAAATGGATGATGATGGTGGTGTCCATATTGAAACTGATGAAGACCTTATTAAATTATCAAATGAAATTTGTGATTTTGATAAATTGATTGATGAAGTCATTGAACAAATTAAACACGACATCAATGTAAGTGAGGATTTTACCGCAATTGACGAACTATTAAGAACGGTTCCAGTTATCAACTTAATAAATTATTTACCCGAAACAATACAACAAGGAAAATGAGAACAATAACAATTCATATCATTGATAGAGATAGTTCACGAACTATGAGTGAAAGTATCAGGGTTGATGGTGTTAAACCGATAGACCTTGAAAACAATATTGTTAAATTACTTTCCGATGTTCCTTTCCGTAAATACTATATGGAAACTGAAACAAGTGATGAATTAACAAAGGAAGAATTGGAAGTTATTGAAAGGATCATTAACTAAATTTTAACAAAAATTATTTGGAAATAGAAAGTATTACATTGTATATTTGTAAAAAAATCGTATGACACTACAAGAATTAAAAGAACAACTACAAGAAGATTTAATCTCACACTTGGAGGAATTAATCTCACAAGAAGATTTAGACATCGTTTGTAATATAGTAATCAATAATGTTAATCAATTAAAACAATAACAATGGGAGCAACAGATTTCAGAACAACAAAAAGAGGTTGGTCAATGTCCGAAGCGTATGACACCGCAGTTGAATATGCGAGAGACGAATATGGAAACGATGGTTACAACGGAACAATATCCACAACTCGTGGGGTTATTGATAAGACCTCAATGTTTAAGTCATCAAAACTTTCTATTGATGAATTTATTAACAAACATATTGATAGTTGTCAGAAGTGGGGTTCGGCTTGGGGAGTATGTATTGAAGAACCGACACAAAATAAATCTAAGATAAAATCTAAGGTTACAAACATTGTAAGTAAGGGAACGAAGAAATGGGAGTTGGTTTATGATGTGATTGTTCGTGGAGATAGTGTTAAGTCATTCAATAGTAAGAACGATGCGGTTAAACATGGTCGTGATTTGGTTGAGAAGAGTAAAGGAAGAGTATCAATAGAAATGAGGAAGAAACTTGTTAATGGTAACACAAGGGTTGCGGAGATCGAATATAAAACCGATGGAAAAGAAAAAGAGGGTAAGTATGTTTTCTTCGGAATTGCAGCATGTTAACAAAACTTTAAGAAAATAAATTTGGAAAACTAATATAATAGTTATATCTTTGTTACTCATTACTAATCTAACTCGGGGACAGGAGTTCTGAACAAATTATCTTATGAATAAGTTTCATGGAAAAAAAGTAGGAGAAATCTTTGAGACAAAAGATTATTCAATTTTCAAATTCAGAGAGGACAATCGTCCAATCATTCCAAACCATGTTAAGAAGTTAGCGAAGAGAATGTCTGAACGTGGTTGGTTACCAACATCAGTTGTCACTATTAATGGAAGTGGTGATATTATTGATGGACAAAATCGTGTGACCGCAGCGATGAGTGTTGGTTGTCCGATTCGTTACAAAGTAGTGAAAGGAGCAGGAAGTGATGAAATGACGGAAATGAATACACTACAAAAGAATTGGTCTCCGTTTGACCACTTACACAAGTTCGTTGTGAAGGGTAATAAGAATTATGTTGTATTCAATAATTTCATTACCGACTATCCAATGTATAAGTACACCGAAGTCGCGATGTTTCTCAACAACTCAATGTCAAGTGTGAAGAGAGATACTTTTGAAAGTGGTGAATATGTTGTAAAGAACGAGAAGAAAGCTCGTGAGTGGGCTAACAACATTCTTGAACTCAAACCTTACTTTGAGAAGTATTACAACAAGTCAATCTTTGTGAGGGCGATGGTGAAGATTATGTCAAATAAGAAAGACTTTGTTTTTGAAGAGTTTTTACACAAAGTAAAGTTGAGACCAATGAAGTTAGTTCCGTGTGGAACGGTGGAACAATATGTGGAAATGATTGAGGGTATCTACAACTACATGAGAAAGGATAAAGTGAATTTAAGGTTTTGAGTTAGATAGTAAGTGTGAACAAAGACCACTCCGAAAGGGGTGGTTTTTTTTGTTACGAACTCAGAATCTGCGGTCCTGAAGACGACGGGGAAATTTTCTGTGGCAGGATCAAACTCTTTAACAAAACATTATGAAAATAAATTTGGAAATAGAAAGTATTATATTGTATATTTGAAAAAAAACATTATGATTGAAATGATTAAATCGGAATTGAAGTGGAGAGGAAAAGAAACCTACTCAATAGAAGAAATTATTGAAGTCATTGAGAAGTATAATAAAAAAGAAGAAACTCATAGAGTTGAAAGTTGTGGGTTTGTTGCCGATATGGAAACCAGACAAATAACTATTGACGATAAAAAACACAACCTACCAAAAAAAGAATTTTTGATTATTCATTACCTTATGGAAAATAAAAACAAGGTATTGAATAGAGATAAGATACTAAATAAAATTTGGGAAGATGATGTGATTGTAATAAACAGAACTATTGATGTTCACATCAGGAGAATTAGAAATAAATTTCCAACAATTCCAATTAGAACAATTAAGGGAGTTGGATATACTTGGAGTGATAGAGAGACTTTAACAAATGTTTAACATAAATTATTTGGAGGTATAATGTTTTAAGTTGTATATTTGTAAAAATTAAAATTATGGTAACTTTACACGAAGAAAAATTTATGGACTATAAAATCGGTTTAGCCGGTTCGTTCAAACAATCACTTTACGAAACCTTTTTCAAAGGAGATACGGAGAACAGAAAGAAGTTAATGTCTGTTTTTCCCGAACTTGAAGTCGCTCAAAGATACGCCTCCGAAAGTGGTTATTGGAAAGGACTTGTGGAGAGATATAATAAACAATACAACACAAACTATAACCCATAAAATAATATGCCAACAAGAGAACAAACAGACAAAGTTTTCACTGAATTGATAAGTTTATATGACATCGCCGATGAACTTGAAAACAATGGCGAAGAAGAAAAATCAATCGAAATGAGAATTAAACTCAACATTATCGGACAATTTATTCAATCATTAATAAAATAAAATGAAATCACAACAAGTTTTTATTGTAATGTACAATGACCGATATGGTAACGGAGACCAGAAGAAAATAGAGGTGGTATTAAAAGATGAAAAAGATTTTAAGAAGTGGTTGAAGAACCATAACTACGATAGGGATGCAGAACCCGAAACAAAAGAAGAATTTGATTTAATTCCAGTTAACCTTTTAACTTTTGATTAACGATTATTATATTATCTTTACAAATAAAAAAAATTGTATGACAACACAACAATTCAACGAGAAGTACAAAGATTACTTGGAGGAAGGACACTATGGTTTAGCCATAGGTGCTGGAGAATTTGTAGAATGGTTAGATAAAAAGTTTGAGGACTTTGTTAAGAAACCCGGTTTTAGATTTACACAGATTAAAGCGAAATTCGGTTATGGTAGATTTTACGCCGAAGGTTTAACAAGTGATGAAGTTCGTGAAGTGGAACAGAGAATTACAGATTTACATTCAGGTACAAAATTAGAATTTTAATTATGGCAAGAGTATCAAAATTAGCACAAAGACAAACCTATTCAAACGGACATCAAATTTGTGTTGGATTGACTGGTGATATTGGTTATATATCTATTGAAGATAATAACCTTTATCCCGAAGGTGATAGTCGAGCAGATAGAAGGGATATGAATTTTAATAGGATAATGGTTCCCGTTATGACAAGGGAAGACCTTAAAGATTTACAGACCGCTATTGGTGAAGTATTAAAAAACTCAAAATAATGTCATACACAATAGATAAAATAATTCCAGTCAAATACGAATGGGATGATAAATGGACGGTAACCGCAGATCTTCGTGGACTTGAAACCTTTGAGAACTGCGAAAGTAATTATGATGTGGTTGAAAGATTAAAAGATAATAATGTCCTTTCAAGTAAAACTAGTGAGGATAGTGAATATTGTCAATTCTTTGCATATTTCAGTACAAAGAAAGCGGCAGAGAACTTTATCAAAAGATTAGGAACTTATATTGAAAAAAGAAAAAAATTAATATCATCTTTGTAATATGGAAATTTTAACATTTAGAGAATGGAGTGAGAACTTTGTAAAAGTTATCTTTGATTTAGAGGGTGGAGTAGAAATCAAATCATTTAACAAAACAATTCTTAAAGTAAAAACCCCAAAGATTGTTAATGGTTTGTTAGAAGAACAAAGTAAAATGTTGTTGAAACATTACACCGATAACTTTGATAAAATACAAAGTCAGTATCAAGAATTATTAAACGAAGTTATATGACCGCACACCACATAGCAAAAGTTGTTCAAAGTCAATTCGATAAAGTAGATTTCGACGCCATCATTGATAAGTGGAAACACATTAAAAGAGAGGATTGTGGTAGAGTATCAGATGAATGGGTTAATACAAGGATTGATGATAAACAATACTATAAGTGGATGAGGGCGTGTTCCTTATTAGAGGAACATATTAAAAGGAACTTTGAAACCTTTGAAGAAACTGAATTGGTTTATACTTGGGCGAAAGACCTTTGTATTCAAAAGAACAATGAATTAAATAGGTGGCGTCAGTTTGGTGCGTATCAAACATTTTCTCAATTTAGAAAGAGATAATATGAGAAACCTAATCTGTACCTTTTTAACCCCGACATAATGTTGGGGTTTTTTGTTGCTTGAACTTTGCTGGTCCTGTGCGCAACAGGTGAGATATTCTGTGGCAGACTAAACACACTCGCCACAGAAATTTCAGATGACCGGGGTCAGGACAGTTTCAGGGTAAAACTATTTATATCTGTTAAGAAAATTTTAACAAAATAAATTTGGAAATACAAAGAAATAAGTTGTATATTTGTAATGTCATTTAATTATTAACTCAAAACTTTTTCAAATGAAAAGTAAAGTAAAAAAACAAAAACACACCCTACTCAAAGGAGAGGGAGCAAACCAACACACTCTTTACGGAGAGTTTAAGATTGATGAAGAAAAGTCCTTTGCAACATTGGAAGTAACAAAGGATAGTGTATTAAAACACGAACAACCTGACGGAAGTTTCTCAAACGAACATCAAGCCTTAAAGATTGACAAAGGTAATTGGGTTATGGGAAAACAAGTTGAGTACAATCCGTTTTCTCGTTCAGTAAGTCAAGTTTGGGACTAATTTATTCACACACTAAATCAACTCAAATGGCAAATCCGTTAATTCATTCTAAATCCAGTGTTAAACGCTGGGGTGGAAAGGTAGAAGATTATTTACCTATTCACGAACTTATTGATAGTCCAAAAATGACTATGAATAATAATAGTGCGAGGTTACTTACTCACAATACCTGGTTCGCATACCACATTGTTCCGAAAATCTTTGGTTACAACATTGTTAATTCTGACGGAAAGTCCGTTGATGTTGTAGATATTGCGATGTTACATATTGCAGAAGATTTCCGAATGAAGTTTGTACCGACACCACAGGACTATCTTAAACATTTAGAAGTCCAACCCTGGATGAATAATGGAGTTAAGCCCGTTGATAATCCCGAAGCGTACGAAATTGTTAAAAACTTAAATCAAAAATTACACGATTATGCAAACTAATGAAGCAGTAAAACTCTGGAAGGAGTTAGGTATTACACACGCAAATATGGAGTTCAGTTGTGGTGGAGATAGTATGAATGACTACCACTTTACTTTCTACAAGAAAAACGATAGTAAGAAAAAGAATGTCCCCGAAGAAATTGAGGTTAATAGTCCCGAATTGGAAAGTTACTTTGACAAAGAAGTGTTTGATGAAGTTGAGTTTTATGTAAACTCTGACGGACACTACATTGGGGAGCACGGAAATGTTTATATTGAATTAGATGATAGTGATGAAGATGAAGAAGAACATACTTTCATTTATTCAAAAAGTGCCAAAAGTGAGTGGTCGGAGAGAATTGAAGAAACAATGGAAATCAAATTATCAAAGAAGATGTCTAAATTTGTTTCGGAGTATGTTAGTAACATTAACGGAGAAGAAGGGAATTGTACTATCAATTTCAAAAAAGATTTCATAATGTCTGACGAACAAGAAAAGTTGGTGGGAGAATTGGAAGAAATTGTATTACAAGAAACCGCAGACTTTGAGCCTTCCTATGATGAAGGGGAGAAAGAAGATTACTATACTTTCACAACAAATGACGGAGATGATAGAGAAGAATTAACTATCAAAGATGATAAGTTGTTGGTATCTGTTGGAACTTCGTTTATCATTTACAAAGAAGATTAAATTATTAACAAATTAAATTAAATCAGTTATGCAAATCGTTATCAATAATTTACAATTTCCGTATGACATTGGTTGTCGTATTTTGAAAGTGAAACACAAAGATTGTCCTTTCAGTCAGTTGGAAGATATTTGGGAAGATATTACCCCGATTACTTTCAAAGAGATAGCCCAATTAGAGAACTTGGAACAACGCCGTGTGGCTATGTTGAACTATGGGTTAGATAGATTGGTCAAAGAGATTAAACCCGAATTGATTGATAAGAAAACATTGAAGAAAACAACAACTTGGGTTAGTCAAGACGGACAACTTGTTACCAAAAAATTCAATGACACTTATGAACTTTACAAAGTTAATGGGGAAGTTTTCGGTAAGGCTCGTAATTCTTGGTCAAAACCTGATGATTGTTACTATGTAAAGTGTAAGGACACAAGTACCGACAGAGAGTATTTCATTTGGGTTGATATGAAAAGTGTGGCAAACACAAATGGTCAGGGTTGGAATTGGGATATTAAAAAGGTCAATGCAATTCAGGCAATTGCTTGGACTATTCAAACGGACATTCCCGAAGGTTGTATTGAGAAGATTGTAAGACAGGGAGATTGTGTGTTGATTAAACCGATAGGGAAGAAAGTAAAGTCGGAAAGTACAAGACACTTAACGGAAAGTGAGTACAAAAATCTGTTGGTCGCTGAGAGTTAGTAGTTTTTGACAAATGAAAGGGGGTACAATTAGTACCCCTTTTTTTATGCACTTTTTGTGCACTCGATCTGCATATTAACAGGTGAGATTTTCTGTGGCGGATCAACTATACTCGCCACAGAAAATTCTTGGTTCAGATCCTGAAATTTTTAGATATAATATCTTAACTAAACTTTAACGAAAATAAATTTGGAATCAAAATATATAAGTTGTATATTTGTAAAAATTAAAATTATGATTTACACAACTAAAGCTCAAGCAAAAAAATTAACGGGTATCGGTTACCTGGGGTCGGTTAACTTAACTACCAAACATCAGAAGGCGTACAAGTACAATGAACTTACTTATAGTTTATACCTCGCACCCGCAAAGTCAAGTGGTTATGAGGTTTGTCCTATGAGAAGTGAAGAATGTACATTGCTATGTTTGAACGAATCGGGAATGAATAAAATGACACAGAAGGTAAAGGGTGATGTTATTAATGAATCTAGAATTAAAAAAACGAAATTATTCTTTGAACACAGGGAATTTTTTGTTAATTGGATGATAGATGAAATATACACCGCAAAGAAAAAGGCAGATAAACTCGGTCACAAGTTCAGTGTTCGTTTAAACAATACATCAGATATAACCCCCGAAAGTTTTTATGTGACATATAAAGGAGAAGTGAGAAATGTATTACAGATTTTCCCCGATGTTAAATTTTACGATTACACGAAAGTTCCGAAACGAATTGAATTGTTAAAGAAGTACAATAACTACGATTTAACATTTTCATTTAGTGGATATAACTTTCCCGATTGTATTAGTATGTTGAATAATGATGTTAGAGTGGCGGTCGTATTTAGAAAAGAATTACCCGAAACTTTCTGGGGTCGTAAAGTTATTGACGGGGATGAATACGATATGAGATACTACGATGAAAAAAATGTTATTGTAGGTTTGAAATATAAAAGTGTTAGAAACAAGTTAAAGGATGATTACAAGTTCGTTGTTTAGTAGTTTTTGTTTTGATAGAGAACCCACCAGTAAAATGGTGGGTTTTTTATTGCTGTTACCAGAGCAGATCGCAGCGCAAAGCACAGTGGAATTTCTGTGGCAGAATAGTTTTATTGATTATCAATGAGTTATGAAAATAGCAAAAGTTGCAAAAGTTGCAGCAACACCAGAGCAAGTTGCCAGATTCAGAGCTATGGATTTTCTGTGGCAGACATTTGTATTACGCCACAGAATATTTTTACCGTGCCGGGCTGGGGTCGTGATCAAAAATATTTTTGCAAAATTTTAACAAAATATATTTGGATTATAACTTTATCCGTTGTATATTTGTGATGTCATTAATTATTAAACTCTAAATTTTATTAACATGGGAACTAGATCTCTCACAACATTCATTGAAAGATGGAACGATGAAAAGACAGGTAAAAAGAAACAAGTTAAGATTGTAACAATGTATCGTCAAATGGACGGTTACCCCGAAGGACACGGACTTGACCTCGCAGATTTTTTGGCTGGTGGTACTGTTGTTAATGGTTTGCCGATAGGTGTAATTACAGGTGAAGACAAGACACTTTACTTTAATGGAATGGGTTGTTTGTCCGCACAGGTAATCGGACATTTCAAAACCAATTCTGGAGGAATTTATTTACACAGGGGAGGAATTACCAACTGTTGGGAACAGTATCGATATGAGGTTATTGTAGATGAAGACAACCCGAAAGAAATCTTACTCCGTTGTTATGATGTGTATGACCGTAAATGGATATTCGAGGGAAACCCTAAAGATTTTGTTAAAAAATACAAAGAAAAAGAAAAAGTATAAAAAATATTTTTGTATTATAATTTAAAACTCCGTATATTTGTATCACATTATCTAACAATTTAAATTTTATTTTATGGGATTAGACCAGTATCTCTCCAAGAAAACTTATGTTAAAAATTGGAGCTTCCACACTAAGGAACAAAAACACACTGTCACCGTTAAGAAGGGTGGTAAGAAAAGAACCGACATTAACCCTGAAAAAATCTCCTACATTGTTGAGGAAGTAATGTATTGGAGAAAAGCAAATCAAATTCATAATTGGTTTGTACAGAATGTTCAGGATGGTGAAGATAATTGTCGGGAACATTATGTGGAGAAAGAAAAACTGAAAGAACTTGTTGACACCTGTAAGAAAGTTCGTGACAGTTTATTGAAGTCCGAAATCAAATTGGTTCAAGCTGAGGTTGGTTGGGCTAATGGTGAGAAGATGTATGACAATATCGAAGTTTACACCGACACGGAAGTCGCGGAGGAATTGTTACCACCGAGTCCAGGTTTCTTCTTTGGTTCATATGAGTTCGATAAATGGTATCTTCAGGATATTGAAAATACTATTAACGCGATCGAACCACTATTAGACAGTGACGGTGAATTTTATTACGACTCGTCTTGGTAAAAAAATATTGGGGATATTGTTTGGTAAAACGATATCCCCTTTATATCTTTGTATCACATTTTAAAATAAATCTTATGACAAAAGAATTGTTACAAACTTGGACAACCAAAGCGAAAGAAGTATTAGAGGGACGAACTATTATATCAGTCCGTTATCTTAATGATAAAGAAATGGAAATGATGGGTTGGTATAAACGACCTGTCGTGTTCTTCCTCGACAACGGAACATCCTGTATTCTCTCTATGGACGACGAGGGTAATGATGGTGGTGTTTTATTCTATGGTAAAGATGGTGTATTACCTACACTTTAAAATAAATCTATATGAGAAGTTTTTTAGAATTAAAAACAGCAATAACAAACGGTGTTCCATTAGTATGGAATGACCCTGACCCAATCAAAGGTACTGATTATACAATCACATACATTGAACCACTAGATGAAATTGATGATGATGAAGACCCAATGGGTTATCCAATTCTAATTCAATATGGGGGTTCAGAAGCTCAGGTTTATTTACATGAAATCATTTTAAAATAAATCTATATGAAAAAACGAATTAAAGTTAGGTTCAATCTCGGTAGAGGTAAGAACTATCTAAAATGGAAAATCGAATATCCATCAGGTGAGGTAGAGTATCATTATCCTATCAATGTACAACTCGTAATGAAGAACTGTCAGCTTAAGAACAACAGGAATGCCGCTGAGAAGATTTATAAAAATCAATCACACAAAGTCGTTTGTGCTTGGGTACTCTGTGAGGATATCGATGTGAAGTTCGATAAATTTAAGGCGTATGACACGATGGATCTGGATCGATTAACATACAATCCAAGAAGATTACCATATTGGGTGAAAGATGATGGTTATCTAATGTGTATGGATGGAGTAACAGTAAATGAAATTGGAACAGTGGATTATAAATTATTCATAACTAAAAATTAAAACTATGCCAAATTGGTGTTCAAACTCAATCACCATAACAGGTGATGAGGAAAAAATTAAATTCTTAAAGAATGTAATTGAGAATGGTATCCCCACTGAAAAACGACAGGAAGCGAATGTTTTCATGACTCTCGTCGGAATTCCTCCTGACATGAATCTGTATGAATATGAACAGAAGTGGTATGGAACCAACATAGATAATTGGGGGACCAAATGGGATGTGGCATATAATGAATCTTATTTCTCTTTTGAGGATACTGAAATAACCATGTCACCTGATACAGCTTGGTCACCACCAATTGGATTTGCTCAAAGTTTGGCAAGGAACTATGGGGTAAAGGTGGAGATGTACTATGAGGAACCAGGTTCCGACTTCTGTGGTAAAACTATAATCACTGAAGATGGTACGTTGACGGAGGAGGATTATGATTTTGTACATGGGAAATATGTCTTTGATAAAGAAGGTTTTTGGAATGAAATTATAAATAATATAGAGTTTGCAAAAGAAGATGATGTATCTTTGGAAAACTTCATATTGGATTATGGTTATGTGAATGAAGAAGACAAAAAAGAGATTGAGAAATTATATAATGAATCATAGTTTTTATTTTTAACCAGCTGTTTATACAGCACAAATCAAACAAGTATGGGTAGAGTTAACAAACTTACAGAGGGTGTGTTCACCAGTATCGTAGGTAATCAAACAATCATTCCTTCGTATGACAAATTCTTAAATGTTCAGGACGATTTAAAAAAACCGAGTCAGGAACTTAAGAAATTAATCACACAATACAAGAAAGAAATAACATCAAATAAAACAATATTTGAGAAGTTAGCAAAGCTTGAGGATGTGATTATGCAGATCCGTACACGGGACAACCTGTCCAATGATATGATCAAATTGAACATTGTCCGTGAGTACATCTACGCTCGTATTCCTTTCCATCGTAACGATAAGGAATCAAACGACATCCGTGTCATCGTTGGATTAACTGAATTCAATGGTGTGGAAGTGGACAAGATGTATGACAACAAAGAGTTTATGGACAAAGCCAAGAATAAATTGGTTGAGGCTATGAACGAGATTATTAACCAAAATTTGGAAACTGTAAATAAAATAGATTAATATGAAAAAGATTAACAATGTATTATCATTATGTGACGGTATCTCAATGTTCCAATACGCATTGAAAAAATCAGGAATTGAGTACAAGAATTATTTTTCAGGTGAGATCAGTGAAACTGCTATGAGTATAGCAATGAAGAATTTCCCGAAAACAAAACAACTTGGTGATATCCGTAACATCAAAGGAAAAAATTTACCTGAGATCGATATTATGGTTGCGGGATTTCCTTGTCAACAATTCTCAAGAGCAGGTAATGAAGATGGATTAACAGATATTCACGGAAATGTTCTCGACACATACAAGAAGTATCGTGAAGCCGATAAAAAGGGATGGATTAGAGAAGGATCTCAATCACACATTTTTTGGGAAGTATATAGGATCTTCAAAGAAGTTAAACCGAAGTATTTCATTTTTGAGAATGTTAAAATGGATCCAAAGTGGATGTACATCATATCAACATCTTTCGGTGTTAGTCCCATCTTAATAGATTCAAAATTGGTTTCCGCTCAACATCGTGAGAGATACTATTGGACAAATATTCCTGGTGCTATAATTCCAAAAGATAAAGGAATTCATCTTTCAAGTATTATTCCTGATGCGATCGGTGGACACGGTGTTAGAAACATTGATACAGGTAAGAAAACTCCTGAAGGTAAAAAAGTTTGGCGTAAGAACGCTACAACAAGAAAAGATGGTAAGGCCAACTGTTTAACAACAAGAAAGGGTAACTGTTCCAAAGTGGAATTAAAGGACGGAACCATTAGACAAATCACCATCGAGGAAGCTGAACAACTTCAAAATCTCCCGAAGAACTATACCAAAGTTCCTGGTGTTGCTGAAGGTAAGAGGTGGCACGCCATCGGTAATGGGTTCACCGTCAATGTATTTGTTCACCTATTAAAAGGTCTTAAAAAATAAATTTTGTGGAAAACATTTCACATATTATATTTGTAATCTAAATCCAAGTGTATGACAAATAGCAATAGAATGTTAGTTCAGGATCTACAGAAACAACTGATCAATAAGGTTCTTTCCTTTATGGATGAGAATGATTTAAATATGGTGGAATTAAAAACCCCACTCAGGATCTTTGTTGAAGAACCATCATTTGATGATTATGTTATGGTTCCAATTGTGGCGAGGTCATTGTATGCTGATGGTTCCATCGGAGCTTATGATGAAGAAATAAAGATCGAGAACTGTAGTATCTACGAGATCGCATACATAATGGATGTTCTCGAGAGTGGGGACTACACGGTAGATGAAGACGACTTTATCGATCCCGCTGGTGGACGAGGATTACATTCTCACATTTAAATTTCGTAACTCAAAACTCAAGTATATGCACACTATCAATCTCGGAAAAAAAGTGGTCGTATCCGACCCTTGTTACACCATCCCAACTTGGTGTCAAGCTGTAATCGAAAATGTAAAACCCGGCGTGTATCACACGACAGTCAGGAAACACGACGCTGGTGATTGGGGAAATCGTTGTTCAATGGTCTTTGCAATCCACGAGGAGTATGTTAACTTTGATCACCTGTTACACGGGAAATGGGAAGAACACCCAGCATCCATCGGAGTTGACTCGGGTCAATGTGGGATCTTTTCTTTTGAATCCTACAGGAATGACGAAGTTAAGTTCGATTTCGAACCATATGACTTCGGTAATGATTACCTTAGTAATAATGAGGGTGGTGACCTGTGGTATCGTCATATGTGTAAACACACATTGAGTGATCAATCTTGGGGAGTGTATGACAGTGGGATTGTTTCCAGTTCAGGATTCGGAGATGGAGCTTATCAATTGTATGTTGTTAAGAAACGAAACAAGATCGTGGCCTTCGCCATTGACTTTGGAGTTGAGGAGGGTAAGTACATCGACTTCGATTACAGGAAGAAAGAATTAGTTTAAGAACTTGGTGGTCAAATGACCACCATTTTCATTTAAACCCTATTATAAAAATATAAATCTAATATTATGTACTCAGATAACTTGATCAGAATCATCAGACCATCTCAGTGGATTAATTTAATCTATATCGTTCTTGGTATTGCTTTGATCCAAACTATCTTTGTTCCCCTTCTTGCTGTCATCAAGATGTTGGATGTATATTTTTGGAGATATGAATTCAGGGAGAGGACCATCATTGAAAGAAGGGGAATATTATCCGTGACAAGGAAGGAGGTTCACTTCTACAGGATTAAATCCATCAGAATCGACGAACCACTGTGGATGAGAATCTTCGGACTGTCCAAAGTATCCATAATCACCTCCGATCAATATCATCCTGAATTGGTTTTATACGCTGTATCCGACGGACATTACCTCCGTGAGTACATTAGATCTAACACCGATCAGTGGAGAAAGCTCGAAGGAGTTAAAGAATTTGACCTATATAACCTATAATTTATGATAAGTAAGATTGCTTGGTTCTTTGATTACTACATCTTGTACTTCCTGTACAATGAGAGAAAGATCAACAGGTACCATCGTAATATGATCAACAAGTACGGGGACAAATACAGAATACGAATCGACAGGTGAGATATGACCCCTCGATTTTCTGTGGCAAATCCATATGGGAGAGGTATGCCCCGACAATAAGTTCTTTGAAATCCTTACTGGGATAAAGTTTTGTTAAAAAAAGTTACGGCAAGATTTTGTTTTCTACCATTCATTTTGTATGTTTATGATATGAAGAAAACAACAACCAAGGCTACTCGTGGAACAGGTTCCAAGACAGCCAACAAGACCCGCCGCACCACTTATGTTGCGGTAACGAACAATGTTTACCATGACGGTACTAGTTACCGTGTACGTGTAAGTGTTGACGGTATCAAGTACAGCAAGAACTTCACTTCGAAGAAGAATGCTATTGCTTACCGCAACCAGTTGTTGTCCGCTTAATTCGGACACAACCTCACACAGGTAAACAATCTCAGTAAGACCTTCGTGGATAAATCCTATACAGGTGTATGGGACCCACGGGGTCTTTTTACATTACGGACCTCCCTTCGGTCGGTCCTTCAGGAAAATGAACATCAGATTTTCCGTGGCATAACTATGCTCATTAATTAACCAAATATATTTATGTGTATGACAAGACTTAAGATGTATGACATACTGAGAGAATCAGAAAAAAGGGAAGAGATAGAAAATAAACTTGATAAGTATATAAAATATGAATTAAGTTATGAAGACCAAGACCGAACTTATGAACCCATTGTAATGATGTATAAATCAATGTCCGATGGTGATAAGGTCCATGTCACTTTTGAAAACGTACCATTGAATATAAAATCAAATACAATTGATCCAAATATATTCAACACCGCCCTGAACAAACTAGTTGAAAAGTTAAAAGGTAGCGGGTACACAAGTGAAGATTTTGGTGACCGTAAATTTAGAGTTATCGGTTTTCATGTTATCGTACCAAATCCAGATTATAAATATAGTATTGACTTAGGTGCACTTAGTTTTAATTTTCTTAAGTTTGATCTAACCGATTACCTATCCACTTCTCTTAACAATATCGTATACCGTCAGGAATATTCTTTTAAAGATTTATATTCAGGTGACCTACTTAAAGATGTTGGACCGTTACCAAAGGTAGATGTGGACCTAAAAAAATGGAACGATATTGAATATAAAAAGATATTAACCGCAACAAAACACCTTCTTAAAGGTAAGGTTGATGATACCACGTATGACATAAATAATTCACACGTACATATGTTTATTCAGTTGGATCGTAAACTATACAGGGAATCGGAAAACTATATTCACCCGGTTTTCAAAAGTATGTTAAAGATAAACCTAAGTAAATATTTTTATGAGGATACCGACGAATATGATAAAGTAAAAAATCACATCGAGAATAGACTTAAAAAGTTCGGTATAGACAATGTAGAGTTTAATTAATTACGGGCCTCCCTTCGGTCGGCCCTTCATCCCCGAATATAGTGACCCATATGTATGACAAATATATATGGGTTTTTTTGTGACCGTTCCCCCTGAAGTCCGACCATCGTGAAACGAGGGAGGACGATAATCTATTCCACATATACATATATAAAACGTATACTGAAGACGTATAAATGTATGACGTTTATAAATTTTTCAGAAAGTGGGTCGTGATTCGGACAAGGGACAATCCTACACTATCTCCCACAAAGTTACACTTTTCCCCACTTTTCCACTCTGTCATACATAGAACCAAAAAAATGTGGGTTACAGGTATCTGTAGAAGGGAAAAAATAGGTACGACAAAAAAGGTGACAAAATGTCTGGTTTTTATAGGTTATTTTAATAGAAATTTGTAATACACTCGGTCCCCCATAAAGTGGGTGACCTCGTTTACTGGTACCCAATTAGTTATGTATATAATACCTAAACTTATACTCAACCTTCCCCAAGAGTCCCATGGGTAGAACATTAATGAACATATAGAACCTTACCTTATAGACATTCTCTTCCAGTAACTTCTTTACGATCTGACGAGCAACTCTGTGGAACTCATATGGACCACTTAGATAAGACTCCCCCTTTAATGTGACGACCACCTCATCTGTGTGAGGGAGTGAATAAGGGTCCGTCTTAACCGTTCCTTGTATATCTAATTTACCCAATGTTTCCATTAGACTCTTCTCACATTTCCTTTCAAACTCTTCTATCTTCTCTACATACTTTTCCTGTGTATGAACTTTCTTACTGTGTCCGAGTAGAGGAAATAGTATGGAGAGGTTCAGATCTACTTCTGGTCGTTCCATTGTTTTAATTCTTCAATTATATTATTATTCATCTCTGTACAGAAATCTCGTTCAAGTATATTCTTTAGTGCTTGTTCTGCATCAACACCTGTTTCACTTGTGGCCATTTCAATACACTCATCATCTGTTTTATTATGCCAAAATGTTAAGTGTTTCAATAACTGATTTCCGTCTATTTTATTCATAAACTTCTTCGATTTTAAGTATTTTACAATCTTTCACATTTACACATTCCAACATTTCTTTTTTCCATTCTTTAAGTTTTTCTAAGTTGGATGTTTCTCTATAACCCATTTTATAGTAGTCATCAAATTCATTTTTAAATAATCCAATGTATTTTTGTTCGTTATTCATAAACTTCTATTGTTTTATCTTTGTATGTTACTGTAATTAGTTGAGTTGGGATGTTTATACCTTGATTTGACTGAATGCCTTCGTATTGTTCTTGAATATACTTTTCCCATTCATGTCCATAAATTATCCTATCATTCTCAATATCATTTATACAATTAGTTTTTTCCAATTGCCATTCTTTTTCTTCCAAACTCAACTCTCTTTCTTCAATCTTTAATCTCCACTTTTCAGAGAACTCTGTGTCGGTTTTGATTTTGTTGATGAATTCTTCTTTGGTTAAATGACGAGTTGGATGTGGAGATACCATAGAACGACCATTCAACATACACCAACCTTTACCTATATTTTGATAAAGAAGATTTGTACGATGGTCGTGTATTGTTGCTAATGGATAGTTTTGGTAATTCTCATAAGCCTCATCAATGATCTGTTCTTTATTCATAAACTTCTATTGTTTTGATTTTATTTGTTCCCTATACCATTTGGCTCCTTCTTCGAATGCTATTGAAGATACTCCATGAATTCTATTTGATTCTTTTAATATCTCCTCATCTGATATTTCTGTTTGATCCTTCTCCATTTGTTTGGCTTGTTCTTCCTTTTCAGCTAAAACCCAAGCAGGTATTTTGATAATATAGTTTTCATTATCTTTTATATCGGCAAAATCGTATTCTTTTAATTGTTCAACCAACCATTCTACTGCTGTCATAGTTATTTCTTTTTAAATTGTTCAATAAAATGCACTAATGTTTGTACATCTATACAAGAATTTCCTAATTCTCCTTCTGTGTGGTTATCTTCATCAAGAATAAATTTTAACATTCTTTCTTGTTGCCATTTAACAATGTGAATAAACATTGATTTTATCCAAGTTTTTTCATGAGGATCTATTGTTTTTGCTTCCAACAATTCTAAGCTATACTTTTCAGCAGCTTCTTCAAGTTCATTTTCCATTTCTATTGCTTGTAATTTAGGAGAATTATATATCCTCATTGGTCTACCATCCTTATATCTTAATTCAGGTAAACCTTTCCCATAAGTTTCTTTATAGTATCCTTCCCCCGTACTATATTCTAATAACACATGACCATTCCTTCCGAGAAGATTACCATCATTCCAAGATTCTTTTATCTGATCCTTAAACATTTGTTTAACCTGTTCTTGTATATCTAATGGAATATCTCCCATGTTATCTTGTACTTGGTTTATTAACCATTCTACTGCTGTCATGTTTTTATTTTCCATATCCTTTATTTACTAAGTTTATACCATCTAATCTTGCAATATTTAGTTGTTTCTTCTCCATTTGTTTGGATTGTTCTTCAAGTTCATCAATCATACCTTGTGTAACTCTCACATCACCCATTCCTATATGTGTGGTTGGATCATGTGCAAGTTGACGTAATTGATTTATAATCCACTCTACCGCCGTTTGTTGTGACATTATTTATATATTTTATCGTAATTGATATCGTACATTTGATCGTAGAACTCGATCAGTTCTTTATACTTTTCCTTATCCTGGTAAATCTTTTCCATTAAAATATTGTTCATCTTATACCCGAATTTTAAATCTTTCAAATAAGTTTGACAATAAGAACCCTCGGAACTTTGTTCACATCTTAATGGACTACAACACCCCTCTTCACCACATCCATCACATATAGGACAATATGGATTATGTATATCTTCTGTTGTTTTCATATCAATTCGACTTTTTCTTTATTATACTCCATAATCTCCTCGGTTTGATCGGGTATCTCAAGGAACCTAATATGATGATGTTTACCTTCCACCTCCAAGAATTCATACCAAGGACCGGGTGCAAAGTTAATACCCGTTTCCTCCCTCATTTCCTCACCACTGATCACATCAATAACATGATATATCGATCCTTTATGGGTATAGACTTTACCCTTGTCTTCACCCTCATCAACACATAACGAATTCTCAATACAAATCACTCTCATGTTCTTTTAATAATTTATTTGGATTAACACAATAGGATTCACTCCAATTTGGAACCGTATAATGACAATTCCATGGTAATTTTTTATGAACCTCCTTAAACTCATTACACCCAATCATTAAAGAAAAACAATAATCTATTTCATCTAAAAGATGTTGAATTGTATCAGGTGGATTACCATAAAGTTTTTCAGATTCTTGTACATAACACTTAAACCCACCAAATCCAATGTAATCTATAAAAAAGTTAGATGTTAAAACATTGATCGGTGTGACAATATACTTCTTATGTTTATTATAGGTAGTATAATTTATTTGAGTATCACCAATCTTTTCAATATTCCATTTTATCATTTGTTCATAGTTCACCGGTTCGTGAAAGATAAGAAGATTGGCGAACTTTCTAACATTATGTGTACATAGATAATTTGCAAAATGTATAAAAGACATTTTGTTCTTACCACAGAAAGATTTTAAATTACGTTCACTGGTGAGAACCACCTCATTGATAAAACACATATCCTCAAAAGTGATTTCCGTCTTATATCTCATATACATTAATCTCGAATGTTTATCTTCGTTCCAATACCCATATTCTTTAATATCATAAATAATATTATCAATCTCCCTGAGTATCAATTGAACAAAGATTTTAGATAGAACATTACTGTACTTCACATGATAAAAGATACCATTCATTCCATCCAAATATTTTTCAACCTCACATGTCTTTTGGTCAAAATACATAACCGGATCATATAGAAGAAAATCTCCCCTGTTTTTGTGTACCCCTTCAGTTGGATGTAAATGTTTAAACATTGACATAGATATCTCCTCCGCGAAACTCGTTGTTAAATCCATTTTATCAACAAATTCCTTCCCATAAAAAGATTCAATAGAATAAAATTTACCGAACTCAGGTCTCCATTCAAACCTATTTGATCTTGGAATAAATTGTGACATAACTATTAATTGTTGTTTATAAATGTATCATTACACCATATCGGTGTTTTCTCTCCAACGTAACTACCAGCAACATTATACCAAAAGTATTCTATCGCATCATCTTCCGTCATTCCCTCCTTAACCAATATATCAATACATTTGGTGACAGAATATATAAGACGATAGGTCGATTCCTCAATACCAATTATTGCGTCATCAAACCCATCGGCTTTTAGAATGTCCTCATCAATTGTATAATGTGATAAATCCATATCAATATTTTCAACAAATATAAGAGAAATAATTTTAAAACAAAAAAAATATTTATTAAAGGTCCGATATCCGCGTTTTCATCTCACTCGGACCAACATGAGCTTCCGACGGGTTGTGGTCAGGACAGGATTCGAACCTGTTTTGTAATAAAGGGTCTCACGACAGTTATTTCTAACCTACATTTCTGTAGCGTGGTTTGAGTAGTCCCTAAACTGTTCTCTTTTATATTACAATGGCGTACCAATTCCGCCACCTGACTATTTTAGTTAATATAATTTTATTTTTTCAACTGAACAATCCAACCCATAATTTTCTTTAATTAAAGACACAAAACTATCCTTTTCTTGCTCACTAAATCTGGTGATAGTTTGACCATTCCAAGTACCACCAATAATCGTAATAATAAATTTGTATGCTGGCATATTTTTTAATTTTTAGTAGTCTACTACAAACCATTTAATGTCAGGTCTAGTTTCATTTAACCTTTTTTTCCATGGGTTAAGAAACTCAATGGCTTCTTTCTCATTATTAAATTTCTTTGCATGTTCCAAATTTTTCGGTCTCAAATATGGATCTTTATGTGAGGCGTAAAAGTATTTTTCACAAAAGAAATAGTGCATGGATTTGTTTATCTCACTTTTCCCAACTATCATTTTCATACTCTCTTCTTTAATGTTATGTTACCATTTACACTTAATATCACCCTACCGTCACTGAATACCGCTGGTCCCTCTCCTTCATATGCAACAATATCTTGATTAATTGTTACAGTGGGAGGTTTATTAAATGTTTTTAACCAATACCATTTATCTTTAATCCAATCTTTGATACTCATAAATAAGTTTTTATTTGGGTTTTCAGTTGTAAAATATGTTGTCCCGTCTTCTCTTTTTATTTGAAACATTTGAGTTTATTTTTTTATATAAGGTTTCTTTGGTGAATACTTGTTCTGTGACATATTAAACTTTCTCATAAACATTCCATTCAAATGTAGTCCAGGTGAACAGGATGTTATAAACATAACAAATATAATAAAAAATACTAATAACTTTCTCATTTTCCATATGTTTTGTTATAGTATTTTATTGAACTTTTATCGATCATTTCGTCAGTACATCCGGCATGTTTCATATATGGTGATTCTCTTTTGTATGCCTCAATTATCTGATCCTTCTCAATTTGTTTGGCTATTTTTTTCAATTCATATAACCTTTGGGTTGTTAATATTTTCTCTATTTTAGCATGATTAATTCTTTCAACTAACCAATCTACTGCTGTTTCCTGTGACATAAAATTTTTATATTTGTTTCTTAAAATATGTTAAAGGTAATTTAACATCGTTAGATTTAACATAATATGAATTGATGTTCATCCATCTTTCCTGTTTATTGTTTTCACAAATGAAATATAATTTTGAAAGTGTGTGAAACACAATGTCACCTACGATTATCATTTTTATTTTTACTTTATGGTATTATACCTTTTAGTATAAATTATTGTTTGGGATACGTTTTCGCATCTGAAAATGATTCTATTGAAACGAATTCGGAATGAAGATGTTCAATAATTTCTTTCATTAATTCATGATCGGGTTTACCGTCATCTTTTTCAGAAAGTTTAACCAATAAAGATATTCCCGATACAAGTATATGAGACATTTCACTAAAACTTAATTTTGGTTGAGTTGGTGGTAACTTAATAAAAACATTTGATTTACCATCTAAAATTTCAGTCTCAACAATTACACTTAAATTCATTAGTCTTCATTTTTTAAAATTTTTATTAATTTTTCTTTAATTCCACTTTGTTTAATACCTTCACTTTCTTTGGGTGTTAAAACAAAATTGTCACCAAGAAATAAACTCATATCTAAATCATCAACACTAACCCAACTTGTGATATCATTTTTATCTTCCAACCATTTTTTTATTTCTAATGATCTAAGAAGTTCTAATGTACCTGATTGATTGATTATGGGTGTGAAGTCTATTGGTTTTTTTATTACACCCATAAGTTCATAATACTTACCAATATCTTCTAATGATCCGTGAAGTTTCCAATCTGAACTAACAACTATCTCAGCATCGGTTTCAGTTAAAACTTCATTTAAAACTTTAACTGCCTTCTTATCAAAATTATCAAATCTAAATTCAATCGGAACTTCTCTTAATGTCATAGACATTTTCATTCTACCCCACTTCTTTTGTTTCTTATAACGAGAACCAAAATTATTTGATAGACAAATTACACCATCGTGATCCAAGAATAGAATCTTCATTTATTAAAATTAGTTTTGGATTCAAATAAATCACAAGTGTGATTTTTACTTGGTATTGATTCCAGTTTAATTTCTTTTTTTGGATTACAACATTTTAAACCTTGCCCTACACCAACCAACCAAGCAATATACTTACAGTTATAACAAACTTTATCTTCTGATTTTATTTCATTTGTTGTTTCCATTTATAACATTATTTAAATTATATTTCTCTTTAATATTATTTAACTGTGGACATTCTTTATTTACAAGAGTTTCGTCTGAATCTATCGAACCATACATATGATGACCACACTCATATTCCCTATCCCATGCATGGAGTGAACTACCTTCTCTTTTAAGTTTGGATCCACACACACTACATATTGTCTTATCAAATACTTCAACTTTTCTTGGAATGACACTATCAATCATTCTATTTACAATTGCTTCAGACATAGAAACATTTTCTTTTTTCAAATTTTTAAGTTCTTCCGTAGTCATTACAACAACTTCACCATAACTTGTTATTGAATGATTTGGGTTGTTTGTATAAACATCAACAATTCCATTATCCCCATAATATTCGTCACAAAGTTCCTGAACGGAAAAACAATTGTAGTGTATATCCCAATTTATAGAACCATAGCACCTAAGTTTAGTCAAATATACAAATCCGTCAGAATATTCTCTAATCTGTCCTCTAACTTCATGAAGTTCATCCTGCAACTTATTCATCTTATCTAGTAGATCTTGTATTTTCATTTTACACTTTTTAAAAGTTTTACTTTACATATTTTTATAAAAAAAATCACCAACTTTCGTAGTCTGTTAAATTAATATCTAATTCAGGTACATCATCTCTACCTGCCAATACAATATCTCCTATTCCAGTTGGAATAAACTTAAACCAATAACCACCACCCGCCGCACCGAACTTACCCTCATCTACTTTAGGTAAATTCTTTTTCCACTTATTATACTTTTTAATTTGTTTATCGGTAAGTTCAAATATCATAGTATATGAATTTAATATAAAATCATTTATCTAATTTAACTTTTATTTTATTACAATCTTTACTTCTTAAATGTACAGACGAATCAACAGTAATTGAACTTCTGTCGGGATCCGATTTCCAAAATTCATGTCTTATTACCTGATGAATATCATAGGCGACCCTACAACTTTCATCTACATCTGGACTATATATGCCGTAACTTCCGTTATTGGGGATTTCTTCTTGGAGAAGCACATTTCTTCCTTGATTAAGAATTCTTTCTGCCTTGTCTCTTATATCGTGATATAAACCATAATCAATAGATAATTTAATATTCTCAACATCAGTCCATTCTCTAATCTCTTCTCCATTTCCCCAACTTCCCTTTGTTTTAATATACCCATCACCAATTTCAACAACATCACCTCTTTCTGTTCTATCACCGACTTCTAATTTCTTTTTTGGTCTGAGTTTGTCGGCCAATATTCTTTCGTATGTGGGATGTTCTTTGATTGCCCACATTTGTCCGATACCAACTCTTGAATAAAAATCAAGCGCTTTTTGTATGAGTTGTAATTGTTCGTTGGTTACAGTTAATGTTGCCATGGTTTATTTTTTGCCTTCTGATTTTTCTTTTATTTTTTTATATTTTCATAATTTTTAACAAAAAAATCTATTGTTTCGTTCAATCCATCTTCTATATTAGTGAACTTAAAATCTTTTAATATTTTTTTTAGTTTTGTGTTATCAGATGGTTTTCTAAACTGACCGCTAGGTTTTGTTTTATCCCATCTTATTTCTTTTTTATATCCCATTATCTTTGTCACCAAATTTGCAACTTCTTTTATTGATATTTCTTCAGAGTTAGATAATATTATCGGTTCTGTTTTATTATATTCGTTTAATAACCTATCACATATATTGGATACATCTCTAGAAAATATGAACTCTCTTAAAGATTTACCGTCTCCCCATAATTCTAAAATTGTATCGTATTTTATAGATAAATAACATTTATGAATTATTGCAGGTAAAACATGACCATTTTCTAAATTATAATTGTCTTTTGGTCCATAAACATTTGTTGGGATTACACAAAAATATTTTGTACCATATTGTTGATTATATGACTTTATTTGAATATCTGACATTCTTTTTGAATACGCATATGCGTCATTTGAATGATGTGGTGGACCAAAATGTATTTTTTCCTCAATCAATGGATATTCAATATCATCGGGGAAAACACAAGTTGACAAAAAAGCAATTAACTTTTTAACGTTAAATTCTTTTGCGTAATGAATAACATTTGTATTCATTATTATATTTTGATAGAAAAAATCGCCTTTATGTCTCATATTAGAAAGAACTCCTCCGACTTTAGCCGCAGTATGAATAACATAATCTGGTGTATGTTTTTCGTACATTAATTTCACTTGGTTAGAATCGGTAAGATCGAATTCTTTTCTACTTATTTTTGTTCCTTCTTTGAATTCACTGGCAATCAAACCATTTCCTGTTATTAATTTTTTCATTTATAATAATTTAACCAATAGTCTATCATCTCGTCGAGCATTGTTTCAAAAGTGTATTCATTATCCCATTTAGTTATATCTCTAAGTTTTGTTGAATCTCCTTTAAGGTCCTCTAATTCTTCTGGTCTAAAATATTTCTGATCTTGTTCCACATATTTCTTCCAATCTAAACCTAATTTTGAAAATACATATTCACATAGATCCCTAACTGAATGTGATATACCTGTTGAGCAAACAAAATCATCTGATTTATCTAATTGTAAAATCATCCACATTGCTTTAACATAATCTTTAGCGTGGCCCCAATCTCTTGTTGCCTCTAAATTACCTAATTTTAATTTATTAGATAATCCAAGTTTTATTTTAACCGCTTCTTTACAAACTTTGTTTGTTACAAAATTGGTTCCCCTTCTTGGTGATTCGTGATTAAATAAAATCCCATTTGATATGAACATGTTATATGAGTTCCTATAATTCCTTGAAATATTATAAGAAAAAACTTTTGCACATCCATATGGTGAAACGGGATTCATTGGTGTTGTTTCTCTTTGAAAACCATCGGAATCAATACTATTGCCGAACATCTCCGAAGAAGAGGCTTGGTATATTTTTGTGTCAGGTTTAATTAACCTAACCGCTTCAAGTAGATTTAACGTTCCTAAACCCGTGACTTGTGATGTATATATTGGTTGATCAAAAGATATTCTGACATGTGATTGTGCCGCCAAATTATATATTTCATCTGGTTGTATTTTTTGAATCACATAAATCAAAGATGATAAATCGGTCATGTCCGCATAGAATAACGTAATCTTATCGTAAATGTTATCTAATCTATACGTTTGATTTTCAGCAACAGAATTTCTTTTTAATATCCCATAAACTTTATATTTTTTTTGAATTAAAAATTCCGATAAATAAGATCCGTCTTGCCCATTTATTCCGGTTATTAGTGCTTTCTTCATTTATTTTATTTTTATGCTTCATTAGTTGAAATTATACCATTACTTGCTAACATTATTCTACGAATATTTGTTGGTTGTAGTTTGTATTCTGGTCTTCTTGCTTGTGATAATCTAGATTTTGCAATTCTTGAAACACAAACTTTGTTTCCTTGATTACCACCAAGAACATGATATGCAGTTTCATCTTCTCCAACGTAGAAACCAACATGACCACCACTTTTTCTTGTGAATGTTAAGATGTCCCCTAACATAGGTGTTTGTACTCTAACACCAAACTTATTCCAATTTAAAGCCCATAGTGGACCTTCGACAACAGGTCTAGCGGCCCTGTGGATAACAATTGCAACATATAATCCACACCATGGAATTTCATCTGATTTATAGACGTTATCTAATCCAACTTCTTTTGCCCATCCCATGATGACCGGATTGTGTTTAGGACCAACAATTTCTGTTACACCATACAATTCAACTGCCTTTAATAAATGTCTTGGTGCAGGTTCCTGTACTAACCAACGATAAGATTTTGAAATATTCATATTAAATGTTTTGTTTTAAAATAATGAAAAATTTCTAATTAAACAAATTTTAATCAACATTTGATATAATTTCCTTTATTTTTTTAAGACCCTTGTATTCTAAAATCGAATCGGACATTGAATTAATACTTTCTCTTATTATTTCTTTATGTTCCACCCATATCTGATTCAATGGTGTCATTTCAACTCTAACAAAAAATAAACTAATGTTATTACCCATACCAACTGTGGTTTGAACTTCTGTTCTAAAGTATATATCATCAATACTTTCCGGTATGGGTCTTTCGTATCTTGGGTGTTGACTTAATGAAGATAAGGATGAAAGTGTCCAAACATATCTCCTATATTTTGATCCCTCCCTTGACATTGCTGTCGTTATATTATCACTAGACTTTCTTAATCTTTCAGATTCGGGTACTGGTTCATGAATTTGATAAAAGGATTTACCGACAATTTCATCAGGTGAGAACCCACTTGGAAAACAAAAACATATTGCAGATAATTTACCATCCTTCATAACCGCAACATCTTCCTCTAACCTAAGTCCAATATCTTTTATATTAAATGAGTTAACACCACAATAGTCACCAAGAATACGAACAACACTTTCGTCTTCTTGTTTACATAGATACTTTTCAAGTCTAAATAATTCTTTTTCTTTTTCTCTAATATAACTTTCACTAATAACGGGACTAAAAACTTCACCATCGTACTTAACAATATCGGGACCGATGGTGTATTTTGGTTTTACCGGAAATACCATGTAAATTATTTTATCTTAAACGATTCTTACCACATTTCATTCCACCTTTCTGTGATGCTTGATATGGTGTAAGATTCCTACCACAAGAAATTAATAATGTGGTTATGAGAAGGGTTAATAATATTTTTTTCATTTTTTACTAATTTTTATAATTTGGATCTCTTTCACGTTGGATCCAATATTACCTGTTGCCCTGATTTTTCTTTCCGCTTCGGAACTTGAATCAGATTCCATAATTAATGTTGTTCCTTGTGATAATTTACTATTGTTCGCATAAACTAAATAGTAAGTAACTTCATAATGATTTGCCATAATTTCTTATTTATTTCAACAAAGATAAGGTTATTTTATTTAATAATCTTAAATAAATGATAATCGTATGTTTTATTTTCTATATATACAGAAATAAAATTCATTCCCCTTACTAAGAAATCATTTAAATTAATTTCATATTGTTTTTTAACCCAACATCTGTGTTTAAACAATATTCTACCGACACCATCATAAATGATTGTTATTTGATTATCAGATAAATTACCAAAATCACTTTTTAGTATACCACCGACAAACGATACTTTGTATGTACTTGATGATCTAATTGGTTTTATCACATTAGTTTCATTAAGAGATAGGACAACTAAACTCGTGTTAATTTCTAACCAACCCATATCTGGTCTAGTTATACAAGCTGTTTCGGCTTTAGCTCTAAATAATATGTTTATATTAGTTGGTCGTGCAACATATACTGTTTCACATTCTAATGCTCTAACTATTATATCAATAGCAGAATCTTGATCAGCTTTTGTTCTAATTCTTGCTTCACAATCTTGTTTGTTACACACTATAAAAGTGTGTTGTTCATTAGAATATCCTAAATAGTTTATTCTAATTACATTATTTTCAAAAAACTGACCTCCGTTTTGGGAGAAAGAAAAATTTGATATTAATAGTAATAAAAATGTAATTAAATGTGTTTTCATATTAAAGGTATATACTATATATATATCTTAATTATTCATTTTCGTAAGGATCGGGTGCACAAATATACTTTCTCCACCACCTACCAAATTTCGTGTCTTCATTGTTAGCAACATATACCTCACCAACAATCAAACCAAATAAAAAAATGAATGAAATTACACATAAAATGAAAAAAATGACAAGACTTTTTAACATAAAAATAATTTTAATCCGAAGTTAATAAATATTTTCAATAAAAAAAAATATTTATTTAGATATGAAACTATTAAAAACGGTATACGATATATTATTATTAGAATATAGTGAAAAATTAATTGGGGGTCTTGTAAATAAATTTACAGAGGAAAAACCCGATTTATCAAGTGAAATTGCTAGATTTTATATAAAAAGATTTAAAGAACTTAAGGATTCCCCAAATATTGGAGAAAAGGACATAACAAGGTATTCTTGGAATGAATTGGAAAAAGTGGTCGATAGTAACCAAAAAAGAAAAATAAAAACAGGTAAAATTGATTTAACATCAGATGACCCAAATTTAATCTACAATAATAATGGTATTAGATTATATAAGTCAAATACATTAGAATCATGTGTAAAATATGGTGCGGGTTATAGATTTTGTATATCATCAAGAGGTTTAAAGAATCAATATCATGAATATAGGGTACATAAAGGAGGTACGATATATTTCATTTTCAACGATAATTTACCAAAAGAAATGGATGATCAAAGTAATTTTGGTGATCCGAGACATGTAATGGTTATTATTGTTTATAAAAACAAATACACAGTAACCGACGCCACAAATAGACAGGAAGAAGAATATTATAATTTAGAGGATATGGTTAAAAAATATCCTTGGATTGGTGAGATAAAAAATTATCTTGTTGAGGTTAAACCAAAAAACTTCGACACCGAATTAATGAATTTAAAAAGAAATTACGAAAAAGATAAAAGAGAAATCGAATCTCAGTTACAAAATGATCCGACCAACAACGAACTAATTTTTAAATTAGATGACTTAACAAAAAACTTTAGATCTGAAGTTCAAAAATTAAGAATTGAATTTAATAAATTTTAATTTTTTCTTTTCGGTGGATTAAAGTTTCTTCTTAACCATTCAATCAATGGAATTGCGTCTGTAAATGGGCCACCGAATGGTGGGTAATTTTCATTAGAATATTCCTCATAAATTTCATCCCATTTTTCATTTGATATCATATTTTCATATGATTCTCTAAGATTTGAATTTGGGTCTTCCGGATTTTCCAAAGAATCCATAAAAATAGACATATCTCTCTCAAGTAATTCTAACATACCAATTCTTTGTAATATTTTCGCCCTGTATAAAGTTTGATCACTTAAATAAATTTTAATGATGTCGAAAATAACATTGGAACCTATATCTGATTCTAAACAATAAAGTTCATCTTCTGGATGAAGTTGTATTTCATTTTTTGTTTTGTCTTTAATTGATTCGTATTTTACAAACCAATTTTGATCTTTTTTAATTAACAAACCGACCATATTATTTATATATTTTTACCGCATACATTTGACCTCTTCTATGATAATGAGTTATTGATATGGCATATATCTCAGGTTGATCAACAATGTAAATCATATTATCAACCCTATCATTACTTAAAATATGGTAATTTTCGTTTATTTCTTTATAGTATCCAATTTCATTATCACCCGTAATATCTAAACTATCTTTACTTAATTCCTGATAAGTTTGAATGTTATCTAAATTAGGTTTAAATATGTCTTCGGGTAAATAGGAAAACACCTCTTGTATTGTCATATTTTTGCTTTTTTATAAACAAGTTTTATTGTGTCACCAATTTTATAAATATCTCTTCTTGTTGTTGTAAACTTGAAATCACAATCTGTGATATACACATATTTTGGTTCGATGTCCATTACAGATACTTGTGGTAATCTATAAAACGTATCTATAATACAATTCTCCACACGGTCACCCTCTTCAATTTTTGGTGGATCAACACATCCAACAAATAATATTGCGAATATTAAAACTGCGATAAACCAAATAATAACAATGTAAGTAAATAAATTCTTTTTCATTTTATAAAAATATTTGAGTTAAAATTATTAACAGACCCAAGAATAAACATATATAACTTTTTAATGTTAGAGGTTCGTTAAATATTAAAACACTTAACCATGTGAAAACTATCACACCAATACCAAAACCAATAAGTCTAGATGGCCATATTTGTCCATCATAACCATCAATGAGATAATTGGTTGATTTTATAAAAAACCAACCTATCGGGATACTTGACAACAGGACTAACCAAAAATACTTTTTATTCCAATCATATTTGTAGGAACATTGTAACTGTAAAAATGTTGCAACTTGCCCGAGTATCCCGTAAAATACACCAAGTATTATTTTATAATTCATTTGTTATTTTTTCTAACTCTTGGTATGTTTTATTTGTTTCTTCTTTAAGAAAATGTAATTTAGAATGAGATAGATTTTTATATTGCGATAACATATATAAAATTGATGAATGATCTCTTCCCGATAATTGTTCGCCAATCTTTTTCAATGTCATTTTATGTTTGTTCTTTAAAAGAACACATATAAACATTCTAACTTTGACGAGTTCATCTTTTCTTGATTTACTAACAACTTCATTTGGTTCAATCTGAAAGTAATCCGATACTTTATTGATTAAAGAAATCATTTGTTCATCTGTGAGATTGTTTTTCGGTTTTTTTTGATACATTTTATTATATTTGGGGATTAAGAATTAAGATATAGTCTGTTATTATTGTAATAAGCAACAGGATTATTTTCAGCAATTAAACCGTATTCGTTTTTTACTTTTTCGTATATGGTTTCATTACTTTCATTTATACATTCCGCTAATATATGACAAAATCCGTAATTAGATTCATCAACAACATCTTGTCCCATTCCAGGTAGACCACAATAATTTGCTTCTCCAACTTCAGATATAAACATTCCAGAATAAAACCCTTTTAGATCATACCTATCAACAAACATATCGGCATTACACCAAATGAAAACACTATTGTCTTTTTTCTCTAACAATGGAACCATTGTGTGATCAATTATAAATCCATGTGTGTCTTTAAATTGACCTACGGAGAACAAACCACCTGGTGATCCATGACCCATCATCATGACCCTATCATGTTGTTCAATTAATTCTCTTAAATCTTCTTTACTAATACCACCAGTTATAACTGTTTTATTCGGTATTGGTGTGTATACAATATCTAAAAATGATGTTGTATCGTCTTTTGGATGTACTATTAATGTTTTCATTATGCTCTGTTATTTGTTTCGGGAAAAGGTATTTCTTGTTGTACGTATACTCGATCCACATTTTCATTAATTAATTCACTGACGATTCTTCTAACTCTACTATTATCATATTCACTAGCAAGTATATTTGGTTCGACCATCGGTTCATCCCAATTAATTTCGTCAGGTAAATCTTCCTCTATTTCATCCTCTGAATCCAATTCTCTGATTGGTGCCAAAGCAATGGGTTCATCTATCATAGGATAGGATCGAAAATTTTCTTCTTCATATTTTTCACCAATTAATGATAAGTTTGACACAAAATTGTTTTCGGTTTCATTTAAAATTATATCTAAAATATTTTTAGGTAAACAACTTTGCATAGAATCTATTCTTTCATCAATTTGATTCCAAAAACTAAATTCAATATCTTTGATCGATCTGAAAGACGCTACCTTTAGACCTGTTTTTTTATTTATGACATATATAAGAATACCTCTTCCTGCATATTTTCTAAAGTACGATTTATCCTCCATGGTTGTACACCATTTTGTATTTGATCCGTATCTTTTTGATGCCTCATATGTTAATGGTCTAACAACTATCCATTCACCATCATCATGTAATTTCAATATTTGTTTTTCCATTTCTTTTTCAACTGACTTCATTTCAGCAATTGTCAATTGATCTATTATTTCTTGAAAGTTATCATATGATGATAAATCATTTTTTTCAACCAAACCTCTCTCATTTAATTCACAGAATTTTTTAAATCTAACCACATCCCCAACACTAAAATAATCATCAAATATTTTGTAAAATAATAAAATTTGTATTGAGGTAAATTTATTTAATTTTTCACAATCAATTCCAAATTTTGTCTCCAATATTTTTTTTACTTCTTCACCATATTCATCAATTCTTTTCGTTCTTTTCATTAATCTCAGACCCAACTCAATATATTTTGATTTATCTTCGGGACAAATTAATGAAAAAAGATCAACAAGATTAATACAGTTTTCAAATTCGTTTCTTAAATTTTTAATTCTTGACATAGTATAGTTTTATATTGTTTCTTCTTCGATTTCGTTTAGTAATTCATTTTCTTCTTGTGTTCTTCTCTTTTTGAATTTTTGAACATCAATAACCATTTTTGTTACTAATGAAAGCAAAAGTACTAAAAAAATTGTTGATCCAATCATAATTTAAAATTTTAATTTTTGTTTTGATAATGTTATATTTGAAAATTCTTTTTCTCCTGTTATTTCTCTACCAAACCAGTCTATCGGTTTGAATTTGTCACAATCTTCTTGTGTTTTAAATTCAACTTCGGCAACTACTAAACCATTCGGATATGTATCGATATCAACAACATATTCACCACCGTGTGGGGACAATGTTGTCCTTATTTTTTCAAGTCTGTGCTTACATTTACCCAACATTTCCAAACCATCCAATAGTGGTATCTCATATTCGTATTCATCACGAATTTTATCTTTTGTATATTTTATACACAAGAAACTTTGATGGTCTATTACTCGTACTCTAACTTGTTTTCCTTTGTCGTGAAAAATATAACCTTGTTTTATAAGTTTTTTTGGTCCGAGATCTGGTGATATCGAAGTTTCAATTAAAAACTTTCTTTCAATTTCTTTTGCCATTTTTAATTTTTAGGGACAATACAATATTGTTGGATTATCTTTATGAACATCAAGTCTAACATCTAAATCGTTTATCAAAAGTTTAAATTTAGACAGATTAAATGGTCTTGTAATCATATGATAACCATTTTTTGTTGGTAGAACTTCCAACATGGGTTCTTTACCTGTTTCTGTTTGTAAATTTTCAACGTAATTATGTATACGAACTAAAACATCCATTCTGTTTTCAAAGTCTTTGAAATCTACATCAACTATCCATTTTTTATCTTTATCTGAATGGAACTCACCACAGACCGAGTCAAACGCATTTTTAATTGCTGAATTGTTTCCACTTGAAATGTGATCGGCAACTCTCTTAATCATTTGAAGACCATTCTTTTTATAGTTTCTTTTGTTTAAACGAAAATACGCTCTAGCATTTTCATAATCACATAAAGACATTATCCTCGGAATAATTTTTATATAGTGGTCAATTGATTCGACATAGTAGTTTTTAATAACTACCATATCTCTATCCATTTCAGGATTGTCCTTTCTTCTTTTAAGGATCTGTAAAAAATAAAAATCATCCTTATCAAAAGATAACATTGTTCCGATTTTTGCACTATTATCTACCGACATCATCTACCGAATTTAAAATTTTTCAAATCAATATAATCAGGAACTGATATGTTTTTTATTTTTCGATATTCTTTTTCATTACACATCATTGGATATGTTTCACCATACGTCTCATTACATCTTACGGAAAATTCCTCGATGAAACTAATAATGTTATTTAGGTGATCATCTGACAGATCTTTTATTAATCTATATTTTAATGGTTCATCACCATTTTTACCGAATGATCCCCATTGTTGTGTCTGCCTAATTTCTTCATGTTTTTGAATATCAAACATAATTAATTGTTTTTATTTCTGTTAACTAAAAGATAAACCATAAAATATGAAGTAAAATATGATAATAAAAACCAGTCCCACCAACCCATAGTTTCATTGTAAATGTATTGTCTGGTACTATACACTCCAAGTATATAAACCCCAATTGTATAAAATATAAAGGCAAAAAATCTTTTCATTAATAAAATTTTCTTAAAACTTGAACCACGTCCCAAGCATCTTCTAAAGCATTATGTGTAACAATTCCTTCGATTCCCTTTCTTTCTTTACATTTTGTTAGTGAAGGTAATGAATCATCATTGATCCAATCAACACATAATATCGCAGGATCTAATACTCGTTGTCTTGTTCTGATTAATTTTTGCCACCAAGGAAGTTGTTGTAAGAACAACTTGTCAAATGTACCAAAGTTTTTACCCGCAACATTAATCGTTATTGGTTTAGTCCCGTTGTTTATCATGGGTCTATGTTTACCATTAACATGTTCAACATAACCACCACTATTATTAATAAGACCATGACCTAAACCATTTTCTTCTAAGAACCAATATAATTGTTTGACAACATCTTCTTTCTCCAAAAAAAGATAATCGGTATGTGTATTCATATTGAATCTTAGTTCATCGTCACCCTCAAGATACTCACCGATCATTGATATGATATCTTTATTCATTGTCAGTGCTCTTGGTGAACCGACAATTTCATTTTGGAGAACAATTGCATTGAATTTAGGTATCTCGTTAAATGGTAATTTTTTGGTTGTATCTTCAATGATTGCACCTATTGAAAGAACTTTGTGTTTCTCCGGATCTAAACCAGAGGTTTCTATGTCAATTGAACAATAAATCATGGGATTGTTTTATAACACAAATATATGAAAAACAATTCACAATAAAAAAAATAACCCCGAAATTTTCGGGGTTATTTTATATAATTAACTTTAAATTAATTTGGTGCTTTCATTGTTTTACCAGTATTTGTATCGGTAACAACAATATTACCATTTTGATCTTTACCAATTAACAAGTCTGGAGTATCGTACTTTCCATCAAAATCTAATTCAGAAGGATCTATCCCGAATTTTTCAAGACTACTTGGTAAATCCATTTGATCGACAGATAATTCTTCCGGTTGTATTTTTGTATCGAAATCGTCAAATTCACCATTACTTTCTTTAAGAATGTTATTTACGATTTTTTCAATATCAGATTGTTTTAATTTTATAACTTTTGACATAATAGTTTTATCAATAAATATCCCAATTAATCAAAAAATGACTTAATCGTTAATGCCACAACTAAAACAATTAATAAAATTGCGAATCCGCCCCATAATGGGGCCGTTACCCACCACCAAGACCAATCGATTACGTTGGTTAATTTTAAGGTCATGAATATTAAAAACATTAAACCAAAAAAACCGACACCACCACTTGAAGTATTTTTTTCTGACATAATTTTAATTTAAAAAGTTGGGTTCAAAGATCAAACAAAATAAATATAAAAAGAGTTTTAAGTAATGACTTTTCTAATTTTGACTATTTGTGTGTTAAGTTTTGAATACATTAACATCATCTTTTAATCAATATAATGCTAGAATTGGTAACGGAGACCAACCGTCTTGTATTATTTATTAGTTATCACTTATCCCCCAACTAAGAGTTTATTAATCAATTAATGTGTTATGGTTCCAAACATCCAATTCGTCTTGGATCATTTCTATTTTAAGTTCCAAATTTTTAACCATTGTATCTCTTTCAATAATATTAATTTCGGATTGTTTAACAACTATTTTATCGTCCCATCTACTTGCATTAACTTTACCATTTGTGCAATCCAAACCTCTTAATAGTTTAACTTGGTTTTTTAATTCCGCAAGTTCAAAGATTTTACCATACATAGGTAAATTGGCCTTGTGAATTTTGGTTTTCAATTGAGTCAATTCCTCAGTTAATTCAAACCACTTTTTAAGTGATTCTGTTGCCGAATACGGTCTACTATTCCCTTCTTCAACCACATTATATACTTGTGCCTTTGTGAACTCTTCTTTAATAAGTCCAACTAATTTGTTTTTTTTCTTTAACGCTTGTTTGATATTCATATCCATGTTTTTTATAAAAGTAAATAAATTGTTTCAAATAAAAAAATTAACCGACAACATTTTTCATATCATCGGTATGATGATCTAAAGATCCAAGTTCTGAACCTATTTGTACTTTCTTCATTGGGTTCATAACCTCTCTTAATAAATCGTAAGGTCTGAATTCGGGATGTCCGTCCATACCAATATCCATTCTTCTACCTCCACTTATTCTTTTATCTGTTTGTAGATGACAGTGTCCGTGTAGATGTATTCTACCCTTTCTAAGACTATTCCACGATGTTATAGGATAGTGCATACATTCAAGTGTTTCACCCATGTAATTTACCTGTAAAAACCATTGAACACTGGTAAATAAACTCCTACAATTACCCCTATTTAAATCTATGTGGTGATCGTGGTTACCTAAAACCAAATGTATTTCTTCACATATAATTCTTTTTCTGAATATTTCTATATTCTCAAAACCACCGAACGACCAATCACCCAAATGAATTAAAACATCATCTTGACCCACAGTATCATTTATATTGTAAATAATATTTGCGTTCATCTTTTCCAATGTATCAAAATTTCTTGTTTGTTCAATGGGTATAGAACCGTCGGGCATACGCCAATTTGTTACTCCTCTACATATATTTTTATGATCGTAATGGGTGTCAGATGTGATCCAAACTTTCCTATCTTTATCTATTTTCAACATAAGACAAAGATATAAAATTTTATTTTTAATAACAAAAAAAACCCCCGATTTTTTTTCGGGGGTTTTTATTATTTTTTAATTTCTTGTACGATTTTATTTATCAAAACGTCCATTTTACTTTCCGGTAAATCTAAACGTGTGGCTGTTGCCACTCCTAACATATAGTTAGGTTTCAATGATTGTATTTGATTTTTCAAATCATCAAACGCCTCAATTAAACCTTGTAATATAGATGGGTTATCCAATACAGTATATTTGTTATCAAATGTAGTATATGGATCACTTAAATCGATATCAACTTCTTTACTTGAGGTAATAACTTGTGTTTCTTTTAATCCACTAATACGAAATTCTTCACTTAATTTTTTACCAAATTTAATATTCATACTGACATCCCATTTATATGTTTTTTGATCCGCATTTAATTTACCATTAATTCTGAAATCTAATCTAACAGCAACATCTAAATTATCTGTCTCCAATCCAAATCTATCCAAAACATATCTGGATGTTTTACCTTTATATTCTTGTTTGTATTTTTTAGTACTTTCCCAATTTTGATAAATTAAATTAAATTGTCTGGCCAAATATTGTGATTTAAAATTATCAGGTAGATCCTCTGATCTACCGGTTGCATATTTAATTCTATCTGAAATCGCCTTTTTAAAATCGGAGGAAGTTTTATATGAATTATAAGAATGTGTTCCCCACTCAATTTTATTATTACTTATTTCACCATATGCATCTAAATGTTTTCTATCCCTACTAATTGTTGGTATACTTCTAGTTTCAAGAATTTTTTCCATTTCCGAATTATCAATAAAATAACGATCAATAATTGGATTTAATTTTCTTAAAATACTTTCTTTTTCATCATATTGTTCACCACTTGGTTTGTAACCGCCGGCCAATGCTTTTTCAACAGGTCTATGATATTTTCCTCTTGTACATGCAATTATCTGTGGTTCTAACTTATGTTCTAACCTAAGTTGTTCAAGCCAATCCTTATGTTTTTCCATGAACTCATTTAACTCTTCACAATCTAACGGAACCGCCAATATTTCACTACCTTCGGTTTGTGTTGGATTAACAACCCAATAATCGGGAATCCCATCTTCACCAATTTTTGTTGGATTATCTGGGTGCCAACCTGCAACAAATTTTGGATATATTATTTCATTTGTTTTAGGATTCCTTCTTATATCTTGTTTCCCACTTTTTCTAAGTGCCATCTCCTCAACATCCATTGAGTCGACTTCTTCCATTATTTTAACTAAACTCTTTTTTGAAAATTCCATTGTTTTTATTTATAAATAGTTTTGATTTATTTTAAATTTAGGAAACGTTTGATAACTGTCTAATGGTATTATTAACTCTAGTGGTTGCTTTAGTCCAACCTCCTGCAATTAATTCTTCCCTTTGTTTAGTAACTAATTGTATCAATTCTTCGTCAGATAACCCATTATTAACTCCCTCTTCTAATTTATTTGCAAATTTTTGGAAGAATCCTGGTCCGTTCCAACAAGCATATGACATATGTAAAAGTAAACCAGGATTACCCTCTATTCTTTTTTTAACTTCACTATTTTTTACATAGTTACTCATATTTTGATCGTATAGTCTTTTCATGACTTTAGCGGCCAACTCTTTTAATCTTCCTTCAAGTGGACCTCCCCTATAGTTATATTTCCATACTTGACAAAATTTATCCATACCTAACCTTTGTTTCTCTTCATCAATAATTTTGAAAAATTCTCTACCTTCTGCTGAAATGTTTTCAATTTTTCCAGCCTTTCTATCTAAACCAAACAAAGTTTCACCGGATTTATTATAAATGGAATCATATGGGTGATTTTTACATTCCCAATAGTTCCAATACCCACCTTCGAATGTATCAATTACTTTTTGGGTTATAGTCATCCAATTGGAATCAACACCCCCACCAGATATAAATGTAGTATCGATATATTTTTTAAGATCTTCGGATTTTACTCCCTTTGTTTTAAGTAGTTCAATTAACTTATTTAACATTTCAGGTGTTGCTTTACTATTACTTACACTACCTGAATCTGAAACACTAGCAGGTAATTCGGATGCCCCGACTTTATTTGATACGTGTAAATGGTTAAAGTGATTTCCTCCCGTATTTGTCTGCCACAAAACAGCCTTATCATTTCCACTTTCAACATTACGTCTATAACCTAAAGATTCTAATGCGGAAGCTAATCTATTACCTAATTCTCTAAATTTTGCATTACCGTTTGTTGAGCTAGTTGCTCCACCAGCACCAACACCATCTAATATAGCAATATCGACACCCGTACCATCCATGTGACGACTCTTATTTTTACTTTTTGTAAAATACCCGTGTCCTGTTTTTGCGGTTGTTATTGTTGCAACCAATCCTGCTGCACCTGCGGCTTTATTTAAATCATCAAGTAATCCCTGATTAACAAAGTCATTCTGAGTACCATCAAAATCAATTTTTAAATTAGGATATGATATTGTTTTTAATTGGGTCATCGCTTCACCCAATGTTTCGGCACCATCTTTAACATCATTATCGGATTTAAATTTCTCAACTGCCGCTGCCGTTTCTCTACCATATAAACCATCCACACCAAATCTAGGTAACTGATACCCTAATATCATTAACCCTATTTGCATAGATTCAACTTCCTTTTGGAAGTTCATCGATCCCATCTCTTGTTGTGAAATTCCTCCACCATCTGCAGCTTTTTTCAACGTATCAAAGAATTGTTGAACATCGGAAGAAACCAAATCCGCCTTTTTGGGGTCGTCAATTTTTTTCCCCTCTTTATCATCAGCACCTTTACCTGTTATTTTACCCAATATCTTATCAAGTAGGCTTTGTTCTGATAACAACTCTTTACCATATGTTAGAGTATGTATTCTTTCAAGTTCTTCGATTAATGATTTCTTCATAATAGTATAAATATCCGAAAAAATCGTTATTTTTTGGTGTAATTATTAAAATTTTCAATAAATGGTTTGGTGTACTTTTTAAAAGTTTTTGTTGAGAATGTCTTATATAAACCCGTGGACATAAAGGCCTGAATTTCGTCATCTATTATCTTTTTGTCGTTAACATACCCAATTTTAATCAATTCCTTTTTAATTTTGTTATAATCTACTTTCTTTATTTCTGAAATTAACTCGTCACATGTGGTCTTATATTTCTTGTTTGTGTAATATAAACCATGTGCAATTTCATGGTTCATTGTGTCAGATTTAAAGTCATCGGCACCGATCAAATACCACTTTGTTCTTGATTTACCGTATTTTAATGGATAATTTTCACAATAATAAATTATTTTAGTCATTATCTCATCATAATTATTTTTGTAATTAAAGAAAGTTTCGTACGCTTTCCATAAAACATCAGATGGAATATTGTATCCAACCCAATCTTCAGGATATGTAAATGTTGGTTTATTATTTTTAGTTTTATATAACCACATGAATTTTTCAAATGAGAAGTTCTTACCTCTTATCTCTTTAAAGGGCGACTCATAAAACTCCTGATATCTACAAAAGAGCATGGCTCTATCGTAATTATTTTTAATTGAGACACCAAAAATTTTTGGGTAAAGTTCTTTTACTTCACCCTCAACTAATAAATTTTTTATTTTCATAATTTGAAATTAAGACATAAAATACTTGTTTTTCCAAAATTGCCACCACTTTCTTTTAACAATTGGTTTACATTCTGAAAATGGATTTTGGCCAAAATTAACTTTATTTAGATATTTTGAAGTTAATACATTCAAAAATATCTCATGATACTTTTCAGGTATTTCATTAAAATCGGCGGTAATATCTATCTTTAGGTCAATTATTCCATCTTCAGTTGTTACCGACAAATACTCATTTAATTTAACGACTGTTGATGTTTTTATATCGAAATAACCCGATCCACCAACATTAATTTGATCGTTATATTTTTTATTATTTTCCATATTTATTCTGTTTCTGATTCCATTATAACTTCAAATAACAAAGAACAAGTTGAGTCTTGTTCTCTCATCTTATCAAGTGTCATTTGGTATCTATTTAACTCTATTTCTACAGGAAATAATACATTTCTCAAAGAGTCTGATACTAGTTTCTCTTCTTTTATTTGGTAATTTAATTTCTTATTTATGTTTAATAAACTAAAATATTTGTAAACCATAATTAAGGAAAACAAAATAGTAACCACCAAATAAAATTTGTTGCTTTTCATATATTTTTATTTAATTTTTTCTACAAAGTCATATTTTTCTTTTTTCCATGTAATATCTGACATTTTTTTAAATCTCTCCGTTAATATATAAATAGGATTGTTAAAGTTTTCGGGAACCGGAGTATTTGCTTTTCCATATGATTGTATTAAAATACCTTTTTTATATTGTATATTAACTTTTTTGTTTTTATTTTTTAATGAAACAAAAAGATAAACGGTTCCATGAGAAAATTGTTTTGACATACAGTTTTTCATTAAGGTACCCTCAATCATAAAATCTTCCTCGTTTAATAGAAGTTTTGGTTTAAAAATTTCATCACCGATGTTAATATCCTCCTCAATAAATTTTATAAACTCAGGATCTATCACGTATCTCAATCTATAACCTCTATTAAAATGTTTTTTATGACTACTCCAAATTTCATAATAATTATTTAAATCGGTGTTATTTCTTACTTTGAACTTTAAATCAAAATTTAATTTTTCTAAATACTCTCTTAGTGTTAATAATTTATTTATTGATGATACAATATTACCATGAAGTGAGTCCACGTCTTCCCACTTATTGAATAGTCTGACTAAGTTTTTCTTTTCAAATTCGTCTTTTAATGTATGTTTTTTTTTATTAATGGGTTCTCTGTAAAGATTTGATTTCCATGGAATTTTTTTCAAATATTCAATATAATTTTCACCGAACAAGTTACATAGATATTTCAAAGATTTTAAATGTATAGGTGGATTATATTCTCCATTTAGTTCACCTATTAGGTATTTTGATTTTATATTATATTCATCCAATACCGCTGGTAAGAATTTATTACCATTTCTCTTTAGGTATTTCTTTTTTGGAAAATTATATTTTATGTCAAAATATATGTTATCGTGACCCTTTATATTTTTACAATCTAAATAAAAATCTACGATTAATTCATACAATTTATCATTAACATTTTTTTCTTCATATTCTTTTGTTTTCAAAAAATCACTTTTGAATCTTGATTTCAATATATCAAATACAATTTGATATATTTTGTCTATTGCTCTAGAATATTTTACACCCCAAAAATGTATTTTCTTTTCACCTCTAAAAAGTCCGTTAGTGAGTAACTCCTCCAGTGATATAAAATCATTGGATTTATTTTTTATTTTATTTTTTAATAATGGCTTAAACAGATTACCATTATTAACTAATTTATATGAAGTTGAGAATTCACCATTTAAAAGATTCAAATGTAATTGATGTTGAAAAAACAAAGTTCTTTTGTTCCCATGTCTCATGTACTCACTATAAAAAGACGATCTATATATCAATATATCATTATTTAATTCCAAGTTTAAATCACAAGTGGATAATAAGTCGGAACGATCTTTTTTATCTTGTTTATATGTAAACAACAAATCCATCTATATAAAATAAATGGATTTGTTGAAAATTTGTAGTTTAAAATAAATCGAGTTGTTGATTACCCATGTTATTTATTAAATGAAATAATTGTTCTGTGGTAGTTCTTTCTGGTTGAAATACCTGACCATCTTTTAACAACAATGGTGTTCTGATTTTCTCTTTTGATTTTATAGGATAATTGTAATTTTTTATTTTTTCTTTGAGTGTTAACAATGCGGAATTAAAATGATCGGGTGGAGTTGCGTTACAGAAATGTCTGGCCTGTACACAATTTTTATCAAATGTACTAAACTCACAAGTGATCCTTTCTTTACCGATTCTATCATTCATTCTTAATGAAACAATTAAAGAATTTTCATTTTCCGCATATCCACCAACACAATGGTGCATATGTGTACCTTCATCGGTATAGTCACAATCCTTTTTTAATATTACCGGATGGAATATCCCGTCACCATTTATGATTGGTTCTTCAATATATTCAACCATTCTTTCATCAAAAACAAATTCAACATTATATCCTCTACCAATAATTCTTTCCAATCTAGCAAACTCTAAATGTTCTTGATGGAAAGACATTTGATTAGTTGCTCTTATTTTGGTATCAGGAAAATATATCTTAACCTTACCCAACATTCTTATATGGTCTCTTATTTCTCTAAAAGTATCATCAATAATTTTTTTATTGTGTTGTCTATGTTTAACATGGTCAACTCTGTCACTCATTGATTTTGATAGATTATCATTTAAAAATTTAAATAAATTTGATTTTTCATCATTTGTTAAATCTACATGATCGGGCATGTGTCTTAATCTTCTATCGGGATATTGATAGATACTATTGTAATCTATCCCTAAATTGTTATCGGATGATGAAACACCGAATAAATTAGGATCAATATTCCCGATGTATTTATGGAAATCCCTTTCACCGAATATTTCTTTTAATTCAGTAAAATAATTTAATGGAAGTCCCGGATTTTCATGTAAAATCTTAATTGTTTTTTTAGACTTAACACCAAATCTATCAAGTATTGATGCAATTAATTTATTATCATTTTTTATAAGATACTTTTTGGTTGGGTACCAATGAAAAATCAAAGATTCATAATTATTATTCGGTACTTTTATTTTTTTCAAGTGAACAAATAGACGAATTAATGTTTCCATAAACCAATCTTTAGGTTCTCTTAAATCCACATCGGGACAACTAAATCCTTCTATACTTGAAAATGTGTTCTTTAATTCTTTTATAAACTCATAATCGTTTATTATATCTAAACATTCATTTCGTAAAATTTCACTACTTTTTCTATCACCATAAAATTTTCTAAGAACTCTAACACCAAAACTCATGATTTCCGTGGACAATAAACTGGTATGTATTTCCCTAAAAGAATTTCTTCTAACTTTATTTGCACCTGATTTGTTTGTGTGGTATGATGTTATGTTACCGGTTTTTAAATCGATGGTTATACCAAATCTAAACCAATTTTTTTTGAAGTACTTACAATTAATATGTCTTGATTTTGTGAATATCGATTTCTTTATCGTTATTTTATTATCTTTAATATAAATCGTTCTTTCAAAGACATTTGTACCAATAGATGAAAAAGGTCTAGCATAGTGGTTTTTTATATGTCTATCATTTGTGGTAAAAAAAGTATTATCTTTTTTAAAGAATGGTTCAATTTGTGTGATTACCCCAACACCATTTTCACCAGAATAAAAATATTTTGTTTTATTATTTTTTCTTATTGAATCATTCTCATCCAACCTGAGAGTATAAAAACCATTATCTTGATAAATTGATCTTTGAACCTCGTTTGGTATTGATGATATTGTTCTATGAAATTCATCCTCGTCAGGTGATTCAATAACCTCATCTATATCGAAACTAAACGGATTTCGTTTTTTAGTTAATTTTGAGTAATTTTTAAAAGCCTGAATTTCCGCGAATTCAAATCTTTGATGTAATATCTGTCTTTCCATATAAAAAAATATCTTTTTACAAATGTAGTAAAAAATCCAATATTTCGCGTATTTATAGAAAAAAAATTATGGCTAAAGGAAAAGGTGGATCAGAAAGTAGAAAAATCTCTTTCGGTAAAAGAAAAAAAGGTAAAGCAAGAAAATCATACAACAAACACGATCGTAAATCAAGAAATTACGTCGGTCAAGGTAGATAATATAAAGTTTATACTATTTTATTAGGTAGTTTTTCAACGTAAAAAATCGGTAGTATTCCAAATACCTTAATATTTGGTCATGTACTTTTTTGGGTTTGTTTTTATTCTTACTTGATAATATATCTAACCAATATGACATGAATAACTTAAAGTTATTTGATGAAATCATTTTGGTTTCGCACATGTATATCAACTTTGTTAAATTATCGAAATATTCATCAAATAGATTTCTTAGAAGAACCTCGTCTTTACTGAATTTTTGTTTAACGTCGTGTGTCTGTAGTGCTTCAAATAATATCTCATCATTAACGTAAATCTCAGTACCATAAACCTCGACGTTAATTCCATTCCAATCTAATATTTTTTCCACAGATTTTGTTGTTTGAATTGATCTGAATTTATCAATTTCGTCCAACATAAATTTATTCCTATTCCACTTTAAATTTTCACTATACTCATAGATCCATTTAAACGTGGCGTATAATCCACCGATTATTGATAATATAATTTCTATATTCATTTACTATTTTCAGATAAAAATTGATCTATTTCAGATTCAGTTAGTGTGAGACAACTTGATCTTTCACCAAATTGTTCCTTGAATTTTTCTTTTAACTCATTTGGTATTAACTTTTTTTCTAATCTCATAGCAACATTACCGTATTCATCTTCGGGTTCGGGTTTTAAGTAGTATAAGATACTAAACTTCGGTTCTTCCAGAACTTTTGCGGTTGTTACCGATTCGTCAAATACCCCTCTAATCATAACTCCTCTATGACCTTCAGGCACATATTCTTTTGGATTATCTAAAACTTTATCTAATAAATCGTGTAGGTGTTTCCTAAGTATTGAGTCGGGATCTTCAGTAGATCCCTCCACTTTCCCTAATATTTTATTTATTACATTATCTTGTGCCATTTCTGGTGAAAACTCTAAAACAATTTTTTTACTTGGTTCAAGTGTTTGTGAATTATATGTTGTTGGTGTTATAACTGCACCATCCTTAACTGGCGTATGTAATTTATTAGGATCGTATATTTTGGGTGTTAATGATACTGATAGTATATAACCAACACCCTTAAATTTTGTTTCATCACCTACTTTATATGTAGGTACGATAACGGTTTTACCATTTAATTCAAAAGTGGGTAAGTCCACAAAAACAATATCCGATAATCCTTTGAATTCATCACATTCGAGTAATTTTTGTTTATATGGTTCTAAATTTTTTGACCCATATAAACAATAATCAGTGATAAATGACCCATCATTTATTGGTTTTGGTCCATCTTTAAAAATTTCGTCTAATAATTCTTTTAATTTCATGTTACAATAAACTTTTCGGTATCTTTTATTTTTTTAATAACGTCTTCAACAGTTTCTTCAGTGTATACACTACTACCATCCATAGTATAAACAATAGTCTTTGTTCCTGCTTTTCTTATTCTTGTGATGAATGTGGGATTAATTAGTTCTTCATCACCGGGGATTTGTACTTTTAATTTAATAAACTTACTTATCATCTTTGTTCAATTATATATTTTCCTTTAATGTATACATTTTTTTTATCAATGTCAATAAATTTAATTCCGTCGGAAGTTATTTCAAATTTATCTGTTCTGTATCTATGACTATCTTGATATATCACAATATTGTATTTTTTCATTCTATCCTCATCTTTAATGATTGCATAAACTAAAAATGAAATTAACACAGAAAAAGATAATCCTAAAATTATTTTTTGAAGTTTGTCATCTTAATTTTTTTACGTAATATCTAATGTTTATCTTGTCATTGAACCAAGTGACGGACAACATGCTTTCACCATCTTTGAAATCAACAACATGTATGGTGCATTTAGTTTCTGTGACAAACTCGTAACCGTCATATGAGTTTCCCTTGAAAGTGTTCCCGGATATATCCACAGATTCATCATCAACTAAAAAATAAGCATCTTCTTTTGCCCTAATGTGTATAAATCTTTTATAGATGTGTATTGGTATATCAATATCTTCATTTGTTGAGTTTAATTTCCAAGTGTTATTTTGTAAGTTATAGATCTCTGTTCTGTAAGCACTGTATTTTGATTGAGAGAATGTTGCAATTGTAATTAACAATCCGATAATTAGTGTTGTGATTTTTTTCATTTTATTTTTTTTTATTTGTTATTATAATTGTTTTGATAAATCCATAAATGATTATAACAATTCAGTATGGTTAATTCAATTTGAAATGCCGGTGAATGGTCGTCCTCGTATCTATCGCAATTAATGTTAAGTCTAAAGAATGTTATTCCGTCTTTAAATGATCTGGTAATGGCGAATAATTGAGTTTCCCAATATATTCTTTTTTTCTTAAATAATGTTCCGTGATTAATAATACCTATATTCATGTTTAGTTACTTAACGGCATCCGTATTGTTGGATGACTTTGATAGTTTTCAATTACAAAATCAGTATTATCTAAATGAGTTATAAGTGATAGATCTTCAGATAACGATCTATAGAACTCATCTGTCTTCATATGTTTTAATGTTGGTAGTTTATATGGTTTTCTTGTTATCTGTTCTTTAACACCATCAATTTGATTATTATAGATATGACAATCACCAAGATTACCAATTATTTCTTCAGGAACCATATTAACTGCCTTGGCAATGATTTCCAATAATAATCCATATGATGCTATATTGAACGGAAGACCCAATGGAACGTCAACACTGCGTTGATTCCACATTAGAGAGATTGCTCGTTTAGGTACACCTAATTTATCTAGATTTTCATTAGTTGCCAACTCAAATAACAAATCTAATTTATCTTCGGTTATGTATTTTTTATGAATATCGTATCTTTCTTCATAACCCAACTCTCTCGTATAAACTTGAAATCCGTAATGACAGGGTGGAAGAACCATTTGATCCAACTCACCTACATTCCAAGCATTAACCATTAACCTGCGACTATCAGGATTCGTTTTGAGTTCGGAGATTAGGTTTGCGATTTGGTCAACTTGTGTTAAATAATGACTATGTATTCCATTGAAACCAGTAAATAGGTATGTTTTATTATTACCACTTTGACCTGTATTTGGTTCTAATTTAGTCCAACTTCTCCACTGCTTTCCGTAGATGGAACCGAGTTCACCCCACTTCTTAGCAAACTCATCATCGGTTTTAATTTTGTTGATGAATTCTTCTTTGATTAAAAATCCATTACTTATTGATAAATCATCATTAACAATATCTCTATTGTTGTATGGATTGTATTCATTTAAGTACCTCTTATAAGCGTCCCCGTCCCAAATGTGACAATCATTGTCTACAAGGTATTTGATGTTTGTCTCTCCTCTCAAAAACCACAGGAGTTCAGTTATGATACCTTTGGTATACATTTTCTTTGTAGTTAATAATGGGAATCCTTCTTCCATTCTATGAACTATCTTCCAACCGAATACAGATCTAGTACCTGTTCCAGTTCTGTCACTTTTATTATTACCAAACACTAATATGTGTTCAAGTAGTTCTTTGTATTGCCTATCTATATTATTGCTCATAAATTTATCTATAAATGTTTATCAATGTTACAACGAATATTATCAAAGACATTATCGCAAAACAAAATGCAACAAAACTACCTTTCTCTTGACTTTTAATAAATCTTGGGAGTATGTCGGCAAGAGCTAAAAAAATGTATCCAATACTTAAAGCAATTAAATTCATATTTACTTTATTTTTCTAATTTGTTTTTCAATATCAATAATACCAAATATACAAATACCTATTAGTAATCCAAAAACTCCACCGATAATTAATTCTACCATATTATTTTCTAATTAATGTATTATATTTTTGTTTAACACTTGATCCTATTGGTAATGCCTGTCCCTCTTCATCTATTCTAACAAAAGTAATGTGTACACGTAAACAGACAACTTCCGCCTCACTCCTAACATTATATTTTCTCATTTCTATTATAATGTTTATAGATGTGTTACCAATACTTTCGATACCACAATAAGTTTTGATTACGTTACCAACTTTAATTGGTGCAAGAAATTCTGCATTTAAACTTCTTGTGACAACTAATGGTGTGTCACATATTTCAGCCGCAAAAACCGCCGCAATCTCATCAATGTGTGAAAGAAGAATACCTCCAAAAGCATTATTATGAACACCAAGGTCTTTCGTCATGCAAATCCAAGTGGATCTCATAACCATACCCTTACTTCTTAAAATCTCAACGTTGTTGTCAATAATTTCTTTTTTACTTAAAGGCATATTAAACAATTAGATCATCTAAATTAATTCCACGTTCATTCATTTCTTCCCACAACTTATCAAATACTTTATCTACAGCCTCATAAGCGTCCAACTTATTAAATTCAATTTGATTGTGAATACTTTTTTTAGTGTTATGTGCCATTTCCCATAACACTAATGCCATGTCTAATGATTTTACCGCCCTAAGATGTGCCATTGAATCGTCATGGTCATTTAAATCAAATTCTAATATTCCTTTAGCCATATTAATATCCTTCTTGTATTTGAAATCCGATCATTATTGTAAACCATCTGATTGTTATCCCCCACGCGGGAGTGTAAACCCCCGTTTCTAAAAAAGTATTTTTATCATAATAAAAAACAATCGTAGGAATTATAAACCAATGATGTTTCTTTTTATATATAAAGAAATCTTTTAGATATATTTTTTTAGTTTTCTTTAACATCTTGTTGTTTACTTTTTAACTTATTCAAACACTCATATATAATATGGGATTCTTCGAATGAAAATAAACCATTTTTAAGTGAAAAAAGTAGAGCCATTTCAATTAATTTAATTGCATTCTCATCATTAATTGTTTCAACAAAATTGTTGAATTGTTCTCTACTTTCAAATTGAACTAAGCCACCAAATATTGTATCCATTTTATCAGTTTTTATAATAATACAAAAATTATTTGAAATAACAAAATAATTATAGATATATGTCAGTAAGAATTAATAATCAATTGTTCCCGGCCGAGTACGTGTCCACACCTGAACAAATCGAAAAAGGTATGATGGGTCGTGAGTCACTTAATGGTTGTATGGTTTTCAAAATGAAAAAGGGTCACCATACTTTTTGGATGAAAAAATGTAAAATTCCGTTAGATATTGTATTCGTACTAAACAATAGGATTAGTAAAATACATAGAGATTGTCAACCATGTGAGGGTGAATGTCCTGAAAGATATTCAGGAATTGGTGATCATGTTATCGAATTTCCTGCGGGAACCACTAAAGATTGGAAAGAGACTGATCGAGTATCAATGTATCTTGGGACACCTCAGAACCCTGTTCGTTAATTAATTTTACATTATAATCTACTTTAGGTTTTACTTTTTCAAAAACCCAAAAATAACTGTGGTATTTTCTTGCGTGTTCTTGTTTAGTCCATTTAGATCCAAAACTGTTAATTCTCATTTTAGCAAGTAAAATAAACAAATCCTTTGGATAAAATCCCATTTCCATTGCCATATTCATAACCATAACATGACTAAAATGATTTTTACCGCCAGATACCGTATCTTGACATTTCATAATAACATAACCACCTTTTTTACAAACTCTATACAATTCTTTTAATGAATTATAATAATTTGATTTAAGATGATTAAAAGTTTCATAACCCTCAAATCTTTTTGCAATTATTGAACTACCTTCTTTATTATTTCTATACGTTTTACCGACAACCACAAATGGTGGATCGTACATTATACTTGACATTGAGTCACTTTCGAATGGTAAATTCTCTGAACTAGCATTTATTACAGTATCGTTAATAGGATATATATCTGATTTTAATTTTGGTTGTGATAAGTCTTTCCAAAAAGAACCTTTAGAATATGTACAATCTAAATCAAATTGTTCAATACCATACAATTCCATTATATTAGTTATAACTTCAAAATTTGAAGAATATACACTTTTTACGGGTTTAAAATCTTTTTCCATTTACTTTTTTAAATTTTTAGAATATGTTACAAACATAGGTATTTAAAACCAATAAACCAAATATTTATTAAAAAACATTATTATCATGGGATGCGGATGTAAAAAAAACAGACCAGTACAACAACCTCAACCTCAAGTACAGGTTCAGGTGCAAGAATCAACAACTAATCAACCAAATCAATCTGGTGTTCAATTAACTGAAGAACAACAAAAACAAGTTGATGTCATCATGGATAAATTAAAACAATTGAACTCATAATATCGGACAACTAAAAATTGTCCGATATATTTTTGAATAAAAAGTATATAAATATATAAATATGATAGATAAAGTAAAATTAACCAGTGTAAACATTTTAGATGATGTATACAAAAAATTTAAAATAGAAACTGTTAATGATGAGATTAATTTACAAAAATTAGTTAATAGATCGTTAGATTTATACAATAATGACGAACAATTTAGAGAAAAAATAATAAATCATTTAAATTTAAAAAATAAAAACACTAAATTTTGATTTAGGTTTTTTTTTGTTTACATTTATCAAAAAACATTAAATGATTACTGTAATTTATTCCACACATAAAGACCAAGAGTACAATAAAAATTTTAAAAGTCATATTGAAAATACAATTGGTGTAAAAGATTACCAAATTCTTGAGTATAAAAATGATAATGAATTTGGATTATCTGAAATTTATAATAAAGGAATATCCGAATCAATACATGATATTGTTGTTTGTTGTCACAATGACATAAAATTAGAAAATAATTGGGGTAGGAGATTGATGCTGGACTTTGTCAATAATCCTGAATATGGTATCATTGGTAAAGCCGGTTCTTGTTATTTTCCCGAATCAGGAATCTATTGGGAAAGAATGAATGAAACAATGGTCGGTCAGGTATATCATCATCCGAAAGACTTTACAAAATGGTTAAGTAAATATTCCGCAAAAGTACCCTATTTAATTCCCGTTGTAACAATTGATGGTTTATTTATTTCATTTGATAAAACAAAAATTAAACATCAATTTGACGAATCAATTGGGAAATTTCACTTTTATGATCATGGATTTTGTGTGCCAAATTATTTAGATGGAGTTAAAATTGGTGTTACGTCTTCATTTGAAATAACACACCAATCTGTTGGTGTACCCAATGAAGAATTTTATTTATCAAAAGATAAGTTTGTTGAAAAATATAAAACAAAATTACCGATAGATTTGAAGCCAGAAAAAGTTTATGTTCCTAAATTAGACATTAAAATATCTAAAAGTTTCGGTAAAGTTGCGGTTATTATCCCAACTAAAAATAAAGTTGATTTACTTTTCAATTGTTTAAATTCATTTATTAAAAATTGTACTCAGTCAAACTACGAAATTTTTATTGCAGACACGGGATCAGATGAAGATGAAAAAAATAAAATAAAAGATTATATTAAAAATAACGAAGAGAGTATTAAAATAAATTTAATTGAATATGATTATTACAACTTTGCAAAAATAAATAATGATGTTGTAAAAAATCATGTTAGTGATGAATTTAAATTTATACTATTCTGTAATAACGATATTGTTCTTTTAAATAATGTAATTGATGGAATGATGGATGTCTTTAAAAGAAATCCTAAAACGGGGACTGTTGGGGCTAGATTACATTACGGGGATAACACAATTCAACATGAAGGAATTGTCAGTGTTTTAAATAGCGAAAATGTATTTGGTGTTACACACATGGGTTTAAGAAGTTATTATAGTAAACAAATCAACCCAATGAAAGTATGTGGTAACACAGGTGCTCTTTTAATGATAAGAAAAAATGTATTTGAAAAGTGTGGTTATTTTAATGAAAATTATATTTCTTGTTTCGAGGATGTTGAATTGAATTACAAATGTTTAATTAATAATTTTGAAAATTATTATGATGGTAACTTAGTTGCCTATCATTTTGAGAGTCAATCCAGAAATGAAGATCCAAAAAACATGGAAAAATTACAACAGGATTACATAAATAATCTAGCACCATTTGTTCAAAGTAATTTTGAGAAATTATCTAAATGGTTTGTTAGAATCTAAATATCTTTACTAATTGTTATATCTAAAAATTTATTAAAGTCTAAAATATAGTCATTTATATCATAGTTTGTTGAACAAACAACTAATATTTCACTATTTTCTGTCAAAAATTTTTGTGAGTCCCAAATTAGTTCAGGTACTAATATTTGTTGACCAATTTCAAGTCTATATGTTTTTTCCGATTCACCATCATGTAATATAACATCAACAGAACCATTCACACAAATTATTAATTGTTTCGTTTCATGATGTGCATGATTACCTCTAATCTCATTAATTGGTACATTGTTTACTAAAAAGACTCTCTTGGGAATAAAGGGGAGATTGTGAAATTCAATTGGTATTAACAATCCTCTTTCATCATTAAACACATTAATATTCTCAATTTTACGCATTATAACTTTTAATTATATTAATAATATATAAAACTTCTGAATTAGTCAATAATTCATTAAAAGGTATTGACACGGTTTTTTTAGATTTTAATTCAGACATTGGACATTTTATACTATCAATTGAATATACGGGGTTCATGTGTGCCGCATCATAATGTATACCACATAAAATATTATTTTTATACATATAATCAATAAAATTAGATCTATTTTCAACTTCAATTCTATATAAATGATTACTAGTATTTAAATAATTCAATTCCTTATTGTATGTTTCTCTAATCTCGCCTAATCTTTTTAACTTTGTATTATATGTTTTAAAATTTCTAAGAGCAATATCACACTGTATACTATTCATATACATTTTATAACCAGGAAATTTAATTTTTCGATCCCAATTATTTTCAGCATACGACATACCATTTAATGCCAATTCTTTTAATTCTATGATTTTTTCAAAATCATTTGAAACAATAATACCCCCGTCACAAGAACCGATTGGTTTTGTGGGGTAAAAACTGAATACCATTAAATCATTTGGATTACATTCATTTTTAAATTGGTTCTTTTCTAGTTTTTGTGCCGAATCAATAACTTTATAATCACCAAAATCGTGTAATAAATATGAATCACCAACCCAATCTGTATTATCGGAAAAATTATGTTTATTTCCTGATGTTATTATTGCGTTAAGTACAACTGGTGGTATCATACTAGGTACCGTGATAGTTAAATTTTTATATTTTGATAATAATAAAAATATCGCACTAGTTGCACTATTAAAACTAACAGCATATTTTGCACCAACATATTCTGAAATTTTTTCTTCAAATTCATTTACTATCTTATCATGTAAAAGATTAGAATATTCACCAGTATTGATTATATGGTTATTTATGTTAAATAATTGTATCATTTTTTTCTAATTACTACTTGATATTCTTTTTTAATTAATTCATACTGATTTTCATATTCGTTCAAAAATTTGTCAATACCAAAAGATGTTGCTTCTTCGTGGTACATTTTTCCCCAAGAGTAGTCATCAAATATAATGACACCCCCTTTTTTACATAATTTAAATGAATTAATTGAATCAATATAGACTGCCGATGCTCTGTGATCACCATCAATATAAATTAAATCAAATTGTGATTCATATTTTTCTAACAATTGGGGAAAAACTTCTGAACTAATATTTCTATATAATTCTAATTTATTATTTTTAATGTGATGATTTGTATTATTTATAAACCTATCATACTGATTATTAAAATATTTATAAATGGTATTGTTATTATGAACATCACTTTCCTTTAATTCTGTGTTTAAATAAACATCGGTCAGTGGATCGACACATATTAATTTACCATTTTCATTTAATATATTATCAATTATATAATTCGATGTTAGTCCTTCGAAACAACCGATTTCTAAACACAATGTTAAATTTTTAACACCGTTAGTATTAATTTTGAATTCATTATTCCAATCGTAAGTGTATTCCATATTTTTTATTTTTTTAATTTAAATTTTGCCATTGTACCAACTTGTTCAACTAATTCTAAAAAATTTAAAGCATCTTGATATTCGGGTCTATTAAAATCATGAATGAAAATAATTGTGTTATCGTGTGACATTAATTTCACAACTGAAGCACAAGAAACCCTTGCTCTACCATCAATTAAGATAACATCAAAAGGTCCTTTATCTAAAGGTGCCTCAATATAAGATTTAAATTCTTCGTATGTACCACAATGTCCACCCTCTACATATGGTAAGTCAGGTTTTTTTAATATTATCTCGCAATTAGATAATAATCCATCTTGTAATTTATTATACCAATCTTCTTGATGTTCTATCGAAATTATATTTAAACACTTATCGGCAATTTCAAATGTCGATTGACCAGAGCCATATTCTAGTACTTTTTTTGTTTTATCTATTTCGGCTAAAAAAAAGACTGATTCATTTGTTGTTGTAAACATATTATATTGTATTATATTATTTTAGTTCGATATAACATATCCAAGTGTAATCTTTTTTTTCTTCAAAAAAAGTGGGATACTTTTCGTTATCGTTTATTGTTAATAAAGGTTCTGGTGTTGGATAATTTTCATCCCAATTATCACCCCATCTTGTTATCTCTGATTTAAATAATGGTGGCATTTCTTGATAAACCGAAACATTTTCTTTAAAATAATCTAAATCTGAATCGTTCTTATCATACCAAGTTTTAATTCCGTCCAAGTCAATAACATATCTGGTGTTGGATAATATTTTTTTTGGTGTATAACAGTCACCTAACTGATAAGGATAATTATCTTCAGTCATAAAAACCTTAAAACCCAATGATTTGGCATGTTTTAGTCTCTCTAAAAAATTTTGATGATCATCAAAAAAAATCATAGTATCTTCTTTTGGTATGTGATCCCAATCAGTTTTTAAAAAATCTAATGTTTGATATGTGACTTTAGGACTCGTATAAACTCTAAAATGTGGTGAAGGGTCAATAGATATTATTTTTGTATCTGGACTAGCTTGTTCAAAAAACCAAGTGCCAAGTCCTTTCCATACACCACTCTCAATTAGATATTTAGGTTTAAGTTTTTTAACAACATACCAAGCCGAAAACATGTGTCCAGATTTCATACCACCATTATTGTCTTTTATGGGTCTTGATTCGTATAATGTCTTAAATTCATCTAAATGTTTTAACATATCTACTCTATCCCATTTGCTTAAAAATTCAGTCATTTGTTTTTTTCTTTAAATAAATAATTATTATCAATATTATTAATTATATAACCATATTTTTCACATAAATAAATCAAATTATTTTTATTGTGAAAATATCTATATGTTGTAATTTCATCATACGCATCATATGTTTCGTAATAGCTAGGTTTATCGGTTATTTCCATTCTACCTATTAATAATTTTTTTGGTGATAGTTTTAACATATTTTCTAATACATCATCACCATTTGGTAGTACATCCAATAAGGCACCTATATGAATCATATCAAAATTATTTATATAATCTGACGATAATTCATTTATATCTTTAACATAGAATTCTTCGTAATTCCATTTATTTTTGGCCAATTCAATTGCATCAGACGAATAATCTATTCCAGTATATTTTATATTATTAAACTCCCTATTACATAATTCATAGTAAGTACCACATCCACAACCAATATCTAAAATGGATGTGGGTTTTTCTTGGATGATAAATTTAATAAAATCCATCCAATGTTGTGGGTAGTTATTTGATAGTTGTTTTATATTTAATTCTAATTGTTTTTCAAAAACGTTTTTATTTTTCCAAGAATCAATTAATGCCATATTTTTTAATTTGATTTTTAAATTTAATAAGTAAATTATCCATATTATTTTTTATTGATTCTGGATGTTCGCCAATAAATTCACTTGTTTTACATTCACCGCGAACGTGTGGTTTAAATTCGTGTACACCATTCCACATTTCTTCAATATAATTTTTTTTATCGATATCACCAGTAACCCAAGGTAGATAAACATCATTAAAATAATTATCAATACAATTATTTCGACTAACACTATCTTTATAATAATTTACTTTCTTATAAACTTGGTCAGGAAAAACATATGAATAATGATACATCTGTACCCCCAATTTTTCAAATAATTGATCACTATCGATATGTTTTCTTACGATATTTGATGTTACCGGATATTGAATTGTGGGTGGTCTATGTGTTAACCATGTTGACCCCTTTGTATATTTAAACACTCTTAAAAAGTTATCTCTGTTTAATTCAAAACCAGTTAAATAATGATTAAACCCACCATAAAAAGAACAACTTCTAATGCCGACACTTGTCGGTTGTTCTTCTTTTAAAAATTCGATCATTTTAACCAAATCTTCAGTTTTATAAACCTCATCTGAATCTAAATTCCATATATAATCAATATCATCATTAATATGTTCCATGTACGCCCTACATTGATCATCTTTTTCAGTAAACTGACCATGTACAATTTTTATTTTATTCTCGGGATCTGGAAATTCATTTAATATTTTATTTGTTTCGTCAGTAGAGGTTGTCCTACCTTGCCTTTGCCAATAAGAAACTGGCCCTTCCGCAATTAAAATTTGACTTGCAAATGGATAAACCTGTTCTAAACATTCTTTTAAAACATAATCACCCTCAAAAATTATCATACCAAATGCTATCTTCATTAGTTTTGTTTTTTAATTGTAATATTTAATTTTGGTTTCTTTTAATTTATTGTAATAATCATCATATATCAATTTTAAAGACTTAACGTTTGTATACATTTCAATTGGTGTATAGATATGATGTTGTGTTGATGGTATATACCCATTTTCACGGAAATCAAATTGTGAAAAATGTGTAAAAATAAGTTTTTGTTTTCTTCCTTCCCAAATAATATTATGATTAGATTCATAATCTGAATAATCATATAATTGCCATTGCCAAGGTGCTCCGTGTCCAATTTCACCATCTATAAATATTAAATCACTCGGACACATATTTGGAAACTCATCTAAATATTTTTGATCTCCACAGGTTGCTAAATGTGGATATTTTTGATTTAAAACCGCATCTGACCACCAGTTTAGTATTTTCTTACCTATTGTTCCATTTTTAAAAAAAACAATCCCGACATTATAAAAACCTTCATCTCTACTATAATTTAATGGAAATTGTCTATGTCTGAAAATACCAATTTCTTTATTTCCAATTGAATTTAAAATAACATCAACGTCATCGTGTAATAAAATATCACTATCAATGTACATTATGTCGCCAATATTTTTATTAATTAAAAAATTTGAAAAATATGAAGCTAAAGACCAACAGAAATATCTGTAATTACTATTTTTTAATTTTAGTAATATCTCATCGTTTGATAAAAGTTCTGAGACATTATAAATAATTAATGTTTCTGATTCATGTTTTTTTGCAATTTCATAGCTTTGATCATCAATACATAAATAATGTAGTTTAAAATTTTTTGAATATTTCAATAGGGATTCATATAATGTTAAACCCTTTATTAAATAATTTATATCTGAAACTGTACAAATGTTTATCATAAATAAAAATTTTTTTCTTGTCTTCTTTTAAATGTTAAAAAATCATCACCGTAGTGTGTTTCGTTTCTCTGATATAAAGAATCAAATTCATTGGATTTATCAACACTGTGATGTTTATGTCTTATGATAACTTTACTATTATAAACTTGTTTTTTTAACATATTACCGACAATTGTAAATTCATTATCAGACCATAAAGATTTATATTCTGGATTGTATATGTAATTAAATCTATCATAATATTTTTTACCTAAAATACACAACGTATTCAAATTATCTCCATGATTTCCATCATTAAACCATAAAATACCGTCGGTATCAACGAAGTTTTTTTTCATTTCATCTCTTATTATTTCATCATAATTTTTTATTTCTGGCACCATATCATCAGAAGCCAATAAAATAATATCATACTCTATATCACTAAAACCATTATTTATTGCTTCTATTTTACTTTTATTTTGATTAAATACTAATCTTGTATTTTTAAGTTTACTTATCTCGTTTTTAATATCATTATTATTCATTAACTGATCATCAACATCACAACTGACATTAATAAAATAATTTTCATTATCACTTAATAAATCATTATAAATTTTTAAAACATTTAAAAATTTAATGGGTCTGTTTCTAGTTGGAAATTGTATTAATAATTTCATACGTATGCGGGTTTAAATTTTTCATTATTACCATGAACTGTTATTTCATATCTTTGAGTGTTCCATATATTCTCATCAGGAATTATGTTAAAACTAATGTTTAGTTTCCATAATGTAAATGGTAGAGATACCTGACATTGTGGATAAATCATTCCAAATTTCATTATTTCTTTAAACCATAATTTATTAAATTCAATAACATCTAAATATCTGTTGTTTCTTAAAAGAAATCCACTTTGGTATAGTCCATTATTTTCTGGATAGTTATGTAAATTCTTATATTCATTTAATTGAGGTAATATTTTTTCTTTTGAATATTTTGGTATTGTCAAACTATATATACCTTCTTGGTATATACAATTTCTCGGGAACCCAGCCAAACAAAAATGTTTATATAATAAAATTTTATCTGATTTAAAATTTTTAAATAAAAAATTAACGTAGTCTTTATCTTTTATAACAAAATTAGCATCTAACCAAATAGTGTAATCGTAATCTGGTAAGTAATTGTGTGAAAGACATTTTATTTTTTTATATGAAACAGCCGGTGGAACATTATTATCTTTTTCGATATATATTATCTTCCAATCATCCGATTTTAAATCGGGATTATCGGTGAAACATATATAATCTAATCCATCTATTTTTTCTGGTGGTTTTAGTGTTTCGTAATCACCAAATATCGCCGTATATAAACAAATTTTCATTATAAATTAATATTAAAAATATTATCAACTAATTTTGTTCTTTCATTACCGGGCGGTGTTGTGGTAAAAAAAATGTCACCTAATTTATATTCGTCGTACATTTTTAAAAATTCATCAATGTTTTTAAAAGCATCCTTAGAAGAACTATTTATTAATTTTGTTTTTATATTTTTTCTAACATAACTCATGTGATGCATCTCCATTTCATCTCTAGTTAATATTAATGGTTTATTTGAATCCATTCTACGAGTTGGGTCCACCAATACAGGTGATATGTTTCCAAACTTATATGTAGAATTATTTAATATTTTAAAAATCAAAGAAACATAATATGTGTTATATGGAAAAATTTCATATGTGGGTTCTTTAAAATAAGTCTTCATCTGACAATATGATGAATCATAGTCCCCATCTATTAGTTTATTTTTTAGATATTTGAATTGTTCCAATAAATAAAATTCATCGGAATCCATACTCATATGGTGAGTACATCTATTTCCTTGGGAAATATAAAGACCAATATTTCTTTTTACAATTTCGTTGTAATGTCCACCATTCTCGATCTTTGGTTTGTATTCGTATAACTCATCAACTAAACCTTCCGATTTTAATCTATTGAGTAATGGTATCAATTCTTCATTACATTTATTTCCAAAATTAGATATTGTCTGATAAACAACTGAAATATAATCGACTTCTGATCTTATTTGCTTAATAGAACCTTCGAGTAATTCTTCTCCATCAAATATGTTATAACTTACACCTAAACGCATAAAAAAATATTCACTAAAATATAATGAATATTTTTCAAAATAAAAAGTATTTTATCTTTTTTTTTTAATCGGTTAAATCGGTAAAAAATCCTTTGGTTGTTAAATCCTCAGAATTGTTTTTAGATCTTTCTTCTGCTCTGGCAATCTCCTTTTCTGTGAATAGAAGACATCTTTCGTTTTTACCGTCAGCATCTTCTACCCAAACGGAAACATATTTAGCAGAAGCGTTTGAAAACTTCTTCTTTTCAGTATTCCAAACTCTGATTAATCTACCTGATTTAACTTTTACCTTGTCAATTAAACTAGCCATATGTTTTTATTTATAAATATCATGCGAAAAAATAAAGTACCGCACCTAATGAAGTTACACCAGCATCGACCCAATCAAATTTTTCTTTTTGATAAAATCTATCATAACATTCTTTAAGTAATCCTGCAATTGTTGCCACACCTAAACAAATAAATCCTAGTGTTGGTTGTGTGAAAAAATCAAACCGAGCGTTTATAATTACAATTAAAAGGGATAATGCGAATCCTGCGGTAAAATGCATTGCTTTGTCTTGTGGTATCATATTTTGTTTTTTTAATATCCTACTAAGTTTCTTATTATTAGACTATCGTTTTGAATACTAGTACATCCAAATGAATTAGGTCCTATCCACCAATATCCAGGTCTTGAATAAGAATTACCCATGATAGGTGCTCTACCTGTTGTAGAATTTCCAAAACCTGCGAAATATTCTGCAAGAAAATTACAATTAGCATCATAATTTGCTTGGTGGTACAATCCAAAAGTGTGTCCTACCTCATGAGATGAAGCTTCCCAAATAGATTTTTGTCTATATCCTAATGCTTTACTAAATACAAAAGCAACTACCTCTTCACCCCATTTTATTGATTCTATAAAAGCGACACCTCCTGCACAAGCTGTTGGTCCACAATACCATTCATAGTTTTCTGTAATTATCAATCTCTGTCTACGAACAATAGAAGCATTATTATAAACACTAGAGTCTGTAGTGACATTGATGTTTTTAAATTGAGCAAAGTCAGTGGTTATAGAATCTACAATGTTTTTTATTTCTGTTGAACTAAGTCCTGATGGTGTAGCATAAAATGGTAAACCTCCGTTTTGCCCTATCCAATAAGGACTATTTACATATTCCCCATCAAAATCTAAAAATATAACCCAGTTTCCTGTACCAACAATAGGTGGAAATGGTGTTGCATCACAAGCGTCTCCTATACCATCTTTATCACTATCTAATTGATCGGGGTTAAATGTGACAGAACAGTTATCCTGTGTATTAGGTATACCATCTTTGTCTGTGTCCCTTACTCTTGTTCTAAGTGCAATCTGTTGTTCTTGTGGAGACATTCTAGCAACGGTATTGTAATTACCGTTTAGAAAGTCACATGATTCTGGTTTATTTTTTAATGTAAAATTGTTTGTTATTTTTTGACAAGAAAAAAACAAAAATAGAATAAAAAAAAGATAGGTATTTTTCATAGGATATTGTTTACTATAAATATCATATGAAAATTAAATTTTATATGATTTTATACCACCACAACCAACCTAACAACCTAACAACATAATATCTTAATTTATTATCAAACTTGTTTGAATTGGTGATATTTGTCCAAAACAACATTTCTTTATCACATTCCTTTCTTGTCATGTTGTGATTTCTATTAACATATAAAACGTCGTGTACTAAATAACCAAATAGACCGTCATTATATGGTCTCACAATTGACCACAACCATTTAGGTACTGTGGACATATCATAATAAAATCCTTTGGGGATGTTTATGATTTTACCACTACTTAATACTACCGTAATTGGTTGTGCTATTTTCCAATATTTGGAACTATTATCGGAATATACGTAGGATTGGATAATTAATTCGTCGGTTAGTAGTTTTTCGACTACATTATCTTTAGTTATATAACCTCGACTTACCACTTTGAATTGAATTAGTTATCAACGCAAAATTATTATTTCTTATCTCGGTAACATTCTCTGAAAGTTGAATCCAATTAGGATCATTATTACTCACACCTGTCACTATTTGTGATTGTAATAAAGTTAACATTTCTGTATTTATTTCATTATAACTACCTTCAGGTTTTTGAGACAAAATGTTAAAAACGGTTGTTACAGTATTAACATCGGACTCAATAGTTACTAAATCGTCATCACCAACACCAATACAACCATCTTTTATTTTGTGTAATGTTGAAAACGAACTATATGCTGCAAATCCGAATAATATTTCAGCAATTAAGTAAAAATGTTTTGCTTTTAATTCTATTTGTATCATTGTATTTTATTTATAAATATTTAGTTTATTGTAATTTTATAAAAAGTAACTTAAATTAATTTCACTTCTTAATGTTTGGTTACTTCCACCATAATTATCTACTTATTTCTTCCCAATCCATTGATGCAAGAATAGCTCCTCCTCCACCTCCTACATTAGAAGCTACTACAATAGTAAGTTCAAATGGAGTTCCTGTTAATCCATTTCTTTCAAGTTGTGTTTTAAAGAGTGCTTCTTTAAGAATATCAACTTGAGTTGAACCTTGGTTTGACACACTAAAAAACCCACTTGCAAGTATTCTTCCTCCTGTAAATGAAGTTCCGTCTATGTTATATTGAACAGAAGAGTTATTAGGAGCATCAACCCAAGTACCACCTGTTGTAGTTCCAGATGATATTACCTGCCAATTATAATCTCCTGAAATAGTTGCCATTATAGAAATTGCGGTAGATATCACTATAGCATCTAAACGATTAGGAGATGTTTTAAGACGTATACTTAGTACAGGATAAAACGTTCCTGCAACTGCTAATGTTGTTGGAGTTGTTACAGGAATACCAACAGCTTGTTGTAACCCATTAAGTTGATATCCTCCTTCAGATAACACTGTAGAACATATTTGCTTTAATGTACTTGCTCCACTTGTAGCAGTTGTATTTGTTATTTCATATCTTAATGGTAGTGAAGCTGTTGTAATATATGTAGATGTAATTAAATTAGCATGCTGAAACTTATGACAAACATGAAAGTTACCATCTATTACAAATCCTATTCTAACTGTACCCACACCCAACCACTCCAAATCCATAAATAAAATTTGGGCTTTTGTAAAATCAAGTATTATTCCACTTGGCCCTGAGCCATTCATAGGGTCAACATTCCAACTTGCCTGAGCAACAGGTGTATCTACTAATGCTCCTGAGACAGAACTTCTTTCAACAAAACTTACTGTACTACCACTCTGTTCTAAATAATATCCATTTTCTGCTCCATAATAACCCACTCTTTGTCTAAGACCTGTTTTAGCAGCACTCATTACAAATGTAGATAGTACAAGAAGACTTTTACCAGGTTGATATGAAAATACCTTTATAGTTTCTCTTGTAACAGAAGAACCTGAATCCGCTGTTACATCTAAGTTAATTAGTCCTTGGTTAGCATCAAATGTAGCAGTACCACCTGTAGCAGTGGCAGTAGACCATAATCCATTATCATCATACCTATGGCTTGAATCAAATAATGTAAATGGTTCACTAACTCTTAATCTACCAAACGAATCTATGTTTGGAGAGTTTGAATATTTTATTTCATTGTTAATTATATATGACATATATTATATTTTTTATATTATCCACCAATTATTATCTCTTGCCATTAAATGAAGGGCGACATATCTTAAATTAATATCAACATAATTATTCCCATCAATTAATCCTGAAGATGGAATTAATCTTATTCTATGTGTTGCCGCATATCCTCCTTCATCTTTAATTGTAAAATTATAACCATCATAACCACTCGGATTTGGTAATGTTAAATCAACATCTCCATTATAATTAACACCATAATAATTGAATGACGTTGTTAATGTTTGTGATGATACGGTTATACCTGTTGTACTATAAGCTAATGCTGATGATAAATTTCTATATCCAATTACACCGTTAGAATCTGAAGTTAATATTCTTGTGTCCCCCGAACTTATTTGGAGTCCTTGTATTCTAATTGGGTTTGTTGTTGCCGATATTGATAACTTATGTCCACTATCAACTGTTGTACCAATTAAAGTATTTCCAGACAAACTATTTAATATGTTATCACCCGTTGTGTTTTGATATGCGATGTGTGTTACGCCCGTCATACCCGACAATATTGGGTTATAATATATACCTCTTATTGTTGTAGAAAACGCATTGGTTTTATTAATTACTGGGTCTATTAATAAAGTATTTGCGTCCCATCCATTAGTGTTAGGATTTGTCCAACCTAAATTTATGTTTACAATAGATGAATTACCCTGATAATAGTCTCTCACTAATCCATATCCACCTCTTCTAACAAAAGTCCATTTGTCTTTTGCACCGCCTTGTTCATCTTCAATAAAATATGTTGAATTTCCATTTCCTGGTTTTCTATATATACCAACATTTGCAATTGGTACTGTGGATGATGTTGTGTTTATTTCAAAGCCAGATGATACACCACCAATTAATACGTTACCAGTAAAAGTACCATTAGAGTTAACAAATAAATTACCACTTGAACTTATATTTGTTTTTAATGTTCGATTTTGTGTTGGTGGATTACAACCAGATCCATCACAAGCGGCAGATGAACCCGTATCGGTAAATGAATTTGTACTTGTGTTATAAAACCTATTTGTACTATTCCAAGGATTTGATCTATATACTCTATACGAGGATATACCGGCGATTGCCGTCCATGTAAGACTAACAGAATTAGTTAATCCAGAAAGTGAAACAGAACTTATTGTACCAGCTGGTGTGGTATAACCAAGATTATCAACACCAACAATGCGATATGTGTATGTTGTACCTGTTGTTTCACCTGTAATCGCACCACCCGTTGTTGAATCAGTTAAAATTGGTTGTGATGGTGTGGAAAAAGTTCCAACACCAAAATTATTTTGAATTCTTGTTACACCGTAACTATCTAATTTAACACCAGAATCAGTTGTCGATCCGACAATTATATTTCCATTATTATTAAAAAGTGCACCAAATGTTGTACTATTATCTACAGGCCCCCCGACTAACCATTGACCACTTAATTGTCCTGTTGGATAGTTACCTGAGTAGACTCTAAAATTATTTCCGTTCTGTTCGATACGACTCCACCAATTACCATTATAACCACCGGAATTTCCCGATGGTCTAAATGTCATTCTTGTTATAAAAGAACCTTCATCAGAAATTTCTACAATACCGTCATTTGAATTTCCATACAAAAAACCATATCCATAACTAGAACCAATAACAACACCCGCATTTCTTGTTCTTAAATCTATATTTGTAACATTGGAATGTGGTGAATTTGTATACGTTGGTGATATATCGAGACCAATTAAAGTATTTCCAGATATTGATGCCGTCAATGATGGATTAAATATTGTACCTATTGTTGTTGCGGTGGTTACTGTTACCGATGTAATTGAAGGTGAAAAAGTTGTTTGTGGATTAATTGTTAATGTGTACCCACTTGTGGTTGATACCGTTCTGTTTGATTGTAATGTTCCATCAATATTATAAAGATTATCTACATTAGTTAAATTAGATCCATCACCATATATCGTGTTCCCACTAATGGTAGTTGCGGTAACACCACTTTGAAATAATACATCACCAGTAACTGTTCCACCACTTAATGGTAAATAATCTGTAATAACCGCTGTTGTTCCTGTCCATACACCCCAATACTCACCTGACCACTGCCATGTTGTACTAGCGAAAGTATATAAATCTCCGATAACCGGTGAATTTGGAAAATTAATTGCCATTTATTATAAATATTTTTTTATTCATTTATCTTTATTAAATTGGTTCTGTTGGTATCAACCCAGATGAATTTAAATCATCGTACAATTGAATAATTTCATTTTTATTTTGGGTCACCCATTTTCTTCTATCATCACTATAACCAAATTCCATGATCTCCGCTTTAAATTCATTGTATTTGATTACAAATAAATCGGCGAAGGAATTGAAACCAATCATATAGTCAACCCCAAATTGAACTAATTTACCATATTTAATTGCCAATTCTTCAGTCATAATTTATATTAATTAAATCTTAAATTTGCTCCGATTACACTTGTTGAACCTCCGGCAAATCTTTCCATTATTATTTCAAATTTTATATAATAAACGGGTTGACCCAAATAATTTTTAGGTACATTAACAACAACATCAGAATATTGAAGTGCATAATTTGTACTTGTTTGTGATAAGTACGTCGCTGGTGCAATTGTATTATATGGAAACTCACCGGCAGTACTTGCAAGTACCGTTCTAACACCGACATTATTTTGAACACCACCAAATTGTTCATGTGTTGTTACTCTAAATGAATAAACATAATCTGTTGCCGTTGTGGTATGTGGTAATTTTAATGCAGTTTCTAAATCAAAAGCAACGAACATACCCCTATCAAGTAGTCCAAAATTTTGTACTCCAGTTCCACCAAAAACTTCATAATTAGGTATACCGTTAAAACCTAATTTAAAACTAACTGGAAGTGTTGATGCGAATTGAGGTAGTGTACTAGAAGCGAGAACACCATCATTGTTTATTGTAACAACTTTATTGTTTGTATCACCACTTTGTAACCCCTCAATTCTTACTGGATTTTCTGAACCAACAATATGTAATTTATTTGTTGGTGATCTTGTTCCAATACCAATACCACCTTTACCTTCTGATAGTTGTATACTAATACCTGATGTTGATGATCCAAAATTTATGTCACCCTCGTTTAAGGGATTAATATTTAATGGTGAACAAGAATGTATATTTGAAACATATAAATCATTAACACAATCTCCGGATATACCTATTTGATTTACATTAATTGTATTTGCAGTTAAACCACTTAAAACTAAATAATCACCGATTGTGGTAGTACCACCTCCACCACCTCCTATTGTTGCCGGTTGTACCCATTGTGATGAATTTCCGTCATTTATCCACACATATTCAATACCATTGTTTGTGTTATACCATCTATCACCATTAACTAAAACATAACCCGTTGGTGTTGATCCCGAAATAAAATATCTCGATGCGTTTACTAATGTGTTTCCAGTGTTACCTGTTATATCTAAATAAATTCTAAATCCACCTCCAGTATTATACCCTAAATAAAGTATATTATATCTATTATCAAAACTACCACCAGAAATCCATTTATCATTTGTTAACCCACTATATGGTGAATAATGTAGAACACCGTTAGAGTCTACCGTAACTATATTGTTGTCATTTGATAATTGTAGACCTTGAATTCTAACAGGATCGGTAGAACCTGTAATATGTAATAAATTTGTTGGGGATTCCGTACCAATACCAACATTGGTACCGTCATATGTGAATCCTGTACTGCCCGATAATATACCATTATTATTGTATATTACTTGTTTATTAGAACCGACACCATAAAATGTTTGACCACTTATAGTTGTTGCGGTGATTCCACTTTGGAATAATACGTCGTCAGTAACCGTTCCACCACTTAATGGTAAGTAGTTTCCTGATATTGTTATATCACTTAAATTTTTATATTTTATAATACCATTATTGTCGGATGTTAATATTCTGGTTTCCGTTGTTCCACTTTGTAATCCAACGAATCTAACAGGATCGATTGTATCTTCAACATGTAATCTGTTTAAAGGTGTTACGACACCTATACCTATTTTTCCTGTTGTTGTAGGTGAATCACTAGGACTTCCACCAGAAGTATCAAAATTAGTATTGATACCAAATAATACACCACCAATATTAATAGAATCCGTGGTTCCATTTGGTAATGTGATAGAATTACCAATAATGATATTATTTTTTCCTATTTTACTAAACCCAAATCTAGGTGTTCCTACATTAAAACCTATTAATGTTGAATACGATGCGTTGGTTGAATCTTTACCTGCCAAATAACCAATAAAATTTGAAAATCTAGCGTAATTAGCATTTGAACCCGCGTTAGTACCTATAAAAGTTGAACCTGACGCATACAATGCACCACTACCCGCTAAATTACCTATAAAATTTGAATCAAAACCTCTGATTTGTCTATCAAATCCAACAATTGTTTCACCGTTGATATTATATCCCGCATTATACCCTATAAAATTTGAAAATCCTGCGTTTTTTGAATTTTGTCCCGCACCAATACCAATAAAATTTGAATTGTTTGAATTTTTTGAATCTGAACCGGCACTTTGTCCAATAAAATTACTTAGATCACTATCATTAGCCCTAATACCTGATCCATACCCTATAAATGTTGATCTACTTGCACCTGTTGTTTCTCTACCCGCAAAATCACCAAACGAAATTTGGTCAAAACTTAAAGACTGGGCATTAGGTCCTAATGCAAATGAACCTTGACCAGTACTACCAGTAATGACATATGGTTTCTCGTATGGATAAACTGTAGGTATAACATCACTTTCGGCATACCATTTTGGGATACCTTGTAAATTTCTTCCGTCACCATAAAATGTTTGACCACTTATAGTTGTTGCGGATATTGTATTTACCTCTAAGTAATTTAAATTAGTGTTTCCACTAACACTTAAATCACCGTTAATAGTTAATCCTGTTAGTTCATTAATAAGTACACTAAACGTAGATCCTGAATTATCAAATATTGTAAATTTATTTGAATTGTTATATGTGAATCCAGTCACATATGTGTCACCTGTCACAGAAGATATAATATCCGATAATGATCTATATTGAATGGTGTTACCAGTACTTAAACTTAATATTTTTGTGTCAGATGTACTTAAATTAACCGTATCTAATTGAACAGTATTTGAAAATCTACTTGTACCATTAACATCAAATTGAAATGTGCCGGGTAAAACATTAACGCCCACTTTACCATTAAATCTCAACAAATCATTTGCGAAATCACCATATATCAATGGTGTTGATGAAGTGGTATTTTCAATGTAAAGTAAATTTGATCCCGTTTCGTTTCTACCCGCATTAAGACCAATAAAAACATTATTACTACCAGTTATATTATTAAAACCAGCATTTTTTCCGACAATTGTGTTACCATCTCCAGAAGTCGCATTTTGTCTTGTGTTGGTTCCGATATATACGTTGTTTCTACCTGTAAGTTGATTCAATGCTGAACCATTTCCTATAAAAACATTGTCATCACCAAACGTCCCTGTTGTTGCACCAGTAAAATTAATTGCAACAGTATCACCAATTATACTATTAAAACTACCTCTAATGAGTTTTGTTAAAGAATTATTACCAAAAACTGTATTTTTAACACCACTAGTGATTCCCGTCATTGAGGTGTTACCAACAACTAAGTTAGTTCTAACGTTAGATGTTGAAATTCTACCAGCATTTTTACCGATAAATAAATTTGCAAATTCTAATTCCGCGGGATTAGTTATAGATGATCTTATTTCAAATAATATATTTCCCGACTCGTCTAATCCATTTAAAAATCTATCATTAATATTAGAAGTTCTTCTTAACGATAACGTATTTCCACTTAAATCAACAATCCTATTTGACAATAGATAACCATCGACAGTATATATATTATCTATATTTGTTAAGTTAGATCCGTCACCATATAATGTTCCACCACTTATCGTTGTTGCCGATATTATATTAGAAAATAAAGTATTGAGATTTGTGTCTCCACTAACACTTAAATCACCATTAATGGTCAATCCTGTTAAATCGTTTATTGTAATAACAAACGAAGAATTGTTATTATCATTAATTGTAAGTGTATTATTTCCATAGGTGACTCCCGTAACAAAAATATTTGGGTCTATTGGAAGATTTTGATAAGTAGTCGCACTTATTGTCGTTGCAATAAACCCGCCATTTAATGTGGTGTTACCCGTTATATTTAAATCACCATTAAGATCTAAATCACCATTAATTGTTAATCCTGTTAGTATGTTAAAAGATGCGGTTAATGTGTATCCCGACCTGTCGACTATTGTAAAAGTATTGTCACTATATGTAAATCCTGTGGTATAACGATCAAAATCGTATTCAAAACCACTAACAGTTATCGTGTTACCACTATTGCTAGTTAGTGTTAAGACACCTTGACTAAATGATCCACTATTAAGATACAAATCACTTATTGGTGTACCTGACAAATATATATTCTCAGAATATATTGCATCTATAGGTCCATCAATTTTACCTATTTGAACCGTGTACCCCGAAGGTACGGTTATGGAGTCAATTTGTGACCAATTTATCTTTTGTAATCCCATATTAAAAGTAAAGTCTTTATATAAATACTTTTATATGGTTTAATTAATAAAAAAAGGAGGTTAAACCTCCTTTTTTTTATTTTAGAAATAATTTTTTATTATTTCAACAATTTCATCTTCTGTTTTATAATTTATTGATGGTACATATATATGTCCTGTTTCAGAATTATCAGGAGACACTAAAATTGTAGGTAAAAAATCATAATTTGTTAGTTTAACAATTTCATCCCAAACTTCTTTATTTTGTGTTACCTCAACCTCCTTATATGATATATTAATTTCATCAAGTCTTTTTTTAAGACTTGAACAATGGTAGCACCCATCAAGAGTAAAAATAACTATTTTATCCATTATTTTATTTTATCAAGAAATTCTTTATAATATGAATCAGGTCTAGCCCCATTTGATCTATCTATTAGATTTGATCCGTCATATATCATAATCGTAGGTACAGAAGTTATTCCTAACTCAACTGTAGAATCTCTATTTTGGTCAACATCAACCTTTAAAAATTTAAACTCGGGATATTGTTTTGATAATTCATCTAATCTAGGTGTTAACATCCTGCAAGGTCCACACCAAGAAGCCGAATAACTAACCAATAATTTATTACCTTCTGATTGTAGTTGTTTAACTACGCTTGAACTTACATTTTCCATAATTAATTTCTATTAAATCCTATTTTATTTTCTTTTTGTGTTTTAAAAGTTTCAACATCAATATTATATATATCTGCTAATACCATTCCTTCATTTACTTCCACATTTTTTCCTAATTTTTTTAATAGTTTATTCGTTTCTTCGGAATTTAGGGACCCAAATTTGTGTTCCGCAATCAATCTACCTTTACGCAAAAGAGCGGGGTCGATTTTTTCTCTTTTCATATTAAATGTGGCAATTATTTGAATACCTAAACAATCACCCAAAATACCATCTGTTAAATTTAATATGTTCGATACTCCTGCAGGTGAACCATTACCTTCCCTATCTGAAATTACACGTTCAGCGTCTTCAATTACTAATATTGAGTTTTTATGTTCCATCAAAAATGGAATTATTGATGGTTCAGATAGAACTTCCGCCATTGACGGAGGGATAAATAAAATTTCCTTTTCTTTTATTAATTTAGTTAGAAATTTTAAATAAGATGTTTTACCTGTGCCAGGATCTCCATGTAAAAGGATTATACCTTTATCCATTTCTTTATTTAATCTTTCAACAATTACATCATGTATCTTTGCAAATTTACCACCATAATTTAATTCGAGATCGATTTCGGTTGTTGGTAAATCATATTCCTCCAAATCCAAATGACCCATCTCACTTTTGATTAAAGAAATATTTTTCTTCTTCTTAATTCTTTCAAATTCTTTTAATTTATCGAAATTAAGTTGTTGATCTATCTCGCCATTTCTAAAGTCATATAATATTTCTAATTGGTAATATTCGTCAGCATTATTTGTTTCGTTTATCATTTTTAAAATGATACCGTTTTTTTTGTTGATGAAAATAAACGACATCACCGTTCTATTTGATTTTCCAAATGTTTGATTTCTTGTTTCAACAAGAAAACCATTTTCGATTAAATAATTTTTAAGTGAAATATCATATACTTTAGAATAGTTAGAGTACTTTGAGGGTATAACGTCAAATAACGTTATAAAAACTTGTTCTAATGGGAAATCATTACCATATACAGTATCGTATAAGGGATAATATTTGGATAATTTTGACATACTACAAATGTAATAAAATTAATGAATAAAAAAAAATTAGTTCAAACATATTTTACCAAAAGTACCGACATCCATAAATAACTTATCTTCTATAGTCTCTTCCTTAAATTCTTTTTTGGTGATATCAACTAATTGTAATGTTTTTCTTATTAACTCAAACTGATCTTTTGTTAATATAGGTTCACCATCTTTTTCAAAATTTTTTTGTGATATCTCAGTTAGATATTTAAAAAACATTTCCTCATCTATCTCATTTAAAAAATAGTTTCTCGCATCCAAATCTTTATTTAGATAGTTTCTAACATTTTGAACATATATTAAAACTTCAGGTGACATTAGTTTTGATTTTTTATTTGATTTACTGATAGTGTTACCGGTGTCGTTCTACCAAAAATCTTAACGTCAACATCTACTTTATCATTTTCTACCGAAGATACTGTACCGATAAATCCACTGAATGGACCATCACAAATTGTAACACTCGATCCAATATTCACGGACATTTTTTTATTGTTTTTATGTTCTTCAAGAAGATCATCTTTAATGATTTTTTCAACGTCACTCTTTCTCAATAATAAAGGTTTTTTATCTCCCATCATACCCATTATATTTGGTATTGATGATATTTCTTTTAATTCATCTTCATTCATTTCTTTATTGGCTTCAAAATAAAGATACCCACCATATATCACTTTTTCCCTCAAAACTTTTTTCTCTTTAACCATAACAAATTCGGTTTCAGTGGGGCAAATAAATCTTTTAATGTTCTTTATATTACCCAAAGAAATCTGCATGTTATACTGTTCGTTTAATTGTCTCTCTTTACCAGGTAAAACTTTAATTACATACCAAAATGTGTTCATACTATATAAATATTTAGTTAATAGTTCATTATTAATAATTCAGTACCTTCGTTTTGTGTACCATCTTTTTTAGCTGCTGCCGCTTTTTTGAAATTTTTACTTTCCCATTTATATTGTGTTTGGGGGAACCATATGTGTAACAATTCAAATTCATAATAAGATAAAGAAAATTTACCTTTTATTGTTTTTAGACTATTTGCCAATCTTTCGTGGTCGTTTCTATCAAAATCATGGTTTGAATAATAGTTCTCTGTTTTCCAATAGGGAGGGTCCATATAAAAATATGTTGTGGGTGAATCATATTTTTTAACAACATCTTCAAAGTCCTTGTTTTCCACAAAAGTTATTTTATCAATATGTTCCCTATATTTTGGATTTTTTAGTTTGTCCATGAATATCAATACTTTACAACGATATTTTCCCTTGTAATCGGTATAAGATGATGTCTCGGGTTTAGATCCGGAAAAAACTTGGGTTAGAACATACACATATTTACATGCAATTTCAAATTTATTTTCTTCTGTTATCACCAGATCAGGACTAAAAACCTCTCTCTGATATTCACTAAACATTTGTGAATATTCCGGTGGTGTGTCCACCACACCCAACTGTTGACAGGGGTATTTGGATAATTCTTCCCAAAGTCTATCGTATTCTTTGGTACAATTAAATAAATTGGTATTTAATCTATTAAAATCGTTATATACTACCGTTTTAAGGTTAGGGTAATCTTTTAGATCCATATTATAAAAGACCCAAAACATACCTGAAAAACCCTCTACGTATGTTTCTATGTCTTTAGGTATAAAAGGTACTATCCATTTCCCTATTCTAGCTTTTCCTCCAATGTATGAAATCATATTATGTTTTTAACTTGTTTAGAATTAAAAATAGATAAAAAAAATTAAAAAACGAAATCGTTTTGAAAATTGTAGAAAAATACTTATATTATAGTATGGCATGTAACGAATGTAAAAAGAAAAAAGAAGAAAGAATAAAGAAAGAAAAGGAAATTAGATTTGTGGAAAATTGGGTAATTGTCTTTATGGTTGTTTGGACAGGACTCGCAATTTATGGTCTGGTTTCTTTAATTTCAAAACTTTTATGAAAAATGGTAAATATTTCATAGTTCTTTTTTGTAACAAAAAAAGAGTTAAAATACTTTATCGTTGTATGAAAAGAACAACAATATATGAATACTGGAGGGAATTTAGAACTCAGAAAAAACCTCCATTTATAAAGCTACGCGGTAATAAACGAAAATTAGAATTAACTTATGAATTGGCACTAATCTTCCCAAATAATAGATGGGCAACAAAAACATATGTTAAAGATAGTTTGGGTAGAAATGTTGAGGCAAAAATTGAAAACGATAAATTTAGAATAAAAGAAATGATCCCGTATTGGGAAGAAGAATTGATTTATGATTTTCAAAAGAAAAAAAGAATAAGATATCATCAAATGATGGATCAAATCACACCAATAAAAGATATTGCCCAGATCTTCACTTTAAACAACAAAGTATTTGTTCAGATAGAAAATGATGTTATGATGTTTGGTAACAAAAATATATCTGATTCCGAAAGATTATTTGAAATAATAAAAGAAGATATATTAAAAAGAAAGATAGGTAATTTTATTTTTGTAAAAGATGTGTCAACACATCAGAGAAAATTGTTGTATAATTTATTGGAATCTAAAGGATATAAACGTAGTGAATTGTTTAGACATTATTCATATTAAAAATAATATCAATCGTACCTATACTTATTTTAAAAGTATCTTTTGGTTTATCCATTTTCTTATTATATTTTTTTTGTACTAAATCGAATATTCTTTCGAATTCTTCCTTAGATATACCAAATACTATTGTTGAAGAATCTGTGTTAGCATTAACTTTTTCAAGTAAGTCAGATATTATTGCCAATTGATTTAAAAAATCACCTTTTTTTTCCATATCCCAATATTCTAACTATTTTTTTAAAAAATAAATATTTTTCTTTTGGTTTAGGTTGAAACATTTTTGTTTTATCGAGATTTTTAACCTCATCAATCATCTTCTCCTTGTGTTTCGCTATCTCCATATTGTCCTTCTCTATCTCCTTCTTCAACCATTCCAATCCCTGTTGTATCCTCTTGTCCATTTTCGTCAATTAATTTAATATCTTTTAATTTATCCAATGACTGATTTTGAAATAAAATTTTCAATTCATTAACTTTCTCTTCAAATAATTTTCTTTTTTCTTCCTCTTCTTTATTAACTAAAATAATTTCATTGGCACATCCAATAACAATATCGTAACCTTCTTGTGTTGCAACTGAAAATATCGAAATGAGATTAAACTTATCATTCTTATCTTGTACTTTAAATTTAATTGACCTATATGGTGCAATTATATGTTCATATTTCCAAGATGTTGGTAGTTTAATATCTAAACTAACACTGTTATCAACTTCTCTTAATGAGAAAAAATAAGGTTTAAGTGATTTTATAATTTCGTACATATGTTCTTAAATAAAGAAATAAGTTATAATATAGGAAATGGCAAAATATAAAAAAATTTGATTATTTTTTGATATCACCAAAACAGAAGGATTCTCTTCAAATAATTTAAAGATAAATTCTATAACAAATCTTGATGTATATATTATACTCAAAATGAATAAAAATATTTTAATTTCCGACATCATCTTTTTTATGTTTTTTAATTTCTTCAAGTATTTCTTTTCTAAATACTTTTGTTAAATCTTTTATTTCTTGTGCATATTTTCTGGCTCTTATTGACGCACTATGATTTCCTTTTAAAAATACCTTGTTTGTATCAACAGACATTTTCTCAACTAAATCTTTTATGGCTTTTAATGTTTCCATAATATCCTGTTTTTAATATCAATATAAGGAAAAAAATTCATTTTTTCAAGTTTTGATCTAACAATCTATATATTTCTGTGACAACATCTAATTCGGATTTATTTTTTATAAAATCCATATCAAAAAGTTTGTCAAAATATTCGTCAATTTTAATCTTTTTATTTTCTATTTTATTAAAATAAAATGCCTCTAAAAAAAAATTCCAGAAATACTCGTGACAGTTACTTCTATTTTTAAAATATATTTTTTCCTTGTTGAAGTTCTCTACAATTTTATCCCAACACCAGTTAAAGTGACCTTTAATATCTTCAGTTGTGGAAAGTACATCGGAACCTAAATAAGTATTTTCAATTATCTCATATAATGAGATAAGAAAGTCGTGAAAAAGTTCCATTTTCTCACGACTTATATTGTAGGCCCTATACCAAATTTCTATTTGATATCTGTAGTTATCTAACGGATTGAATCCATCAATAATTTCTTTTTTATTCATAATCACTATATGTTACAATATAGTGATAAATAAAAATAAAAAAAAGAATTACTGTGTTTTTTTATTGTAGGAATATAATTTATTTATTTTTTTAAGTTCTTCTTCAAGTACGTTAGATAATTTATTAGTTGATTCTTTAACAAAATGAACATCTGCAGGATTTTCCCAACTGTGTCCCCAACTAACATCTTTTTTCTTTTTAATACTTTCTTTTTTTCTTTTTGTCTTATCTACAATTTTACTTCCTGTTTTATCTTTTACGACGTTTCCGGCATCAGATGAATTACCCATTGTACTATCACCTTCTAAAGCCTTTTTAACTCTATCTTTAAAACCTTCTGTTGGTTCATAATCAAAAGTTAAATCGCTAGCGGTTTCTCCTCTTTTATCTTCTATCTTTTTTTCATCTTCTGATGTGTTTCTAAAAGCCATTTTATCTCCTTTACCTATTGGTTTTGGAAATTCAGGATTATCGTTTCCATCAAAACTTAAATATTTTTTCAATTTAGTTGAAAGTTCTTTAGCATAATCTTCATTTTCTTTTTTAGATCCTGATTGAGCTTTTTTAGTTACAGTGACACCAGGAATGCCGGGAATACCAGGTTGACCTTTAGCCGCTTCTGTTACCATATTACTAATTAAAGAAACTAATTCAGATTCTTTTAAACGTAATTTTTTCTTTGTGGATTCTTTCATTGAACCACATTCGTTACATTGACCTTCTTCATTTAATTCACCGATACCACATTCAGAACAAGTTGTTTTTTCACCATCTTCCGCAATATAATCTAAAGATTTCGCCATATCGGGTTCATAATCACGTAAACTATCATTGAATCTATCTCCAACTTTTTTACTTATGTCACGTATTTTAGAAAATAATGATATTTTTCCTTTTTTACTTTGGATATCACTAAGATCTTTATCTAGTTCTGATGTATTTTCGTCTTCGAAACCATCCATGGCTAGATCTATTTCAGATAAGTCAGTATCGTTAGGTAAATTACCGTCTTCGGGATTTTCATCAGTTTCATTATCCAAATCCTCTTCCATGTTACATTCTTCACAAGTTTCTTCTTCTTCCATTTTTTTCCACATTTCCTCAACGTCGTACACTTCTTCGTTTATTTTTAATTTACTTTTGTTTTGTGTTTTAGCCAATAAAATAGCCTCAGCTAAACTTTTTACTTTTGGTTTACTTTTCATATCTTGATTTTCTTTTTCTTGTAATTCTTCACCCATTTTATCCAATTCATCTAACATATGATCATATGAATCATATTCACCTGGTTCAATAATAAATTGTTTACCTGGGTGTTCTTTTTTTAATTTATCAACAATTTCATTCGCTTCTTCTTCACTTCCACAAACTTGTACGGGTTCACCCTCACAGGTTATTTCATAAACCTCATGTTTTCCTTCTTTAGATTCATTAATTATTCTTTTTTTAACCTCGTTAAATAAAGAACTTTCAATAAGATTATTTAAATCAATTGGTTTCATATCAAATAAATATCTTCTTAATCTCATTTAATACGATATTTTCCAATTCTTTCACTGGTATACCGTGTTTTTTAGATACATCATCTATTGATTCCCTCAAAACCTCCAATGCATTTATGTCACCCTGATTACAATATGGGAATTTTTTACATTTATCCTTTATTTTTATAAAGATTCCACCTGGTCCACCCCACTTTGGGAAGTTTTTATCTTTAACCGCCCTACTTTTACCTATTGTTTCGGGTCCACCGATACTTAAAGGATTCTTTCTACCCTTGGTGGTTTTACCAAATAATGGAACATCAAAAGCTGCCCCTGCTGATACAGAAGAGTCCAATGCTTCTGTAAATTCACCTTTTTTACCGTATTCTTTTGAATTTGGTATTGTACTTATTTTTCTTTTGATTATAGGTGAACTTAGACCTGCCTCAAATGAACCAGACGCGTCGGCGCCCATCATTTCTTTTGTTTCGATCTTTTTTAATTTAGTGTAATATTTCGGATCTTCAGATAAATGATCCATAGCAATCTCTCTGGCCATTAATAAATCTTTAGTGTGTTCTTTTTCAACTTTTTGACCTTTTTTTAACTGATCTTTTAAGTATTCTATGGATACCTTATGTTTTTTAGATATATCAGTCAAAGACATTTTATCTGACAACCCACCTTTTAATTTATTAGTTTTTTTCATATTATCTAACAGATTTTAAAGAACTTTCCCAAAACGACTTTCTCTGCCATAAGGTTTTAAATAACTCAACAACTACTTTAGTTGAGAGGTCTACGATTTTATCATCAATGTTTTTAGTTCCTAACTCTTTTTGTATTATTTTTATAACGATATTATGTGCATTTGTCGAATCTAAAAAATCTTTCATCTCCTTTTGTGCAATTTTCTGTATTTCTTTCTTATCGTCATTAGTGAGAGCCATCTTAATTATTTTTTCTTTTTCTAATTATTTCATTCATTGTGGTTGAAAATGTCTCATTAAACTTTTCCAACTTTGTTATGATTTCTATCACATCTGTCTCAACTTTTAACATATCTGCATTCAAATAAAGTCCATTTTCATCACCCGCAATAAATACAAAATCAATATCTTGATCCGTTACCGTACCATCCAATCTTATTTGTTCTTGTGTAATTGTTAAACCCGGATCAAATTCAACTAAATTTGAAACTTGTGATTTAAAATTATCAATTAATCCCGATATTGAGGTCTTATCTTCTTCAGAAATTTTCATATCAATTTCATCAGAAGAAACTATTTTAACGTCAACATCATTTATAACTGTTATATCATCCTGAGTATCGGTATTATTATCTACGGTAGGTATTTCTTGTTCATCTTCTCTTAAAATGTTACCATAAATTTTATTACTTTCATTGATTCTCCTCAATGTGTTTAACATTTTCTTTGTCTGATCATAATTTGACATTTGTTTGTTCTGCATTTTTAAAAAATATATTAAAGTTAAATGAAGGGTTTATATCTGTATAAATATCTGAAAAATTCGATTTACATGTTATCCCCCTAAAATTTCGAGCATTATTAAAAAATCCTTGTGAGGGTACTATTTGTTTATTTATACCGTGATTATCACATAGTTTTTCACATAATTCGGAAAGGACAGATAATTGATCGTCGTTATATTTGTCCCAAAAATAGTGGTTTCTCCAATTTTTAACGAACGGTTCAGATCTATATGGGTCTCCGATCCAATTATTTAAAAACCCATTTATTGTATTTTTATTTAACCACCCAAGATTTTCAATTGCTATTTTTATTATTTTTTTATCTAATTTATCGTCTTTAAATGTTCTTGAACTATAATTTGTGTCAAAAATTTGATATACCATACCTAATTTAGAGACAACAAAATGGGGCACATCTTCATATGCCCCATTTTTACGATATCTTATTTTATTTATGAAATCATCTACTCTTCTTTTGGTATCATAAAGTAGAATTTGACTTTTTTTCGTTTTTTTTCTAATTATATTAATTTTCGAATTATCTAAATTTTCTACGTTGTGAATTATTAACATTTCTTAACACTTTTTTTACTGTACCTCCGTTATTGTTTGGATCTTCTCCATTTTTATTTGGTCCATAACTATAATAATATGGTATATGTGTGCCCTCGTTAGTAAATTTCATATCATCAATCTTATTGTCAATAGGATTTGAATCGTTTTCTTTAATTTCAGATTGAGTAATGTCTTCTTGAATTAAGTTTTCCGTATTTTTTTCTTCTTGGATTTCCTCAACTTTATTTTCAGATAAGGTTTCTTTAACTTCTTCTTGGATTTCTTCGATTTTAGGATCAATTTCTTTTTCGTTATTTAAATTATCGTTTGTTTCATCCTGAATTTGATTATTGATAATTTCTTCTTCAATAATTTGATCTTTTTTTTCTATCGTTTCATTATTTTCTAACTTTGTTGAATTCTCTATTTGGTTTTCTAATTTTTTTTTTCTTCCTCTTCTTCTATTAATTTAGACTGTGGTATATTTTCATTTTGAACTTGTTCTTCAATTTTTTGTTCTTCTCTATCTATAAAATTATTTTCATTTGATTCAGATTCTATTTCTTCTACTTGATCAATATTTTTATTTTCTTGGAAAATATTTTCCTCTTTTGATTCTATAGTGGAAAATTCTTCACTTTCAGAACGTTCAGTGGGCTCTATAGTGGAATAATTTTGTTCTTCTTTTTTTGTGCTTTGATGAATTAAATCACCATCACTAATATCTTCACGTTCATGTTCGTGCACATATTCATTATTTGAGTTATTTTTTATTTCATTTTTTAATGAATCACCTTCACTTTCATCTTTTGAATTCTTTATTCTTTTTTTATCATTTACAATTTCATTGTCTGTTTTTTCAGTTTTTTTATTGTCGCCATCAGAATTATTTATTTTATTTTCTTTACTTTTTTTTGTTATAAATTCTTCAATTTTTTGTAGTTCTTCTTCTGTTGGTGTGTATTTTTCACTTAATTCCTTTTCCGCTTCGATAATAGCCGCCTCCCTACTTATTTTTTCTATATCAACAACAGGTTCAAGTGTCTGTGTTTTTTTTCTATCTTCTTCAGTAAATTTAACTAACATATGAAGAAACGATAACGAAATGATGGGAAGCATACCTCCAGCAAAAAACGCCAAAAATCTTTTATGACCAACTAGATCGGTGTTATCTACACCCATAAACTCAACCATTGGGGAGACGAGTTCTATCCAATCTTTAAAAGATTTACTATCTATATCAATAAAGGAATAGGCAAAATAAATATTACCAATAAATTGTACTAATGTAACTAACCCGAATGGGAAATATACTTTTTTACCCATATCAGCAGAAATGGCTGCAAGTGTAGATAACGCAGCAATTTCAATACCTATTGAAAGATATATTGCCCAACTAACCGGATTAGATATTCCGTACCATTTAGTTACGTGTGAAATTGAAACTAACGCAACTGTGAAAATTGGTACCAAAAAGGCACCAATGATCAAAAGTTTATAATTTTTACTTATCCAATTCTTCATAATATTATTTTAATTTACCTTCAAGAGTTGTGATTTCCTGATCAATTTGTGTTTGTCTATTAACGTCCAAAATTTTACGATCAGTTGATTGTATCATTCTCTTTTCAGATTTAAGACCTTCGATTTGTAATCTTAAATCCAACTCCTTTTTATTGTAAGTAGAATCTTTTAGTTCTTTCATTTCTTTTCTGATTTTACTAATCTCTCTACTATCACCACAACTTTTAAAGAATGATAATAACATAATCACAAATACAATAATTGTAAATTTTTCTTCGATAAACTTTTTCATATTTTTTTATTTATAAATAGTTAAATAGAGAATAACTCTCATTTCTTAATTTTTTTATTGCTTTATCTCTTAGTTGTCTTATTCTTTCTTTTGTACATCCGAATTGTTCTCCCAAGTCATCCAAATTAGATTCGACACCGGTTAAACCATAATATCTTTCGATTATTGTTTTTTCTCTATCATCTAAAACACTTAACATCAATGAAACCTTTTTTTTGATTTCTTCTTTTGTGTTTAAAGAATTTTCAGGATTATCGGCATTTTTATTTGGTACAATATCAATTATTTGGTCGCCGTCTTCATTTATCTCACTGTTCAAACTAATACAATAAGGTATACTAACATCAATAAAGTTATCGTTATTTTTGACCAAAAACATATCTTCGTCGTGTTCTACGTTTTTTTTCTGTTTCTGTGTTTCTTGAATAACATTTGATGGAATACGTATAGTTCTTGAATTTTCATTTAACGACGCTAAAATAGATTGTTTAACCCACCAAACAGCATAAGATATGAATTTAAATCCACTTGTTGGGTCGAACCTTTCTGCTGCTTTTATTAAACCTATATTACCTTCTGAAATTAAATCAAGTAATTCCAATCCTTGATTTTGATACATTTTAGCAACGGAAATAACAAATCTAAGATTACCTACAACCAACTCATTTAATAATTTTCCTCTTTCGTTTTTAGATAAGTTTTTGTCTTTTAAAGTTTCGAAGATTTCTTCTTGTCTTTCATGACTGATTACAGGAATCTTTTTAAGGTCTTTAATGTAGGATTGTAATTCTTCCGTGTTCGGTGCAATCGACTTTTTTAGTTGCATAGTAATGGTATACGTTTTACGTTATAAAATATAAACAAAAAAAATGAAAATGGGAAATTATTTCAGTTATTTTTTTAACTTAATCTTCCAATAAATTCCCGCCTGTATAGATGTGGTAAAGTTATTATTTAACCCGATACCCAAACTATACATGTGATCTGTTTTGGTTTTCAACACTAAGGTAGGTCCAAAATAATTAAAACCAACTCTTCTATCTGCCCCGATCTGACCACCAACATAAAGTTGAGGTTTTGGTAACTCTTTTACAATGATACTATCACGTACATGAACCTGATTTATGTTAGACTTAAAAGTCCTAGAAACAATTTTATTTTTCTGTATTGTATCAGTAATTTGAACTGTTCCCAAACTATCTTCAAGTTTAATAGTATCTTTATAAATGTATTTAGCGAAGTAATCTTTTAAAATTTCTCCAGTATCAACATTACTAGGTACGTCAACATAAATTGGTTTTTCAACATATATTGTTTCACCTTGTTTATATATTGTCTGTGTTTTTGTTATATACTGTGTGTCCCTTATTCTTTTAATGACCTCATACTTTTTACCATCTACTTTTATTATTTCACCGGGTTTTGGTTGAGGTTTGGGTGTACACATCTTCAACAATAATATAACAATAATTAAAACCGCAATTAGTAATGTCTTAAAATCTAATTTTAATAAATTTCTCATGTTTTTTTATAAATAAATACACAAAAATGAGATTTTTACTTTTTCTTTTTGACGATTTCATCAATGATACCATACTCCAAAGCCTCTTCTGAAGACAACCACAAATCCCTTATTGTGTCAGTTTTTATCTGATCTGCAGTCTTTCCACAATATTCCCCAAGTAATTCAAACAATTTATCATTTAATCTCTTCCATTGTTTCATGTCTATCTCAGCATCTTGAATATTACCTCTGAAACCACCACTAGATTGGTGTAACATTGTTTCGGAGTTCTCCAAAGAACCTCTTTTCCCTTTGGTTCCCGCCCCTAATAATACTGACCCCATTGATGCGGCCATTCCCGTATTAATAGTTCTAATGTCGGACTTAATATAATTCATAACATCAACCATTGATAACCCAGATTTAACACTACCACCTGGACTATCAATATGCATGGTTATGTCATTATAATCTATACTATCCAAAAACATAAGTTGTGCTTGGACAATTGTGGACATGTGATCATTTACCTCACCAGCAACCCATATGATACGTTCCATCATTAATCTTGAAAAGACATCCATTGCGGTAACATTCATTTGTCTTTCCTCGAGAATGTAGGGGGTTAAACTATTTTCTATTCTTTTGTTATAGTAGTCCATTTTTAATGAACCGATACCGTGATCTTTGGCAAATAAACCGAAATTTTTTAAGTCTTTTGGTGTCATATTTTATTTTTTTCAAAATTAAGTAATAATGTCTAGTATACAAAAAATGTTAAGAAATTTTTGTTGTTATGTAATCTATGGAAGAAATGTTTTCATCTTTTTTAATCATAATGATGTTATCGGACCAATTTCTAATCAATGGGTTATGTGAGATAACAAATATGTGTTCAAAATAATTTTTAATCTTCTTAAAAAATTCACCAACCATTTCTAAATTATCGTCAGCAATTTTACCAAATACTTCATCCATCACAACAATATTTGGTTTAGGTAAAGACGATACCTTTGTAAGAACACTCCTAATTGCAAGTGATGATATTGTTTTTTCGTAACCAGATCCACTTGATAGAGGTTTAACGACTCTTGTTTCATTATCGATCATTAGGAATTCTAACTCGTTTTTATCGTTAATATTCAACTCCAAAGTAAAGTAACAACTATCTGACAATAACCTATGTAATTCCTGATTCAATAATGGTATCATATTTTTTATGATAACTTTTGATATACCGTTTTTACCATATATTGTTAAGTAAGTTTTAAAGACAGATATCAATTCTTCTTCTGATTTAATTTTTTTAATTAAATCATCATTAATTGTTATCTTCTCTTCTAAATTCTTAATGTTGTTTCCATGTCTTTCAATACTTGTGGTGATTTGTCTTATTTCACCATTAGTACTTTCGATCTGAGTTCTCAAATTAATAATTTCAGAATCTATTTTTTTATTTTCCTCAAGTTTACTTTTATTGCTTTCGTATACTTCTAATTTTTTTTCTTTTGAATCTATTTCTAATTGTTTCTGTTCACACTCTAATTCGTATTTGGCCCTACGAAGTTTATTTTTCTCATATTCATCATACTCCGTTTTTAAATTATTAAAAACAGATTCAGATTCCTTCAACCCATTTAACTTTTCTTCTGATTTTTTAAGTTCATCTTTTAACTCATTAATCTTTTTCCTTAAATTTTCAATTTCCTCGGTATGGTCAACATCTTCAAGGGGTCTACTACATGTTGGACATATAGTTCCTTCTTCAAATTGTTTAATTAATTTTTCATCTTTATCAATTGTACCACCATCTAATTTAATCTTAACGATTAAATCATTTATTTCTCTTTTTAATGTTTCATGTTCATCTTCAAGGTAATATTCTGATGGTTCTTTAACATTGACTTCGTCAGCAAGTTTCTGTGTGTTTTGTTTTTTTAATTTTAATTCTGAAATTTCTTTAACTAAAGTATCGGGATTTATTTTAATTAATTCTTGATCAACATCATTGTTTCTTCTTTTAAGAACCTCTTCTTTTTGATCGTCTAATTTTTTTAATTTCTTATTAGTATTTTTAAGATCCTTTTCCAGTTTATCGATTTCGGAATTTGAAGAGTCAATTTCCTCACGATTTTTTTTATTCTTATCTTCTAAATCAACGATATTGTTTGTATTTGATATTAATTTTTTAGACCAATCATTATAAATGTTTTTACATATTTCTTCTTTATGTTTTAAACTTTCAAGACCTAAAAATTTTGTAAGTATTTGTCCTCTTGCAGTTGGTTTGGATTCAATCAACTCTTCTAAGTTGTTGCCGGTTGTTAATATTGTAGAAAGGAAGTCCTCTTCAGTACCGATTGCCGAAGTTATAATAATTTCAGTTTCTCTTCTTTGTTCACCAGATAAATTGATAATACTGCCATCCTTTTCTATTTTAGAAAATTCCAAATCATTTTTTACTGTATATTCACCTGATTTACTTTTCTTTCTTGAAACAATTCTAGAAATTATATAATCTTCTCCGTCAATAGATACGTAACCTTTAACATTAACTTCATCAACATCAGTGAATTTATTAAAAATTTCTATATTTGTTTTTGTTTTCGTTGTTGAATTAAAAAATAAGAACATCAATAAGTCAACTGTTGATGTGGTTTTACCACCAAAGTTTCTCGGTGTAGATTCAATAACAGTAATACCATCAAGATTGTCGAAATCAATAACATTGTCTTGTCCAAAAGATAGAAAATTTGAAAATTCCAATTTCTTTATATGCCATTTATTATACCTAACTCTGTTTTGATTTAATTTATCAATTTCACCATTAACGCGATCATCTAATCTATTTATCATCTCCCACTTAATATCTATTTTATTATCTTGAATAAAATCTTTAATTAAGTTTTTTTGATTTTGATAATCCAAAATACTGTCACTAACATCTAGTGATTTCAATTTTGTTTTTGAATTATTAGACAGTATCTTAGTTACGATCTTTACGTTTGTTGAGTTGTATTTTTTTTCAAAATACGACTTGACTCTCTTTATTCTTTCTTGTGTTAAGTTTTCGGGTGTATCCTCCCATTCAACCTTTATAAAAGGGTTATTCATCAATAAATTGTTATTAATTCAAAAATAGTAATATTATAAGTCTTTCTAAAAACTAGTTTTCAACAATATTTAAAACAAACTTACCATCAATCAAATCATATGTTTCCACGTCTTCCCTTCTAAAACTCATCCAATCTTCCAATAAATTAGTGTTACTTGGGACAAAACTAGTTATTAACAATTTTTTATTATCTCTTACGGTTTCGGGTCTAATTAATATAAATTGTGTAAAATCCTTATTTGTTCTGATAAATATGTTTTTTTCTGCTCTCGGATTTAGTTTACCTTTATGTTCATCCAACCAGTATTTGTGTTTTCTTATTGGTATGTTTATTGTTCTAAATCCTTGACCACTTATTAACGAATAGGAATCGTTATTCCAAAAATTATTTTCCCACTTACCATGTTCTACCTCAATCCCAAAATTAGGATCGTCGTCACATATTAAATCAATTTTATTATGTTCAGGATTTATGTGTACATTTATGTTAAATGTATCCTTCATCATTTTGATGACAAAATTTTTAACTAAACTGTCATCCAAACTTTTTTTAGTGAATCCCATCTTATCATTTTGGTCTATTCTCTTCGTAGTATTCTACGATTGAGTTTATAGCCCAAACGGCTCCTGCGGTAAACATACCGTCAAAAAATATTGATGGTATCCAATGAATTTCAAATAATCTGGTTGTTAGTCCACCTAAACAAAATGACAAGAAAAACCCGACCCATGTTGATGTACATAGAGTACAACTAATTAAGTCACCAAAAAAAACAGAATTTCTTTTAATAAATTCTCTTGTAGATTCAAAAATGGATCCCCATACCAATATTGATGTCATTCCATATGCCATAAAAATCCAAAAAATTAAATACATCATAAATTATAATTTTTTTAATCAATAAATTATACACAAAAAAAACGATAAAAAAAAGAATATTGCCGGATTATTCGTCATATAAATCTTTAACTTCTTTTTTTATTATTATTGGTTCCACACTTTTTGGTTCGGATGTTAATACTGGTTCGGATGTTAATACTGGTTTAGTAGTCAATTCTTTATTTAGATGAATTGATTTAGGTAACTCACCGTATTTAACAATTGTAAAACCTTTTTCGAAAACTTGTTTCGCGAATTTCACCACATCATTAATATTATTCAATTTACAATATTGAATGAATTCATCATCCAATATTAACGTGTTCTTCGGTTTCATTTTCAATATCTTTAATGTCTTTTATTTTAAAGTGTAGAAATGGTTGTTCATTTGGTAGATCAAAAAATTCATAATTATCTTCTTCTACATCATATACACCATACCCATGATGTTTCACTGTTTCACCAAAATTTTGTTGTATTAAACTACCAACCATTATTGCCTTACCACCATTAGGTAATTTGAATTGTTGTCTTTTATGTATATCTCCACATAGTAATAAATCAAGATCAACAAAATTTAATCTGTCATATGCATCTTCAAATTCAAACCCCAAATCTGTTGATAACCCCTGTATTGGTCCGTGAAATAAACCAACATAAAAATGATCCTTTTCTTTTGTGAATACAGGTCTTTGATTATGTTGATACAAAGAATATACGATCCAACTAACATTATCATCAACGTATTCACCACTATCTTTATAATATGTAATCCATTCATTTTTTAATAATTCAACAACCGGTGATATACTATCTAATCGTTGAACGTTGTTTTCCAAGAAGTCGTGGTTGCCGGGTATAATAACAACTTTACCAAATTTAGTTAATTCATTTAAAAACCAACTCGTTAACATTAATTGTTCATTTGATATGTTAATCTTTTGATGTGCAATATCTCCCGTGATAACTATTCTTATATCAGAAGGTCCAATATTATCATCATACCAATCAACAACTTTTTTAGCAAGTTCATCTATCAATATTTCAAATTGTCTTTTATATAGATCATGTAATTGAAATGTTCTGATATGTAAATCAGAAATATGTATAATCTTCTTTATCATCTTTTAATATATTTTGTTAAATCCAAATCAAATACTTTTTTATTTACATCTTGTGGTACTTTATATTCAACAAACGTACCATCATCTTTTAATAAAACAACAACACAACCAAGTAATCTTAAATTTTCATACTTAGTTCCTTTTAACATTTTAAGGAAAAGTCTGGCATATAATGGTAATTGTAAATAATAATGACCTAACGCCGTATCGTGATAGTCTTGAAACGGTGAATATAATTTACCCGTATAATGTTGTACTTCAAAATTTTTAGGTTGATTTGTTTTCCAATCGGTAACTACCAACCCATAATCTGTTTTATCTTTATTTAACATTAACCAAAATTTATCTGGTTGTCCTGTGTAACCTAATTCATTGTCACCTAAAACCATTTCAGTATCTAATAGTATCGCACCTCTTTCGTTCATTAAATCTAAAAAATTCTTACCTGCCGAAATCATACTATCCCCTTTTTGAATTTGGTTTTCATCACATTCAAATATTGGTTGTCTAACTTCTTTATAGTTACCGTATCTTTCAACAAGTTCACTTTCTAAAATATAATGAACTCTACTACCCATATTAGTGGAAGTATTACCCGCCTCTCTCCATTGTTCCTGTAATTTTTTCGCTTCAATCGGATCACCATTACACATTCTTAAAGCGGTTCCTTCGGCATCAAATGGTTTGTAGAATTTTTTAATTAATTTAGATACAGATGGAAAATTACTTTTTATTTTACCGTCAGTATCCACCATATAATAAATGTGTTTATCCTCCACAAATGTTAATTGTAGTTCTTTTTGTCTTTTTGAAATAACTTCTTTTATTTCGTCAGAAATTTGTTTTAAATCCATTTTAATCTAATTGATGTATTTTATAATCGTCTAATTTTCCTTGTAAGTCGGCAATGTCTTTGTCGCCTTCTAATTTTATAACAAATACTTTACTAAATAATTTACCACAATTTATTCTGTGATAAAGTTTTTCTGTATCTAACCAAGCATCGGGGTCAAGTACTAAAATTATTTTTTTTGCCTTTTCATATAATAAATTAAATATTTTTTCACTCATAAATTTACCCAATAACGGAATTGAATTTGGGATAAATATACTATCAAAAACTCCTTCAACAATATAAATCGGTTCATCCCATTTTATTAAATGTTCATTCCAAACTATCGTTTCTTTTGGAACATCGGGATTTTTATATTTCAATTTTGTTTTTGACAAATACGAACGAGCAATAAAATAATTTAGATTTTGTTCCTCATCATATGATGGTATCAATATTCTGTTTTCATAATGACCAGTATAACAAAATCCAATGTTATACTTTTCAATCATTTCATCTGTTATGTTTCTTTTTTTAAGATAACCCATTGCTTGTTTATAGTGATGAGTTAATTTTAAACCAGATGAAATATTTTTAAATGGTACGAATTCTTTTGGTAATCTTACTTTTTTATATGTTCTATTTTTAAAATCCTCAACTTCTTCTGGTTTTAACAATTGATATTTTTTCAATTGTTTTGGTGTTCCGAATTTTTTAATAAGTTTATATATTGATCCGTGTGTTTCATGGGTTTCACAACAAACCCAACATTTATAAACTGAATATTTGTAATTAACCTCTAAGTTACCTTTACCGTCACCAGAATCCAAACCTTTAACATCGTATGAACAAACAGGACAGTCAAAGGACATTTGGTATCTGTAATCATTGTGTGATCTACATTCACCAAGAATATCTTCTAATATCTCTATTATCGGTTCGTATTGTACTTCTTGTTCGGTCATTGTCAAATGATAAGAAAAAAAAGTGATAAAAAAAAATCCCCCGGAGACACCAACTCCGAGGGATACCAACCAACATGTATTTCTACATGCCCCGTCTATATAAATATAGTTGAATAATTATAAAATGTAAAATTTAAGTTGCCGGATTTTTTTAAAAATTTAATATTGCTCTATTAACACCTATTTTCATTGTTAATTCAGTTGGATTATCTGAACTATAATCTAATTCACCCATACTAATTTTTTTCTAATTTAATCATGTTAACATAACCAATAACAGCAGTTGCGGCATCACTCATATCAAAGTTTTCTTTCTTTAATTTGTTATTTTTATCATATAACCACTTAACATCTGCACAAACCGCATTTACATGTTCCCAAATTACTTGTTTTTTATCAATGTCTTTTGGATAACCACCAAACAAAACATTTTTACCTTTGTCATTTTTATTAACTAAATCAGGAAATGCAAATTTTCTTGCATTATATGTTGATATAAAGGTGGGCACAATTCCCAAAGTATCATAAACTATTTTACAAATCATTGTATTATACCTCAATAAAGTCTGAACGGTATAAATGTTATTTGAATTTAACAATGGTTCTTCGATGATTACACGAAGGATACCCATATCTTTATAATTCTCGATATGTTTTTTGAAGGCATCCGCCTTCTTCAATAATTCCTCAAGTTTGTCTTCAGGTTGAGGTTTTATTTTTGGAGAAAAGTGTGTTAATTCCAATAATTTAGAACCAGTTAAATCAAATAACGCAAATCCAATTGTCTTTGTTGATATATCCAAACCTAATATCTTTGGACTATTCTTTAATTTTATACTCATAAAAGAATATATACGTGATATTTTTAAAAATGTAAAGTTTAGAAGTCTATTTTGATTGCAAAAACTTGTGTTCCTCTTCTAACAATTGGTTTCGCTGATTTAGCAACAACCAAGGCTTCTTTATTACTATCTAAAAGAGCAATCTCAGTTATCTTTTTATCTTCACCAGCAACATATGTTGGGTTCTGTGTTTCGGTAAATTGTGTACTTGGTAAGTTAACCAAAAAATTCATAACCTCAATGTCACTTGATCTAACAACTTTTATACTTCCAGGAAACGGTTGTTCATCACCAAACTTTGGTTGCGTTGATGGTTCATGTACAATGTAACCATTACCAAAATAATTGTCTATCACATATTGTGTTCCGCTGTTATATTTTGAAAAATTAACAATAAATGAAATGTCTCTTAAATTTACGGGGTCAAGAAAATTAACTCCGTTACCTCCCGCTTCTGTTGTAAAATCAATTTCAATCCAATCATCAGGTACGGGTCTTTGACCTGTTTTTGTTATTTGTACTAAAATTTTAAACTCAGTACCAACGAATCCATCAACAACATTTGGAAGAGTTGTTTTCATATAACTAAATGCGGTGGTATCGAATTTAACAACTAAACTTGTTGGTATTGTTGTGCCCTGTATTTTTGAATAATAATTACAAGGTAAACCATTTAAACCTTTATCTGAATTGGTAAAAGTATATGTCACCCATATTGTTTGATCTGTTGATCCTGTTAAAACTGAATTTGGTGCTGTGGTGTCACTTGGTACCAAATATAATTTTGGTGCATCTAAAGTATATCTTCTATTGCTTCTGTAATCTAATAAAGCAACTAATTCTTGGTCATCAAAAATTATTGTTTTTTTAGTGTAAAAAACTTTACCAACTCTATTATTTTGTTCATCAAGTAAGTATCTATATGGTATATTTGAATTACCATTTAAGATTGGTGATGGTGTCGTGATTTCATAATCAACTGTATCCATATTAAATAACGCTCCAACAACATTACTTGTATTTCTATGGTAACAAATAAATGGTATAAATACTTGGAAGTATTCTAAATCAGTTAATGGTAAACCATTTTCATCTTCTAATATTGAATCATTAACATTGTTATTGGTACTTAAATAATCATCATATTTAAAGAATCTTTCAGGATCAAATCTTATATCACCTAACTCTGAATAATGTATAACCGCCAATACCCTTTGTTCTTCAGGTGTCACGGTTATTGATTCACCAAAAGAATTTTTGTACGATGTGGTATTATTAATGGTTTGTCCGGATGATGTTGTGTATCCTAAAAATTGTTTTGTTGATATGTGTTGATTACTTGTGAAACCTGTTAAGTTTATGTTTGTTAAACCACTATAACCTATAGGATTCTCATTCCACACAACATTTAATGTCCACGGATCGTGTTGATCCATTGGATCAATTGGTTGTGGTAAACATATCGGTGCAACACTAGTTGATGGTGGAAATTCTATTTGACATTTATTACAAACAACTTGTGCAAAACCTGTTAAAGTTGATAAGTCTGGTGTGGGTCTATCAAGATATATTGTATTTCCACTAATACTTAAAACTTTATAAATTAAACTATTTGATTGTCCGGTTATTATTGGAACATTTGGATCGGTCCCACCAAACTGATCGAATACCAACGTAATATATTCACAAGTTTGAAATGTATCTCCAGATAAAACATCAATAGAAGAAGAACCATTAATTGTGGATATATCGATTCTATCCGTCACACACATTACCTTTGTTCCTATACAATCAATATCATCATATTCAATATATTGTGAAACAAATCCCGCGGGACCCATCGGATTTCTTAAAATGTCAGTATATGAATTTTGAACAGGGACCCCATAGGTTGTTGTTGTTACTGTTGTGTCTATTTTGTATGGATATTTAACAACTGTTTCTTTATCGTGTGGGGCAAAAACTTTTTGAAATGGTTTTTTAAAAGTACCATCTAAATTTGTAAATGGTGCACTATAATCATATTCGGAATCACCAATTTGGAAATATGAAATTACAAAATTTCCCTTAGCGATTGAATTTCTACCTTTTTTTGTTACTCTGGCCGATAAAAACTCAGAGTTATTTTCTGTTAAAAAGCTCATACATTAATAAATACATTTATTTTTATTTTACATTCCCGTACATTGGTTTAATCCATAAATTTTGTAATTATTCGTACCAATAGTAATTATTTGTGGATTTGTTGTTAATCCAATTCCATTTACAGCCAAATTAATTACTCTTAAACTAGCAACACCGATTTCACTAACACCTGTACTATCAGTCGCCGATGTGTTTCCGGCAGGTAATAATAAACTAGGTAAGGTCGCGTTTCCACTTACAAATGTTGTACACGTCGGATCACTAAATCTTCTAATGACAAAATCGAAATCTAATAAATCTAAAGTCGTCCCCGCAATCACATTGACTGTTCCATTAATAAATCCAGAACCATCACTTTCACCAAATGCAACAATTTCAGCGGTTATTCCGGTTGGTGTTGGTGTACTAGTTGGTGTTGGTGTACTAGTTGGTGTAGGTGTACTAGTAGGAGTTGGAGTGCTAGTCGATGTAGGTGTTGGTGTACTAGTAGGAGTTGGTGTACTAGTTGGTGTTGGTGTTACGATGGGTAGTGAACTGCAAAGTGACAAATTAAATCCTAAGTTATTTAGTGAGTTAATTATCAGATCTGCATAATATGATGGTGTTGACGCCGCCAAAGTATTTAATTCATAATTAATGTTATTTCTTCCAGATAAACCATATGTTGATCCAGTATATAGTGTTGATAAGGATGTATCACCACTAACAGCCTGAATAAATGAACCATACTCGGTACTTCCAATAACCCTAAATATGGTTGCAAAATATCTCCCAAATGGTAATTGATTTAATGTACTGGTTAAAGCAACCATATCTGTATCATACTGAGGTGTTCTGGCGGTTTCCCATGATGAGACACCCCATTCTGCACCGTATGGACTATTTTCATCCGAAAAAACTAAATTAATAACAGTGGTTATTGATGGTGAACTACCTGTATTATTCATCCATTGGAATATTCGTTCGTCACTAATTGATGTGATACTAACTCTTTGATCATATAAGACAGAATCATTATTAAAATAAGGTAATAAACATGGTTTTAATATTCCACTGTTCATATTGATTAATGGAGATAATGTTGAATTCATCGATCCGGATGAATCAAAATAAATATTTATTTCCGTATTTTCATCTATTTCTGGTATGGTCAATTCATAAGTAAAATCACAAGGTAATGTTGTTCCTGTTACTTGAATATCACATGATGGTGGACATTCCTCAAATCTACTTGAAAAAATATCACCAACATTGGATGTGATTGCAGACCACATATACGTTGGTGGATTACTTACAGGATAATCAACATCATATGATAAAATAGAATGTAATGTACCATTACCAATATCATCTCTTACTTCCCATCTATTATTAGATTCATTCCAAAATACATAATAATCATCACAACATATTTGATAATATGGTCTTTCATTGTAAACACCCATTGGATAATATAGTGTTGTATTATATTCTGTATCTGAACTATAACATAAATGATTAAAGCATACGGGGCATCCAATAAAAACAACCCTTACTTGAAATCCACCTTGTTTTTTTGGATCAGTTAATGTATTATTTTTTATACTACCGTCCCCATGTTCAAGAAAAATATAAACAGGTTTGTGTGTTGGACTAAAATTTTTAAATTCATAAATAAACCCAGTAGATGGATTTGTTGTTGCCGTTGTTACAAATGTTGAAGCCGAAATTTCATATGTGAAACCTGTATATATACGATAACTATTTGGTACACCGTTAACGACAGATGAATGATTACCAAAATTTGTTGCACCTGAAACCAAATCATATATTGTAACACTACTATTAGTACAACTACCTGTGGTACTAACATCAAGATAAAAATCTACAGTATCATAACATTCATAAACCTTACTATCATTAGTATATATTGTAGTTATTGTTGATGTACCATCAACAATATCCGTTACTTTTATAAAGTACCTCGTATCAAATTCCAAATTTGTTATAACAACAGATGATGTTAGGCTTGGAAATGCCCCAAAAAACACATATGAACTTGATGACCCTCCACTATATTCTACAATAAAGTTATGTGGTATTTGTAAATTATATAACCTAACATTTAAACCCATGATATAATAAATATAAATTGTTTATTTTTAATAATAAAGTTTATGGAACCGCAGCACTTGATGTTAATCCTACTGCTTCGGCATATTTTAACCAAGTTTCAACTCCTGCAAATTTTTCATTTTGACAATCATATATCATTCCTTTATCAAGTAATTTTAATAAAAATAATCCTCTAAAATTTTCACTTTTGGTATCCAGATAATCAAGTAAACATTTTATAGAAATATTACCTAATAATACTACACCTTTATCTAAAATCACTTTAGTGGTATTATATCCAAATTCAGAAATAATTCTATTTAATACTGTATTAAAATCTAAATATGGGCAATCATTTACTATATTTATACAATTCTGAAATGGTGGATCTCCCGTTGCACCTAAAGAATTTAAAAGTATGTCATAAGAATTAATATTACCATAAGCACTAATACAACAAGTTAAACCACTTACTGGACATGTACCATCATATGTTAAACTAACCGCTTCCGCATATTTCAAAAAAGTTTCAATCGACGCAAATACTGTGGTACCCGATAGATCACATTCATCACAACATATAGTTTGAGTATATGCTGATGTAGAAAATCCTTCATCTAATAATTCATCCCAAGTACTTAAAACATCATCATCGGTAGGTGATGGTGAATTATCTTCACAATAATTTATCAAAAATTCAAGAATATTATATTTTCTATTACTCATATATAATTATTTTTAAGGTATAATAGGGCTGGGTGGTGGTGTTGTTAAGTCTTCAATTGTTTTATTAAATCCTCCATGATCACCCATTCTATAATCACGACCATGACATAAAAAGAAAATACCACTACTCATCCAATCTTGGATTGTATCTCCAATCGTATTAATTCCGTCATAATTATTTATGGTGTTACCGGTATAAAAATTTATTAAGTTATCTAATCCGGTTGAATTTCCGATTGTACCCACTTCAAAAATTCCAATCTCAATTAAACTACTAAATTTAGTTGGATCTAGAGTTTTTAACAATTGAATTTTTTCTTTAAATCCATTGTTACATGAAGAATATTTGTATACCACACCATCTATTTCTTCATCAGGTGGAATTGCATTTGATATCCCGACAGTGGGAATGTAATCCAATAAATATGTTTGTGCCGACATAGCGTAGTTTATACAACAACCTGTTAAGGCATTTATATACGTTTTATCATTTGGAACTGAAGCAGTCTCAAACATTGATAGGTACGTGTAAGTGTTACCTATATAATAAAAATCATTACATGGTGGACAAATTAGACATGATTGTGATTGACCCAAACCATTACTTAAAAATACATCGGTAAGCCAATCTATCGGATTTGTTAAACTTGGTTCTAGTGATGGATTTTCATCTAATTCGATTATTGATTTTAATGTCAAATCAAAAATAAAATCAAATGGATTTATTGGTTGGCAATATTCAATGTCATGTGCCTTAACTTTAATTAATATATTTCCACATTCTTCACACGAAAGTTTTAGAAAATAATGTTGTAAAGTATTCGATCCGAGTACTAAATCTGTTATTTCAAAAGTATGTTCAAATGAATTTGTAACATTGGTTGCAATCAAATTAACCGTTGTACTTGATGTTAATCCGGAGTATATATCGAACGCTTGTCCTGTTGGTACTAAATTTATTGTTGTTTTAAACATATCATATTTTTTATTTTATTAACAAGTACCTCCACTGTAATTAATATTACATGGTATACCTGTTGTATATATTTGTAAATCAGAAAATGAGAATAATGTTGTTGGCCAAGTTTTACTACATACCAATGTCTCTGATGGTGATCCAAAAGTACCTGATGGTATAACAACATCTTGAGATGTGTCATCACAACAATCTGTTATTGTAACAATTTTTGTTGATCCTGCGTTATATATCCTGAAAGATCTACATTCACTTGAACAATCAAAAGTGGGTATTGATGGTTGTGAATTATAAATAATCTGTGCACTTCCAGTAAGATCATAAACTCTATTATTACTTACCCATCTACCAATTGATTGTGTTGATGTGACATAATTCGTACATAAACACAATGGATAAAATAAAGCATCACAAGGATTACTTGGGTCTCCACAAAGAACAAGTGGATTTGAATAATTCACTGGTATACCTAAAGATGATGAATTTATTAATAGTTGTTGATTATTAGATATGGCCCCTGATGGTATACATACGTTACCCTCAATAAAAACGGCATTATTTAACCATGGTAACCCATTCCCTGTACCTAAAGATGCGGTATTAGAAAGAAGTAACCCAACTTGACCACATTCAAATGATGATGGACAATTAACAGATGGTACAACCGGTGGTGGTGGTGTTATTGTTGGTGTACTAGTAGGTGTCGGTGTTGCCGTAGGTGTTGGTGTACTGGTGGGGGTTGGTGTTGATGTTGGTACAGGTAAATTATTGGGTATTTCTAATGTACATTGTTTTTCAATACTAGAAAAATATATAACATACGTACCAAACACATAATTACTAATATATGTGTACGGTAATACTTGTGATCCTAAATTAAAAGTACCGCCAGTATCGGGGAAAAAAGTTATTTCTCCTGTTTCCCCCTCATAATTTTGTGTTTTTATTATTATTTCTTGTATCATCTTTTATTAAATACCTAAAATTATTTTTTTTATGGACAACTAAAAGTATTTAATATCACACCACCACTATCAACTTGTATTGCTAATCGTGATGTTCCAGAACAAAAAGTTGTCGAATTAACAATAACTATCCAATTTCCACCACCATCAGACGGAGCGGTTAATCCCGGGTCATCATACATTATCATACCAGCACTAAATACAGGTATGTCTCTATAAAAAGCTCTTGCACATGTTGATCCCGCAGCACAAGCCAATCCCGATGTGGAATAAGTACTCACATTTCCGGCGAACACATATGAACTTGGTGGTGTACTACTAACCGTAGGAGTTGAGGTACTAGTTGGTGTTGGTGTACTAGTAGGAGTTGGTGTACTAGTTGATGTAGGTGTTGGTGTTGCAGTAGGAGTTGGAGTACTAGTCGATGTAGGTGTTGGTGTTGCAGTAGGAGTTGGAGTACTAGTCGATGTAGGTGTTGGTGTTGGTATTATAAATGATCCACACTGTTGTAATATACCAGATGATCCCGAATATATTACACCTATAGTGTAAGTGTCGGATGGTAATCCCGAAAAAGTGTCATGGAAATAATTCGTATTAAAAGGTGAACTATATACATCTTGATCGATAATTGTTCCTGATGAATTTAATGCACATACAATTATTTGTGTTATTGATGGATTATTTTTTACAGAATTTTCAATACCAACTTCATAACCAAACTCTGTTGAATTTATATCACTTTGTATTGTAAAAGGACAATTTAATGTATATGTTATTGGGCAACCTGAAGTTGGGTCCACACTAAAAAATGGTGCAACATAGTCGGGATCACCAACTGTATTATTTTTAATTTCACCTGTTGGGGTATTTGTGTTTATGTCATATTTTTCAAGTGTGTCAACTATTACATCACCCGTGTTTTCCAATCCGGTAACCGCGTTATTGTAAAAAACAACACTACCTTCACTTCTGTCTACTATTACTCCTCCCCAACCTACTGTGGGACCAGGACTTACTGACATTAAACTATTTGTCCCGTATTCATTTGTAACTTGTTCAATACCGGATAGATAATAATTAGGTATCAATCTTTTTATTTCATATGTGTCTCTATCAATTTCATAAGTTTGATATATTACAGTTGCATCTCCATTCACATTATTAATTAATTGAGTTGCTATGTATAACTTACCGCTAACGGGATCTAAATTAAAAGTATAAACACCAACATCTTTACCTTGTAATCTTTTATTAAAAATAATTGTTGTTACAATTGTTGCTCCCGTATTTGTTGAATTTGGATTTAAAACCCACATTCTTCTTCCACCAATATCACTTACATAAACTTTGTTTTTTTCTATGTCATAAAATAGATATTGCCAATATCTACCAGATCCACCGGGAACTGAGGTAGATGATCCTGGTAATGTTATATAGGTTATAAAATTGAAATTATCATCAAAAACACCGATATTACCAACTGTACCTGAACCCGAAGTTGACGTTACCCATAAATATGTTTGAGAGATCCCTGTACCAATTTCACGTGCAGTTGGTGCCCCTCCAACAAAATAAGTGTTTAGTTGAGTATTTCTTGGTATTATTGTTTTTGGTAAAGAAGGATTTTCTCTATTTATTCTTATTAAATCACCTGTTGGTGTTATTCCTGAAAGTGAACCGCCTCTAATGTCACCATATATAAAATTTTCTGAAACGTAAAGAAAATTTCTTTCGAATATATTATCACTACCGTATGATATTTGTGTTATGGTGTTTCCGGTTGTGTCATAAATGATCATTCCTGTTATAATAGTATCAGTTGGTAACGTATTAAGTGGCGTTTGATTTGTACCTGTAAAATATATTCTCTTGTATGTTTTATCAAAAGTGCTAATATACAATGCAGGTGCTCTCAACCAACTTACATCACCAGTTGCACCAGTGATAAATGTTACATTTGATACGGATGTAGATGCTGTGGTTGGTGTAAACCAATATATATTACCCCTAAGATTGTCATCCGCGTCTGCAACCCAAACTCTATTTGTATCATCGTCATACCAAACATAAGATGGTGATGATATACCAGATAGTGAATTAGTGATTAAAAAGTTTGCACTTTGTTCACATGTGAAATCTAAAATTCTCCAAGCAAGTTCGGGTGACGTATCTATTAAAGTTGACGAACATGTTATACCAAAACCAGAAAAATATAAAAAATATGTACCATAGGGATACGTTGACTCATATTGATAAGGTATAACATGTGAACCTAAATTAAATGTTCCGCCGGTATCTGGATTAAATGTTATCTCCGCAACTTGGCCATTATAATTTTCACTTGTTAATGTAACATTATATTTCATTATACCTAAATATATTTTTTTTAATTTATGTTGTAAAGTTTAAACATATTTCATAATATGAACCGAGGTGGAACAACGGATCATCAGTTGTAAAATCAATAAACAATGTGTGTGTTGTTCCTGCCGATAAGAAATATGGTCCAGGTACAATGATATTCTGAATAACAGGACCCATTGTACATCCTTGATTCAAGTCTTGTGATGTTGCAGATGCTAACAATGTTCCATCAAGATAGAAAGCTATGTTTTCATAACCCGTATCTTGTAATTCGGCTAAACCACTAAAACTTAAGTGTAAATAAGTATCAACCGGACCTACTGTTATTGTTGCAGTTGCGGTACCATTTTGTGTTATATCACACGTACCACCACAGTTTAATGAATCCGCAATATTAAATCTAACACATAAATTATTTGGTGATACTACCCACTCAGCCGTTTCGCAACCCGTGACTCCTGACGTATTCTTAGTTGTTGTCCATATTAAACCAGATACAGGTAATGTTCCTGTTGGCGTAGATGTACTAGTAGGTGTTGGTGTAGATGTACTAGTAGGTGTTGGCGTACTAGTAGAAGTAGGTGTTGGTGTAGATGTACTAGTAGGTGTTGGCGTACTAGTAGGTGTTGGCGTACTAGTAGAAGTAGGTGTTGGCGTACTAGTTTCAGTTGGTGTTGGTGAAGGTGTTGGGGTTGGAGTTGCGGTAGGTGTTGGTGTGGGTGCTAATTGTAACTCAGCGGTACAACACTCTGGTATTTGTGATGCACCGTAAACCACTAATGACGGAATTGTTTGTATTAATGTTGGTGTATGTGGATATGTTAAAGGTATATTATATATTTTACCATCCACGTTCGCAACATATAATGAACCATTATCTTGGAATATTCCATATGGTGTTGTGGCAGTTGTATTTAAATCTGAACTTGTTTCAAATAAACCTGTATTATAATCATATTGAACTAAAAATACACCACCTAATTTTGTTATTGTTATTAAAATTTTATTATTTGTAGTAAACATTATATCTCCGGCAATTGACTCAGTTGGTAGTAATGAAAATATTACATTTACCGTAGCCACAGAATTACTTACGTCTATTTCTATGATTTCCCACAAACCAGATATACCATTGTATGATGATGACAATAATTTAGTATCATTTATTGCACATAATCCAGCACCAATATTTATTCCACTTGGTAAAGATACAATCCTATTAAATGTTGTCGACCAAGGATTAGTACTTATATCCCATTCATATATAAAGGAATTATATAACCACATCTTATTTAATGTGTGAGCAATATCTGCGGAAAATATAAATGTACCTAAATTGGTTTTAGTGTTTGAAGAATAATCATAATAATAAACATCATTAGAATCATCATTAATTAAAACACTACATTCAGGTAATATTAGATTTGATGGTATTGAACATTCACCTACTGATGAGATTCCAGATAATGGTAATGTGGAACTCGTGTTACCAGTCCAAATGTATGTATCATTAGAAACAGGATATTCACTATTGTTACCTAAGTAACCATATATTTGACCGCCAACTGTATTTGTGAAAAGGTCATAAGTTTCCCTATGTTCCCATATAGTTGTACCACTATTCCAAACAACATATGTAATAAAACCAGGAATAGAAAGACTAATTAACATATAATTAATTTTACCATCATAATATGTGTAAGATTGTCCACTAAAAATAAAATTAGAACTGTTTCCGGAAGTTAAATAAAAGCATAATTCAGGTAAACAATCATTTAACTGTGAATTTACTAAACCAAATTGATCTTCAATACGAATCCAATTTTCTGTCGGTTCATTTGTTGGTGTGTCAAGGTTAACATTTAAATAACTTAAAACACCATATACAGTATCGGGTATTTTGTTTACAACATCATAATTAGAATAGTTTTCCCATCTTGTTGTACCACTATTCCAAACAACAACACCGAATGGATAAGTCATGCCTGTTCCTGTATTTGTGTAACCTAAACTATAGTAGTACTTACCATCATGGTATCCTGCAGGGTATCTAAGATTAACATTAGATCCCATATTACCAAAAGTTTCACCAGGGTCGTATGTAAAACATACTTGTGGTGGACAATCATTTACTGTTGTAATGTACGCTCCAAGTTCAGGATTATAATCATAAACCCATTGATATTGTGAACTACTAATTGGTGTGTTTCCACTATAATTTAAATACGAATATAATGTTCCTGATGTTCCGACATTTACGTCAAAGTTTTCCCAATTTTCCCATCTAGTTGTGCCACTGTTCCATATCAAATAATATGGGAAATTTACATCAGTAGATTTATAATAATTTCTATTGTTATACACACCAAATATTTCGTAGATATATGAAGTATATTGTGTTGTTGATGAGTATGTTCCTATTAAACAAATGTCACTACATATTTCATCACTACAATCATCCGGTAATTGTTGTGTTGGTGGTATACAATTTCCACTAATTGAATTTATTATTTGGTAACTTGCAGATGGTAAATCAATAATATTCCAAGAATATGATCCTTCAACGATTGGTAAATTTGGATTTTCATTATATTGGTACAATGTACCTGAATTTAATGATGATCTATATTCCCATCTATTATTATTTATCGACCAAGAAACATAATAAACAAACGTATCGTTTTTAGGACTAAAAATATATGATGGTTTTTCATTAACGATAACCCCCGGACTAACTGTTACAAATTCAGGGTTAGAAAACGCTTCGGCAGCAATTTCAAAACATATAGTTGGTTCGGTAAAATATTCTGTAGGGCAATCTTCAATATCACTATAGAATTGTTGTGGACAATCTTCTATTAAATTAGAAACATGTGTTTGATATTTGTGTTGTAGTAATACTTGATGACTATCGTTACCATTAAATATTATTAAATCTTCACCGACAGGTACATCTCTACCAGAAGTTTCAAAATTAAAATTATAATACATATTTGGTTCACAGTAATCAAGATCTACCGCAATAACCTCAATAGGAAAACCATCGACATTCAATAAGAAATCACCATAATTTTCATAATAATCTTTTGGATATGGACAACATGGTTCTGGTGGTGTTTCTCCGGGTAATTGTAAATGTTCAGGTATTCTCTCATCAAGGAAATAATCTGTTTTAGTTACAATACCTCCATCAACTATTTTGTTTGTATATACTCTTAATTTTGTTGTTGGTAAAACTTCAATAACTGTTGTTGTATTATTTACTGTTCTTCCCGTTATTAAACTTTTCTTAACAGATCCAAGACATTCTATACTTTTTACTTCATTATAATCATATTGAAAAGTAAAGGCATATCCATATAGATAAGCAAGTTTAAAATCTTGATATGAGAAATTACATGGTTTATATGTTGCGGTTAATAAAATATCACCAACAACAACGTCCTCAACATTTGTTATTTCAATATCACCAAAATTAATATAATGTACTATTGCGTTGTAATCTATTGTACCGTTTTCTATTTGAATTATTGGAAACTGTCCAACAATTTTTAAAACTTTACTATCAGACAATAATCCATAATCATAAGATGGTTCATATTTTAATCTTGGTACGAATATACAGTCAATAAAATTATCACAAAATGTGACCGCTGTTTGTGAAGAAATTAATGTTTCACCACTACAAGGTAGTGAACATCCACTCATATATGTATTGATAACAAATTGTTGATAATATTCTTTAGACTCATTATGTTCATATTTTTTCTGAAATCCGTCTATTGATATTTTTGTCTCACAATTAGCAGCATCTAAAAAATTTAATTCTATTTTTTTACTAAGAGAAGCACCTGATATAGATATTTTACAATTATCAACTTCACCAAATTTAATTCCTGTACTTGTTGTTCCAGTTTTACCTGTGATAAACATACAATCAGAGTGGTAATAAGTAGAAGAACCAAAACCACCTTTTTGTATACCAACATTATTTTTAAGTACAATATCTAAATCAATAATAGGACAATAGTCTGTTTGACACTCTGTTGTATTTACATTAATATCTAAATCATTATTACATATTGGATTTATTGGTGTATATTCAGTGTCAAATCTATATATAAAATAATCTTCAACAGAACAATCATTAAAATCATATTTTATTGATGTGAATCTAACTTTTTCTTTACCGTCAATATCGGTGAAAAATTCAAAAGTTAACTTTGGTTTATATTCCCATGTGTATGTTGAATTAGGTTGTTGTAGAAAAGGTTCGTAATTTTCATATCCCGCAGTATATCCCGTTGTAAATTTATTTACAACATTTTCAACCAACCCAGATAATGCAACCACCCAAAGTTCTTTTATTTTATCGACATCGGGATCTACAAATTCTTTATAGTCACATATCAAAGGCAATGCCGTTGTACCGCTATCAGGTAAAATTGTACAACCAGTCATTGGCATTGGATTAAATAATTTAGCACTGTTACTTGTATTTGTTGTCCCACTAACAAGTACACAATAAGGGTGTCCAGAAAACACATATCCATCAATTTCTATTATTGGACAATATGTTACCCCTGTTATATTGATTAATCCTCTAAAATTTTCTTCTTCACCTAATATTGTTTCTAAATCTTCATTTATCGCATCACCAAAATTTGGGTATAAATTCTCAACTATTGTTTTTGGTTGACATCCTAAATTATATTTATATTTTGGTCTACCAAAAAAGTTATTATCTATTAAATTACCTCCTGTCCATAATGTAGTTGCGGGAATTACTTGATCAAGTATTTGCATCCAATATGGACTCATTCGTTGTATAAACTCATGTGAATCAATATAATTATAAGAAGTAAAACCAGTGCTAGTGAAATAAGATGTGTAAACATCCTCGAGTGCAATGTAATTTTTCTTATATCTTATAACGTGGGAATTTTTTAATTGGGAATGTAATGTCTTTTCTAAAAATTCCGCAAATGTGACACCTGTTTGTGGATATAATGTATTTGAACCGAATGTTAATAATAAATCTCTAGATTTTCTCCAAATATCATAATCGATCGCCCTACTTGGTGATAAGTAGACTTCAATATTTTTTCTATTTAAAACATAAGATGAATTTCCATCATAGAAACTGGCCTTAACGTTATCTATTTCAGAATCCAAACCATATCCAGTATCTAATCCTGGTAATGTTCTAAAAACGTCAAAATATTCTTCACCATAAGAATATGGTTTTGCCTTTGTTTTAATCGTTTTTGTTCTACCTGTTAAAATAGAATTTTCTTCATCAAGTATATCGGGTGTTCTATGTTTTAAAGTCATATCATACCATCCCGAACCTTTCTGAAAAAATATATCACTTATTGGATCAAATGCTCTTCTAGGTAATCCGGTTTTTTCATCAACAGGATAACCCTCTCTATTAAATGTTGTTAATCCTTGTTCTATATTTTTTGTATAAAGATATGTTGTTGGTGAAAATAATGCTGTCGTTAAAAATTTACTTCTTTGTAAAACATCATAGATATCATTTTCGAGGTCACTAGAATTTGGCATTGATGTGACTCTGTAAATATATTCATCAATTCTTATTAAAGGTTCAGGTGCACCCAAAAATCTTAGAAAGAAATGTATCGATGATCTAGTTCCTTTTGATTTATATAGATAGGCTAAATTAACTAATAGTCTTCTATAGAATTCATATTCGGCTTCAATTAAATTTTTACCAATACTTTGTGATGAATAGTTAGATCTACTTCTACTATACAATGCACTATCTAATGTATCTTCATCAAATAAACTAACAGTGGTCAAACCTAAATTTTCCGCTAAATTCTTAAGTAGAATATCGGGTAAATTATTTATACCATCATAACTTACATTTCTCATGTAAGCGATGTTGTCTATATATTTCTTTATTTTATCAAAACTTTGTCCATATAATTGAAAAACACTTTCTGCCTTTTTTTCATCAGAATCAAACTCATACAATTGGGGTGATGTTAAAAATCTAATAAATAAATTAGATTTATAATTATCGATTTCGTCTCCTAAATTTTTTAAACTATCTAGATACCCATCAAAATCAGAACCAATTATTTTTATATTCCAACCATCTTTAGATAATGGCCAATTATATGCAACTTGTATTAAATTTGTATTTGTTTTATCAAAATTTTCTCTTGGCACAACAAAAAATGCAGTAAACTTTGGATTAGTTTCTCTATTAACTAATTGTTCCTCAATTTCATCTAAACTTTTATAAAACTCCTCAACAATACCATCATTTGGTCTAACTAATATATTTTCAGTATAAGTCGTGTCGCCAGAAAACGGATTACCCTTTATTTTTAATTTAAAGTTACTTTTACTGTCTGGTTGTACAAAGTCAACTATTTCGTAAGGTTGTTCTTTGATTACTGTTACATATTTCTTAAATGAAGAATAAAAGTTTCTAATATTAGTATCACCATCAGGTAAGGTATTACTTTGTGGTCTACTTAATTTTATTTCAAACGTATTAAATAGTCTAGGTAACTCAACTTCAAAAATTGTTGTGTCTCTATCAATATCGTATGATATATTATAGGCCGTATATTGATTTGTTACAATTAAACTGTCTTTGTCTATTAAAAAAGATGCGGGATATTTTTTAATAATATTTTTAATTGATACTTCTAATCTTCTAGATAACGACCCGAATAAAGATTTACCAGCATCATTTTTAGCATTTCTAAATCTCAACTCTCTGTCACTTTTTTTAGTCGATGACATTAATGGAGTTGAAAATTCATTTTCTTCTTCTTTTAACGTGTCTAATGTTAAAAAATCCGAAAACGGACTTGTTCTAAAATTTTTACTGTCTTTTTCAGGAATTGCTCTATCTAAAGCAAAGTTGGTATTAGTTAATTGACTAGACCCATCGGTAATTTGCACACCGACTAAACTATCACTAAAGGTTTCTCTTCCACTTGCTGCCTGACTTGGTACTTTTCTTCTTGCCATTATATATTTGTAATAGTATCAAAATCTAATGATTGGTCAATATCTGTTTTTCTTTCTCTAACCTCATACAATGTGTCATTTAGATCATCTTTAATCTCATACAAGTTGTATTGTCTATAGATATTGTTATTATTATCGTAAATCGTATAGATACCCGGTGCAACCGCCTTAGTTTGATTACCATAAAGTGCGTGTGCTAATGTAGTTGCATCATGTTCAACCATCTCGATTTCAATTGTAGTTGGATTTAAAAAAGTATTTGTTAAAATAATTTTTTGTGATGGTTGTCCAATAAAAGGTACCGTATTTGGTTTACTGGATGGTGCGGAGGACGGTGTAACAGTAAGAAACATTAAATTTGTCGCTTGATCAGTGTACTGATATCTTATCGCTTTTTGAGTTGTATTTGTCAAATTTGATGCAATTGGTGTACAATAAAATGATGAAGTTACGACTCTATAAAAATTTGGTATTTTAGTATTGTTATTTGTGTTGATATACTCTATTCTATACCCAACCAATCCTTGTGGTGTGAATTTATTTCTATCTTCGGTTGGAACGTTACTTATATCAATAATTAATCCTCTAACTGAAGGTAAAGAAGCCAAAATACCACAATCGGTTATTGTTGTTCTTATTTGTTTGGGTCTAATGTGTAAGGTATATATACCTAATTCGGAAAAATCACTAGAGGATAATTTTAAATTATATAAACCACCTAATATTTCAACATTTGGTGCATTATTGTCATCGGTTGTTTCATTATTATGAAAAACCGGTGTTAAAATGTCCTGAGAGGCTAATTTTTTTAATGTAACCTCAGATGTTGTCAATCGATTTGCAACATAATGATAATATATATCAACATCTTGTGGTGATATATCCGATGGTCTAACTATACCGTATGATCCTACTGCCATGTATTTTTATTTAATAAATATATTTTTTATTGTTTTATTACATTAAAAAATCCATTTCCATAAATTCTTAATTCACCGGTATTGTCTACTTCAGTTAATCTTAGATTATATTCCATAACACTAAGTTTACCTCTTTCAACAAAAATATCGGAATAGATCGTCGGTTCATCAATAAACCCAAGAAAATGTTCATTCCTTGTTATTAGATTATCGAAAACTTCTTCTTTTGTGAATCCAACGGTCGTACCCGTTATCATCGTATAACCATCAGAATAATCTTTATAAACTAAATTGTCAATAGTATATGCACTATAACTACCGATTTCATCGACCCCGCCCGTTACCCCAGTATATGAATTTGACCCATATAACCTTTTTTCATCTATTCTACTTCCACCTATAGCAACATACTTAAATGTTGTTTGTCCAGTGTTATTTGTGTAATCTAAATCATTTAGATAATCTTGATCACCCGTTAAAACGGTATAAGGTATAGTAAATCCACTAAAAGTACCAAGTGGATTTGGTTTTGATATGTCTTGAGGTATTTTAACTATTTTACTTAAGTTTTGTTTTGTCCATGGACTATCTAAACTTATCGTTATGGTGTATGAACTATATCCAATAGATGGTATTGGGTAAGTTTTTGAAACGGTAGACAGTAAATTACCTGTATGTATAGGTAATGGAGAAGACGTACCATCTCCCCAATTTATAGTGAAAGTGGCTTCTTTTATATATCTAAATTTTTCAATGAATACGGTATTATATACATCAATTACATTAACATTTTGTGTGTAACTAAAATTACAAAATTCTTCTATTTGACTTATTTTACCATCAAAACCGACCATGATACCCATTTCATCAACCGATGAATCTAAATATATAGGTAGGTTATATGTTAACCCCGTATTTGTCCTTAATATTTCGTATTTAGTTTTTCTCATCTATGAAAATGATTGATAAAATTTAATTGGGTTATACCTGGTACCGACTCTAGCACCGGTAGATCCACTATAACTATAAACAATATATGAATAATCAGTTCTTCCAGGTGTGTCTGTTCTATTTATTTCCAATTTATAATACATGTCTCTAGATTCGACTATTTCAGTTGTTGGTGTTAATCCACTATTTGTTAGATTTAATATTTCACCATCCTTTGCGTTATAAAATCTGGCAGACACCCAAAAAGTATTTCCGGTTATTAATGTTTCTTCGAATGCGCTATCATCTTTAAACCAAAAAAGATACATGTTTTCTTTATTCCTATAATTTGATCCCGAAAAAACAGGAACAAATATGTTTTTTATTAGTGGTGCAAAAAAGTATCTTTCACCTAATGGTAATGTTAGATTTTTTGTAAAAACTAATTTTCTGTTACTTCTATCTGGCACATCGTTATTGGGTGTTTTGTAAAATTCTAATCTAAAAAAACTTTCAGTTGCTACTTTTAATAATTTAGCGTTTTCATCTGGTTGTATACCAACTAAATTATAATCTAATCCATTTGTATAGGTTGTTCCTGTTGTAAAATAAAAATAAAACCAAATGTCATTTTGTGTAAAATTAGTAACTCCACTTATTGGATATTCTTCATGTATATATCTAACAGTTTCATAATTATCTATTGGGTTTATAATTCTTTTTAAACTTTCTTTTTCTAATTCTTCGGCGTTCTCTTGCCACCCGAGATCTGTTTTGAAATCGTTTTCGTTATTTATTAAGATATTTTTATCACTATCGTTTCTTAATATATTCATTAACAATCTATTTTTAGATTTTGTGTCTTTTTAACACCATCTTGTTTATTTGTATAGTCTTCCTCATTTTTTAAATAGAAATTAATATCAAATTTTAAATAATGACAATCATTTAAAAACGGAAAATTAGTTCCAAATCCATCAACATCGACATATCCGTGATCATATAGATCTCTCCATTTCCATAAATTTTCTGATTTGTCATATATTATATTTTCAGGTAATCCATAAATTTGGTCGGTATTTGATGTTTCTATATATGGTGATAATTGTCTAATTTTTACTCTATAGTGTGGTTGATAATATAACCCAACCAAATTAGTCGGTACCGCATCCATAGCGGTATCTTGTCCATGATCAAAAATATTCAAAGGTGATGTTATTTTATGGAAAGATTCGCTTATTATCCTTTCTTTTAATTCTTTTGTATTGTATTCAACAAATGCTCCCACTAAATCTGTACCTTTTGGTATTGGGTTACCTCTATTAAATGTTATACCTGAATTAATAAATGGTGTACTTGTTAAACTATTTTCAAAAGGTGAATTTGAATCATCAAAATGTTTATCTACCCAAGTATCGTGAAAATTAAATTTGTAACCGACTTTTGGTGGATAATTAAAATATCCGTTATCGTTTCTAAAGATTATTGATACATATAATTCTGTTGGTGTGTAACCTAAATTATTTGTTATCCCACTTAATGTGTATGGTTCTTTAAAATCAAAAAGTACTGATTCCATTCTATTTTGTTCAACCAAATAGTCAATAACACCTTGGCTATTTTCAAATAATAATTTTTTTTCATCTTCAAATACTGGCGATTCAAACCCCATTTTATCTAAGATGTAATCTTTTAATTCAGTTAATGTTTTGTGTCTATGAACATAGTACTTTGAAGTTGTTTCAGATATATTATTTATATCGAGACATCTCTTTATAAAGATAACGGTATCAAGCGTTAATGATGGTGGAAATTGACTTTTTAGAATGTTTAAAACATAATTTTCAGAATCATATATTTCGTCACCAATACTATCAACATAAAAAGTTCTATTTTCTACCGGTACCGTATTATTTAATGTTGTTTCTAAAATTGTTATATATTCTCCTTGATTTATACCATGTGTAACTGGTGACGTAAATTTATAATATTTACCATTATTAGTAACTCTAAATGGGATACCATCTTGTGCTTGAAAAGAGTAAACTGTACCATCAGATAAACTGTAATTTATTGGATACGTTGTGTCTCCACTATAAACATATGATAAATAAAAATTCCAATTTTTATAAGGTGCGTCAGTTTGGGACATACCAATATGATCAAGTCCACCATCTGTCAAAGTGATATTAGGGACGAATGCACCAGGTGTTGATCCTGATATTGGTTCATTTTTTTCTCTTAAAAGATCTGTTCTTAAAAAGGCAAATTCATTATAGTTTAGATATCCTGTAAAATCACCATCCCCACCATCACCGACTAGTGCCAAATTTCTTTCAAGTGGACCATATGTTGTGTCACCAGAATAGGTATTTCTGAATATCATTTTTATTTTACCAAATATTTTATAATTTTGACATTCGTTTCTTTCTTCATTAAAAAGTCTAGCCAAATCTAAAATAACATCTCTGTCACCTTCTCTTAATAAATTTTTAGATTCATCTAAATTTATTCTAATTGTTAGATTTTCATCGGGTGCACTTTCAAATCTTCTATCTGGTAATATGATTTTTTTCTTATTCATTTATCTTTGTATATTAAATAAATAATTCATAACACATCTTATTGATGATGATGGTTGTTTTTTTATTTCACAAATTCCATTTTCAATCATTATTTTATTATATTCATAGGCCATTCCACAAGTTTCCCAACTCATTTCCTCACCATCAGTTCTTCGGTATATGTTCATCATTTCCACTTCATCATTAAAAATACCATTCTTACTTGGTTTCATATTATCTATTGTTTTTTTACTAAACCCATTTTCTTTACATTTACAAACAACGGCTTTACCATTTAAACTGTAAGCACCATACATTGAGGCTGTTTTTATACCACCATACTTTTCAGAAACCTCAACCAATTTTCTATGTGCCATTCCAGCGAAACATGTTGCAAATTGCAATGTACCATTTGTATCTAATAGACTAACCAATTCATTTAATAATAAATTTAATTTTTCATCACCATCAATTTCTTTTAACTCTTTTGAGTTTATTAAATGTTTACCTCTACCATATGTATTAATGGTAACGTACTTCAATTTATTTGGATACTTTTGTTTAAATTTTTTTATATTTTCAATAACTTCGTTTACTGTTTTAACCGGACCAATTGAATAAGTGAATTTGGAAAATGTTCTAAATAAAAGTTTATCTTTTTTATCATAATCCAGATAAACAACAACATGATTTGGTCTTCTTTTACTAAATAAATCTTTTATAAACATATTATTGTGTATTAAAAAAATAATTCATTAATCCATGAATCGCTAACCATGGTTGTGTAATATTTTCACAAATTCCATCTTCGATAGTTCTTTTATTATATTCATAAGCCATACCACAACTTTCCCAATTTATCACTTCATTATCTGTTCTTCTGTTTATTTCGATCATTGTTTGTTCGTCTCGTTCCATACCTCTTTGACTTTGTGGTAATTTAGATATTAAATTTTGACTATAATTTTTATCTTTACATGAACACATTTTCCCATGTTTAAATAATCTAAATAAAGAAGTAAAATAATTAGCAATCGTGTCTGGTGCAACTATTTTAATTCCATCTAATTTTTGTGACATTTCAACTAATTTCCTATTTATTGTTCCAACAAAACAAGTACCGAATAACATTGATCCGTTTTCCTTTAACATTGGTTTTAATTGTAACAATAATTCAAAAACTTTATCGTCACCTTCTTTTGTGTGTACTAAATGTTTACCTTTACCATTTGTCATTATGATTATGTAATCTAATTTATTTGTATATTTTTTTTTAAAAATATTTAGATCGTGTATCACATCATCAATTTTCCGATATGGACCAATGGAATGTAAAAATTTAGAAAAAATTGTAAATAATCCATTATCTGTTTTATTGTTATCAATAAAAATTATCAAATGGTTTGGTCTTCTTTTACTAAATAAATCTTTTATAAACATATTAGAAAGGTCCGTAAAATTCAATAAATTTATCAAAGGCGGTCTTACCTTTTCTTAATCCAAAATAATAATGAAATGGTATACCAATTTCCATAGTATGTCTTTTGACACCATTCACAGTATGTTCTTTATAATTGTCATTATATTTCTTTTCACCACTACCAGCATCAATACAATCTCTTATTGGTGGTAAAACATAGGGATCAAAATAATCATCATCCAACGGATTTGCGTTTGGATCAGGATTCATATTACCCTTCATTAATTGTATTTTTTGGTTATATATTTTACCACTATAATAACTTTGTCCTTCATCACTACCTATATTACCAGTTGTTGATTCTCCGAAACCATGTCCTATAGTATCCCACATATAATATGGAACTCTTTGGGATACGTCACCAAGCCTTGTTGGTTCATTTAAACATTTTCTAATTAGTTCACCTGCTCTTTCAAATGTAACCGTATCGGGATCATCTTCACTAAATACAAAATCAAGACCGACTGGACCTTTACCATCAAATACCGTACTGTATTGTGCTGTGTATGGTGAAAATGATTCTTCATATTCAAATGGAAAAATTCCCGATTGTGTATTAAAATTCATTAATTGGGCGATATCACCATCTATTAGTCCGTTTGCTCTTGCATCAAATAAATCTTGTACATCTAATTTTCCCCTTTCTTTTATTTCTTTAGATTGAACAATATATTCCATTAAATCATCTAATCCTTTATATGATGTTGCACCTATACTTCTAGATATCGAACAATTAACATCTAACTCAGGATCGGTACATATTTCATTAATCCAAGTGTTTCTTGGTCCTAAATCAATAATTGTTGTTGGGAAATTTATTTCTCTTTTGTAATTTAACCCATTAAACAAATCACCAATTAAATTCATAAAAGGTAATGGAGTACTAAAATTTGCACCATAATCAATTGCCCTAACTTGACCATAAAATCCTTTTGTTTTGTTCGCATAATCACTCGTTAAAGAAGTATTTACACCTAATTGAGTTCCAGTTGCGGGATCGTAATCATATTGTGTTTCTGATGCCGAATAACTCGGACTATATGGTGTAGATCTATAATAGAAATGGAGGCCCGTTGCGTCTTGAACTTTATACACACATTCTTTACAAAATCTATTACTTCCTCTTTTCATAAATTGAAAGAAATATAGTGACCCTAATAACCACGAATCATTAAATGTATATGATACCACCCCTCCACACATTAGCTTATGGAATAATTTTCTTCTTCTAAAAGATTTTAACATTGTAAATGTGTTTCCTGCTAATGGTACTATACTATAAACACCATCTCTAAATTCAGAATATCCTGATAATGTACCTCTTTGTGTTAATCCTTGATCACAATAATATGGTCCCTTTTTCTTTACTTCGCCAGCATATGCACCATTCACAATACATCTTGTTGTGGCATTTCTAAATCCTCCATTCGGATCTGTTGGCCATTTGGCATAAATACTTGCAACAGCACCAACATTACATGGTACACCACTAAAGCATGGATCGGGATGTGATTGTAAAATATTTGTTGAATAATTTCCATCCAATTGATCCCATAAACTAGTTCCGGCACCAATAGAACCATTACTAATACAACCAACATTATATGTACTTGAATTTGTTGGGTAACAATCACCTGGTCTACAACCCATTAAAACATTTCTCGCGGCGGCATATTCTTGTAGTGGTGTTCCGCCATTATATAACGGGAAAACAAATGCCTGTAAATTCATACTACCACCACCACCATCTTCTGTCCATTTTGTGTCAATTATAAAATCGTACTTATTACAACCTTCTTCCTCAATTCCTGATGGTAGATTTGGGTCCGGTGCTGATACGTCAGAACAATCTTCCACATATATAAGTTTAGATATAGGAAAAACACAACCATGATCTTCATGTACAGAATTTTGAATAGGTGTATCATATCTTGTGTTAGTTTCATCGGCAAGAAAACTAGCCAAAACACTATATACCCCTCCACCTACTTTCCATCTACCATATTGTCCAGAATATATTATGGGGTAATTGGTTCCACATCCAATAAAAATATATTGTGGGTCTGTACCAATAAGTGGTGTAATTTCCAATAGATATTTTCTATTCATAATGGCACCATCAACAGTTGACCCTGTATAATTTGAAAATACGTCAATTCCCGTACCACCACATCTATTACAATATGCCGATGTTGATGATGTGGTATAAGTTACACCAGTAAATTGTGGTGGAATTGTAAATGATTGTCCTCTTTTAGCACAAAAAACAAATGTGTTACCAGATGTTCCTGTTGGAACTGTTATAGTATTTCCTGACGCATTATTACAATCAACAAAATTATTTATTGTAAAAGCACTTAAACCTATATTTTTAAAAGTATATGCATCACAAGGATATGTGAAATATAAAGAATCATCAGCGTTGCCGGAACAATAAGCACCGGGACTTTGTTGTGTAGCCGTTACTTGTGAACCAAAACCTGGCGGTATTGTAATGGTTTGACCTTTTTTTGCACATACTTCAATTCCATTAGACGGATTTTCTTCAACAGGAAGATATATCGTTCTACTGACATCATCGCAATCTATATATGTTAAAGTACATGCACTTGAACTATAATTTCTAAATACATACTTTCTACATATGTCGGTATTTCTTCTAATCTCATATTTTTCTTCTACAGTGAAATTTGTGGCAACAGGTGGTTTATTTTTATAATCATCGGCCGTCGGTGCCACTGGTGGAGTTTGTACAGGTGTTTCTTCATTATCTTCATTACAATCGTAACAATCAGGATACACCAATAACTGAAGTCTAAAAATATTTGTAAATTGAAATTCCTTACCCCTTCTAAATGTTCTAGCAGCAGCATCGTTTGACACCCCACTACTTGCTATTGCTTCCGCAATACCAAAAAGAGCGGCCGTCACAAATTCTTTTATAAATAAAGAAATCACGTTACCGATATATTCAATAAAATTTAATACCGTTAAAATGAAAAATTGAAATCTATGATTTCTAACCGCATCGTTTACAGGAAAATAATTATTAACATTTTCACAATCATCTTTTTCTTGTGGCCAGTTTTCTTTAATACCAATAAAAGATTCTCTTCTATCCTTTTTAAAAAAACTAAATGCCCTTTCTAATGCACTTGTTTTATAATATTTGTTTATAAATTCACTAACGGTGTATATTCTACCGTATCTAAATTGGTAAAAATAGTCTTGTGGAACCCCGTAGTTATCACTAGTAATTGCGTCCACACTTGTTCCGGCAATTTCTTTTCTTGCGTCAGGAGGATAATCATCAATATTAGTACTAAATGAATATGATCTACTATCAATTGTTGTTGGTGATCCTTGAAAACTTGTATCACCTATATGATATTCCCTAACATTTGGTACTAAGAATTTACCCGTAAATCTATTTCTAGCACCAGTATCTTCAGTCAATGAAAAACGAAATCTATAATTACCTTGTGTGGCAATACCGATATTCTTGTCATTTGTTTCATAATATTCACCAAACTCATTTGTGGCAATATATTTCATATTCATTGGTATTCTAAAAAAGAATACACCATTCTCATCTATTGTACTATCTATATCAAAAAATTCAAGTATTGGTCTGTCTATATTTGGTGATCCGTCAGGATTTTTCTCATAATTTCCAGTAAATCTAATTGATTCGACATCACCTTTGAATGTTATCAATCTACATTTTTCACCCATTTGGTTGTCAACGTTACAGTTCACCCTTAACGCATCTTTACCTGAATCGGTAAAACTACCTCCCGCAATTATTGCATACGGGTCAATTCTTACTCCTTGAGAAGATAAATCAAAATCAACTCTAGTGATTGCAATTTGACATAACTCTTGGTTGCCCCAAAAAGGATAAACCTCAATAGATTTATCATAACTAACAATTTGTGGTAAAGAATCAATATCCGACGCACTTTTATATGTGTATTTATTTACGAATTTTTCTTCAGATATACCATCGTAAATAAAATCATATGGTACTAATGATTGACATCCCGCATCAGACATATCTAGGTCAATATGTAATGTTTGGTTACCTAATGGTACCCCCCATATCATAAAATCACCCGCTTCATTTGTTTTTACGGTGTACCTATAATATTTTTCAAAAACCTCTAAAACTTCCTCTCTATTTAAGATGTCAGATTGATCAGGAAATGTACCTGTTGGTACGTGTCCTGTATGTTGTTTTCTAGCCGGTAATAGGTTATATCTATAATTTGAATCGTTTCTTTGATCTATTGATCTATAAGGATACAACTCAGATAAAACAGGATCATTTTCATCAACATCTGATATTGGTACAAAAATAGAAACTCTGGCATTTGGGAGACCAAAACCATTATTAACCGATATTCTACCAACAACAACACCATAATCACCACAAAATGATGAGTAAGCCTCTTGTTGTGAAAATTTTAAAGATAGTATTTCTAGTAAATCGTAGTCTTGTTTTAATTCTACGGTTATTTTTTGATCTACACCTATGTCTGTATAAATTCTATGTTTTTGCATAATTCTTATAATAAATAGAAACTAGTTGATTTTCTATTAATATAAAGAAAAATGTTTTTAGTATGTAGTCGAACCTAATGTTTTTACCCTAACTTTTATATCTTTATTTGGGAATCTTATTTGATATATTTGATTTGCTTTCATAAAGATGGTTTTATCGGATTGTAGAATTTCCCTTGTTACATCATCTACATACGGTTGTGAAACCTCAGCAGTGGAATATTCTCCCCCTAATAAGTTAAATGCTCTAATATCAACAACATTTATTACACCGTTTACATTACCAAGTTCTTTAAATAGATCACCCAAAAATAAAGGGTCTCCCATTTTTCTACCATCTATACTAAATGAAGTAATTGTTTTATTTATTGTTTCTTTAATTACTTCTGTCTTGTTTACGTTCTTATCTATGATTAAGTCTATTTCTAAACCCAAATCTATTACTTGACCACTAACAATATCGATGTAATCATTTATCATTCTAAATTCAGATAAATAATTTAAAATATTATTTTTTAATGTATTGGAGACGATATCAATTAAATTACCTCTATCATCATATGATAATAATTTAATTCTAACTTTATTATCTTCTTCCATAACTTCAACTTTGGCGGGTGCCCCATATGTGGATGGCATTGTTTCAATCAAAGATTTATAGTCATTTAAAGTGACCGCCCTATTTTGTGCGGCAAAATTATATGCAATTAAATTTCTTAATTCTTCTATTGTTGGTTGATCGGAACCGCCAACAGCCGGTGTTATATTAGTTACGTTTAATGTGTTAATAACTTGATTATTAATTGTACTATTTGGACCATTAACATTGAATTCCACTTCATCAACACTGTTTATTACATTTACACCGAGATTAGTACTTTTACCACCACCAATTCTATATTTTACAAATAATGTTGTCCCAACCTTGGGTAATGCACCTAATGAAAGATTATTTAGATAAACACCTAAATTTACTTTCATATTATTAGTCATAAAATTATCTAAATTATCTAATGGATCAACATTTCCAGACCCAAACGTTAACGAAAAATAACCCTCTGGTGTATATTCCGTAACAAACTTGTTAGTTACATTTATATAATTTCCTGCTTTAAAATTATCTCTATCAGATACAGATGTTGGATCGGGAACAAAAACTTTATCTTCAATTAGTGATTTAACCTCATACCATTTATTTGTTGACGTATTAAATTCACCAGAATTTGGATTGGATGAGAAACTAGTTCCTTCTTTGTGTATTACTGCAGTAACACCCAAAACATTTTGTTCGGGTAAATAAAGTTTTAAAAATGGTTTTTGATCTAACTCATTTATGACTCTTCTAAAAATTCTTGAAACACCATTAACAACTGGTTCTCTTTTAACGATTGTATATGATACTAACTGATTATTTGCATCAAAGTTTGGTATTTTCAATCTATTTGGTTCACCTCTATTATTAAACGGATTTGAAAAATCAATATCGTCAATAGTTTCAAATACCTGTCCCCCACCAGAAACTTGTGCACCCCCTTTTAAAATACCTTCATATCTTTCATCTTCTTTATCACCTCTAACTGGAACTGTTATTGAAAAATCACACAACGCAACCGAAGGTCTATTTCCAGGTATTTTTAAACCATATGTTTTAGCAATGAAAAATAGAGATTGTCTTTGTTGTGCAAAATCCAACATTGTTTCTTGCCAAACTCTATCAATGTGAAAATGTAGGTTATCTGCAACAGCCGCATTTATATCTAATAAAACAGAATATATAGATGCGTCGTTAGTGTTCTTAATTAGATCGGGATAATAATCTTTGGTCATTCTAACCAATTCTTCTCTTAAACCAGCGAAATCCCTTGTTGCGTATGATATTTTTTTTGCCATCTTATATGTTAATAATTATAAAGTCGGAAGACGAAAATGTACCATTATTTACAGTATAGTCTATTTTTACTTTTGCGGTATATGGTTTTGTAGAATAATCGGAAACTCTAAATAGTCTATTGTCTTCATCCTCCATTGATGCAATTGGTCTATCAGGATCATCTTCACCAGACATTATTTTTATTGAGTTTATATCCAAATTTGGTATATATTTTCTAACACTTTCTCTAATTTCATCTTCAATTAAATTATATGCAACTATATCATTTTGATCAAAAATGTATTCATATAATCTAGTACCAAAGTCGGGTAAATAATATCTACTACCCTTCCTTGTTAATAGAAGATGTAATAAATTTGCTCTCACCTCTTTTTCGGTAGTTTCGGTCATTCTTAAAAAATCACCTTTTCTACTATCTCTAAATGGATAATCTATACCATATGTCGCCATGTTTATAAATATAATGAATATTAAAATGGTAATAAATAAAAAATCGCAACATATGTTGCGATTTAAAATTTGTGACTTGGATTTCACCCCCTGTATAACCAAATCTTAGATGCTCAAGGTACGCCTTGACGACAGATCAATCTTTGAGGGAGTCACCTAATTCATTGTTTGTTTTATCGTCATTATTATTTTTGGTAAAAGAATTTTTACCATATGGACAATGTCTACATTTTTTTCCACAACAATAACCTCTTTCTAAATGAAATCGTTCTGTAAAAACTACTTTACCATTCTCCAAATAATAATGGATATTTTCTACTAATTGATTACTTTTCATATTTTAGTAATTTCACATGATCCATCAGTACCTGAACATGCCATACTAGCATAGTCACTAATGTCTTTATATTGTGGTTTATCTAAAATCTCACCAAAATTAACTTCTTTAAATTGACGAGTAACTGTTTCCCATTTATGGAACAAATGAACATCTTTTAAACAATAAACCATTTTCTTAAGATCTCCTTTGAAATAGTTCTTAGCAAATTTCTTTGCTCTTGTTAACCAATAATTCTTTAATAAAACTTGTTCTCTTGTCCCTGTTACAGGTATGGGACTGTCTGTTTGTGTACTAATTAAAGTATCACAAGCCAACCATAAGTTATTCTCAAAATAATGTAAACCATCAATAACTAATCCGGATGCCAATATGGAACCTTTACCATATTCAGATACAATTTCTTCTAAATTTAATACCGAAGTAAATGGTGCTTGGTTAAAATCCTTATCACCATAATCTGACATAAAACTAACTGCGGTGAAATAATCTCTTTCATTCCAAATATATTCAACAATTGTATCTTTATCGTCAATGATAACAGTACAACTTGTATTATGGTTAACAGGACTATATGTACATAATTCAGGATTAGTCCCCTCATTAACCCAATTCTGTTGAACCAATTTAATTAATTCAAGGTGTTTAATACCTTTCATATCTTTCTTGAATAAACCTTGTTTTGGATTTTCAACTGGTACGAATACAACGTAATCACTTTTAGTAGATGACCATACACTTTCTTCAAGTAAGAAAGACATATTATCTTGTAACCATTTTGCAGTGTTACTTTCTTTATTCAATTGCATGATTCTGAAATATTTTTCAGAGTGTTCAGGGTGAATACCGCTAGCAGTACCTAAAACAACAGAAGCATTTCCCGATGGTTTAACACATGTTGTTCTCGCCGCTTGATTAATTTCAATAATCTGTGAAACTTCCTTATTTGTTTTCTTTACAATTTCAGCACCTTCTTTAAGTAATTCAGCATTAAATAATTTAGGATTATTCATCCATCCAGTAATACTAACACCTAACAATGCTTCTCTTTCAAATATCTTTCTACTTGTTTCACCTAAATAAGGAAAATTAGTATAACCTGCTTGTAATGTACCCAATATGGATGCGTCCCTACATCCTTTAAGGAATTTCTCTTTTGTTGTACATTTTTCTGCATTTATTTCTGTTAAATTACAACCTTGAATACCAAACTTATCATTATTGATTCTTGTAAATTCTTCAATATCATCATAATGTATTTTTGAAAAATCTACATTCATTAATACAGGTATTTTCAAAATTTCAAAACAAGGATTAAACATATCAAACCAACTGTTTGCGAAAACAAATCCAATATCATTTGCACCATCATTCAATTTAACTAAGTATTCAAATTGTTCTCTTTTAACCTCACTTCTCAATAATAATACAGAGTTATTACTTCTACCTCTTTGTGGATTTTCTATTCTCCAATTACCTGTTTTAGCATGAATCATTTCATTATCATTTGGATCCACAATCATATTTAAAGCGGAACGACGAACACCACCAGATAACACAGCATCTGCGGAATGACAAATAATATCGAAAGCTAAAATCGGTCTTATTTCATTTCCTTCTTTTTCTATCCATCTTTCTATTAATTGTTCAATCTTTTCCAAAGATTGTTTCAATCCTTCAGGCCCAGGAGCCTTAAATCCTCCACTAATGAATGATCCTTTTTCTCTAATTTGTGAGTAATCAAATTTTACTTCGTATCCTGCAAATTCAGGGAAAGGTTGTTTATCAACAAAATAAGAAGACATTAATACACCTAAAGCATCTGACCATCCTTCAATACTATCAGAAACGACATATGTTTTAGTACCATTTAGTCTTTTTTGAATTCTACTTAAATTCTTAACAAATGGTATCAATAAACCACCACCAAAACCACAACCAGATAACGCTAAATAAAAAATTTCTTGAAAGACCCTGTTTCTAGCAATGTGACCAGAAGTACAATTAAACATTCTTGTATTATGTTTCATTATTTGTTCGTGTCTATATTGTAAATTCCTTTGTGACGCCAAAACCATCTGATCTTTCATACTTTCCAATGCCGAATTTAAGTATGGTAATAACTCGTCATAATACTTTTTGTATTTCTTTTTATGACCATTCATTATGTCTTCACACGCGTCTTCCCATGTTTCATACCTTTCTTTGTCTTCCAACCATTTAAAATAATCGGAGTGTAATTTCAAATCACTCAAAAATTTTTTACCTTTTTGCATCTCTGTTTTTAATTTATGTTTTGTTTATTATTATTTTTTAACCATCTCCTGTCTCTTCAAAAAGGCTTCTTTGGCTCTATTTTGATTGTTCTGTACCTTTTGTTCTTCATGACCCAAAAGTGTATTCTGAGACTCTGTATCGATAAGTAAGAATTGATTATCGAATTTACAGTTTTGGAACACAACACCATCTTTACCTATACGAGATTTAAGTAATGTTAATGTTGCTAAATTATGTTCCTTTTGTTCTAATGTTTTACCTATTGAAATGATAACGTGACCTATCTGAGCCTTTTTAATTGATCCACCCATTTGATCTGTTGTTACTACTTCAGATGATATCGATCCCCTATTACCTTGAGTGGCGGTCCAAATAACAATATCGAATTCTGTAGTCATGGCTTCTAAACTTCTCATTATAGAACCTTCTCCTTTCCATTCTTCCCCATTTGCAGATCTTTCAGGTGAGATACAATCAACATAATCAATAACCAATAAATCAATATTAAAACCTTCAGATTTGAACTTTCTTATTTTAGATTTTATTTCACCTATTGTAATATTATCACTCGGTAGTTTTAATATTTTAATTTGACCTTTGGTATTTTCATTAACCTCATTAATTTTTTCAATAACTTCTTTTTCATTATCCGGTTGATCATCAGGTGCAATACCTGTCCAAATAGTATAGTGTTTTCTTTTAATGTTATTTACATTATCTTCGAAAACTATTTGAAGAACATTGAAACCGTATATATATGCAGTGTTAGATATTTTCGTAAGTATTGTTGTTTTACCTGTACCTGTTGGTGCTAAAACAACTCCAAGTTCACCTCTACCTAAACCACCTTTCAATAAATTATCGATACCATGAATACCGGTTGGAATTGGATGTCTATAGTCTTTTTTAAGAGCATCTTCAATGTTATCCAAAACATCTTCAACATCATCATTGGTTATACCAACTTGTAATGCCTTTTGAATGATATGTTCGATTTTTGAATATTCCTCAAAATTACCATTCTCAATAATGTTTGTTACCGTTTTTAATTCTCTTTTTAAATTCTGTTGTTTACAAAAATTAAGTGCGGTATCTTTCACATACATTATATCATCTTCGGTACTGTTTTTAATATTTTCTAATGTGTCGATATGAATTTTACCATTATCTTTATTTGTGTGTTCACCCATTATTTTTTGGGCCAAAGTATTGTAATTAGGTATTTTACTATAAGTTCTATGTAATTCTTTTAAATTTTCCATGATATACTTAAAAGAATTATTATCAAAATACTTACTTTCTATAACATCAATAATTGTATCTCCATATTTTTTATCTTCTATAATTGCTTTTATTAACGATTGTTGAAACGATGACCCTAGATGTCCAAAATTTTTTTCCTTCATAATAGTTTTTTATTAAAGTTCGTATTGTAAATAAGTTGTTTCTGGTTGAGACATTGACAGAATTTCAGTCAAATCTGACAAAATTACTTTTAGTCTTGGTCTAATATCAACCGTGTACCTAACCTTTGGATGATAGTAGTGAGCCGGAAACATTCTTTGAATAAATACATCGTCACCGAGCTTAATTTGGATTAAAAAATATTCTTCTAGCTTCTCATTGATATCTTCCACATTATCGGAATTCAAAAAATAATTTTGATTTTCACATAGATAATCGGAACTTTTTATTTTTAAATCTTCAGAAATTTTATCTGAAATTTCTTTTACATAATAATGTAAATCCATTGATCTCATTGCCTTCGGATTATGATCTTTTACGTTAAAGTACCTTTGACAGATAATGTTTTTACCTAATGTCATTAAAAACTCAAATTTTGTGATTTCTTGATTGTTAGTCATGATTTTTGATTTTGATTATTCTTTTATTTTTTTCTTTTCTGGTTAATCTTAGGAAAGGATTGAAAAATATTGTCCACGCATCGTCTCTTTTTGGTAATACCTGAAATAGACCATCTTCCATCATCATTTTTATGGTATTTTTATATGATCTACCTTCAGGATCTAATGTTCCATCAATTAACGATTGTATGTCTTCTATTGCTTCTTCGGTTAAAAATGGTTGATCTAAACTAACTACTTTGGTATTTAATTCGTAGAACTCTTCTTCTAAAATACCTTTTTTAGTTACCCCACCTAATAAGTTTAATATTGTTTTATTATTCTTATCATTTTCAAAAAGAATATTAGTTTTTTCTCTAATTTCTTCTATTGTAACTGGTATGTGTTTGATCTCAGGAAATATAGATATTAATTTTTTAATTCCAAAATTTCTGATACCAAAAACATTATCGGACGAATCTCCACATAGTATTTTAGCGATCTTTACATTTTTAATGTGGATCTCCTCTTTCAAGTAAAGAATAGTGTCATTCTCTTTGTATAATTTACCGTGACCCGGATTGTAAATTATTGTACTATCGGAAACCAATTGAGTTAAATCTCCGTCTGAAGAATAAATAATCTTTTTTTCTTTGGGTGAATTTTGAGTATAATAAGCAATACAGTCATCAGTTTCACAAAAATCATACTGACCCTGTCTAACATATATCTCTTCAAGATATTGTTTTATTCTGTTTCTTTGATAATTGTATGAACTTATTTCCTCTTCTGATCTTAATCTAGACTTTCTGTTTTCTTTATACCCTTCGTATATACGTTTACGTTGAATTGCACCATCTTCACCATCCCAAAAAACGACTATCTTTTCTAAATTATATGTCTCAAAAGATTTTCTAAGTGTATTAAGAAAATGATAGATACCTCCAATGTGTTGACCCTTGTAGAAGTAATTTTTAACACCGTAGAAACCAATTGTAAGTAAATTGTCACCATCAACAAGTAAGGTTGACATTAATGTTCATATTATTAGTTAAAAATATTGTTACCCTTCAATTTCATCATCGTATTGAGAAAATGTTTCCGTCAATTTAAAATCACCTCCACCTAATTTATTAGTCCAATATGTGGAATATTTTTCCTTATATTCTTCAAGTGATTCTTTTGTGTCAGGAATGTATCCATTGTGTACCGCAATGATTTTACCATCTTTGTACCCCAAACCATTAACGTGATTTTTAAGTATTGAGATTTTTGTTCTAATTGCGTAAGAAACTTTTCTGCCATCTTTAGTTGCATCAATATGATTGATCCCCGCTTTCTTTTGATTACCAAATAAGAATACTAATGATGACGCTAACCATAATGCTTCCCCACCTTTAGCCTTAATTTCCGGTTGACCAAATGGATTGTCGGGTAACTCAACCCATGGTTGGTTTACAACAACTAAAGTATTGATTAATGGGTTTTCTGCGGTTGGGTAATCTTCTTTTTTAGATTTGGAAATTCTTGAATGAATACCCATACCAATTTTATCAGATAATACCGATGCGTTGTGTTGTTTACCACCTTTACCATCAAATGTCATCTTACAAGGTATTGATCCAATAGAATCCCATAGAAAACATATAGACCTATCAATTTCACCTTTTTCTTGTGCATCTAATACCTCATTAATAAACTCTGTTGCTTGTTCAATATAATCAAAACTATCATTAAAGATAAAATCACCATCCCATTCACCATTACTATCTTTTTCAGCTTTTAATCCTAACTCGACAGCATGATCCCAACTCCATTTTTTTTCTGTAATAATGAATACAGGTAAGTGACCTTTCTTTTGAGCGTCTGCTGCCGTTAATACAAGTGCAGTTGTCTTAGATGAATTCGAATGTCCTAAAAACATATTAACACCACCCATAACAGGACCGGGTAATCCGCAAGCGTTCATAAAGGCCTCACCACAATAATAGAAATTTGTTTCCTTATATTTGGTTTTTGAAGAGAATTTCTCTTTGTAATTAAATTCTTTTTTCTTTATACTTTTTGCCATTTCTTAAAATTTTTTAGATAAAAAAACATGGACACCTACTTGGACATTGTGTCTATGTAAGTGTCCATGTTCATTAAATTAGAACGGTAACTCTGAATCTACATCTTCACTATCTTGAAGATCGGGAGTAGATGATTTCGATACACCGATGGTTTCTTCTGCGGTAGAATCGGATACCCATTTTTTACTATCAGAATCCCATCTTGGGGTCTCACCTTTTGCAACCATTTCAAGATATTCTACAGGTTTTTTAGAATAAACATCAGACCAAACCAATTCATCATTAATCCATTCTTGAGCGATTGATTCATCACTGTGTAATGGTCCCACGTCTTCGGGGATCACAGAACTAACCGCCGTATATTCTTTACCATTACCTGATTTTGTAAGTGACAATGTCACGATCAAGTCACGACCTTTTTGTGGATCAGTGATATCTCCCTTGTTTCTCCAAATAGGAATAATTTTGTCCAATACCCCCTCACCTTTTATGTTATTTTTAAATCTCCAAAATTTAACACCGTCTTGTTCGTTTTCTCTGTCAATAACTTTAACAATGTAGAATTTTTTTGACCTGTATTGTCTTGCTAATTCTTTATCAGAAGCAACACCACTCATATTTAATCCTTCAGCAACTTCATTTAATGGTGAACGATCACCATCTTGTGCTGGATCATATAATTTAAGCCAATTACCATCAACTTGAAGTTCGTGGAACTTTACTTCAACAAATGGAGAAGAACCATCCTTTGTTGGGAGGATACGAATTCTTTTTTCTTGTGTTTTAACACCTTTAGGTAAGACAGTCGTGAAATACTTTTTCATTCTGTCTTCTTGTGATACTTTGTTTGAGTTGCCACTTGTGGCTTGTTTGTTTTTCTCGTACTGCGCAAGTACTGAATCTAATGTAGACATGCTTTAAAATTTAAATGTTTATAAAATGATTATGATAAAATATAAATAAAAAAAACCAGATTCGGAAATCTGGTCTTAGTTTTTTTTAAAAAAAAATTATTTTACTCTAATGTTAACAAATATTTCATTTTTTGAACTAAACCTAATATTTCATCCCTTAAATTCAACAAATTTGTATCTTCAGGATCTATTTGTGAGGTCATTTGTTTCAATGCCTGACATATTGCTTCCGCCATTTCCATTGGTTTAGCCTCTGATAAATTAATTAAATTTATATTTTTTGTTTCATCATCAAGTTTAAATCTACCGTATTGACCCATTGCCTGTTCAACAAATTCATCCATTAAATCATCCAATTGTTCTCTAATTTTTGCAAACGATTCGTGTCTGGCGATACTTTTAGTCTGCCAATGAAAAATCTTTAATTGTGCATGTAATCCTATAAATAAATTTATATTAGAATTTATATTCATCTTCTTGTTGATCGGGGTTAAAAGATTGTCTTATTGCATCGGTTGAATAACTTTCAACATCACTTTTTGTTAAAACATATTCATTTTTACCTGATGCCCTCATTTGATCTTGTTTATTAGCGAAAAATTGTTGTGGATTTTGATTAAATGGATACGAATCTAACGAACGCATTTCAAGTCTTTCTTGTGGAGTTTTTTCTTTCAATGTTTCCATTTTAGAATCCAATTTATTTATTCTATCCATCACCATATCCATTTGTGATAATTTTTGTTCTAAATCAGTTAATTTAGAAAAAACATCATCCATTTTATTTATGACAGATGAATTGTCTTGTTTTCTATCTTCTAATTCTTTTTTAACACTTTTGGTCATATTAACCAAATCAGTTATATCAATTTCTTCCGTATCTGTAGTCGGAGCGGGTCCTGCAGCATCAGTTGGTGCCCCTCCCGCTGCGGAGTCTGGAGGAGGTATTGCACCGGGTGGTGGTGCACCCGCATCAGGAGGTGGGGGTGCCCCCATATCACCTGGTGGGGGAGGTGGAACGTCTTGTTCCATTATTAATTTATTTGCGTATCTATTGATACTCCTAAAACGTTCTAATTCTTCTTGTATTGTATTTTTTGCCATAGTATTAATCTTGTAATAATTGTCTACCGTCTTCGGTAATATATTTTTTATTTATTCTTTCTACTATACCATCTTTAGATCTTATCACATAACATTCTCCTGTTTGTAAATCACACTCTTCTCTTTCCATACCATCACTAGATACATTTTTGATAGTTTTTGGATTTAAAAATTGATCCATTGTTTTGTTTAATTTTGAATTATCCATAACTTTTTATTATAAATATTCTAAAAACTTGAATATTCTCAATATAGTTTAAAATAAACAATATCTCCATCAATTAGTCCCAAATCCCTCATTAGTTTATCTGACATACAAATACCGTATCCTTGTAATAATGGACCCACATGTACAGGTCCGGTTACTTTTTTAACTGTGGAATTTAAATCATATGATGGTGATACAAATACTTCTTTATTATTTTTAGGATTTATAAATTTAGCATTTGCGGTAATAATTTTAGATCCACTAATAACATTAGGTGTTTGAAATCTAGTACCATAAAAATATGAAGTACTACTACTATCTTTTATTTCACCCCATAATAATGGTTTT